ATGGGTAATATGGGTAATATGGGTAATATGGGTAATATGGGTAATATGGGTAATATGGGTAATATGGGTAATATGGGTAATATGGGTAATATGGGTAATATGGGTAATATGGGTAATATGGGTAATATGGGTAATAATACAAGTATTTTATTATTCTAATATATTATATATTACATGAATTTCGACTTGAACTTGAATAATTACAAAAAACAGGAATTAGAAGATATTTTTGATTTACCGGTTGATTATGACTCGTCTACCCTCGATATGAAAGAAAGTAAATTAAGAGAAAATATATACTCAGATTTTACATTGAATCAAGAAGTGAGAAATAAAACGATTGCCTTCCTACAAGAAGCGAAAAAATTACTTTTAACCGACTTGAAAAGCACCGTATTCAGCAAAATTTCAGCGGCGAATATTTACAATACTGACATGAGCTTGAAACCGGTGAAAGTTATTCAGGAGAATGGAGCAAATATGGTGATTAATCGTCCCAACACAGCGTTTGCCCAATCGTTTCCTAGTGAATTTTATGAAGGGATTATTAATCCGCTCAAGAAAAGATCATTAAGGCAATATTTGAATATTGACACCCGGTTTCGCGATAATTATTACGGGTCGCTTTCTACCGATTTTCATTTTGATTTGCCCATTAAATTTTCTAGTGTTGCGACCATGCAGTTGACGGCGTTTGAAATTCCCAAGACTTATTATTATATTTCTAGCAAAACCGGGAATAACTTTTTTACGATTGGAATTGAAAGTAGTAGTGATTCGCCTAGGGAAGTCGTCATTATTCCTGACGGAAATTATAGTCGGGAAAAATTGCTTGAGTTTTTGGATAATTACGTCCATGGAGCATCTGGACCGTTGTCTACGTTGGACAAGTACAAGGATTTAAGATTTACTATAAATAATAGTGGTACTTTTGAGAATAATTTTGGTACCGGGCAATTGATCGTTGGTATTAATATTGGTGTGACTTTATTTGATTTTTCTTTAGAGTTTAATACAAATATCAGTGGGGAAGAGGATTTGTCTACACCATTGCCGTTGAAGTTAGGATGGATACTGGGATTTAGATATGGTAAATATATTGGTAGTCCGAATTATGTTGGTGAGGCTCCAATAGATTTGAATGGCATTAAGTATATGTATTTGGTGGTGGATGATTACAACAACAATGTCAATAATAGTTTTTACAGTGCTTTCAATTCGTCTATTTTAAATAAAAATATTTTAGCGCGGATTTCACTACAAACAGGAACTGCATTTTTAGATTCGAATAGTCAGAATAATTTAATGCTTACGACAACGGCGCGTCAGTATTTTGGTCCAGTGGATATACAAAAGTTGAGGATCCAGTTATTGGATGAATATGGTCGGGTCATTGATTTGAATAATATGGATTATTCGTTTTGTTTAACCCTACAATCCTTGTATGATTTATAATTGTGTCATCTATAATGTTTTATAGGAGTTTTGGATGGTAAATATTATCTTTATTATTTATATATGTCGTTATGTACAAATAATGAAAAAGCAAAATCTTGTTTTGGAAATGGTGTTTCATCCTATGCAAGTGATTATATTACAAACAAACGCAAAAAGTGTGTGAAAAAATGTGTGGATCGACGAAAGGAGGTGAATACTACTAACATCGCATATGGTTTGGTTACAACGAAGAATTATACGGATATTACAGTTATTTGTAAAGTGGGTCCTAAAGTTGGGGGAGGTGAATTTGTTTGCGATGCGCCGACAGATATTTACCTTGGATATACACCTTTTTACCAATATTATAATATTCCGGTAAATTATTAACCATGGTTGGTTTTAACGAAAATGAGACAATATGTAACCGATGAAAACACCGGAAAATAAAAGAAACGCGTTAGTGGTTGTCAAATATGGATGATGTCTAAGGGGTTTTGTTTTGGATTTTGATCTTGATCCACCAACTATACCTACGTTATTATATTTAGCGTCATTTCTAATTTTATCTCTTGCCTCTTGGAGGGTATTATCTATTGTTTTTGTGGTCGATCGCATACCAAAGAAAACAATTGCGATTACACCTACCACGAGAGATACTAAAACAATTATAGTTGTTCTGTCCATATTTAGATAATATATTATATAAGAAGAAAAATTATTTTATTTCTTATATAACGTCATTCATTAAATTTTTATTTTTACACAATTTTTGATGTTATGTAACCTACTAAAATACCGGCGAATAAAAGATATATCCCGGATATAGTCATCGTTTTTGATGATTTTTTATTTCTTTTACCCCCTTGTTGTGTTTGTATTGGTGAATAAACTGGTTGAGAAGCACTACTAGAAGTAGCTGAAAAATCACTTTTAATATATCCAGTTCCCATTAAACCAACTATAACTGCTCCAATGATTAGTATTGCTATAAATATCCACATTGTTGCTGATAATTTTGCCATATCTATATATTTTACAAAGAAAAAAATACATTTTGATTTTGATTTTGATTTTGATTTTATTCAAATTATTCAAAATGTATTTTCTAAATATAAATAAATTATTTTAACACGATCGTATTTTATTATAAAAGTAAATAGATACGGTTGTTAACGCACAAATTGTTAAACCCGAAAATATATTTTGGGAAATTTTTTCCTTGTAGCCATAGGTTTTATAATTACTATGGTCGTGCGGCAAATCCAAATCTAAAATTAATTGATCTGGCTCATCGTCATCTGTATTATATTCTTCCTGAATTTGTGGTAAATAATTCACATTTTTTTGTTGTGTCTTTTCATTATAATGAGATGGAGGTGTTGCTAAATGTGGTTGGGAGGCGTTTTTGTTTTTTCTTGGAAATACATGTTTCGGTGGTGTTGGAGGGTCTATTTCCACATAAAATCCCCAGTCTTCATCAGTAATGTGTTCTAGATTTGTATTTTTTACTACTTTTTGATAATTTTCATGATTTTTATTTACAGTTGAAGAAATTGGAATATATTTTTGATATGAATAATAATCATTATAATAGTCGTAAATTTCATTACTCATTAAATCATCATCATTTTGAAATATCATCTGTAACATTTTTGTTTTTGGTTAGTTGGTGTTGTATTAATAAATAGTAATATTTAATTTATTTTTATTTCAATTTTATTTTTAGTTTTTCATTTTTTTTGTAACATGCGTTTTGCCTTTTGGGCGACCCTATTGTGTTTTGTTTGGCGTGCTCTAACATATGCAGCATATACTCCCTTTCGGGAAACTTTACATGTATTCTTTTTACATATAGGGAATGATTTTTTGCTTTTTGGTCCTAAAAAACATTTGGATCCGCATTTTTTACGCATGACTGTTCGCTGATGGTAATTTGGTTTTTCGTTTTTCCATCCTCTCCAAGGCGTGTTTTTACGAGTTTGGGTCATATATATTATTGCTAGATTTTATTGTTAGATTTTTATAAATAAATATGAAAATAAAAATATTTTTCTATTGTATCTATGGAACAGGAAAATGATGCGTCTATTCAAGAAGTAAAAATTGATATTAGCGATTTTGATGAGGATCATTGTGACAATTGTCATACAGAGGACATGATGATCAAAAAAAATGTCTTTCATTTTTTGAAGAAAAAAAAGAGGAATTCGGGGGAAGAAGCGATGAGAAGTTTTGAAGACGGGGGCAGCAGTAATGGTGACGATAATTATTTCGGGGAAAATACTAGCGATTTAAGTGATACATATAGCGAAGACGATGTGAATTCCATAGACAATAATCATCTTGTGACTGGTGTGAAAAACAAGATTATTTACAAAAAATTAAATTATCATCAAGTGGAACGCAGCATTGATAAATATTATTCCGATATTAATCATAAATATTCGTCGGCGCTTGATATATTAGCCAGTTATTTGAAGGGTCATAAAATTATTTACATGGAAGCAAAATCGTATTCGGAACAGAAATTGAATATGCTTATGATGCCGGCGATTTTACTATCCACCGCGGCGACAGTGTTGGCATCGGTGGTACAAGGATTTGGTTGGGGCTCGATATTGATATCCTCAGTGAATGCGGTGATCGCCTTTTTGTTGGCGATTGTGAATTATTTGAAATTAGACGCGGCGTCCGAGGCGCACAAAATATCGTCTCACCAATACGATAAATTACAGTCGACGGTTGAATTCACATCGGGGTCCATATTGTTGTTTAGGGATTTTTCGATTGGTGTTGGTGTTTCACCCGGAGGAGGAGAGGGAGGTTCTGGGGATCAAGAAAATGCGTTGGTTGTACGGAATCATGATACGAATTTGAAAAAGGAATTGGAACAAGAGATGATGAAAAAGCTGACGGATGTGGAGAAGAAAATCGCGGAAATCAAAGAAACGAATCAGTTTTTGATTCCCCAGGCGATCCGTATGCGTTATCCGGTTATTTACGGGACGAATATTTTTTCCATCATCAAAAAAATAGATGATCATAGAAAAAAGACGATTACGAATTTGAAGAATGTCAAGAATGAAATCCGGTATATTAATGCGGTGTCGAAGACGAATAAGCACATGTTGAATGAAGATTATCGGGGGCAGTTGGTGAAATTGTTTAATTTGAAGAAGGATTTGGTCAAGGAAATATTGCTTTTAAAGTCGGCTTTTTCGATCATTGATCAAATGTTTCAACAGGAAATATTGAATGCGGAGATCATAAAGAACCGCTGGATTTGGGGGTATATTTTTCACTATAAAAAACTGGTGAGTCCGCTTGATTTGAATCCGTTTATTGCGAATTTGATGGATCCATTCAGAGAAAAAATAGAATAGATGAGTTGTTTTGGGGTATTCTATTTTTTCTTTTTCCTTTTTCCTTTTACTTTGGAGGTTAGAAACCGATGAATCGATAAAATATGCTTATGAGATACCTATTGAAATGGTGAGGGTTTTCTGGCGGACGCTGTGGAATTGGTGGTGGATTTATGGGTACGAGTATCTCTCTATAAATATTTCTGGAATTGTCAACTACTATTTGTAATTTAACTTGTTCTTGGTCTTGTTCTTGGTTACAATACTTGATTTGTATTTGTTTACACAAGGTTGGGTCTGGTATTTCCAATGATTTCATAGGGTCCCGACAATAAGCGCAAACGGGGAGGTTGTTGTTGCTATTGAGACTTTTGAAATACGACTGAATACAATCATTACAAAATGTATGATTACAATTCGTGATGATTTGGTTGGCTGGGGTGATTTCATCAAGGCAAATGGGGCAGACGTGTGTTTGTGTTTGGCTTTGGTTTGATGTTGGGGATTGGGTTATAGTGATGTCGAATTTTCTTTGTGGTGGTCGGAATTCATGCATACGGTTCAATAAAAGTTCTTCCAGATCAAATGAATCGGAAATTACTTGGGTTTTTAAATATTCGTCTCCATATATTTGATAATTTTCGTCACTTATTTCATTGAGTTTTTGTTTTAATTCATCATTTGAATAGGAATAAACTGTATCTTGATAATTTACACGTAAATAATGTACATATGTATTTTTTTCATCATTTATAGTTAATTTTTTCAAGTTTTTTTTATAAATTAATATTTTTAATTCATCATAGGACAAGAGATTCAATAATTCTTTAACACATAAACTGATCTCATAATGTGAAATTAGGGTTTTAAATAGTACTGTTATAAATATGATCTTTTCTAATATTGTTTTATCGAGTATTTCAATGGATGGGTCTTTACAATTATTTATGTTGTGACCAATATGATGGCAATATGTGCATTTTGGTGGGTTTTTTGTTTTTGACATGTTTTGTTTGTTTCTTGTTGAAAATATATTCTTTGAAAAGGAAATTCATTCAATTTTATTTTTTTGGAATTGTAATTTTCAATTTTGATGTTAAATTTATAATTAAAAATTGATTGTTTTTATTTGTTACGTTATAAATGTAAAAATAATTATAAAATAAATAATATGACACATGATAATAATGATAATGATGATAATGATAATAATGATAACGATAATAATGATGATAGTAAAAAATGTCCGGACTTGTGTATTCCCCGGGTTCATTTATCCGTTACAAAAGAACTTGTTTTTGAAATTATAAATAAATATTCTTTTGGATGTATAGAAAAAGTCGATGTTATTAAAAAAAAAGTATCAAATAAAAAAAATGATTTATCTAACATGGTATTTATATATTTTAATAAATGGTACGATAATGATATGGCAAAAAGTGTAAAAAAACGGTTGGAGAGTGGAAAAGATATTAAAATAATCTATGATGATCCATGGTATTGGAAAATATCTGCGATGAAAGTTTAATATATACTTGGTAAATGTAGGTAATGTATCTTTTTTGTTTTTTGTTTTTGTTTTTTGTTTTTGTTTTTTGTTTTTGTTTTTTATTTTTTAATATCTTCATTTATCATATAAATGTCTATTCAAGCATTCAAAAAAAAGGGGGTTATTCGATATGGGTCAAATGTTTCGGGAAAACGACCTGGAGGTGTCTGGCTAAATCAAGGACCTTTTGGAAAAAATGATGGAACACTGGTTATTGGCGCTGCGGGTCCAGAGGGATTTTCTTTAAACGGTGGTAGAAGAAACGTTGGCTATGTCGGTCAAAGTATGGCAATGTCTAGAAATGGTACTCCTTTTAGGGGACAATTTCCCTATGGTTCCGGTGGTTGTTGCGGTACATATAAACGCGCTGAGCCAGTTTATAATGCGAGTCGCGCGATTGTTTTAGGCGATCAATATCAATATATTAAACCATCGGTTCTCTCTACAAAGGGTATGTTAGAAAAGAAATACAAATGGATCAACAATGGTCAATATCCGAATGTTTGGGTACAACCTGTCTATGGCAATAGTAATTTATCGGATAACGCAAGTCAATGGTTATACATTCAGACCAAAGCCGCTGCGAATATTTGTGTCAACGATACGAATAAAGAGGCGCTTTATGTTGGGTATCGGGTTAGAGGTGGTCCAAACGGTTGTTCCACATCGTCAGCAAAATACGTGTATAAAATACAGGAGTCAAATGCTGGTTATACCAAGACATTACATATTCCACAGACGGCGAGTCAATACACTTTACAGGTACAGCGCAAGTGTGCGAATCCTACGGGCGCGTTAAAACCTTTCCCTTTTGCGGTGAATGGAGGGTCGTCTAATTCGAAGACGCCTTATGCTCCTCCTCCGGTTCAAATTGTGAATTATGATAAGCCACCTGAATGGTATACCGGGGTTAAAGAGTAAGGGGTTTCATGTGTGGTTTTTGAAAAATAAAACGGATTTTATATTTATATATAATATATTATGGTTTCTTATAAAAGAGAGTTTAGTAAAAGTAAAAAGGTAAAAAGAAATATTCGGAAAAATACGAAAACCCGTAAAACCTATAAAAAAAGAATTAGTTATAAAAATAAAAGAAGAAATGGTAATAAAAGTAAAAAGGTTGGTGGATGGGGATTTTCATTGAGTAGTAATAGTAGTGATAGTGGTAAGACTACTATTAGTAGTAGTAGTAGTAATAGTAATAATAGTAATCGCAGTATGAATAGTAATACAGATTATGAAAATAATATTCGAATTAATATGAAAGAACCTTTTGTTCTTAAAGATGATATGGTTATGTTAGAAAAAAGAATAATACAAAATACCAGAGATAATCCGAATCGCAAAAATAAATATAATAAGTATGCTTACCTCGATAACTCTCTTGCTTGTAATAAATTACCATCTTCTTCATCTAAGAAAGAATGTTTAACATTTAAAACAAAATTATATAATCATAATTTTACTGAAGCGTATGCGTATGATAGAGGAGAAGATTGGAACAATAATTCTTTGAAGGTTTATTTACCCGAAGATAAAAATTATAAAGTATATCCAGACACTGTTACTGTAAGTGCTTTCGATTTTAGTATATATCCTATTAAATATATTATAGGTCCTGATGGGAAATTAACAGGTGTACAACGTTTAATACGTAGTGATGAAGAAAAAAGAAAAATATTAGAAAAGAATATTAATGCGAATTTAATGTCACTACAAAAAGTATAATCCTCTACTTACATTCTTATTTATTATATAAAATTTTTCATTTGATTTTATATATTTATATATTTTATATGACTCGTTCTATTCAAAAAGATATAAATATATTTATTCCCTCTAATAATACATCATTTGTAACCGTGGTTGCGGTTTTTGTCATTGTTTTAATTATTCTTTTCTTGAAACCAGAATTGTTTTTTATGGCATTTAAAACCTTTTTAGGAAACGTTATTTTATTATTTATTATTTTAGGGGTTTCTTATATTAATTTTAAATATGCGATTGCTTTGGCATTATTTTTTATTATTTTATCTAGAGTATCTTGGGAATCTTCTTTAGAGGGAATTAAGGAAGGATTTTCCGAGAATAATACTTGGTCCGATGATCTAGTCGCAAAATTTTTAAAATTTCAAAAGGTTTTGAATCCAAATGTGGTGTATGACATGAAAGTTGTTCAACAACAAGCAAAACCTGATGAGGTGGAGTATTTGTTCAAACATAATAAATGGCCTTGGACGAAGCAAGTTATGGATTTATATAAACAAGCAGTAGCAGAAAATTCGTTTGTTAAAGTGGACCCAGGAATTTCTATGATTGAAGCACAACGAATATATAATGAAATGGCAATGAAACAAATATTGTCATTTGGAACAAAAGAAGGGACATTTTTATTGAACGGGGTTGTCATTGGTCACAATAATGAAATGCCCAGTAATGTCAATGATGTTGTTAGATGCGGTACTGATCCAAAGACCAAGAAGTCTGTGGTGGAAAAGGTGGTGTATAACGGATATGATTCTATTAGTGGCGCAATGAATAAGACGGTTACGAATGTAGAGTTTAGTAATATTCCGGGGTTGGTAAATGGTTTTAAATTTTTGAACGGACCTTGTAATCCTTGTGCGCCGCTTGATAATCCGCCATCATACTCCTGTCCTTTTTCTTTGAACACAGGAAATGGTGCGGAGGTGAGTCCTATATGGAAACTTTTATGGTATCCTGGAGGGGTTACTCCTACTGCTAGTAGTAGCGATTCTAAAACATCGAGTGCGACCACTACAAGTGGTGAAAATTTTCCAGTTCTCAAACCAATTATACAAAATATGAATAAACAAAATTTTCCTATTCTTACACAGTTGTTGAATGAGGTTAATAAATTTGATTATATGAGTGTTATTAAGAATAATGTTAATAATGTTAATAATGTTAATAATGTTAATAATGTTAATAATGCGAATGTAAAAAAATATTAACTTGATAATGTTTGATAATTGATATTTGATGTTTTAACAATATTCGTTTATAATATATTTTTAATTTTAAACTATATTATACTAGTAATTAAATGATTAACGAGTTTTTACAATATATTGATGGTGATTTATTTCAACGTAAAGATTTAATTATTTTTGATATTGGCTCAAGAGATTGCGAACAATCTATTGAATTTTATCATAAGTTTCCTAATGCTCGTATTTTTGCCTTTGAATGTAATCCAAATACATTACCTATTTGTAGAAAAAATATTGAAAATTATCAGGATAGAATTACTTTAATAGAAGGCGCTGTTTGTGATTATGATGGTGAAATTACATTTTATCCAATAGATCAAGAAAAAACAATTACTACATGGGTAGATGGAAACCCCGGCGCATCATCTTTATTTAAAAGCAGTGGTAATTATGACTGTATTGAAAAATATGTTCAAACTGAGGTTATTACAAATTGTCATCGTTTAGATACACTTATGGAAAAATATAATATTCCAAAAGTGGATATTATTTGGATGGATATACAAGGAGCAGAATTATTGGCATTGAAATCGCTTGGTAAATATTTGAATTATGTTGAATATGTATATACGGAAGTAACATATATTTCAGAAATGTATACTGGACAGGTCATGTTTGAGGAACTACACGATTTTATGTTAAAGAATCATTATATTGTAAAAAATAATTTGAATATAGGTCAATGTTGGCAAGACAATGTTGTTTACAAAAATACTAATAATACTTATCATAAAGACAAATTGGAGAAACAAGGGATTTATTTTGACATTGTTATTCTACTCGGACCAAATGATGTGAATCAAATAAACAGACAACTTGAATATAATAAAAAAAATATAATTGGGTATAGAAATATCTATATTATTCCTTATGATCCGAATATTCATTTTGAAGGATGTATTACTATTCCGGAAACGATGTTTCCTTTTAATATTTGGTCGGTTTATAATTTTCACGGTAAAACGGATCGTGGCTCTTGGTATTTACAACAACTTTTAAAATTATATGCCGGCATTGTTATTCCAGATATGTTGGAGCGGTATTTAGTTATTGACAGTGATACCATATTTTTAAAACCTACCACATTTATTCAAGATGGGTTGTGTTTATTGAATTATTCTGATGAATTCTGGGGTGAATATTATTTATTTATGGAAAGATTACACCCATCTTTTAAAAAAATGCATGCAAATTCGGGGGTCTCTCATCATATGATGTTCGAGACAAAATACGTAAAAGAAATGATTGAAATGGTTCGAAAACAAAATAGTAACCATTATTTTTATGATATATTTTTGTATAATGTAGATAAAAACTATATAAATACTTCAGGTGCCTCTGAATATGAACTATATTTTAATTACATGTTGAATTATCATAGTGATAAAATTATCTTACGAAAATTATTGTTTATCAATACCGGTGAATTTGATGATAAAACTGACTTATATAAACAATTGGATTTAGATTACGTTTCTGTTCACTGGCATCTTAACGCAAATAAATAAAAATATTTTATCTACCACTATGTGTTTTTATCATAGGAAATTGTTGGAGTTTTATATTGATATTATTTTTATCATTCATGTATTGATCAAAATCATATTCCCAATTACAATATTGATTAATGTAATGATGTATATCGCCTAGTAAGGCCGGGGCTGGGGCCGGGGTTTTTATTGAATCCGCACAAATAAGTCCGAATACTCTTTCCAAACAACAACGATGAGTTCGGGTCGTTATGTGTTCAAGTAAATTGAATAAATGGTACGTTTGGTGGAGTGTGGTAGAAATATATTCGGTGTTTATGATTGACATCACTCCGAAACATCCTGTCCACTGATGTTTTTTTTCATATAATTCCAGCAATCGTTGGGTGTGTTGTGGATTTAATTTGCTGATGAGACTTTTGATCTCGTTAGTGATGTCGGGGTGTGTTTCCCAGTGATGCTGAAAATTCCATATCAATGTTGGACTTGTTGAGCTTAATGGGTTTGTGACAGGGATTGGTTGTTGAATGAATACGGAATCGTGTATGATAATTGCTGTTTGGAATAATTTATATTTATTCAAATAATAATATGGTAATAATTCACCACGACCATGGAATTCTGATTGAATGAAAAAAACATTCGTTAATGGAGGAGTCTCGGGGAGGGTTTGTATGTATTCGTATTTACTATTATCATCTATTATCATCACGATATTTGTTGGATAGAATTTACGAATACAAGAATAACACTCATTCCAATATTTGTTTGTTTTTTCCGAGTTTATATGACGGGTTATTACAAAACCGTATGTCTCGCTTGAAATCATTGTGCTCGATTAATTATTATATCGAAATGTATTTATATTTGTTGTATTGATTTATATTTGTTCTCTTGGCAGGTTTCTATTTATGAAGTGCTGGTTGCGAATTTATTGAATAATATTTTATCTATATCTGTAAGCGGCTCAAAATCCTCTTTGCTGATATTACTTGGTGCGAGTGGAGGGCTCGGTGTTCTTGATCTCGTTGGAAATGATGTCATTTCCGCGATGATTCTCCTTTGGGTTGGTGTCGTGTTTTCACTCAGGTGACGAAATAGGATAGGGGTGTTATGGCTCCTTGGTAAATTTATGTTCAGGTTGTTTATATTGTCATCATTGTCTGTGTCGTTTTGACACGGACTTGATATGATATAAGAGGTTTGGCGTCCTTGCGAATGCTGTCTAGCACCGGAATACATCGCACCTTTTAATGTCGCAAATGTTTTGTAACTGATATACAGGTCTTCATACAAGTTTTGATGAAACTTGTCATGCTCTAAATAATGGTTTATCATATAGCATTTCAAATATTTCATGAATCGCTTCATGTCATTTTTCACGGTGTTTATTCTGTCGTTTTGACGTTTACGATCCTCTTTCGGGATAATGATCATTTGTTTGGATGATTCGTCTATATAATTCGAAATGTATTTTGATAAATACAAATACTCTTGTACTTTTTGGCGAAACATATATTTTGTTATGTCTTGCTGGGTTGGGTCGGGTAACACTTCTACGCGGTATATGAAAGGGGTATTTTGCGTTGTGATTTTCTCAACGCAAATTGTTCCGGTGATTTGCTCGGCGCAAATTGTTGCGGTGATTTGCTCTGCGCAAATTGTTGCGGTGATTTGCTCTTGGGGAGTTGTTGTGCGAATATGATATGTTTTTGCGGACTCGCTCAAGAGAGTACCTATTTTTATGGTGTTAGTCCAGGTGTTGGTTTTGTAGTCGTATATTTCACAGTTATTTGTCTTGATGGTTGTGTTTTTTAATGCTGGATATAATATTCCGTGTAATATTTCTCCAAATAATAAATTGGAGTTTTCGATTTGGTCCAGGAAATAATAGGATGCGTTGTTTCTTGATTGGGCGAGGGTTTGTAATAGGTTTGCGTTGTGATCATCACCATAACCGATATATATGTGCTCGTCATTGTCTTCTTTTTCTGGGGTCTTGTATAAAGATAATTCTGTTAATTTGCGAACATTTTTTATACCGGTTGTGGCGTTGCCGTCTGTAAGAAATATTTCGGTTTTCATATAACTTTGTGGTTCGTCTTCTTTTTCATTTTCATTTTCATTTTCATTTTCCATGATCTGGCGAGATTTGGTAAGGACTAATTCCAGATTGGTACTGTTTTGTGGCTGTATGGAATCAATACTGGTGTTGATTTGGGTGATGGTGGTGGAATCTAACAGTGTTTTAGGTACGATTTCTTTGGTGTCGTCGTCAAATACAAGTAATTGGACATATATAGTTTGGGGTGGATAATGGTAGGTTTTCTTTAAAAGAATTTCCAACATCTTTTTGGTGGTATGTTTGGCGTGATCCATCTTTGTTTTGTGGTCTGTGGGGCATATATCGTCCATGGATTGGGATCGGTCTATGCTGAACAAGATAAATAAGGGGTTGGTGATTTGGGATGTCTCGTTCATTTCTAATTGTAGAATACCAAAATTGTATGGGTCGGGTTTTGGAAATAATTCAAATACGAGGGGGGTGTTGTTAGCATCCGTATCTGTGAAGGTTTCAGGAATAATTGTCGGGTCGTGGAATTTTAGATAAGCGTTTTTTATTGGCTGTGACATTTTTTCTTTTTGTTTCTGGTGATTGTGTATTTTGGTGTTCTTGTGTTTTTTAATTCAATTTTTTTGTTATTTTGGTTATTTTAATTTTAAAAATTAATACTTAAATAGATTTGTATCTATAATTGTATAATGGAAAAGGAAAACGAAACTGTTGCGGACGCACCAAAAAAACCAGAGGTCAGATTAGTTGATATCCCAGTGACAGATGAGGTGGGTGCTTTAAATATGTTGGTGTCTTTCTTGAATTTAGCACAGCGTCGTGGTGTATTTACCATTGATGAATCCGCAAAAATTTGGGAGTGTGTCAAGATGTTTCAAAAGAAATAAAAAATTTTGTTGATGAATAATATTTTCTTTTTCAGGAGAAAATATTATTTGGTCTTGATTTTAGGTCCTACTGGGATTTGAACCCAGGTTAAAGGATTCAAAGTCCTTTGTACTAACCACTATACTATAGGACCAGGAGGATGCATCAACTGGGAATCGAACCCAGAGCACAACCTTGGAAGGGTCGCATTTTACCATTAAACTATTGATGCTTTAGGGGGGTAGAATGCGTCAACTGGGAATCGAACCCAGGGCACAACCTTGGCAAGGTCGAATTTTACCACTAAACTATTGACGCTTTTCTAAGGGTATTGATGGGAGTGTCTTTAAGTTGTTTTTTAAGGAATTTATTTTTAATGCCGGAATGCGACCGCCATAAAGACGACTGCGATGATTCCCAACAAGAGTCCAGTGTGATAATATTTCTGCATCGCCTTGTACATATTCAACCATGCTTTGGTTTGTTCGGGGGTTTTAATATGGTCCAACATCCAGGCGGTTTTTGGCGAAAGCATATAGTAGAAATAATTGGTGATGAAACTGGTGGCGACCACTATACAGACAATATGTGATGTTGATAATTTGGTCTTGTGTGAGGAGGATTTTTGGTAGTTATAAATGATGATGATGAGAGAAAGGATGAATCCCAAGGCGTAACCGTAGTAATAGATGGACTGGCGTTCTTGCTGGATTTTCCGGTAGATCTCCTTAAGTTCTGGGGGAAGTTGTTGTTCGTATTTTTGGATGGTCTTATTTTTTGTGCTGGCGTAGTTCATATAAATCATGGATATGATGAATACCAAGGAAAGCGTACAAGATATAGAGCAGGGCATTTTATAGGGGGTATATTATATTAGTGATATATTTTTTATTTTTAATTTATAGATGATATATATAATGGGAAAAAATGTTGATGGTTTGGGCAGGATTGGACTTTTTTACTTTGTCACCTTTTTATTTATTGTTAAAATATTGTTTGCCATTTTAGCGGTTGTACATATTTATCTTAAACGAACAGGTAAAGAGGACAGTCAAATAGATCAATTTATTTCGTTCTGGAAGGAAAGATTAGAATTTGTTTTTATTATTGGGGTTTCTCTCTTGTTGATGATTTTCTTTTTTCCTGGGAGAAAAATAGAAATGGAACCTACTTTTGAAATGAGGTTTTTATTCTTTGTCTATGGGATTATTATTCTTATTAATCTTGACTGGAAAATTTTTGTAGGTGAGTCGCCGTTTTTGGAAACGGTTCAAAAAGTGGTTTAAAAAAATACGTATGGGATTATACGCATTTTTTATTTTTTTTGGCTTTTATTTGGATTGATTTTAGATTAGATAGATTGTATTGATTCTTGTGAAAATGTGTTCATGATAACTATTACAAATAAGGCTAACATGGCGAATACAAAGAACAATAAGCATAGTGAAATATTGATTATCTTTTGTAATAACTCTTGGTATTCGGCATCTTGTTTTTCTTTTTCTTTCTGTTTGATCAATACGCTTATTTTATCGATTCCTTTTGAAATCACACGTAAGGCTTCTGATAAATTCGCGGTGTCGTCCGCGTCTCTACTCAAATTATAATCTAATTCAGAAACATTGTTGTCGTTGTCGTTGTCGTTGTCGTTGTCGTTGTCGTTTTGGTGATCATTGTTAAAGTAGCTTTCGTCATAATCTTGACCGCTTTCATAAAGGGCGCTGAGTTTTCGACGGCGGAGGTGGTTTTTCAAGTAGGATGGTTGTTGGTGCGTTTTTTTCGGCTTATTGATATGCTCTAAGCGGTATTTTTTAATATAATTGGCACGACGCTCACATATTACAAGAAATACATCATGATGATATTTGGTCATACAATATTTTATATATTCAAGAACATGAATGTCATACTTTTCTAATATATTCATCGTTTGAATTGTTTCTTCGTCGCCTATGAATTTAGTGGAAATATTGTGTCCAAAATTGGAATCTGATTGGGACGGGGACGGAAATTTTAAATCGTTTTCCAAATCGGTGATGCTCATTTTTATTTTTTTTTGGAGGGGGGGATGTTTTTTGTTTTTATATTTATTATATAAATAGAAAAGCATATCAATTTTTTTATTATACGATTTATCCAGTGGCTGGGCGGGCTTGTCGGTCGCCGGGGGCTTGTCGGTCGCCGGGGGGGGGCTTGTCGGTCGCCGGGGGCTTATCACAGTCGTAAACTTATCCATAGGCAGCGCGCATTTCCGCATACGTCATATTGCGCCCCGTCTTTTCTTTGAATTCTTTATCTCCGTCAGTCATGATTTTTGTTAATTCGTGGATCATTATATTTGGGTCGTCTATTTCTTTGCTATTTAGTAGGGCGGTTTTTTCCATCCCTTCTTTTTCCAACTTTTTGATTAATTTATTGACATCAATGGGTGGGGGTGGGGGTGGGGGTGGGCGTGGGGTCTCCTCTTCCGTAAGGGGGTTTTTTGTTTGTGTATCCATTATAATCTTTAATTCAAGTAAATATTTATATTCATTTATAAATATAAATATAAATATAATCAATTTATTTTTTCCTATAATATTTTCTTGTTTTTCTATGATGTTTTCTAGTATGTCTAGACTTTCTCCTACGAATATGGGATTTTCTTTTTCCGCCAAAAAACCAGCCTTTGGGTTGTTTATAGATATTTCCAGCTGATAAATCTTCTTGTTTAATTTGACTAGACATTATTTTAGTTATAGTCGCGTCACCGGCGCCATCTGGCTGGTATGAACGATAATAATTTTTGCTACTATCAAGCGTTTCATCGGGTGTAACAAGTTGTAATTCTTTACTAAAACAATTGACTAGATCACTTTCTGGAATATTTTTTGGTTGGTTTATGGTAGAAGGTAAACAACTAGAAGAAAACAATGGCATGCTATTATATATTATACAAATATAATAATTTTATTTGATTTTTGCTTTCTAAAAAGGGAGATGAAGAGAGAAAGTTAGGGTTTCCTGGAGGGGCGTTGTTTTTTGGATTTCTTGGCTTTGGTTTTTTTTCTGCGTATCCGTTTGGATTTCTTGAAACCTCCCCGTTTTTTAGGGGACTCTTCTGGTGAATCTTCTGCTGATGGTCGTTTCAACTCTTCTTGATTCATCACGAATTTACGTAGTTTTTCAGATAAATCCTCTCCGGTAGTGGATAGAATGGGTCCGAATTCTGGTTGGGTTGTACTTGGCGCACCTAATCTCAAATATAAATAGTAAACCACGGTTATATTATCAGCATAGGCGTTTATCCAAAGATTGAATTCCTTACTTAAATTCCAGGTGCGTTGATTCACAATGATTTTATTTTCGCGATTTCGTGGTAATACTGATATGTTTAAATAATTTACTTCCATCAAGTTCAGTCCATAATATGTATATATGACGGCGAGGCATATATCCTTGAATGTATAAGGGGGTCCGTTGAATACCTCTTGGATTTGAATCGCCAGGTTCAATAGGAATTCTTTTTCTTCTGGAGTACAACATACATTTGTGTTCTTTAATACATTATATATATTTACTAAATTATCATATATTTTTTTATCGGTGTCTTTGTATATCTTCATGTGTTGTTGTATAGCGACATCGGCGTAGTCATTTATTTTATCCTTGAATGCTTGTTCCACTTGATCAAATGTTTGTTCCTCTGGTGTTATTACAAAGCCACTCATATAATGTAAATATATAATAATTTTATTTCATTTTTTCTTTCTAAAAAGGGAGATGAAGAGAGAAAGTTAGGGTTTCCTGGAGGGAGACTGGAGGGGAGCGCTTTGATGTACTCTCGCACTCGGCAACCCTAACCCCAGGTAACCCTGGTAACTCGCCCGTAATGCACCCGTACCCCAACATTTTTCTCCAATGAAAACACTCTCGTAAAAAAAGACCCCTCTTATAGGGCATTCACGCGAAACGAGAAATGAGTGACAAAAAACGGATATGAGTGACAAAAAAGGACCCCTTATTAGGAGCCCTTTTTTGAATAGTTTTGATTTTTATTTTGTTTTGTTTTTAATTAAGCGACGACGACTTGGGTGTCTAGATGGAGTACCTTTTTCAAAGCGTTGGTTTTTTCGGAATCTTGTTGGACGGGTTCGTCCTCGGATTCGGAGGAGGTGTCGGACGCCCAACAATGTTTGCGCTTTGGCTTAGGGTCTGTGTTTTGCTTGATATATGCGTTAAACGCCTCGACGGTGGCAATGACGGGAGTGACCTGGACGGCTTGGACCGGTTTGATAATAACAGGTCGTGCTGGAATGGTCATGAGGACGGTGGCATAGGATTGTTTGTCTGGCGTTTTCTTATGGATGACCATGGTAGAAATGGGAGTGACCTTGATGTCGGTTTTTTTTGGTTCAGGAGCAGGTTCAGGAGGTGTGGATGGTTCAGGACGGGTCGCTGGTTTGGACTCGGGGCAATACTTGACGGTATGCCCTTTTTGTTTACAACAGTGACAGGTGTTGTTCAACAAAGTGGGGCAAATAACTTTTCCGCGGTTGTTTTTGGTCTTGTGCGAGGTGTATATCTCTTCGGATTTTCCCGCATCCATACATACTTTACATGATTTTTTGGTTGACGACATTTTTTAGCTTTGGTTTGATTTTGGTTTGATTTTTTTGATTACTTATTTTTTTCATTAGTATTTTAAAATCAATTTTTTTATTTTTACTATAAGTTTTAAAAAAATTGATCTACATTTTGTCTCTTATAAGTATTCAACAAACTACATCAAACTACATCAAACATGAACATTCAGGACAAATATAACCAATTCCTCGCATACAAAGGGATTGACTACAAGCAACACCAGTATGACGGGTTAGAATGGTGCGCCTCCCGTGAGACGGGTAAAGAGCCGCTCCATGGGGTGCGTGGCGGATTCATCGCGGACGAAATGGGACTCGGCAAAACCATCATGACCATTGGTCTCATCGTGGTGAATTTCCTGGAATACCGTCGCACGCTGGTGGTGCTACCAAGCATACTCGTGGATCAGTGGGCACAGGAAATCTACCGCACCACTGGTCATGTCGCCTTGGTTTACCACGGGGCATCCAAGCGAAAGATCACCAAGGAACGCCTGAATCGCGCACCAATAGTGCTTACTACTTACGGGATACTGGTGGGATCCAAACGCAGTCAAAAGGAAAACCTATTACACGCTGTTGAATGGGACCGGGTGATTTTCGACGAGGCTCACCATTTGCGCAACAAGAATTCGCGATTTTTAAGCGCCAAGAATTTAAAAGCGCGCTCCAGGTGGTTGATTTCAGGCACACCGGTACAAAACAAGATTAAAGATTTCTTCAACATGTGTAACATGCTGGGATTACCCGCGTCGTTTTATACGCACGCCGACAACCGCGAGGTGATACTGAGGGAATTCATATTGCGTCGCACCAAACAACAAGTAGGAATACAGATGCCTGCGATTGAAAGCATTACCAAGAATGTGGCATGGCAAAACGCGGAGGAGAAGAAATTCGCCAAAGACATTCACCAGGCAGTCGCCTATCCCAAGACCAAGCTCAAGATGATGAATTATGCTCGTCAGACCTGTATATTGCCGTCGATGATGACGAGCAAGGTGAGCTCGTTGATTAACGACAGTCTCATCTACCCGGAACATTTCATGACAACGGCTACGAATTACTCGTCCAAGATCGATGCGCTTATTGCTGGACTGGTCGAGCGCCGGGATAACGGCAATGGCAAGATCATATTCTGTCATTATCGCCAGGAAATCGACGAGATCAAAAGACGACTCATGATGGTGGGGTTTGAGAAAATCGTCATCTTTGATTCGCGGTTATCACTCGGGAAACGCATGAAATTATTGAATGAAACCGTCATTGAGGTCCTTATTATCCAGATCAAAACCGGATCAGAAGGTTTGAATTTACAAAAGAATTTCAGCGAGATCTATTTCGTGAGTCCCAATTGGAATCCGGCGATTCAAGACCAGGCAATCGCCAGGTGCCACCGCATTGGCCAGACCAAGGATGTCCAAGTATTTCACTATATCATGGACTCGTTTGATGATGAAAATCGCCTCATTACCATGGACAAATATATCGATTTAGTACAAGAGGATAAACGGATCATCATTGAGGATGTGATTCCTCAATAAATTTTAAAGGACTTTTACTTTTGTAAATTTGTATCAAAGAGAGAAAGTTAGGGTTGCGCGCACCCTTTTTCTCATTCTTTCTCCACCAGGATTTCCTTGGCAACGGATCGGATGATTTTATTATAATTCTTTTGGGCTTTTTCCTTGTCGGTTTCACCTAAGCTATTATCAATCATTTTGGTATATAGGTCACTCTTTTTACTAGTCGGGTCTTTGTATTCCGGATTGGCTTTTCCCCAAAGCGACATTTGCTTGATATTCTTGTGTTCAATCGCCTTGATCGCTTTTATCATTTGCTCTTTATCCTGGTCTTTATGCCAGGCGTCGTTGTTTTTTACATGAATGACCTCCCTTTTTAAATCACTACAGTGAATCGGGCGTTTCGTTATATCTAACTTGTTTAATCCATTCACTAATATGTTAGTGATCCCACCGCAATACCCTAGAGGTGCGAAATTCTCAAAATCGGTAAGGGTTACTATCAAAGATTCCAAGAAATCACTCAAATTCAGAGCGTCTTTACAAGTCTCATTCAAGAATACTTGGAGATTAAAATTGTTGTTTTGTGTTACATTATTACTATTCGTTGTGATGATGCTTCGTTCCTTACTCATCTCAAGCATTTGTTTGTTCTGTTCAATGATGAGTTCCTTGAATTCCTGGTTCTGTTTCAAAAGCTCCATTATCAAATCCGTTGAGAATTGGTTGTTTTCTGGCGCGTGCTCTTCTACAGTAATTGTTATGTTTTCTTGTTTTGAGTCACACTTCTTTTTGTGTCTATACAAATTTTGTCTATTTGAAAATTCTTTCCCACACTCACATACGTTTTTGGAACTTTTTGGAACTTTTTGTAGTCCATTTTGTAGTCCTTCTGTAGTCATTTTATGTTTTGATGTCATTAAATGTCTTTCATACTGACTCTTTCGTGACGATTTATATTCACATGTTTCACATATGAATTTTAATGGAACCTCTGTGCCACCAAATGTAGTCATTTTGTAGTCTATATTATGACTACAAAAAGTTCCTAAACCTTTTCCCAATTAAATTCTTAAAATTATGCTCACAAAATTATGCTCTCGTGTATTTTTCCAGGAAATTTCCATGAGAGCTTTATGCTGTAATTGACCCTCAAAAACCCTGTTTTTCACATGAATCCCTGGGATTTTCAAAAATGGACATACCAAAAATGTCCATTTTTACTTTTTCCAATTACTTTTGTCTGAAAATTAGAATTTCAAGATAAAACAATGGCTTACCATAATTATCAATTTTTTTCAAACCCCGAAATATGGGACATCTTTTAGTATACCTTTTTGAATACCCTTTTTACCTTTTGAAAATAGGGGTCAATGAGAGAAATAGAGGACAACCCTAACTTATACCCCTGAAATCGCCCATTTGTGTTTTGAGAAAACGCATTTGTTCAAAAACGGGGGTGCCATTTACGGCTATATGGGTGAACCATGGATATACCGCGAAACGAGAAATGAGTGAGGAAATACGGGTATCGCTGATGATTTTCTTACAGGGAATGCTATAGGTGCCGGGGTTAGGGCTCACTTGTTTTGGACCCGGGTTGGAATACGCCCAGGAACACCCTAGGTTTCTCTCATGGGTTGTCTTTTTTGAAAGCAATAAGGGGGAATAAACAAGTCTATAAATACAATACAACATCATTATATAGTTGATTTATTGACTTGTTGAATTATACCAAAGAGAGAAAACATGGGTCATTTATGGAAGTGATGGGTGTTATTGACTTGTTGAATTGTTAGATCTTATTCAAATGTTGAATTGTTTTTACTTTATTGACTTGTTGATTTACTATGTAATGAGAGAAACGCTCAAACGAGAAATGAGTGAGGATCTATGGAAATCGCCCATGTTTTTACCCTATGCGATTGTTGACTTATGCTATAAGGTAATACTGGGATAATTCCCGTGATACTTTATTTATATGTCGTTTTGTTTTATAATACAACAAGTATATATCTAATTCTTGTATTATGCTGAAACGAGAAATGAGTGACAATCTATGGAAATGAGTGACAAAAAGAGGCGGATTATAAACAAGTCAACAAATGGATATCTACTTGTTGTTTTATAATACAACAAACGGATATCTACTTGTGCGTTTCTTTTATTTACTTGTGGGATTGCTATTTAGATGTTGAATTGTTATTTAGATGTTGACTTGTATAAAACAACATATTAACGGACTTGGCAATTTTTGACACTCATTTTTTTGAAAAAAATTACAAAAATCTTCTCTCCCTTGATTTCAGTGCGTTCAAAAAAAAATTGAAAACTTTTATTTCCAAGTAAATCATTTTACTCAAACAAACCAAACAAAGCAACAAGCAAACAACAACAAAACAACAAAGCAACAATGTCATCAATTTCTAAAATCGTTAACATCTTAAGTGCCAAGTACGGATTCGACATCAAGGAAGCTACCGAACATGTCAAAGCCGAAATCCAAGCCTACAAGAACATGACCAAGGAAGAAAAGGATGCCATCAAGGAAGCCGAAAAGCAAGCCAAAGCCGCCGCCAAGGAAGCCGCTAAGCAAGCCAAGGAAGAAGCCAAGGCATTAGCCAAGCAAGAGCGTGAAGCCAAGAAAGCCGAAAAAGCCAGTAAGCCTAAGAAGGAACGCACTCCAGCACAAGAAGCAGCATTCCAAAAGATGATTGCTGCCAACAAGGCAAAGCGTGAAGCCAAGTTAGCTGCCCTTGAACTTGGTGAAAACGTAGTCGTATCTGCTGAACCACCAGTCAATGACGAAGCATACCAAGCTGAGATGAACGCCAAATTTGAACAACATGAGGCAGCAGAGAAAAAGGTCAAGAAGGAAAAAAAGACCAAGAAAACCACTGAAACCGTCGAAGTCTCTACCTTGTTACCACCATTGATTCAAGAGGAAGCACCTGTTGAGGAAAAGAAGAAGGTCAAGAAGGAGAAAAAGTCCAAGAAACCTGTTGAGGAATCATCAGATGACAAGATGTTGGCGGTATTTGATAACTTATAAACTTATAAAAAAAAAATAAAAAAAGGTAACTCTTATAGGGTTGCCTTTTTTTACATGTCTTGCTTTTTTTCGCCCTTCTTGAAAAAAAATTGAAAACTTTTTATTCCAATCAAATCATTTTACTCGAACCAATCAAACAAACGCTACAAGCAAAACAACAACAAAACAATGTCAAGTATTACTAAAATCGTTAATATCTTAAGTGCCAAGTACGGTTTCGACATCAAGGAAGCTACTGAACATGTTAAAGCCGAAATCCAATCTTACAAGAAGATGACCAAGGAAGAAAAGGATGCCATCAAGGAAGCCGAAAAGCAAGCCAAGGTAGCAGCTAAGGAAGCAGCTAAGCAAGTCAAAGCTGCTGCCAAGGAAGCCGAAAAGCAAGCCAAAGCCGCTGCCAAGCAAGCCCAAAAGCAAGCCAAGCAAGCCCAAAATCCAGCCCAACAACCTGAAAAGAACAAGTATTTCGTAACCTTTCACAACAAGTCAAAACAAATGGATGCGGAGGACATTTCTTTGATTCAAGAGGACTACAAATTAGAATTCGTTTTCCAAGTTGAGAAAATCACCGATGTCGAGATTGTTCCGCTTTGCGCCTCCAATTTATCGGATTATGCCAAATTTGTCAAGAAACATGCTGATGATATTGATGATAATGAATATGATTCCATATGGTTCTCTTATCAAACACCATCTCAAATGAATTATACATTTCTATTTCACGGCGAAGAGTACCAAGTCAAATTTCATATTGTTGAACAGGCGCCACGCGCGAAAGCACCTGCCAAGAAGGTCCCAAAACCAGTCAAGGAAGTCCAGCCAGTCCAACAACCAGAAAAAAACAAGTATATTGTCACCTTTAAAAACAAGTCAAAAAAAATGAATGAGGAGGACATCTATTTCATTGAAGATAACGAAGACTACAAATTAGAATTCATTTACCAATTTCAGCAAACCGCCAACATCGAAAACATCGACGACGCTGCGATTGTTATGTATTGTGATTCCGGTATAACGGAAGGTGGGACATATCTTGATTTTGTCAAGAAACATCCAGATGTTGAATTTGATTTCATCGTGTTCTGTTTTGAACAACCATCTCAAATGAATTATACCTTTGTATTTAACGACGAAGAGTATGAAGTCAAATTTCATAAAGTATAAAAAAACAAAAAAATAAAAAAAGGTGATCCACTTGGATTGCCTTTTTTTAACACCATGTAACCCTAACCCGCTTCGACATTTTTCATCTCTCTTTTGATTCGCCTCATCTCTAAAAAAATTGAAATGCTTTTTCTCTCCTTGTATTCTTTTACCCAAACAAATCAAAACAAAAGCAACAAGCAAAACAACAAAACAAACAACAAAACTTTAAAATGACATCAATGAGTATCACTTTAAACATTCTTCTTGGTCAAGACCAATCACCACTTTCAACTGGTAACTTAACTGTTCTTACGAATCCATTAGTTTCAACAGTCGCTGAACCGGTTGTTTCCTATTTTGATATTCCTTTATGTAAGGTAATCACACCGGTAATTGATCTTACTCAAGATGGTGATGTTTATGTTGAACAAAACGAAGTCAAAGAAAAAACAGTTGAGCCTGAAATTATTTCAAATCAACATATTTTCAAAGAAACCAACAATGAAAGACGTGTTAAAAAGGGATTCAAAGGTGTACGTCATCTTCATCAAACCAATGATGATGGATTTAAAACTTGTCCTTATTGTGATTACAATACTGTCAATGGTAATACTTTATCTATGCACATTAACAACAGTCATCCTGAACAATCTGGAAGACTAATGAATCCCCATGTTTGTTCCTATTGTAACAAAGGATTCCAAGCTTCCACCAGACTAGCGCATCATATCAAAAACCACCACGAAATCACTTATCTTAAATGTCCGATTGATGGTTGCTCTTATGAAAGTGCTAAAAATACCACTACTTTAGCTGGACATATCGCATCTAAACATTTAAGACACTGTTATGATAACGACACATGTTTAACATGTAACGTCAAGGTTGGCTCTAGCATTAAATATCATGTCGCATTCTGTTCTCAAGAATCGCCATTATGTCGTAATAAACAATAAATTTATTCTTGTAATTAACCTAACGAAAAAGTGACTTGCCACTTGGCGGGAATACCTTTTTTCACGCGAGTGTTACCTGGAGGTTACAATATCAATTTTGCGTCATCACGCTTAAATTAAAAAAATTGAAATGCTTTTTCCCTCCTTCTATCATTTTACTCAAACTAATCAAACTACCAACTAGCTAACGCTACTAGCAAAACAAATATGAACGCAACCATTGACGCAACCAAGAAATCAATTACCTTAACTCCATTGGTATTATGTTATATGAAGAACATGATCGATATTCCCGGAAAGACCGATTTGTTAATGAAATCATTTACAAAGATTCTTGAATTACTCGAATACGATAAAATGACGTCCCAAAAAGTGTTGTTGGCATTTAAGATGCTTGATGACGAAAAATGGGTAACTCATGATGCGGAAGTTATGGGTATTCTTGGCGGCATTCTTGTATTCTTATACAAGGAATGTCCATCTAAACGAATCACTGGTATCATCTCAGACGCATTAGAGGACGTTGAAGAATATAAATCCATTGGTATGTTTACTGAAAAGACTTATATGAAACACTGTCGTTATTTAATCAATTTTGCGGTTATACATCAAGAACTTCAAAAACTTGATATTTCAAATGTCAAACCAATCTCAAGTTGGGTAAATGATGGCAAGAAAACCATGCTCCATTTGAAATTCCCTATCTACTATGACGACATCTATTACGATGACCCACAATACTGGAACATCAAGGGTGTAGAGGAACTAGTCGTTTAAAAAAATAAAAATAAAAAATATACTTGTAATTAACCAAAGGAAAGAGTGACCATCCACTTGGAGGGAATACCTTTTTTCACGCGTCAAAATTACAATAAAAAATAAAATTTTTCCCAAGTTTAAAAAAAATTGATTTTATAAATAACTAATTTTATTTTATTACACAACCACAACAAAAACAAAAGCTCAAGAATGACAACCGCAAACAACGTAAAATTAATCAAAATGTTAAGTGATCGTTACAAATTTGACGCAGACGATGCAATTGAATATGTAAAGACCGCTAGTAAAAAGGGACGTCCAAAGAAAGAAATAGAGGTCGAACATGCGAAAGATTTGTTTGACAAGATTTTGGAAGACGCTGGTGAACCACCACTTGAAAAAGATGCTGCGTTATATAAAAAGTTTGAAAAAGCACCTGAAAAAGTAAATAAAACTGCTGAAAAGGAGGCTAAAAAACTTGAAAAGGAAAAGAAAGCGGCTGAAAAAGCTGCTGAAAAGGAAAAGAAAGCAGCCGAAAAGGAAGCTAAAAAATTGGAAAAGGAAAAGAAAGCTGCTGAAAAGGAAGCTAAAAAACTGGAAAAAGAAAAGAAAGCATCTGAAAAGACAACAGCGAAAAAAGAAGTCAATCCAGTTGTTGTCGCACCATCACCTCCAGTCAAAACAGTTACACAAGTTGAATCAAGTGATGATGAGTCAAGTGATGATGAGTCAAGTGACGAGGAAGATGATGACGATGATGTAGATGAATTAAACCCCGAAGAAAAAGAACTCGTTGTTATTAAACATACGCCAATTGAAGAACTTGAAATTGATTCGTCTGGTGACAATGAGGTTGATGAAGATGTGAATAAAATAATTCAATCTGTCATCAACGCAAAGATGGCAAAATATGAGGCAAAAAAAGAATCTGATGATGAATCCGACGAAGAGGAAGATTCTGAAGATGAAGAAGAGGTAGAAGAAGTAGTTAAAGTTAAAAGAGTCAAAATCAATGGAAAAGATTACTTAAAATCCGGCAACAATGTATTATATGATGTTGATACCAATGACGCGATTGGTGTTTGGGATGAAAACAAACAAGAAATCATATTAAATGAATTGGATGAGGATTCCTATGTTGAGGAAGACAACAACGAAGAATCTGAGGATGAAGAATCAGATGATGAAGAATCAGATGATAAAGATGAATAAAAGACAAAACATAAAATAAAAACAAATAAAAAATGAAAAAAGGGCGCACAAAAAGCGTCCTTTTTTCCTTTACTACGACATAACACTTTTTGAAAAAACTACCGCAAAAATAAAAAATTGAAATACTTTCTCTCTTTATGTCATTTTATAAAAACAAAAAAACATCAACAATGAGCTCCATCGTACAAAAACAACTCGTTATGTCGGGGTTAAACTTACCCACCGAGATGATTGATATCATCAAAGACTATTGTTTTCATAAAATCGAAGAAGTCGCAAAACAAAACAAAAAGAGAGCAATTCGCCTTATTGGAAATGGCGAATTAACTAGAATCAATTACGATGATGCAAACCCCAAATGGAGATTTGAAATTCCAAAGGGTAATATGCACGAGGATAAATTTATTTTAGACGCCAGATTTTGTAAGGATTGTGGTAATTATAAATACAATAGAGTTCGTTATTATCTCACTGTATCGTGTTCACCATCTATATATTGTAACTGTTATAATGGTTATAATAGTGAGGAAGATGATGAAGATCACTTTGATCCGTATGATTATTTATAAACTTTGAAACAAATGAAAAGAGTGACCCACCACTTGGAGGGAATACCTTTTTTCACGATTCCCCTTTACTAAAAAAAATTGATTTACTTTTTCTCTCATAAACATATTTTATAAAACCAAAAACAAGTCAAAAAATGAACTTTACTATTTTATCCACCATATTCTTATGTTTGATTTCTGGTGTCGTTGCGAATACTCCAGACAGTCACCATACTCACCGAGGAATTCAAAACCAAATGTTTGACCAAAAAACTTATAACGATCATTTAATGGCAAAACCTACGATCGGTATCAATGACCGCATTTGGTATAACAAAGCGATACCTACTGAATTTCAAGAAAAGTTATGTCCTTACATACAAGAATTACTGGTTTTCCAAGAATCCAAATACTATGTTGTCCTTGGATACACTTTGGAAAATTACCATGAATACTTGTTAAAAAATGTGAGTGACTTTTACATGGAAGAAATCTATACATTACACAATTATCCGACATATCGTGAAAATGTCACACTTGAAAATGTTACCATGAGCGATGTTTACTTGTATCACAAACTACAATGTAAAAAATATCCGGTGAATGGAGCAATGATCAATCGTTACCGAAAAATGTACAGCAAATTGTACGAAGGTTTAGTTACAAAACATTTGAAAGGAAACACGATTAATCCTAACACTAAAAAAATACCTAACGCATACAATAACAACTGCGATAAAAAGAATTCAGTGGATATCAATCCATTTGTGATCTTTCTAGGATTATTTTGTGTGTTTTCATTTGTTGGGACTGGAGGAGGAACCAGAAAAAGAATATAAAAAATATAAAAAATATAAAAATTTACAAAAAAATATATAAAAAGGTGCTATAATAGGCACTTTTTTATATTTATAATTTAATCTTTCAACCAAGATTCTCTAGGGTCCATTGCACAATCGTTGTCAAATCTCTGGTTTCTTCTATAATATGTTGGAGTAGTGTTGTTCAATGCTTCCACTTGTTTTGGTGGTTGTTGTATTTGAACAATTGATGGTGGCATGGGTTTCACATTATAAATATCCAATATTTTTTCAATAACTGGACTTCTTTCTATATCTGTATTGTTCATTTCGACGATTTTAATTTCACTACTATCCCGTGACATAGTTGTATTATGAATCATTTCTATTTTTTCATATAAATTAAATTTACGAATAAAGTCATACAATCCGCTTTCAAGTCCCTTGTCTGACTGTTTCAAATCACCGGTAATTACCATTTTACTACCCTCGCCAATTCGGGTTGTTAACATTAACATTTGATTCGGAGAACTATTTTGCATTTCATCGGCAATAATAAATGCGTTTTTAAACGTGCGTCCCCTCATGTATCCAAGTGGTGCTATTTCAATGACATTCGCATGTATCATCGAATCAATATCTTTTTGTGAATAAAATTCTAAAAAAATATCAAAGATGGGTCGCGTCCAGGGGTCCATTTTTTTATTTATATTTCCGGGTAAGAAACCAATATCTTCCTCTACAGGAACTACGGGTCGCGTCAATATGATTTTATTTATATTTCCAGATTGTAAATCTTTGATAGCAGTATTACATGCCAACATCGTTTTTCCTGTTCCTGCTGGACCAATCGCAAATAATAATTTAATTTTCCAATCATTCAAATATTCACAATATTTTTTTTGATTATATGATTTTGGTTTATAATAATTAGATAATGATTTCAAGGATGTGCTGGATCGCTTTGCCGAAAACGCGCGCATTTGAAATGAATTTTTAGAAATAAGCAACAAAGAAAAAAGTAAACAAGACATTAACATATGTTAATTATACTTTTTTGTTTAAGTTTATTTTATTTATAATATATAAATGGTTGATAATAAAATTTTAATACCAAGTGTTATTGGTGGAGTAGTTTTTCTAATTATTTTTGGATTGGGTACAAAAGAATACTGGAATTATAGAAAAAAAGAAAATAGAAGAATAGAAAATATAAATAAATGGAAGACTCGTCGTATTGATAAAATAAGTAAAATGCGTAAAGAAGAAAGAATAAGGCAAAAAGAAATAAAAAAAGAAATAAAAAAAGAAGAAGATGAAGTGAAAAAACAAGAAGAATTAGATATTATATTTGGAAAAAACCCTGAATTTTATCCAGAAGAGTATTATGAAGATGATGGTATAGGTAAGGGTATAGTAAAAAAAAGTAATAAAATTACAAAAAAAAATCGAAAAAATTAATTTTTCTTACATATTAAGAAAAAACGTTTAAACTTTTTAACCCCATCAGGTGTATAACCATCACATTTTCTGATTGGTTTCATAACATATCCATATACATTTAATATTTGCCTCACTAAATTCAATAAAGGCCACCTCTGGTTATCCGTAGCATTTTTTTGTAGGCTGGTCAAACTAGATGAGCTCAAGTGATGTTTCAACTCTTTCACATATTTTTCAACGCTTTCATATTTTTCTTGACTCAATAATACATCTCGCTCAATAAGTATTTCACTATTTTCATCGAAAAAAATACCAATATCATTTAGTATTTTTTTACTGATTTCATCCATATTATTTTATAGACGAATAAATATTTCAGATAATTACCGAATTTATAAATCACTGGTATTCCATAATATGGTATAAACGTCTTCCCCGTTTTCCATTTTTGTTTTGGTGTATTTAGAAATAACCTTTGGATTTACCTTGTTATTGACAATATCTTCGGCTTGATATACATTGCCAAATTTGTCTAAATAATAAACAATACCCATAATTTCCTGAGCCCATAATTCGATCTTCTGCATGGTTTGTTTGTTTTCTTCATCCTCAACTAATCCGTGTGGTGTGCCCTTCATGTGCGTGCCACAATATTCACATTCCTCCTTTTTGCGTCGGGTACATTGTTCCCCGTTAGCCCGTTTGGCACAACAACGTTCAAAATAAGGGACAACATTTTTGACACGCTTTCGTTTCATAAAATCGTCCTTGTTCAAAGTCATGCGCTCATAATTGTAAATATATTGAATGAGATCATTCATTTTTTCATCATTCATGCCAAGCTCAATTGACTTTTCACGAATATTTTCCTTTAATGTTGTAATATAATTTTCAAACTTTTTATTAATACGCTTTTCCATGTTCAAATAAATCTTACTGATTATTATATTAAAATATATTTAAATCAATTTTTAAATATATGTCAAAACAACTTAAAGAGGTTACACATTATTTGTGTTTTCATCTATAACTACAACCACCGGTGCTTCCTCCGCGACCACAACAGGCGCTTCCTCCGCGACCACAACAGGCGCTTCCTCCACGACCACTGGTAATTCTTCAATGACGACTTGAATATTTTTGTCCTGTCCAGAAACAAGAATTTCTGAATTATAATCACTACTATTCAATGTGGTCATGATTTTTTGTTGTTTCTTTTTCTTACGAGCCCTATATTTTTTCTTTTTCAAATTATTACTATTTGATTGTGACTGTGTTTCCGTTATAATCGTTTCCACTGACAATTCACTTATTAAATCACTTGGGATTTCATTTGTATTATCGTGTGGAGTTTCAAAAAACTTTTCTAAATGAATCGTCGTGTTTGAATTATTTTTTTCATTTTGAATGACCTGGTTTTCCTTGATTTCTCTCACATCAATGATTTCATAAGTAGCATTTTCATCATTTTTTTCTTCAAAATGAATATCGTTATTTATTTGATTCAACATCATATCCAATTTGTGATAATAACGCGACAAGTATTTTATATTCAACTTGTGAAAAAAATTAAGATAATTTATAAAAAGTGATATTTTCTCTCTTAACATGATATTATTAAAATAAACAGTATTGACAAAATTATCAATATTAAAACCAATCTTATTTTTTGCCTTATGTTTTTCCAATTCCCTTTCTTTAATAATATAATAATTATGTAACGCATACAACAATTCTACAATGACATCGTGAATACTTTGAACTACGTCAAAATCATACTTTTTAAATGGCTCCAAATCTTTATACACTGGAAACTGATTATGTATATTTACCAATTCCAATAACTTTTTATCTTTTATATTGATTTTAATGTAATCCACTATTATTTTATACAATTTAAAAAACTCGCAATACACGCGATTTATAATTGCTGAAAACAATCGTTTCACATCATCATATTCAATATCGATTATTTTTCCTTGAAAATATAATGAATCCAACCCAAATACACATAGGGTCTCCTGATTACTTTTAATAAATTCGTTATACATCCCTTTTAATTTCACTATTTTTGTATCAAGCACATTGATCTTTTTTTCATTTTCCATTTTTAATTCTGTTATTTTGATAAATGTCGATTTTATTTGAGTTAATTTGTCTTCGGTATCCTCCATATATTAGTATGAAATTATATTTTTCAAAGAATTTTTATTTCATTGAATTTTTGATTCGTTAAATATATTTTATTTTAATATTATACAATGGATAATATTAAAGACAATACCGATACTATACTTTCATTATCAAACGACGCGGTTTGGACTGTAGAACATGAGGCGATCTTGATTGAATGGGCTGATAAAGCGATGTGCTACCGTTGGTTACATTCACGCGCAAACATGTTGTATTCGACGTTAAACGCATGGTATACAATTCCGGTCATTATTATTTCTACATTAACTGGAACTGCTAATTTCGCACAAGATCGTGTGCCTTTGGAATATCAAAGTTATTACGTCATGGTTGTTGGTGGTTTTAATATTTTAGCGGGGATTATTACCACTATACAACAATTTTTGAAAATAACTCAACTCAATGAGGCACATCGTGTAAGTGGTATTGCCTGGGATAAATTCTATCGAAATGTAAAAATTGAATTGGCAAAACATCCCAGTGAGAGAACTCCTGTCACCCAAATGATTAAATTATGTAAAGAAGAATTTGATCGTTTGATGGAAACCAGTCCAGTGATTCCTGATAAAATTGTGGAAAGTTTCAAAACTCATTTCCAAAATTCGGATAATTATGTCAAAATCGTAAAACCAGAAATATGCGATGTTTTAGTATCTACTGATACATTTAGAAATAGTTGGTTTAATGAAGAAAATACCAATAAAAAGACACAAGAATTACTCATGATTCAAAGTAACAAAGAAAATATGAAACACAAAATGAATGAATACAATCATAATACTGTCAGTGAATTTAAAAAGGTATTTTATAATTTAAATAATCGTCCGCCAATGGATAGTGAGATTATAGATAATTTAAAAGACAAAATCGAATTATCTACCTTGTTACAAATTATTGAAATACAAAGCACTGGCGAAAATACAATATAATGCCTGATAATTATTTAATTTCTAGACATTATAAATCTGTAAATTCGGGAGCTGATGGTATTGGTGTTTTGGGTAAAACAAGACTCATAGGTATATCTTTTGGTAATACAAAATAACATATAGCCATAAAAATCGCAAACGTTATATAGACAATGATACTGCTAATATCAATATCAAAATACTTCATTATTTGAAAAATGATATTGATTACTATAATAAATATAATGATTGTAAAACCTATTTTAGTTATACGATTCCCCCATATTGATTCTTTATTTGTGCCTGGCATATATAAATTTAAGAAATAAAAATCATAAATTATATATATAATTTATATATAATTCATTCAATGTTTAAATTAAAGAAACTTTACCATTTATTCATTCTATTATTTGTGATTTCAATACTTATTTACATTATTCATTTTATTATAAATTACTACCAAATAAATCACATAGTTTTTCTCAACAAAAAAGAACTTCAACATTTCTTAATGAAGGACCCTGACAATTACTATAAATCATTTTCTAAAAAAGATCTTTCTATGCGTAAAATATCTTCACCCGAAGATTATCATTTTTTAATAGAAAAAAGTTCAAGAGACTTTAGTGTTTATGAAAAAAATAAAATCGTGAATTGTGTAACCAATGTTGAATCAGTTTTAAAAAATGTCAATGAGCCATGGTTTGATGGAATGAAAGCATGTAAAACAAAATGGAAATTCGGATGTATTATTGGAAACTTATATGAAGGTGGTCTTCCCCATACAAGATATGATGTGATTATTCTTCCTGAATATGTGGTGTCGAATTATAGTGATTCTGAATTGTGTAAACTAATTCTTCATGAAAAAATCCACGTATATCAAAAAATGTATCCGAGTGAAATTGATAAATATACACAATATCATCATTTTTATAAAAAAATGCGTCGCAAAGAAGTTGATGACGCTCGCGCGAACCCTGATTTAGATGAATGGATTTACACCGATTCAAAAAATCATTCTTATATGGCATTATATAAGGCAGATTCAAGTAATATAACTGATGTCACTTTTTATCCTAACAATTCGCATTTCTATGAACATCCATATGAAAAAATGGCGTATGACATGGAAAAAAGGTTAACCCAATAAATAATATGATATTGGGACTTGTTGTTCATAACTTTTCACAACAAGTATTTCCTTATGTATAATCGGTCTTTTTTCATATGCCACCGCGTCTAAATTCAAATATTTAATATACACACTATCGTATTCAGTCGCCCAACTACCTGTTTCATCTGGAACAGAAACATCATCTACTGTTTTACCCTTAAAAACAGCAAAACGATTAATACCACCCTGTGATTTTGGGTCTGCCTTTTTATTAAACAGCGCAATTGTCAATGCGTTTTCATAATTCGTAAAATAATAATATGGTCCCATATAAGTTTCACGTTGGGTTTTAGATAATCCAAATACCGACATGAATTCTGTATTTACTTTGGATGAGCCACTATATCCTGCAACCGGTAATTCATAATCATGCTCATACATATCCTTTAAATACAAAAAATCGGGGTTATTTTCAAAAAACATGGTAACATTTTCATGTATTTGTGTATCATAGATTTTACGTTCCCCTACTATTTCACTTGATAATGCCAACCATATATGATTAATATTTGTCACTGTTGAATCTTTGTTTAACGGAGAGCAATCAAAAAAGATATACATGTTACATTCTTCATTTAAAAATCCGTTACATTCAAAATGATGATTTACAAAATTCGTTTGTTTTAAAAAGAGCACATTCAACATTTTTTGACAAGTCGCCATTATATCTAATCCATCCATATAAAAAAACTCGTAAAATTGAAAATATGTATCCAACTTTTTGGTAGATGGATTTGTATATATTTTTTTATTCAACAAAAATTGTAAAAAGGGCTGTTGCCCGCTACTAACGACTACATATGGACATAGATATATGTGACCTATCTTGTAATCATTTGTATATAATCGTAAATCGGTGTTTAAAGAATATTTCGCCGAATAATTATAATAATTTTTCATAGGATCGCCCAATAATTCATCCAACACTTCTTCATTATCTTCTTCCATTTCTTATATTTATAATTATTATATTTTATTTTTAAACCATTATTTTTTATAGTATAATTTATATAATAATTATAGTATGAATTTTTTCAATAATATTTATTACATGTATGAAATCTTTTACAAAATAATAACAATAATAAATGATTTTTCTATAGAATCCAAAAATATAATAGACGCATATGGCGGATTTGGTGATGAATCATAAAATTTACTTGTCTATTTTACGTTTTATCGTCTCTTTAATTTGTTCTTCGCGATTATCCAATATATATTTAGTTAATTCCTCCGCATGTTTCGGTTCATTTTTATAATAATTTTGTAAAACGGACATTAATGTTTTTGAATTGATCGGTTTCTTTACTTTGTTTTGTTTATAAATCAACGCACCTCCATTAATATCAAAACAATCGATTTCATTCTTTTTCATGACGGTCATTAATGTTTCCGACAAGGTCTTTTTCTTATTTTTACGTTCTTTGATTTCCGTTTGAAGTTTTAATATTTCATTGTCTATTTTAATCCATTCTTTAATATTTGTAATTAATTCTTCTTTGGTTTCCATTATATCATATTATGTGATAATTTTATATTATTTTACTAATAAAATAAAATTGATTTACTTTTTATATCAAGAAAGAATGATATAAAAACAACACAAAACACGCATTACAAAATGGGACAAACAAGTAGCGCTTTTATGGAAGAAGAAGAAGAAAAATTAATTATCAACAACATTCAATCACATATTTATTATAAATTTATAAACTGCTTATTTATCCATAAAATAGATCAACGCGTTTTAGATGATCAGTTCAATGTATTTTGTGAAAAATATAAAATTCAAAACCATACTGAATTATATTCGTTTTTCGTATTTATTAAGGAAAAAACGACTCATTCCTATCATAAATTTACAGTGGATGACACAATGTTAATAGGTAACTTATTCATGTTTGTTATTTATTATATGAAACTGAATTCGTTGTTCGCCTATATGAATCGTGTTTTATATTTAATGATGACAACAAATAAAATGAGATTGTCAATCAAAGGATGCTCATTTGATGAAGAAAGCAAAGATTTTGATACGAATACTGATTTATTAATCGAAGAAACGATGGATAATCAGGAAAAATTAGAGAAAATGTTACATTTGAATAAAAAGATTGAAAATATAAGCAAACAAATGAATTTTGATTATGTGTATAAAGTTGAATCAAATGTATATCATGATTATGATGGAGATGTTTTAAATTTCGGTCTAGTCGCATAAAATGAACCATTGAACAAATAAAAAACAAAAAATGTTTAACCATTTTTTGCCATGAAACAATAATATAACAACACAAGTAATAAACTTTTGGTACCAACATGTGTTGTCTCGATTACAACTTCCTGTTTATAATCATAACTCCTTATTTTTTTTACACCATACATCATTGGTAAAAAAATAAATGGCACAAATAACACATTACGTAATCCGAACAATTCAGTCATGCGATACATGTTCCACATAAAATTCATTTTCAATATTCCACTCGCGACCATTAAAGCATTGCTATTACCATATATTACTGGCAATGTCCTTATATTATTCACATAATCCCCTTCACGGTCACGGATATCCAACAAGATTTCATTAAAGAGTGACCCTAAAAATAGAGTTTGGGAAAATAATTTCAATAAAACTATATTTTGAATGCTATGCGAACTTAACGACGCGGAATAAACCATTGCCGAAAAATAACTCGCAAATGAGACGATTGATGCGCAATAGACGTTTTTCAAAAAAGTCATTTTTTTTATTTTTGGAGTATAAATAAACAATGAAAATAATACAAGATGAATGATGTTTTGAAATTTTCGCGGCAAACAAAGCAAATTCAAGAATTCCACACCCAGAAGTATCGCGGTGTTTAATATATGTGCTTCTTTTTCACTCACCTCGCCTGTAATTAATGGTCTCGTTGGATTATTTATTTTATCAATTTTCATATCAAACAAATCATTCATAATCATACTACTTGACATGGTTCCAATAATTATCAATGTTGATATCAAAAGATTTTTACTCGTGATGATAGTATAAAAACTAGGATTTACTAAAAACGCACCAGTATAGCTCAACCCAAGCGTGGGTATTATATTTTTGTAACGTATCAAACGTAAATAACTCTTTATTTTGGATAAAAAAATATGTTGAGGATTTTTTTCTTGTAAAATATTCAAATAATGATTCTCATTCTTTATTATTGGATGGGGTTTATACAAATGCGTAAATTTATATAAAAATGAAAATTTATCACTCATATTTTTTTTCATATACAAGTAACTTGATGTTGAGACTACATTTGTAAAACATAATAAAGTCAATAAACAGAATATATTCATATTATTATAATATAGAATATATTTTACAAACAAATAGTGTTTATATTTTTTATGGAGTTATTATATTTGTTGTCGATTCTGTATTATTTTTAGGTAATGACAACTTATAATGACGACTACATAATCCATTACTGTTAGGAATCACTTGACAACCACATGCTTTTCCTTTATTTATACCACTTTTTATTATAGTCATACAAGTACCAAGCGCAAGTTTTTCCTCCAGTTTCTTTTGTTTTTCCGCATTTTTCGCCTGTTGTTTTTTCTCTTTCTCCTCCTGTTTTTTCTGGAGAGCCGCCATCTTTTTCTTCATCTTTTCCTCCTTTATTTTTTCCTGTTTTTCTTTAATCATCTTATGAATGACTTGTGAATAATGAGTATAGCAATATGATTTATTATCAGTCATCATCATTTTTACTAGCATATTATCACACTTTTCACATTGTTCATCCTTATAAAAACATTTTCCATGGGTGTAACCCGTTTTCAAATAATGACCGTTAATATTTACCTCATCAATATGGTTTATACCGTGAACTTTTGGAAATCCTTCTACATGAGGCAATAATGTTTTCTGTATATTTCTACAATACGGGCATCTTAATTCTGTTAATTTCAATGTTCTCTTTTCCAATGTATTAAATTTTTTTTTATGATTCAATACATCATGGAATATCGGATTATAATTAAACTTGTGTTTACATTCTAACTCCACATAATTTTCAGTGAGTGGTTTTTGAGAAATTAAGCATAAATTATTATCATTATCTAGACCCAATTGTTGTTCCCCTTCTATTGGTTTTGACGGATCACTATAACAATCCAACGATTTATATAGTTCATCATAAAAATTAATGTTTCCTTCTATTAAATATTTTGGCATTATATATATTTTGCATTTAGTCTTTATATTTATTATCTTTTTTATTTATATTATTATGTCACCAGAAATATGGGGACCACCAATATGGACATTATTCCATACATTAGTAGAAAAATTACATGAAGATACATATACTATTATTGCTCCACAATTATTCGCACATATTAAGAGGATTTCAACAAATCTACCGTGCCCGGAATGTTCTCAACATGCTGCTTCGTTTCTATCAAAAATAAACTTTAACGGAGTAAAAACAAAGGATGATTTCAAAAAAATGATGTTTTTTTTTCATAATGTAGTCAATTATAGGAAAAAAAAACCAATGTATAATCAAATATTATTAAATAAATACGAAAAAATGAATGTAATCGCTGTATACAACAACTTCGTTTCCGTATATCACACTAAAGGAAATATGAAATTACTAGCAGAATCGTTTCAACGAAAACTAATCTTGAAGGATTTTAGGAAGTGGCTCATGAATAATATATCCAACTTTTTATAATATAATATATATTATCAAAATATCTAAATTATTTCATCACAGTTCCAACTACTTGACCATTATTGGATACAGTACACTTAAATTTTTGTTTACTTTGTGCTTTACATATTTCATTATTACTTGATAATTCGTTAAAAAATAAATATTGTGACAAACTTAAAGAATACATTGTTAACACCACCAACGTGCCAAATAAAGCACCGGTTGAAATATTTGACAATATTTGTTTTATATCTTTTAAACACTTAAACCTTAAATATCTAACTCCAATGTCCGCTCCTAAACATAGTAATAATACTCCAAAAACTAAATAATTAATATCTTTATTTATCATCATTGGAAGACATACATACATAAATGAATACGCTATTACAAATAGATTTAATCCTGGGTGTCCATATTTAGTAAATCTTCCGGTATTACATGTTGGATTTAATTGTGCTTCCCACGATTTATATTCATCACTCTGTGTTGAATTTTTTAAATAAAAACTTCGCATCGCAACAACTACAATTAAAAAAAACAAATAAATGAGTCCTTTAAAATTTTGATAAACAAATCCAGAACTTGCTATAAATAGTGATATAAACAATGGACTGTAAAATACCAAAAAATAAAAAATATTTAATGGATTTTCAGAAAAATTACTGAAATCAAATGTTGTATTTCCATTTTCGGTTGCCATATATTATAATAAATTATTTTTATTTTAACATTTTGTTAATAAATAACCAACATAATTTGATATAAATGCGCAACTATTCATCAAGACAAATGCCATAAATGCGGTATTCAATGGTTTATCATTTGCTAAAATAGAATATACCGGATCTCCAGTAAAACATCTCCAAGGAATATAAATAAAAATACCCCAACTATACAACCATAATACAGTATAATAAAAATCCGTTACAGTAAAATCATCATTACATTGTGGCTCAGTAAGAATTCGATAGACTATTATACAATAGACTAACCCGTGATTTGATACAGTCCAACATTTTTCATATGCTGAAAGATATGAGTCTCTATTCTTTTGATCGCGGTCGTCCATTCCAAAAAATATTCTGGCGAACCAATAAGCAAAGGTAATTATGAAATGAACATTATGCGCAATTGGCAATGTTTGAGGATAAATATAGTACATAAAAGAAGCTAAACGTCCTGTATCAGTGAATCGTACAAATTGTTTTACCCAATTGTAGGGATGTGTTACATGATCGTATAAATGTTCATAATGATAATAATAATTGACCACATATAATTTTTGAATAATAATAGTTGATAAATAAAAGTCTTTTACTACCAAGTATATAAATACTTGTAAAAACGGAAAATAATAACCATCTCTTATTATCATTTCTTTGTATTTTTTAAATTTCCAATCATATACGTGTAAATCTTTTATGCTCATATTTTAACTATATTATTTTGTATTTTCTATTTAATATAGTTAAAATTATTATTTTCAGTTCCTCTTATTTTTGTGTGTTTGTCTTTTTTTACCTTTATTCCGGTTAGTTTTGCGTTGTCGGTGTCTTGTTTTTCCACCATTCTGTTGTATTGATTTATAAAGAAATTGAACAAGTCTAAACTTCATGCCTTGAATCGGTAGTTCTCCGTTTTCATTTGAAGTAACACGGTCATCCTGAGAATCAGTCCCAGGAACAATAAACTTTCCTATTTCAATCATACGTTCACCGTTAGTATGATTAATATTATCAATATCAGTGTCATTATCTGTATAGGTGTCTGTGTATATATAAAATGAATGCTCTGGATGTGAATTTTCAGGATCACGTCTACGCATATCAAGCAAAAGCCTTCGCGCTTTACCACTAACTCCAACAATATATACACGACTGTTTTCATTTATATTACCATCTAGCTCTATATCAAATTGTGGATTTAATAGTAATCTAACATAACGAAATTGATTGTCATCATTAAGTAAATAATTCAATCTGTCAATATTTATATCGTATGCTCTAAAAAAAAGCAAATATTTATCGATACTGTCAAAATAATAAGGGTCAAACACATAACCATTATTCGGTATATGATTATCAACAACTGGTGCTAAACCCTGGGTGTTGTTCATATAACTAGTTATATAAAATAATTTTATTTCTATAAATTATCTCTCTAAAATCAATTCAAATGCTTCATTAATGTGACTGATCGGATAAAAATGAATGCCTTTAATCAAATCAGTATCCTTGTATTTTTCCATAAAATCCTCGTAATCTTTCATGTTTTCTTTGGGAAATATAAAGGACGTAATTCCTGCCTTAATACCACCAATAAATTTATAATTCAACGCACCAATTTCGTTAACACTTCCATCCAAATTCGCCTCACCAGTAACACCAAAAGTGTTTTTGATTTTTATATTGTTCAACATACTATACAAACAAATCGTAATGGCAATACCGGCGCTAGTACCACTCTTATTGATTGACCCGTCTCCACTGTGTATGTGTAATCCGTATTTGTGCTCGCCGTCGTATTTCTCTCTTAGCTGTGTTTTTTTATCATCGGGTGTTAAATTATATGCCAGAGTAAGCGCAATATGCATAGATTCTTTCATCATTTCGTCCAACAATCCGGTTAATTTCAAATCCAAATACTTACCTGCTGGGAAAAACTTGACATTGGTTGGTAATATTCCACCCATTCCCATGTTATTTGCCCACAAACAATTAATAATCCCCACCTCACTTTTATCATGTATCATCTTATACGTGTTCTCTCTTTTGTCTTTAAAATATTTTGTTTTTATGTCTTCAATTGTTATAATTATTGGAAAATCATAATCAATCTGTGAGTTTTTCAATACGTCTAAATTGATCTCTCCCACCATTTCAAATAAAATCTCTTTTAATTTACGGACTCCAGCTTCACAAGTATAATTCTCAATAATAAATTTCAACACATCGTCGCTTATCTTTATCATATCTACCAATCCCATTTTTTTATATACCTCTGGCAACATATAAGTATTACAAATGACTAACTTGTCTTCCACCGATAAATTCGTAAATTTAATACGATGAATACGGTCTAATAATATTTTATCAATCGAATCAACATCATTATAAGACAATATGAATAGCGCTTTGGACAAATCCAAATCAATACCACTGAAATACTTGTCCTGGAAACAATCATTTTGAGTTGAATCCAACAAATGCGTTAAAATACCGACGATTTCTTTACCATGCTCCGTTTTAGAAATCTTATCTAATTCATCTATAAAAATAATTGGATTCATACACTTTTTATCCATCAATATTTGAACAATACCTCCCCATGTAGATCCAACATATGTATAATTATGGCCATGTAAAGTACTGCCATTTGAATCGCCACCCATTTGTATCATAGCAAATGGTCTACTAACACCGGCATCATCTTTTAAACAATTGGATAAACCATATTTCGCCAATGTAGTTTTACCTAGACCTGGAGGACCTTCAAAACCAAAACAATAACCTTGTTGCTCCCCATTTATCCATTGACCTATAATACGCTCTACTTGTTTTTTCGCCTTTTCATGCCCATGTACCGATGAATTTAATATATTTTTTACCTCACATATATATCCATTTATTTTTTGAAATAAACTTTCAATATCTTTAATCTTTTTTAGAATTAAGTTGTTTGTTTCAAGTATTTCAATCAACATGAATTCGTTAATTATTTGCGAATGTGAATTTATAAAAATATCAAAAAATTCGTATATACTATCTTTTAATTCTTCTTTTTTCTTGTTTATGTACTTGATCTTTTCCATGGGTAAACTGTTTACATTTATACATTTATTCACTTTCATAATAAAATTGACGAGAGAACTCTTATCCATTGTGTTTAATTTACCTTTCATTTTTTCATAATTTTCGGACGTGTTCATCAATTTTTCCTTCAATTGTAAAGTATATTTTTTAATTTCAATACTCGTATATGTCTCCTTTACAGGTATTTGACACTCGTGTAATACATTCCCATTTTGGACGATAATTGAAAATTCTTGTTTAATCTGATCCATCAAATACATGATGGGTTCTTTTTTATACACATTAAACGGCACTTTTAATAATCCGTCCAAATATTGACGCGCCTTGGATCCCGAGTCTTCCGACTTGGATTTGATTTCTTTCAACTTTATCATCGCCTTTTCCTTGACCACTTCGCTCGCTTTTAACAAACAGATTTGTTGCTCCAAGGGTATTTTATTGATATCAAAATTCGACAAATCATTTGTATATTGTATCGTTTTTTTCATAGCTTCCCGAAACGAATCTTTAATCGACCAAGGAAAACTGTCAAACAATATGATTTGTTCTTGTGTATCTATACTATTATTAGAGTCATTTGATAATAAATCATACAACAAGTAAGAATTATATTTATTTTCATAATTATTATAAGAATTCACCAAAAATTGTATCAAAACATTTCGTTTGGAATATAAATCACTATTTACAAAATCCTTCACCATTTGTAATAATGTTTTTTGTTTCAAACTCTTGATATTTGTATTATACCCCATATATTTATTGTAAATTTCTTGATGTTCATGAATCAATAAATCTTTCAAAGTGAGAGAATGAATCATCGCCGCAAAACACGACTTTTCTAAATCAAAAACTTCATCTTTTGGTGTGTTATCTTTAATATTTTTTATCTTTAAATTAATGTACTTGTTACTCATAAACTTAATATTTACGTCATCTAAATAACCATATATGATTAAACTTTTATTGATTTCGCTATTTATAATGTATAGTTTTATTCCGTAAACCTTCATATGAAACTGTTTATACTGTAGACTTAAATCTAAACAATCCAAATGTTTATTATTTTCAATTGACTCATCAATATAATTTACATTGTTTTTTTTAGATACTGACGATACAGCATTGGGATCATTACCACTCTTGTTATTTAAAATTCGATAACCTGTCGGATGAAAATATTTTTTCAATAAATCATACTTATGAATATCCGTGTCGCTTGTCGTCGTATTTCCAAAACAAATCAATAACAAATCCTCCAAACTGTCTGTACCGTAATTTTTCAATATCGATGAAAAATCATTATTAATATTTTGTAGAATCGTAATCACTTCTTCCGTTTCTATATTATTTATCTTTTCTACAAAACTATTTATTTTATCATTTAAATTACTTAAAGAATTTATACAATTATTCACTTCGCTTATTCCTAAAATATCAAATGTTTTGTTTTTTTGAACATGTAATATTGTTTTTTGTGTAATTTCTCTAAAACTTTGTACTTTTTTTTCAATAATCCCCAAAATATCCGTTTTATGTTTTGTATTTATATTTTTTGATTGATTATTTTTCATTTATATACTATATATATTTGTTTATACATTATAATTGTATGGTTTAAACATTTAAATTATCACTTAAATACATTACTATAGTATATATAATTATTACACCATGGGAATACCAAGTTATTTTTCATACATTGTCAAAAATCACATTCATATTATTCAAAAATACATAAAGAATAAAATGAATATACACAATTTATATCTAGATTGTAACTCTATTATTTATGACGCAGTGTGTAATATTGATTTCTCAACGATTAAAGTAAATGATGTCACCACAAAAATGATTTCAAACCAGGTGATTACAAAAATAGAGGAATATATATCAACCATTCAACCAAGTCAAAATATTATGATTGCCTTTGATGGAGTCGCGCCTGTCGCCAAATTAGAACAACAACGCACACGACGTTATAAATCATGGTATCAAAACGAGGTTTCCAAAACTATATTCAAGAATTTAAAACCAGATGTTTGGAATACTACGGCAATTACCCCGGGAACCATTTTTATGAAAGAATTAAACGATTTTATTATGAAACATTTTACTCAACCCTCCAAATATGGTGTTGAAAGATTGATTGTTTCCACCAGTAATGAATGCGGTGAAGGCGAACATAAAATTTTTGATTATATTCGCTCTAACGTAAATGATCATTTTGAAAAATCAACGGTTATATACGGTCTTGATGCGGACTTGATTATGCTTTCAATCAATCATTTACCGATTAGTCCTCAAATATATTTGTATAGAGAAACCCCAGAATTCATCAAGAGCATTGATAATTCACTAGAACCGAATGAAAGTTATTTCATGGATATACCTGAGCTCACTCGTATTATTACAACAGATATGAATAACGGAAAAGAATTTGTCAATGATCAACAGAAAAACCGAATATACGATTATATTTTCCTTTGTTTTTTTCTTGGAAACGATTTCATGCCACATTTTCCAGCATTAAATATTCGCACAGGCGGTATTGATAAATTATTGAATGCCTATAAGGCAACCATTTCCGAAAATGAGTTTTTAACCGATGGTAAAAATATTCAATGGAAACAGGTACGTAAATTAGTCGCATTTTTGGCAGAACGTGAAGAAGAATACATACAAAATGAAATGAAACTACGCGATAAGTGGGAGAAAAAACATTATCCAGATGATACACCAGAACAAAGATATGCGAAATTTGATGCGATTCCTACTTATGAGCGCGAATTAGAGAAATATGTGAATCCTTATAAAAAGGGGTGGCAAAATCGTTATTACAAAGCATTGTTCAAAGTGGATATTGATGATGAACGAAGAAAACAAATTGCGACAAATTATTTGGAGGGATTAGAATGGACCATGAAATATTATACAAATGGTTGCGCAAATTGGAATTGGTGTTATAAATACAATTATCCGCCTTTATTGGAAGACCTGATTAAATACGTGCCTTATTTTGAAACCGAATTCATCAAGGAAAACACATATAAACCAGTTTCACCTTTGGTACAATTATGTTATGTTTTACCAACACACAGTCTTGGGTTTTTACCAGAAAAATTATATAAAGAACTAAAAGAAAATTATTCCCATTGGTATAAAAACGACTGCGAGTTTATTTGGGCTTATTCAAAGTATTTCTGGGAATCCCATGTGGAACTTCCAGAAATAGAAATAGAAGAACTCAAATTGGTTGTTTCAAAAGTTCTAAACAATTAGGGTTTGATTATAAACAAATCTTTTGTACAATGTTTTATAAACATTTTGTAATTTATCATATTTCATATTGAATTTTCCATCAATATGTTTTATATTTTCAACAATGGCTTTATCTTGTAATACCGTTTTTATCATGGTATATTCAGTAATAAAATCGCCCATATTATTGTAATAATTACCAAAATAAGTCGTATCATTGGTATTCCAAAAATTGCGATATGTCTTGACAAATAATTTAGAATGGGTATTATTTAAAGGAAGCGTGCTTGTAATTACAGTGCTAATATAATCTCCGAACAACACTCGTGCTACGGTGGTGTGTGGTAAAATAAATTCATTCTCGATTTTTAATTTATCCACCATAAAGACCTGTTTTGCCATGGAGTCTGGACCCGAATTATATTCATATTCAGTCTTGTAATGAAACGGATAATCTTTCAAGGCATAGGGAGGCACCTCTTTGGTTGGACTCGGATTTTTCTGATTTCCAAAAGTATGGACAAAACCAATATGCATGACATCAAGTGAATTTTCACTTATGATTCGCCCAAATGCGTTGAAATCAAAATTCAACAATACTTGACTAAAACTACTTGAGTATATTTCGGGTTCACGATATATACGGATTTCTTTCGGTTCATATAAATTTTTACTGATTGTATTCAAATAGACCCAGCCGTCTTGTTCCACCACATTGTATGTCCGCTGATTTTGACAAGCCGTATTGGTAAAATTTAGTCCTGGCACTTTCACCAACACACCAGTGGAATTGAACTCATAACCGTGATATGGACACACAACATTGTTATTTTTCACTTTACCAAGTGATAGAGAGGCACCACGATGACTACACGAATCGTCCATTGCGTAATAAGTCTTATTCTTTCTCCATACTACATAGTCTTCCCCCCAAACTTGAATTTTATATAATTTATTATTTCTAAATGAGGATGTTTTTCCAATGACATACCAGTTTAAATTATATCTTTCTTCTACCGTTAATTCGTTGTGGTTTGTTATATTCACTGGTTGTATCTCCGATAGAGGCACATATGGTTGTGTTATTTGTTGTTTTCTTTTAAAACCAAACTTTGTATCTACAAGGCGTTTTACTATTTTTGTTACCGTTTCTGGTTTTGGCGCACGAAACAAAAAGGTTTCAATGGTATTAAATTTTAACAATAATAGAAAAATAAATAGATTCATATTTATTATACTACCAAGATATTTTTATATTTATTTTTTTATAATTCTAAAAATAATATAATGAATTATATATATGTCTGACCCAAATATTATTTTGAATAATTTTATAAATGAACTGGCATATATCAAAACTAATTACACAATTATCTACAATGTAGATAATAGATTAATAACTGAACAATTACCACAAGCATTTATACATCATGCGAATCACAGTTTAAGAAATATAGATATACAAAATTTTACGGATGAACAGTTGCGGCGAGAACATACAATTATAGATCAAGCAATCGATTTGTTTGAAACATTACTTGAGGACGATAATAATATTTTTACAGATCATGAAAAAACTAAATTTTCGGATGTTTTACATTTGTATAACGAAAAAAAACTTGAATTAGAAAGAATAAACTCAAACCCACGAACCGGTGGTAAAAAATCTAGAAAAGGCAAAAAATCTGGAAGAAAAAACAGAAAATCCAAGAAAAGCAAAAAATCCAAGAAACGCGTATAATATATAATATTTAATAAAATTGATTAAACATTATACTTTATAGTTAATTACAAACCATACATGTCTTCTTTTATGAAAAAACAAGTGAAAAAAACTGCGCCTACTTGCGATTGCCCAGAAATCGTGGAATTTAAAACAAAAGGTATTTCTTATTTGGATTCACTGAGTGAAACCCAATTATCCAAGATAATTCTTGTTGCGAACGACCATTATTATAACGGTGAAAACATGTTATTAACCGACAATCAATATGATATTGTCAAAGAATACATTGAGCTCAAATTCCCCAAGAACCAAGTATTAAAACAAATCGGCGCACCTGCTAGTGGAAAAAACAAGGTCACATTACCTTATGAAATGCCATCTATGGATAAAATCAAACCCGACTCAAACGCGCTAGTAAATTGGTGCGCAAAATATGAGGGTCCATATATGTTATCCTGTAAATTAGACGGGGTAAGTGGTCTATATTCAACCGAAGGAGGTGTCCCGAAATTATATACTCGTGGTGATGGAAAAGTCGGGCAAGACATCAGTCATTTATTACCTGTATTCAATTTACCCCAAGAACCCAATATTGTGGTAAGAGGCGAATTTATTATACCAAAAAAGGTATTTGACGAGAAATACAAGGCAGAATTTGCGAATCCGCGAAATTTAGTCTCGGGAATTATTAATTCAAAAAATGTGGATGCCAAAGCAAAGGATTTACACTTTGTTACATATGAGGTCGTCAGTCCACCCATGGCGCCATCTCAACAATTAGTTGTATTGAAAGTATTAAAACATGAAGTCGTGTGTAACAAATTGTTTTTCGAACTATCCAATGACACATTGTCGGAATTATTACAATACTGGCGCAAAAACTATGAATACGAAATTGACGGGGTCATTGTTTCAGATAATAAAATATATGAGCGCAAAACGGGAAATCCTGATTACGCCTTTGCGTTTAAAATGGTATTGACCGAGCAAATCGCTGAAGCAAAAGTAGTGGATGTTCTTTGGTCGGCGAGTAAAGACGGGTATTTGAAACCGCGCGTACGTATTGAACCAGTGAAACTAGGTGGAGTCACCATAGAATACGCTACCGGTTTCAACGGTAAATTTATTCAAGAAAACGGTATTGGTATTGGCGCCATTATAGAAATCATTCGCAGTGGTGATGTCATTCCTTATATTAAAAGCATTACTATGGCTGCTGACAAGGCAAAAATGCCAGAGGTGCCTTATAAATGGACATCTACAGGTGTTGATATTGTTTTGGAAAATATGGATGATGATATTACAGTTCGTGAAAAAAATATAACTGCGTTTTTCGTTACTTTAAAAGTAGATGGTTTATCCAGCGGAAATGTAAAACGGATTATGAATGCCGGGTTTGACAGTGTACCCAAAATATTGAAAATGAAGAAAACTGATTTTGCAGGAGTTGAAGGGTTTAAAGATAAAATGATCGAAAAAGTTTTTACAGGTATTCAAGAAAAGGTCGCCAACGCATCATTATTGGAAATCATGGTGGCGTCAAATTTGCTCGGTAGAGGATTAGGTGAGCGCAAAATTCGACCTATACTGGACAAATATCCGAATATATTAACGACCAGTGAATCCGGCGAAGAAAAAATGAATATGTTACAAAGCGTCGATGGTATTGGTATTGAAAACGCAAAAAGTTTTGTCAGTAATATACCTGGATTTATCGAGTTTTTAAAGGAATGTGGTTTGACAGAAAAATTAAATACGCGTACCACACTCGTTGTCCAGGCAAAACCCTCGACATTGACGGGTCCATTGTCTGGTAAAAAAATAGTCATGACCAAAATAAGAGACAAAGATATTATTGAATATTTGAAAACGCAGGGAGGCTCATTAGAAGACAATATCAAAAAGGATACATTTTCCCTAGTTGTAAAATCACACGATGATGTATCGAATAAAACCAAATTTGCCCAAGAAAACAATATACCAATCATGACTGCACAAGAATTCAAGAACAAATATATGCTATAAAAGGTCTTCGATACAAAAATCCAAAAAATATACAAATATTCTTAGATTTTTCGAAGAATCTATTTATAAAAAATTTCAAATTTCAACAAAAGAATTTCAGAAAAAGTAAAAATGGACATTTTTGGTATGTCCATTTTTGAAAATCAGGGGGATTCATGTTAAAAACACTGTTTTTTAGGCCAGTTTACAGCATAAAGCTCTCCTGGATTTTTCGCAGAAAAATGTGCGAGACCATAATTTTGTGAGCATAATTTTTATGTTTTTTAGGGAAAAGGGTTTAGAACCTTTTCTGTTGCTATATTAAGCAACAAATGTCAACAGATTTTGGGATAAAAGGGACAACATATTTTTACTGTGATTTGTGTGACTATAAAACGTCACAAAAATCACATTTCAATCGTCATTTAAATACTAGTAAGCATGTGGACGGCAACAAAATGGCAACAAAAACGGATAAAAAAGGACAACAGCATATATGCGATATTTGTAATAAAATGTATCATGATAGGTCTGGATTATGGAGACATAAAAAGAAATGCGCTTTTAAAAATGAAAATATTCAAATGGTTATAAATGATGAATGCGATGATCACGAGAATGGTAACGACCATAATAGTGATAATGATGATGACCTTTTTAAAAAAGAAAACACAGCTCAAATGGACATGTTAATTAATTTATTCCAGGAACAGCTTAAAGAAAACAAGGAACTCAAGGAACTCATTATTGAACAACAAAAAAAGATTTTAGAAATGGGTGTAGCAACAAATATTACAAACAACAATATAACCCAAAATAATACGAATAACAAATTCAATTTGAATGTCTTTTTGAACGAAACATGTAAAGATGCGCTGAATCTAAGTGATTTTCTGGAATCATTGATTCTCACTTTGACGGACTTTGAAAATTTTGGTCCTCTGGGGTATTGTGGTGGGATTAGTAATATCTTGGTCAACGGATTAAACAAATTAGATATCAGTAAACGCCCGATTCACTGTAGCGATCTAAAGAGAGAAGTCATTCATATTAAAAACAACGACATCTGGCATAAAGACGATGATAAACAGCAAATGATAAAAGTGATCAAGGCGATCGAACACAAGAATATCAAGCAAATGTCACTTTGGGGGAAAGCCAACCCAGAATATAAAGACCCAAATCATAAAAAGAGTGACCTGTATACCAAGTTAATTGACCAGAGCTTATGTGATACAGACAAAGAAAAAGCAATGAAAAGTTACAATAAAATTATACGTACCGTGGCGAAAGAGGTCCTCGTGGATAAAGATAAATCATAAAATGGGTTTAAAGATTTCTTTTTTTTATTATAATATAGAATCATGAATCAACAAAATGGGTTAAATAAACAAATCATTAGTTCATTTGAATCCCGCGATGAATTTATGAATTTACTGAAAGTAAATCCTGGTTTAGTTATTGTAAAATTAGGTGCTACCTGGTGTGGTCCATGTAAAGCAATTGCTCATATTGTAGAAGCATTTTTCGCATCGTCACCTGCCAATGTTATTTGCGCGGATATCGATGTCGATGAAAGTATTGATTTGTACGCCTATTTAAAACAGCGAAAAATGGTAAACGGAATACCTGTGATGTTAATGTATAAAAAAGGTAATGTATCGTTTGCGCCAGATGATAGTGTTACCGGTGCGGATCCGGCACAGTTAGACGCTTTTTTCAAACGTTGTGGACTACATTTATTGGCATTAGAAAAGGCGTATGGTAAATAGGAAATTAGATGAATTAGAAAAAACAATTTAGAATGATATTCATATAATTTTGTATATGAATATTTTTCACATATTTAGTTTCATTGTATTACCAGCGTATACATGGGCATACCAATTTCCTGGAAGAATGACAAAAATGTCTTTAAATGAAAATACTGTAAGACAAATCGTACAAAAAAATTATTTGATTACGAAATATAACTACAATACTTTGTTGGATAAAATCAATACTGGTGAAATAGACAGTGTTTATTTTTTACCGAAATTAGATAATGTCATTGCTGAACAAAAAGAAAAATCGGGTGAATTATACAAGGATTATTCAATTACCCGTATTACTCCTGTAGTAACGGAAAATATTGTTGCGGAAACCACCAAAAAACATGTAGAAACGGTATTTTTACAAGAATCCATCAGTGATTTTAACCAGTATCAAAAATATGCGGGTGATTTGTTTGGAGTCGCTAATAATTTATTCATTGGATTATTCATATTTTCTTTAATAGCAAACTCAATTCGTTTTTTTCAACAGCAACAAATGCCCAACAACGGTGGTCTAAACAATATATTTGCGACAAAAAATATAAACAAGGATATTCCAACGATTCAAAAGGCAAATATTTCCTTGAATAGTTTTGCTGGTAGTGCAGAAATATTTCAGGAATGTACTGAGGTGGTTAGTTATTTGAAAAATTCGACTTTATATAAAAACGCAGGCGCCGAAATCCCCAAAGGTATTTTGCTAGAAGGACCACCAGGAACCGGAAAAACTCTATTGGCAAAAGCAATCGCCAGTGAAGCCGGTGCGAATTTCATTTCCATTACAGCGAGTGAATTCGTAGAAGTCTTTGTCGGCGTAGGTGCGTCCAAAATAAGAAAGTTATTTGAAAACGCTCGTAACAACAAACCATGTATTATTTTCATTGATGAAATCGACGCAGTGGGTCGTCAAAGAGGCGCAGGAATTAACATGGCAAATGATGAACGAGAACAAACATTGAACCAACTGCTTGCGGAAATGGACGGTTTTGGTGACAATGAAGGAATACTGGTGATTGCGGCGACAAATCGCAAAGATGTCCTGGATAGTGCGTTATTAAGACCTGGTAGGTTTGACCGTTTAATTACTGTCCCGTTACCAGATCGTGATTCAAGAAGACAAATATTACGCGTCCATTCAAAAAACAAGGTGTTTTCCAAAGATGTGAATCTCGATTTGGTCGCAGAATTAACCACTGGTTTTTCGGGGGCTCAATTGAAAAATTTGATGAATGAAGCAGCAATATATGCGGCACGAAAGGGAAACACTATCATCGATGAAATAGATATCATGAACGCATTGGATAAATTGATTATTGGATTAATTAAAAACAATGATACCCGTGATGATGTAGCCAAAAGACGTATTGCTATTCATGAAGTAGGTCATGCCTTTTTGGCATATACATTTAACGATTATTTTGATTTGAAAAAAGTCAGTATCGAAAGCACCTATAATGGTGCCGGAGGATACACGGTTTTCAATGAATATCAAAATATTACCGACAGTGGATTGTATACCAAAGATTTATTGTATAAACGATTGGTCATTACCATGGGTGGAAAAGCAGCTGAACGAATTTTTTATGGGGAGGAATATGTTTCTTTAGGCGCCAATCAAGATCTAAAACAAGCGAATTCTCTTGCGCGGAGAATGATTGGTAATTTTGGAATGGGAACACGCCTGGAGACCTTTTACAATGAAAATATTGACAATGATGCGAATCCATTTTTGGGTCGGAGTTTTGGCTCATCCGAAAAATATTCAGAAAGCACCAAGGAGATGTTTGATAAGGAGGCACTTTTGATGATTGATGGCGCATACATGGAGGCGAAACAAATATTACAACAAAATATCGATATGCTTCATATAGTGATTGACTTTTTATTGAATGATAAATATTTATCAGGACAAGAATTCCGTAATATTATTGAGGCAAAGGAAATATTTGATTGATTAAATTAATTATAATAAAAAATGAATTAAATGTTATTTATATTGGTTATAAACAACATCTTAAAATGGTTTTCATATATGTGCTTCAATTAGAAAAAGATAAATATTATATCGGAAAAACAAATAATCCACAATTTCGGTTGGAAAGTCATTTTAATTCAAATGGCTCAGAATGGACAAAAATATATAAACCATTGCGAGTTTTAGAGCTTAGACCAAATTGTGATGATTATGATGAAGATAAAATTACAAGACAATATATGGATAAATATGGAATAAGTAATGTTCGCGGTGGTTCATTTGTTTCTATAAAATTACATAAATCAGAAATAGATATTTTGAAACAAATGAGTAATGGAACAAATAATAAATGTTTTATTTGTGAGAAAGAAGGACATTTCGCAAAAGATTGCGATGATTCTGACGAGAAAAAAAGTGATAAAAATAATGAAAAATGTAATTGTCCGACATGTTATTTCTCTCCTCATAGAAAAATAAAATGTTTCTTAAACAATGTAATTTTATGTGATGAAAGTGAAAAAAACGATACAAATTTTTGTTTTCGTTGCGGTAGGGAAGGTCATTATGTGTCATCTTGTTATGCGTCAAAACACATTCATGGACATTCTTTGAAAAAATGAACATTTTAAATAAAAAAATTGAAAGCTTTTTTGTTCCGGGTCTTTAAATCAATCTACAAAAAGTATTTTAAAACAACTTAAAGAAAATGTCCGAACCAAATATCTTAGAAAATCGAGTGATTGATTTAACAAACGACGCAGCGACAAATCGAGTTTCTGTTCCTGATTTTAGCAGAATATTGACAAGCGATCGTCGTGAACCAGCATGTTCATTCTGCGAATCCCCGGGGCATAATGTACGAACATGTAGGCATCCTGACCGGGAAAAATTACACGAATGTGCTCAGTTTATGTATTTAACAACTTGCCATTATTTAAAGCGTTATCCGAATACAGAAAGAACTCATAAATTGTGGTTGGACAACTTATCTACGAGCGAATATAAAATATTAGCAAAGTTAAATCGTTTGGAAACAGACTCGAAAACGACTCGTGAGCAATACCAAGAAATATTACATGAGCATTATATTCAATATGCTGAAGAAGAATTGCATGATGTCACTTCAACAAACACAACAACCATTCTGAATCTCTACATTGACATTCTATTGACAGGGATTGTCACGGACATAGACTCAATGATATATGCGGTGACTAAGTTAACAATGATAATCAAAAACAGCGGAAGACATCTCATGGATATGCCTCGTTTTCGCTATTGGTTAGGCAACCATATGGATGATTATTACCGATTTCGACAACTCCGAGAAAATCGCAAACAAAAACCGACAATGATACATACCCCATCATTGGCAAAAGACGATCATGATGAATGTCCTATTTGTTACACTGAGATGAAGAATGATTCCGTGGTTCAACTTGGTTGCGCCCATTCCTTTTGTGGCGACTGTATCATTGGTCAAATCAAATCAAGTAGAAAACCAACCAGTGAATGTGCTATGTGTCGCGCTACTATCAGCGAATGCCGTAGTACTTCAAAAAAATTATTACAAAAATTATCATCAAGTATTGCCTGAAAAATAAAAAACAAAAAAAAAAATAAAAACAAAAAAATATAAAAAGTGGGTCTCTAGGGGCTCATTTTTTATTTCGTCTTTTTCGTATTTTTTTTATATGATACTAATTTATCATTATCATATAAAATGAGCGTTGATTTGAATATAGACAATTACAATTTGGACGATATTTTAAAACTATTCAAATTACCGTTGGATTTCAACGAACACGAATTAAAACAAGCCAAACAAGTTGTATTAAAAACTCACCCGGATAAATCGGGTCTCTCATCAGAGTATTTTTTGTTTTATTCAAAAGCATATAAAATGTTGTATTCTGTTTGGGAATTTAGAAAAAAAGGTGATGTGAATAAGACAACGTCAAATACTGATTATGACAATATAGAAGATTACAATGAAAAAGACAAGAAAAAAATATTGGATAATCTTTTTCAATCAAACAATGGAAAACTCAAAAATAGCAGAGAATTCAACGAATGGTTTAACGACCAGTTTGATAAAATGAAATCCTCGCACGATGACGAAACCGGATACGGTGAATGGTTACGATCTGATGAGGATTTACATAATCCAAGTGGCGAAAACGTATCAATGGCTACCATGAAAACAGAATTTGACAAGAAAAAATCCCAAGTGAGAGCACTCATCGTAAAACAGGATGTGAGTGAATTCAACAGTTCAAACTCCATGTTTGGAACAGAATTAATGAGAGAAGGTCCAGGAGAATATAGTTCTGGGTTATTTAGCAATCTTGCATATGAGGATCTTCATAAAGCCCATACCGAAACGGTCATTCCGGTAACCGATGAAGATTACGAAAGCATGCCCAAGTTTAAAAGTGTCAATGAATACATGAATTATCGTAACACACTGGATATGAACCCACTGACGGAACAAAAGGCACAAGAGGTTCTAAATCGTCAAAACGAAAAAGAATCAGAAAAAGCCACCAGGCGAGCCTATGAATTAGCCAGACAAACTGAAATCGCAAAACAAAAAAGCCAAGGATTCTGGGGAAACTTACAATTACTTGGAAATAAAGCCTTTGGTAGTAAATAAATTATTATATATTCTATTATTTTAACCCATTTTTACTTTTAGAAAAAGAAGTCAAAGAGAGAAAAGGGGTGTGGAAATTCGGCAATAAAGAAAAACCAATAAAAACCACCAAAATGAGAAAATAAAAATATATGAATAGTATATATTTATTTATGGCAGTGAAAACAATTAGTTATACAAATATTATAGTGATTTTAATTATCGCTTCTGTGATTGGATTTTTATACAATCGCTATATGGAAAAAATGGACCGGCTACAAGGTCTAGGAAATAGTTACGGAGCAATTCAAAATTATTTATTAACGGATTCATCCTTGAGTGATGTAAAGAAACCCATCCTATGGATTCCCATTGAATACGAATATAATGCCCGTAATTGGTTATCATTCGGATCCAGGTCATCTTTTGAGTTGAACCAGCCTTATATGTATTTAACCGTAAAAAGCATCATTAACCAATGCGGTGATTCATTCCATATTTGTATTATAGACGACAATTCATTCCGCAAATTATTACCTGAATGGAACATTAATTTAGATGCCACCGCAAATCCAGTGAAATGTAATATTCGTAAACTCGGTTGGGTCAAAATATTATATCGCTATGGAGGCATGTTTGTACCACCATCCTTTTTATGTATGCGAAATTTAGAAGAATTATACAAGACTGGGATTGCCGGGGGAAAAATGTTTGTCGGGCAAAATGTCGACCGAAATCAAACCTCGGTCACGCATGAGTTTTACCCAGACATGCGTTTTATGGGCGCACCAAAAGAATGCGCCGTATTGAACGATTTGATGGATTTCATGCAACGAACCATATCCACGGATTTCACCAGTGAATCGGTCTTTTTAGGGGATTTCAATCGTTGGACGAATTCAAGAACCCGCGAAATCAATATTATTGACGGTAAATTAATCGGCACCAAGACGTTGAATGACTCGCCTATATTAATCGACGATTTATTATCAAACAATTACATTGACTTGTATGCCCAAGCATACGGAATATGGATACCAGCTGAACAAATATTGAATCGCCGACATTACGAATGGTATGCGCGTTTATCGCCCAAACAGGTATTGGAGTCAGAAGTCATTTTGAGCAAATATATATTGTTGGCAAGCGCGCCTGGTGAAAAACAAGGACGAATCGAGGAATTCAAACAAATGCCCGAATGGATTGGATACTGGCAAGTGCCATCTGGATTTGGATTATGGGGACAAAAACCAAATTATTTGGGTAATCATATGATAATCAAAGACCCAGATTATTCTACTGATTTAGTGTAATTATATTTTATATATTTTTATCTATCTACTATATATATATGCCAGAAATATTCAAATTTTTTCAGTATCCAACAACGACTTCAAAAGAATTAGAAAAATTTAATACAACTATAGATACTAGTAAGGATAAAGAAAATAAATCTCAGTTTGTTCAGCGTCAAACACCAGAATACAAAGATTATAGAGATCTTCCAAAACCAGACGAAGGTGAATTATTCAAGGCATTACATCCGGATAAAGGTGGAAGAAGACACAAAAAAACCCAACGAAGAAGAAAGAGAAAAACCCAAACCCAAAAAAGAAAACACGGTAAATCAAAACGTAGAAGAAGAATGTAAAAATGCGATTTTATTTTATATGTATAATATAGGATAAAATATGAGTGATGAAAATACACAAAATCTTGATAAATATGCGGAAGAATTAAGCGATTATTTGAATAAGGCGAATACAAATCCACAGGTAATTCAAGAAACGCCGGGGTGTGGAAAAGCAATGGTTTATAGCGATCGTTTTGATAGTGTAGATGTTGATCCAAAAAAATTGAATATAGAAGGATATTTTGTAGACAAATCTTTAAATTCGTTATTTACCCAAAAAATGAAAGAATGGTTTCCGAGTGATGTTGTAAATGACGAAACAATAAAAGAGTTATTTCAAAAAACAAATATAGATATGGTAGAATTTATTAAAAATATAATCAAAAAGATGAGTGAACGAAAAGAAAATATTAAAACAGTCACTGGTCATAATGAAAATGATAAAGAAAACACGAATATAAATATTTTAGAAAGAATTATTTTAAAAATACTTTTTGGATTGAGTAGAGAATCTCCTGGTGTGAATATACATTATAATAATTCAATCATAAAAGATAAAGATAGCCCTGATTACCTTCAAATATTTAAATTTCAAGATAATACGAGTGGTATGGATGATTATAGACATCAAGTTTATGTATATTCAAAGTATTTGATTATGTTGGAAAAGATAAAAAAACAATTAGAAAACAACGGTACTGATAAAGATGAAATAAATCTACAATTATTATACGTATTGTTATTTTGTTTAAATACTGGAGAAGATACAATTCGAGTATTCAGTAAATTTGGTCATGCCTTAATGGAAATGACAAATAAACCAATTATAATGAATCGAAAATTTGATATTAATGATTATATCAAAGATAAAAATGAACTTGTAAAAATAAACAATTCATTCAAGGAATTTTATTTACCAAAAAATATATATCCTCTAAATTCAAAGTTATTACCGATTCAACAATTGAATAAAAATGATTTTGATATTTATGTATCATTTGATAAGAATGAATTAATTATGACTACATATCAATTACTTTATTTTACTTATGGTCCAAATATGATGTTGGGTCTTGTGATAGATAAAATTGACACCAATATTACAAAAAAAACATATAGTAATTATTTTCAGTATTGTTGGACTACAAATTTCAATATGGAAACTATGAAAAATACAAATAATTCATCGTTTATAAATAGCTTATTTGATACATTGGACAAGTTAGAACAAAATCCTACTACAGGAGGTAAGCGCAGAGCTAGAAAAACAGTGAAAAGAAAAAAGAATACGCCTAAAAAAAGAAAGCGATGTAAATCAATAAAAATTATGCGACGTCAGCGTCTTCGTCCAAGGAATCGCACTTATCACAGCCGGGCAAGCCCTTAGAACCGTCGGGTAAACCAGTAAAACAAATATAATACACAATTTCATAAGTGGATTTTTCATACCGGATTTTTGTCGTGTATTTAATATCGTTGAAATTACATATTTGTCGCAATACCGTCGTAAAAGCAGCATAGGTCATCTTTTTTTCAACATATTTTTGTTTTGATACATGATAATAAGGCTTACAATACATCAGAAATGGTGGAATATTGTTGTCAAATATTCCTTTTTTATAAGAATTATTATTGAAAATATATGTATTATCTTGTTTAATACATATTTTATCGAGTAAATCAAATAATGGATCAATCGGGATCGCATATTTAAATATTTGTTTTGACATATTCAATGGTATATTATTCTATTATAATAGCAAAACAAAATTATAAATCGTTTTTGTCTTAAATTACAAAAAAAATAATTTTACTAAAATAATTATTATTATTCATTATTTTCAATCCAATGTGACAATTTTCCATGCCAAAATTTATTATAATATATTTCACCATCACTTAATAATGCTGGCACATAACTAAAACAACTTGGTGATATCACAAGAGCATTTGCTGATGCCAATTCTATGAAACTTTTAGTAACATCACTATTTATATGAAATTCTACATCATCGCTTATAAATTCTTTAAAATTATTTATATCTCCTTGTGAATAAATATGAAATAATATATTCTTATCTGAATGCTTATTTCTTATAATATTCATAATTGATAAAAAATAATTATTTGGAGTATTCACTCTCAAATTAGGATCCTTACCTTCATCATCCTTGTTTAGTCTTCTTATATGAACAGCAACATTAAATTTAGAATTTTTAAAAACGTCGCGTTCTTTATTTTCCCAAAAACATTTTTTAATAAAATTCATATGTTCACTCTTAGCCCATTCATCTATATTTTTTTCAAAATGTGGCAAACATATTCTTGGAAAATTTAAATATTCAATATTCATATCTCTTTCAGCGTTTAAAATATGTTTTTTTAAATTAATAATATTTTCCATTTTATCTTGATAATTTATATCATTGTCATAATTGTGAGAAACAATTGGTAATGGAGAATATACAAATTCTAATTCAAACATCTTCGCAAAAACATAACAATGTATTAATTTTAAATATAGTGCCCCCAAACCATCACTCAACTCATCTGGTAAATAAGCTTTAAAACTATAATATTTTTTATCCATATTTAAATAATTATAATATTTTCTTTTTAAACTATTTATTTTTAATTATTTACTTTTACACCCTCGGTAATTTAAAGCGCCGTTTTATAGAGTAAAAAATATCCAAGGATATAAAATCAATAGTAGGAGTTTCACCTACGATGGTCTTACTTTTTCATCTTCCTTTTGTTTATTTGAAGATGTGAAAGAAAATTAAAAAAGTTTTACCAAATTGTTAGTAAATAAAGAAAGTTCTATTTCATCCTCATGTATATTGTGAAAAATAGTTATATATTTACATATAAATGGTATGATTTCATATTTTAAATCTTCACTAATGAGAGAAGTAATTTTAACAAACGTAAAATAATTATCTAAAATATCCATTACAGAATATCCTTGATCGTAAATCATATACAATACATTTATAGATTCAACTAGTTTTTTTTCTTTTAATAAAATGGTGTATTTATTAAAATCAGTAAAATTTATATTGGTACATATTTTTTTTATCAAATCCAAGTGTATATCTTTATTCAACAATTTAAATTTCTCTACATAATTAATCAATATTTTTGCGCTATTATTACATAAATCTAGCAAAAATTCCTCGGATATTTCATCAATATGAATATTTTCATTTATTTTGATTTTATTCAATATCTTTAACATACTTGTCCGATCAAGCGGTTTAATTTTTATAATTGTAAATCGAGACTGTAGATTTTCAATGATTTTTTGTAGATTTGAGCTTGATGATATAAAATGAACATTATGACTGAATTTATCGATACAATTGCGAAATACTTGCTGACTCTGCTCATTTATAAAATCTAAATCATCCAATACAATAATCTTTTTTTTGTTTTTAATGGTAGAGCATGTTTGACAAAAGGTCTTGACATCATTACGATAATAATTAATCCCTTGTTCTTTAAGACTATTAATATAGAGTATATTATCTGTATAATTATCATAACCTTGATAATATTCGCGGATAAGCGCATTTAAAAGAGAGGTTTTTCCTGATCCCATATTCCCCGTAAACATTATATTCAAACAATCCATTTTTATAAAAGTATTTAAAATATCAATAATTTCTACATCAATTTCAAAATCGTTGAAATACAATGGTTGATATTTATTGATTAATAATGTGTTTTCCTTTTCCATCTATAAATAATAATATACGTTAATTACTATTTAAGTTTATCTTGTATAATAATAATATTAAAATTATGACTTCTGAAAAAGAAAATTTTTACAATGTTTTAGGAGTTTCTGATACCTCAACAGGTGAAGATATCAAAAAGGCGTATCGTAAAATGTCACTGAAATATCATCCTGATAAAAACAATGGGGACCCCGAATCAGTCAAGATGTTTCAAAAGATAAGTGAAGCCTATGAAGTTTTGGGTGACGCTCAAAAAAGAAACGAATATGACATGATGCGAAAGAATCCTTTTATGCGTATGGCACAAGGTGGTGGTATGCCTCCAGGTGGAATGCCTTTTGATCAAATGGATGATTTTTTGTCCAATATTATATTTGGAGGTTTAGGAGGTGGTGGGGGATCGCCATTTGGAGGAATGGCTTTTGGTCCAGGCGGGATGCCTTTTGGTCCAGGTGGTATGCCTTTTGGTCCTGGCGGTGGTCCGAATATACGGATTTTCAGAAATGGTGTTCCAATGAATTTTGGTAATGAAAAACCGCAACCCATTACGAATACACTTACAATCAATATGGAAACTGTTTTAAATGGTGGTAAAATCCCTATTGAAATTGAAAGATGGATATTGGAAAACGGAAATAAAATTCACGAAAAACAGACCTTATACGTGGATATTGTAAAAGGAATCGACAATAATGAGATTATTGTATTAAAAGATCATGGAAATGTAATAAATGAGCAATGTAAAGGTGATGTTAAAATATATATCAAAATAGAAAATGATAGTGAATTTCAACGACGAGGATTGGACCTCATTTTGGAAAAACGAATTTCTCTCAAAGATGCTTTATGTGGATTCAGTTTTGAATTGAAATATATAAATGGAAAAGTGTATACCATCAATAATCATGCTGGAAATGTGATACCTCCAGAATACCAAAAGGTGATTCCAAATATGGGATTAACCCGGGACAATCATACGGGTAATTTGATCATTGTATTTCACGTTGATTTCCCTGAAAAGATGACATTGGAAAATATTGAAATATTAAAGACTTTATTATAAATATAATAAACTTCTGTGTGTATTATATTTATTCATAGTAAAAGACGCGTTGTAGAAATAGTAGAGTTGGTGGAAAGTATTTCCTCTAGTTTAAACGCAATACAAATTCTCATATTTTGAACATACCGGTTGAAAGCGCCACCTTTATGGTAATAATAAGACGGAAATGAAACACCCCTATTATATAGCGGTTCAATACACGCTATATATTTGGCATTATTTGGTATTTTAATATATAAGTACCCATTTAAATCATCATTATCGACCGGCAACTGTGTTGTATATATACAAAAGGTTGTCGTATTTGTCTTAGTATCATCTTGGTGAAAACTTCCATCTTGACCATAGGTCTGACCATTCGCATAGACACGTTTTAATTTGAATTGTTTGTTTAATTTTTTTTCTATTTTCTTTTTTAAATAATCAGTAAAAAACTCATTTTTCATTAAATCCGTAGTCCAAAAAGGCGTATTGAATCCAGTTGACGATGCCGATGTATGACCGTAAAACCAATTTCCACTGGAAATATATTGATTACATTTTTGTAAATCTTCGTTTGATAAAAAATTATCATAAATGTTTATAGAGTCCATTTTTATTCTTTATATATTAATAGTGATTAAATATATTTAAATTATTTTTGTGTCAAAAGTCATTTTGACGGTGGTAATCCCATTAATTTACGCGAATCCAATACGCGATTTGTATAAGGACCATTTTTATCAACATAATGTAAAAACGTTTGAGTTTGTTCTACACCCGTATATTCATCCCTCCAGTGTTCTAAATATCTACTATATACAACAAGATCCCCGCTATTTAAGGATACAGACACATTTTTACCGGTTTTATCGGTTAAACAAAAATCCCAAGGTTTTTCAGAATTCATATGAATACATACACTTGCGCTAATTTCACATTCTTCACGATCCGTGTGTTTTTTTAGATCAGCACCCTTGTAATAAATACGCATATATGTATACGTAGGTAACAATTCCTTATTGATATGTTTTTCAATAAGTGGTTTTAAATACATACATAACGATTCACAGCATAATGGCGCATAATAAGAAAAGCTTTTTTCAACTTGTGGGTCGCCTAATAAAACATCACTTGTTTTAACCTTTTTTTCATAACATTTAATTTCTTCAATCATTTTACATTGAATATATATTAAGTCGCATACTTGAGGAGTTAACACACTTGGGATCACTACATAACCATGTTTTTCAAAATATTCAACAGACATTATTTGTATATTTTTTCTATATTTTGTTTACTCATTTTATTTTTATATCATATTTTTACGATTTTATTGAAAATAAAATATATCCATAATATAATATGGCAGGTCGTCCAAGAAAAGTAAGAAGTATTCAATCTTATATTAACAATTCAGACGCTCACAGTGGATTATCCATGTTGAAAGCAGGTACACCACCCAAAGTCGGTGTTACCCATTATTTATGGTATAATTTACAAACTCAATCAAATCAAGGACCGTTGGATTTTGTAAATAGTCCTGAATATTACAAGACATTACAATGGCAACGATATGGAAACTTAAGACCATCATTCACTCCATGCCCAAAACAGGCCTATTTATCGTTTCCGCCATCCAGATATCCTCCAGGTGTTATTCCAGCGACCTTTAACGGAAATTTCAATTCAAATTAATCGGTTTTTCTAGTAAGATAAAAGATAATAATAAATTATATAAAAATTATATTTTATATAATATACTTGACATATAATGATAGTGAAAAATAATACAAATAAAAAATATTGGATAATCAAATGTACAAAATGTGGAAAACCTGGGCATTGGTCTCATCAATGTAAAAAATAATTATTTTATAACATTTCATTTTATTTACGAAATCTTCTTGGTAGGAATGTCGGAGGATACGATATATATCGAGTTTTCAGTAATAATGATATATTCTGTGCCACTCTTGTAGAATTTAGCAATAGGGGAGGTATACTCGTCTTCGGATTTCACCAAAAGCTTTTCCCCGGTTTCTTTCACACCGACTAGCGCTTTTTTATCTAAAGAAACCGACCAGTAATCCAACATAATTGGCTTATCTTCGACAATACCCAATTTAGCGGCATGTTTTAATGTAATATCACTCGGAAGTCTATAATTTGTTTCAGTAGTAGGGGCTTTATTCTGTTGTTCGGCAGACATTTATATTATAAAAACTATTTTAAATCTTTAAATACTTTTATATTAAAACTATTAATTCGCTAAAACCGAAAAACCTGGATTTTATAATATATTTTAAATATACATATAAAATATACGTATAAAATGAATAATAACACAACAACAACCTCTAATATAAAACAAACCATATTTCCTTCTCAATATTCGTTACATAATGCGGATAATTACTTAGATTCATTTCATTCATCATCATCGACATCTTCCTCATCATCAAGCGCTAACATAGAGATTTTAAATAAATACAAAATACTTGTGCTTGAATATTTACAATTTATTTTAGAAAATATGAATTGCAAATCAGATGAAATATACAAATACATTGTATTAAGAGGATTAACCACGATTACACATGTATATCAATTGACACTGTTACATACAAGGAACTTGAATTTGTCCTATTTTCATAGTCAAAAAGCGTTTTATTACTACGTAGAATTTATTGGTCAAATCACAGGAGAACAAAATACGTTTTTACAATTGACATCCAAAGATGCAATTATGTTTGTCTACAAAAAAACCATTTTCGAAATACACAGTGATTTCCGTAAATCCCCTTCAAATTTTCAAGATGAATCTATTCAATATGAAATATTCCATTTATTGGATGTATATTGTCAAATCATGAAAACCATCGTATCACAATTTATTACTCAAGAAGATTTCATAAAAATAAGAATCAATAAAACATATATACAAGAGTTGAAAAAAATCGAAAAAACTAGTGAAATGATGAATACTGCCAAAATAAATAGTAACCAATTACAAAAGATAAAATTAGTAATTGATTCTTTGGGTGATATAAAAGATAATTATCATGAAACGATTCAAATATTCATAACAAAATTTTTAAAAAGTAAAGTTGCTCTTGAATTAAATCAAGATATATTCAAAGAAAAAATATCCAAATACATTTTAGCGAATAATATAAGATCAGAGACAGATATATTTATGAATTATCTTATTCCAAATTGATTCACCACCAATTTCTCTAGAACATTATACTGAAATAAAGATTTGTTTCTTTCGTATTTTTTTATTTTTATTTTTTGTCAAATCATTACTCCCGGGTAAAATAACATGTTGACTGATATTATGAAATTCATTTATCAACATTTTTTTAATAAATTCATAAATAATATACAAGACATTTTCATTACACATGCCAACAATTAGAATACTTCCAGTTCTAAATATCATAAAAGAAACCTCTACAATTTGTTTATACTTGTCCTTATATTCTTTTGATATTTGAGATCCAGTTTGTATTTCTATATCCATCTCTGGATTATAATAAAATTTACATTGTATTCCGGGATAAGAACAAGGATCGTAAATACATTGTATATTATATTTCATTTTTAATATATCATACAACGCTTCTCGATTTATATAAAATCCGCAATTAAAATTTGAATTTATCAAAACAGTATCGCTTTTTTGTAAATAACCAAGTGACTCTTTAATATACGGTTGTAATGTCCTCAATAATGTCTTCAATACTTGGTCATATATTTCATCATTTTGAATTCCAGGTATTTCCACTTTTCCCGTATTAAATACTTTAATATGAAATTCCTTAAAAGTATTTTCAATATTTATACGCAAAATCATTACAAAACAATTATAAAACGCGCTCTTCTTTTTACTACGATAACTCATAATATCTTTTTTTGAAATACCAACACTTACCTTTCGAATATCTTTAAATTTAATACGTCCATTTGGATTATCAATACTTGTTATGATATGCTCATCATAATATAATTCATTTTTTAATTTTTCCTTTATGTAATCAACTTCTTCTTTTTCTAGCGAATTGAATTTCATTTGTTTTTTAATAACACCATTTTGAGGCATTGAATATTGAATCACCGGTATTTCCCAAAATATTGCCTTTAAATCAATTTCTTGATTCAAATAAGCGATTTTTGATTTGGTCGATATATATATTTCCGTTGCTTTAGGAATATCACAAATATTTCTATCGTTATCAACATTCATATTTTCTGTAATATTCAACGTTATTTCATTTGATGAATTGTTTGATTCTAATTGGTCAATATCTAAATCATCATCGTAATCATTTGAAATAAATTTTTCCCATTCGTCATCAATATTTTCCACCTGGCTTTTTATATTGTTATTTATATTATTGTTTTTATTTAATTTTGTATTAGACATATCTTGTATATAAGTGATCTGATTTCTTTAAATTCTTTAAATTAAAATTATTTCAATTATTTTTTTAATTCACTACTATATAAAATGGAGACAAAGAGCATACCAATCCAATGTCACAAAAGTTATTTAAGAAAAGATTTAGAAAAAATAAATCAACCAATTTATTCATTAGAATGTAACAAGAATATTTTTGACCCATCAAAAAGCTCACCACCGAATGAATTTATGGAAAAATTAAACAAACGTATAGACATATACAACCGTTTAGAAACCATATCAAGCTCACCGGTGATGACTTATAACATGACATTGCTTGCCTCTGCCTTTGGTAAATAATCCAATAATTTATTAATGATATAATTTATGTAATATTTTTGATCGCAATCTGGAAAATGCATTGCGTTTTCTATAAAAATTAAAAAATCGCTGGTTACTATATATTGTTTATTTCGAATAATATAATTCAAAAAATCTTTGATTATATTTTTTTTATTAATATTGTATTTGATACTAGTTTCCTTAATTAAATTGAGAATTTCATCAACGTTGTCATATTTTTTATTTTCGACACATTTTTGGTAAAGTCTATCCCACACAATATTATCAATAATGTGAAAATGTTCACAAATCATATCTTGATTGGATTGTAAATAATTAATCATACTTCGAATATCCGATTTAAATATTTCTTGTATTTTTTTTAAAGAGCTATCGTCTATATTGATCCCTTCTTTTTCTGTAATATTTTTTAAAAATTCAATGATTTTTTCTTGAGGCAACTGATTAAATCTCAGTCTAAGAAATTCGTTTTGTAATCCCTCGTCTATACGACTAATATAATTACAAATCAAACAAAAACGAACATTATTTGAATAATTTTGTAATAAATATTTCAGAGCTTGTTGAGCGTTTTTAGTCATGTAATCTACCTCATCCAAAATTACAAATTTCATTCCCTTGGTAAATAATGTTTTAGAATTTACAAATTGATTAATTTGATTTCGAATAATATCTATTCCTCTCTCGTCAGACGCATTCAAATGAATGACTAATCCTCTATTTTTTTCATTATTTATTTCTTGATATTTGTTTATTAGATTTATAATAGTTGTCGTTTTACCTGTACCAGGTGGTCCATATAACAATAAATTTGGGAAATATGATGTATTTATAATATTTTGTAGGATTTCTTTGTTCAGTGGATCTAATACAATATGTTCAAATTCGGATGGTCTGAATTTTTCGATCCACGGTATGGATTCGTTTTCTATATTTGTATTTGTTGTAAAATTCATTGTAAAGTTTATACACTACTATAATTTTTAGTTTTTATATATTAGTTTTCTTATTTTACTTTATAAAATAATTGAAATATATTTCTTTTTATTTATAAATGAATAAAAACATGCCTTCTTCTTTAAACAAAAACAATGAATGTGGATATTTAGAAATATTTCTTGGTCCAATGTTTTCCGGAAAAACTAGTAAATTAATTGAATTATATAAACAATATTCATTTTGTAATATTCCTTTAGCGGTGATTAATCATTCATCAGATACCAGATATGACGATACAATGTTGTCAACTCACGACAAAATTATGATACCTTGTATTCAAACTTCAACCCTGGTACCCGTTATAAATGATATGGATAATGTTGACGTTATTTTAATCAACGAAGGTCAATTCTTTGAGGATTTGTATGATTTTGTTGTAGATATGTTAAAATTTAATAAAAAAATATATGTTTCGGGTTTAGATGGTGATTTTAAAAGAGAAAAATTCGGTAAAATATTAGATTTGATTCCTTTGTGCGACAAGGTTACAAAAATGACATCTTTATGTGGTTTGTGTAAAAACGGATCTCCTGGATTATTTTCCATGCGTTTAACAAATGAAAAAGAACAGATGTTAATTGGATCATCAAATTATATTCCGGTTTGTAGGTATTGTTATGAGGAAAACAACCAAAACTAATTGGTGTTTTTGTTATAATATTTTTTAAAATAACTTAAATCAATGTTTATCTTATATGTTATAATAAATGGATGGGATTGATATAATCAACGAAATGAATGTAAATAATGATATCGTCGAAACTACATCACAAGTTGTACAGGTGAAAGGAAAAAGAGGAAGACGATCAAAAAAGGAAATAGAAATGGCAAAAGCATTAGAAAATAAAATAAGCAACCCTACTCTAAATCACGGAGAAAATCAAATAGTTTTACCTGAGTCAAAAACAGAAGAAGAAATGGTGAAACCGTTGCCAAAAAAGAGAGGAAGAAAACCAAAAGGAGGAAAAATAGTTCAACAAATTGTCGCACTTCCTCCAAAAAAACAGGAAAAGCCAAACATTATATTACATTTGAAATGTTCTGTGAAAGACCTGGATGAAAATAGTGAATTCAATATGAAAAATAATAGTATAGAATCTTTCAATTTTGAAAATTCTAAAAAAGATTTTTTATATGAGGTGATTGATAATAATCAGGAAAGATATCAAACAACAACACCTCCATCATTGACATATAATTCGAATGATTTGACAAATAATTTATTTGCTACACAATGTCAAAAGAAAATTCAAGATAATGAAGAAGAAACAAAGGAAATCTGGCGAAAATTGAAAAATTTAGAATATAATTTACATACCAACAATATTTCGGACAAAAAATCAGCGTGTTTTTGGTGCTCGTATGATTTCGATAATCCGCCAATTTATATTCCAAAATATGTTATGAAGGACACATACCATGTATATGGGTGTTTTTGTACTCCTGAATGTGCCACGGCCCATTTAATGAATGAGAGTATAGATACATCTACTAAATTTGAAAGGTATTATTTGTTGAATCATATTTATTCTAAAATTTATAACTACACCAAAAATATAAAACCAGCACCCGACCCACATCACATGTTGGAAAAATACTATGGATCTTTAACCATACAAGAATATCGGTCGATATTAAAGACGGACCGTTTATTTTTAATTGTGGATAAACCGCTTACACGCATTTTACCCGAATTCCATGAGGACAATGATGAGTTTATAATCAATAATAAAATCATACCATCGAATAATTATCAGGCAAAAAATAAATTGGCGACGATTAAAAAAAATCAGACCAAAAACAGTATATTAAGTGAAAAATTTGGCTTGTAATTATTAACTTGTAAATAATACAATAAAAAATTATTATATTATTTTATCAACCACGCCATATATAGCTAATCCTTGAGACGAAGAGTATTTTGATCAATATCGCTTTTCAGTTTTTCTTCTTGTTTATGATTATACAATTTCATAGAATCATCTAATTTATGTCTAATTTGTTTATATATTTCCTGATTAATTGATGTGGTTTTTTTTTCAGATGCTTTTTTTTCAGTAATCCCTAAATATGTCTTGATTACCTTAATGTGGTCATAATTTGATTCGGTTAATTTTGAATAACTCGTATCATAATCATAGTCAGTTTGACGCATTATCATATTTATTTTTTCGTTGATTTCGTCTTTGTTTATAAAACTAATATTGTCCATATTATTTATACTTATAAATATTAAATATTTTTTAAACTGTATTAAACGAAATTTATTATAATAAAATATACCCATGAATACAAAGATTGAAAATTTAATAAATGATGTTGGTTGTGTTATCCGTAATGGTGTTAGTAAATTAATGTATGATTTTACGGTTCAACACTTAACAAATGAACTTGAAAAATGTAAAAGTGAAATGGAATATTATAAAAATGAATTGGAAAAAATAAAAAAAGAATATTTAAATAATAAAGAAAATATTGTTTTAGAAATACATGATGATATTTCAAATAAATCAGGTGTGACAAAAAGTACTATTGATAATTTCTTTTGTTTAAATAATAATAGTAAAAATATTGTTGTTTCTAAAAAAGATGTTGATCCGGAGGAAGAAGATGACGAGGATAACTCTGAATTTGAAAAAGAACAACTTGAAAAAAATAATGAGGAACATGCTAAAGATGAAGATTCTAATCAAGAAGATATTGAGGAAGAAGTAGTAGTTGAGGAAGATCAACATGAAGATTCAGATCAAGTAGAAGAAGAAGAAGTTGAAGAAGAAGTTGATGAAGAAGAAGTTGATGAAGAAACCGAAGAAGAAGTTGATGAAGAAGAAGTTGAAGAAGAAGAGGAGTCGGTCGCAAGCTTAGAAGGAGAAGAGGTTGAAGAAGAAGAAGAGGAAGAGGCGGTCGCAAGCTTAGAAGAAGAAGAAGAAGAGGAAGAAGTTTTTGAAATAGAAATTGACGATGTTACATATTATACAGAAAATGAAGAAAATGGTAACATATATTCCGTGGACGAGAATGGTGATCCTGGGAATAAAATCGGTTATTTAAAACACGGTGAGCCATTTTTCTATTAGACAAGATAAACATAATTAAACGCATAATTTTTATATGGGTATAATATAGTATAAATGTTTGAATTATGTGCTCCAGCATTAATATATTTATTTTTTTCAATGACACAAATAATTATTGACTTGTATTTAGGATTATATAATACAGCGGTTATAAAAATCATAGTCATGATAATTGTTACCTTTTTATTGAATATCTTGTGTCAACAAAATTTAGGAGTAATTTCATGGATGATTGTATTTATTCCATTTATTTTTCTTACAACTATTGTTAGTATTGTATTATATATTTTTGGAATGAATGTTGCTCAAGGAAATATACAAAAACAAACATATAATCCACCAGAAACTATTATACAGCCAGATGAACTTATACTAGAAAAACTATATCCAAAACATGGAATCACTAAATATTTACATATTCCAATTTCACTTGTTTCAACTACCGAAATTACATCATCGCCAGAAGATGCTACAATACCAGTTACAGTTCCTGCGCCAATAGTATCAATACAAAAAAGTTATAAAATTCCACCATCTGGATCGTCATCACCTGAATACGAAAGTTTTATTTCTTATTAGGGTTTCATATAAATTCTAAAAATATTAGTAAAATCAATATAAAAACATATATATTTAATAATATAATATGTTTTTTAAACTCCTTTCATTCGCGTTACTCTTTCACATATTTATGTCAAACATTTATCCAGAACAACAGTTTAAATTATTAATGAATCTTTCCTATTATTGTATATACGCATATACATTACTTGAAATGAAGGTAAAACAAATATATTTACAAATCATAAATGATAACCCAAAATTATTAGAAATGATGAAATATATATCTAAAAAATCTGGTGAAGATAATATAGAAATTATTTCCGACAATCAGGTGATTAATACATGTAATAGAGACGATTCAAATTGGTGTCAACTTATACCGGATTATTGTAAATTTATTATATACTCTGATCCAGAGCCACAAACGAGCACTATCATAAACAAAAAAATTATACCGAATACAAAAAATATACATCGTGAATTATTTAATTACGAAATATGTAATTATACATTTATTTCATTTGATTTATATATTCAAAACGAATTAAAACAGCTCAATTACGATTTGAATTTATTTTTCAATGGAAATAATTATTATGTTGTAAATAATAAAATAGATAAATATGTGATTTGTTTTTTATTGTATTCAAGACACGGTATTTACCAAAAACCAGATTCTTGTAAATACAAATTAAATATAATCGATCACAATGCCAACATGGTTGAAGTTTGTGAAAAAGATATCATTTATTTATATAAGGATAATTATGAGGTGATTGAGGTGATTCGTCCTAAAGATTGCCCAGATGAAGAAACTATAAGTTGTAACGGTGAAAGTGAAAGTGAAAGTGAAAGTGAAAGTGAAAAAAATAGTAATGAAAGTTATGAAAAAATAAATAATTAGTAAACAATATAAAAAAATATAATTATTATACATTATATGGTTACTCCCCAACCAACAATGGCGACTGAGACATTACCAGAAACAAATGAATATCATAATTTATTAAATAAATGGACGTTGTGGGCGCATTTACCCCATGATACAGATTGGAGTATTAATAGTTACAAGGTAATATATGATATGGAAACTGTAGAAGGGACCATTGCTATTATTGAAACCTTGCCAGAGGTTTTAGTGAAAAATTGTATGCTATTTATAATGCGACATGGTATCAAACCAATATGGGAAGATCCTCGAAACCGAAACGGTGGGTGTTTTTCTTATAAAATATCAAATAAAAATGTCTATGATGTTTGGCGTAAGTTAACATACTTATTAGTAGGCGAATCAATAAGTAGTCAAGAGTCATTTGTTGCGAATGTAACCGGGATAACTATATCACCAAAAAAAAATTTTTGTATCATAAAAATATGGATGTCAAATTGTTTGTATCAAAATCCAGCAATCATAACTAGTGAGATAAAAGATTTATCTAGTCAAGGGTGTTTATTTAAAAAACATGTACCAGAATATTAGTGAATTTGTATATATTTATTCTACAAATATTTACAAATAATTTTCAAATAATAATAATAAATATATTGTTAAAACAAATTAAATATATTCAAAATTATAATAAATAAACAATATGGTAGATTTGGTTATTACTGAAAAAAATCCCGCAAAAAAAACAATATGTTTAAATATGATTGTTAAAAATGAGTCAAGAATTATTAGAGATACATTACAAAAATTGTGCGGTAAAATTAATTTCGACTACTGGGTTATATGTGATACCGGATCTACTGATAATACAATAGAAGTTATTCAAACTTTTTTTAAAGAAAAAAATATACCTGGAGAAATTTATAATCATGAGTGGAAAGATTTCGGTCATAACAGAACTCAGGCGCTTATATGTGCTTATGAAAAAACCGATTATGTTTTAATATTTGATGCTGATGATGAAATATGTGGTGATTTTAAATTACCCGATGTATTAGATCACGACGAATATTTATTTCAATTTGGAAATCATATTGATAATAATATATATGGACGCCTACTAATGGTGAATAACAGAAAAAAATGGTTATATGTCGGCGTGCTACATGAAGTTATTGTGCCATATGAGCATCAACCTACTAGATATATTATTTCCGGAAATTATTATACTGTATCTGGTCGTAGTGGTGATAGAAATACCAATAATCCGGACAAATATTTGAAGGATGCCAAAATATTAGAAAAAGCGTATTATGAATGTCTAGAAAAGAAAGATTCGTTATATAATAGATATGCTTTTTATTGCGCCAATAGTTACAAAGATCATGGAGATTTCGAAAATGCCATCATTTGGTATAAAAAAACTCTTCAACAGGATAATTGGTCGCAGGAAAAATTTCATTGTTGTATTCAAATTAATCACTGTTATCAAATGTTAAAACAACCAGAAAATGGTTATTATTATTGCGTCAAATCATATAATTATGATAACGAAAGAGGCGAAGGATTATTTCAATTAATACAACATTATTGCTGTGAAAATATGAATGAAGTAGCATATTCTTATTATAGTTTAATTAAAGATTTCATGGAAACTCGCTATTTACTACAAGGAAATAATTCTGACAAATTATTTATTGATAACACAATATTACAATTTATGCTTCCATATTATATGATTATAGTTTCAGATAAAACAAAGAATTATAAAACAGGTATAATGATGTTTAGAATCATATTTACTAAAAAAATAAAGGGAACACAAGAATTTTTCATAAAATGTTTATTATTTAATTTACAATTTTTTATAGATTATATTCCTAAAAATGAAGAAGCTGAATTTTTTAATTTATTCAGAGATTATATAAGATTTTTAGAAGAAAACGGTTATCCTGTATCTAGTTATGATTTTATGGAAAAATATAAAAAATATGATATTCCAATGAATTTAGTATTAACAGATAATAAACATTTTTCTATTGAAGAATGCAAACAAAGTAAGAAAATATTATTTTTTTCAGGATGGTCGGGTGAAAAATGGAATCAAACAACAAGTTTAATAAAAGCATTGGGTGGGTCGGAAACCGCAGTTGCTTATTTGAGTAAAAATTTCCCAAAAGATTATGAAATATATGTAAGTGGTGATGTAGAAGAAGAAACAATAGATAATATCAAATATATACATTTATTTAATCTTCCTACTTTTTTTAAAGAAAACGCAATACATACAATTATTGTCTCCAGATATGTTGGTTTTTTGGAATTATTTTTCCAACAATTATCATTTTATAAATTATATTTATGGGCACATGATACATGTTTCCACGCATATGGGTCAAGTTTTTTAGGAGAGGTAGATATTATTAAAAAATGGAACAGTCGAATTACAAATGTGGTTTGTTTAACAGAATGGCACAAAAAATTATTTGTTGATAAATATCCAGATATAAAAGAAAAAATAGTAACAATTAATAACGGTATAATTAATGAAATGTTTACATACCCATTAAATCAAAAAGTACCAAATCGTTTTGTATATACTTCTTGTGCGGAAAGAGGACTTGGTAGATTATTACATTTGTGGCCTCAAATATTAGAAAAATATCCAGACGCACAATTGAAAATTTCGAGTTATAATAATTTCCCTAAAAATCCAGAAGAGGAAAAAATGTTGGAATATATTAAACAAACACCAAGTATTGAACATTTGGGTAGATTAGGTAGAGATGCCTTATATGAATTGATGTCTACCAGTGAAATATGGTTATATCCAAGTTATTGGCCAGAAACATCATGTATTACTGCTCTTGAAATGTTGAGATCAGAGGTTGTATGTGTTTACTTCCCAGTAGCAGGTTTAACAAATACTATGGAAGATTATGGTATTCCAATAAAAGAAGGTGAAGAATTAGAAGTATTATTTTCGATTACAGAAGAACATAAGGATGTATTAAGATATACTGGTAGAAAATACGCAGAAAGAAGCACTTGGGCTGAAAGGGCAAAAGTATGGTGTAATATGATTTTTTCTGAATAAAAAATATTGAATATCTTAAATCGCGTAACATGTATATAATAAATTATGTGAGCTCCATAATATAATATTCATTCTTAAATATTATATTATCTCAATTTTTTGTTTTTACTAACTTATTCTAATATTAAGGAACTGGAAAAGGTCGCTGACTTTTTTCCACAACGAGTGGCTCTGGAATAAAAACTGGGATTCTTTCAAAAAAATTTGCGGTTTGTAATGTTTTTAATTCAGGTACTAAAGGTGCTTGAGGTTGGACTAAATTTGTAGAATTAATACCAAATAAAAAAGATTCAATTTGAACTGCGTTATTAGATAGTTGATTCCATGGGACTTGACCTGGATTTACACCATTTCCTGGTAACATTGTATTATATGCTGATCCATACTGTGAATTCGGATAAAGTGTGTAAGTTTCCATATCTCTGTATTGTCTTTGTTCTAAATTATAATTTCCTGGTGTATTTAAATTTCTCGTAGATGCCATATTATTATAAGTATATAATATTATTTTTATTCAAAAACTAATTTTGTAAGTAAATCCATATATTTTTCTTGTATTGACCCGTTTTCTAAAAAATCACAAATACATAAATGTGTCGCAAATAAATAATCATATGAAAAAAGCGCCATAAATCCCAATTCTAAATCCTCACTTAAAAAGATACTTGCTGTTTTTTTCATACATTCTTGTAATCTAGAGTTTGATTTCACACAAAGTGTTTCATATATATTTTTCATTTCTCTATTTATTGTATCATAATCAAATTCCATTATTCCAAATATTTGTAAATAATCTGTTTGATAAATTAAATCACAAATGTCATCAGGCTGTTGTTCAAAATCAAAATTTAAATCTGTTAATTCCGAGGGAATCTTTTTTTTTAAATCGGAATCATAATAATAATATGTACATATCATTTTTGTATTATACATTTGTTATTTACGTAGTTTAGTAAAAAGATATTTTTCTAAATCATAATAAACAAAAACCATAAAAACCATATAATATAAAAATATTTTCTTACATTATTTTATAATGGATTCTTTAATGAATACTTTTTTTAGTCCTTTAGGAAAAGAATGGTGCATGTATTATTTTGTCATTCTTGTTTTCGTATTTTTATTTTTAGTTGGTTCCGTCCTTACCGCAATTTTTGCGTTATTCAACATTAAGAAATTTACATTTTCTCAAATTTACTTATTGTTGATACCAGTGATTACAAATGTAATTTTATATTACCAATCACGTATCATTTATAGTATATGTTTAAACTCTTTGAAATAAATTTCAAGATTTAGAATTTCACCATTTTACAAAAATAAATAATACTATAAAAATGTATTATTTATTTACAAACAAAAATTAAATTTACATATTTTTGTTTCTACCATTGGAATTGTAATACTCACGATCACGGGTTAATTCACGAGATGGGACACCTCCGCGTACCCAACCTTCAGATGCTACACTTTCAACACAATAAGCTGGATTTTCTATTTTCTGTTTCACATCTGGTAACAATGGTGTTTGACTATATTTCAGGTAACTCTTTTCAGGTAAATTTGTTACCGATCTTTTGTTGGTAATATTTTCACCTTGTTGAATTTGTGCTTCTAAAATAGGATCAACGGATCCTCTACCCATGAATGGTACGGTGGCAAATGGACGTTGAAATAAGTCAATACGACATTTTGGGTGAGTTTGTATAGTACCAATAGTTAAATTCGAATTTTCATCTATATTACATCCACCAGCACCCACATTGTAGCCACCTTTGTAAAAAACACATGGTTGAGTTGTTGCTAAATCAATTGGAGATCGCATACTACAATCATTCGCAAAATAATTTTGTAACAAGTAATTACAAGCACTATTGTTTTGAATGGTTTCTTGGTCTAAATAGCAACTATCATTGCCAATTCTGGACATATTTTCAAAAGTATAATTTGAGACGTTTGCCATATTTATATATATATTACATTATTTTTTACTAAACAAAAAGAAACATAATTAAATACGTTTCTTTTTATTTATGCGCTAAATATCCAAATATTTGATCCAAATATCCAATATCCAAAAATGAAATAACTTAATACAAGTTATACCTAAAGTTATCCTTGACGCAAGCAATATCATCACCACCGCGACATGATGGCATATCACCATACAAGAAATCAGCAAAAGCACCTTGATCATTTGGTATTTTCGTATTTGGATTTGAATAATACTGCCACATTGACTGGTCGAATTCAAATTTTTCTCCTAAATCCCCAAACAATTGTTGATTCGTGTTTTTAATACCTGGATTCAATGTTTGAATCATTCTTTTTGTATTATTGCTAATATCTTCATACACTTCTGTACTGAAAGAAGGTGGTGCTGGTTTTCGTTTCGGATTGTCCATGATTTCTGTTAATAGTACATTACCGAGCGGATTTTTTTTATTCACTTCTTCGAAATCACTTTTCAAATATGTCTTTAATGTTTCTGGATTAATAATTTTAAGCGATGCGTCAATTGTATCATCTTTATTATATTTTTTATTATTTCCAAACCCTTCTTTATTTTTATCTCCTGGTTTCTTTGTCAATTCGCTTATAATGAATTGTTTTTGACTCTTGTACATGATGTAAATGATGAATAAAGCAATTGCGCCATTTAATAAAAATCGATAAGAACGAGTTATCATAAATCCTAAAATACATATAAATATTATCAATCGAGTAATTGCGTTTAATTTCTCATCAAATGTCATACCTTCTCGAGGAAATAATTCCAATATATATTTTTTATTAAATAAAACGGTTGGATCATTAGACCAAAATGGAATATAGGATGTCATTATATATAATATAGGATTACTTAATTTTTATAATTTTATTTATTATATTATAAAAATTATTATAAAATATTTATGTTTTTCAACAAATAATCATGTATCTCATTATCATTCATTATTTCATTGTTATATATAATTTCATCTACATTGTTATGAAATATTTGAATTAATTCATTTCTTTCTTTGATTATTAAATCTAATGTTTCTTCTTTAATATCATCTAATGTAATATCTTCATTAGTGTTGAAATCAAATTCTAATGCTGATGAAAAGTTATACATTTTATTATTGTCACTAGATATAATCAATCTCGACAATGATGAAAACGCAATAGGTGTTGATCCAGACATACTATATCCAATATTATGATCTTGATTTATAGTTACATCTATAAAGATATAATTTACACATCTTAATAATGAAAACATATTTTCTGTATCAAAACGTTGATATAATCTAATTTCAATATTTTCATTTTTTTTACTTAAAATATCTACCATTTCTTGTGTAGCAAAACGAGTAATTATGTGTATCATTATTTTTTTATTACTTTTTAGTCTATTGATTAAATTTATATTGTATAAATTATTATCTAAATTACCACCACCAATAATACATACGTTTATAACTTCAGGATCAAACTGTTTATTTGGTTTATTAAATAGTGGAAAACAGGGCAATGCCCATTTTATTTTGTTTTTTACAAAAGGACGAACTCCTATACTATGATAATTATCTATTCTTCTACATTTATAATAATGATTAATACATACTACTTTTTTATTCATCCATTCGTATTTAAATTTCGGGTCATCATCTGTTGTTAGAAAAATTAAATCAAAACTTCTACGTTTTTCGTTATTTTCAAATTCATTACAACTACGATATATAATATTATAATAATTTGTAAATATCTTTTTATAAAATGTAAACCAACCAATATCAAGAAAATTTTCAGTAAATATTTCTAACGTATATTTTTTAATAACACAATAAAATATAATATAACCAAACATTTCATAATGACACGGAAAACTATTATATATTGCTATATTTTTACTCATTTTTATAAAATAATAATATAAACCTTTATATTTTACTTTATTTAATTTATTTAATTTATTTAATTTATTTACACTTTTATTTCTTGCCCTTCTTTTTCTTTTTTCCTACTACCTCAGCGCTTGACCCAGGTCGTGGTGATTTTTCCGCTTTACCCGATGTTTGCTGAATACTATTGATTAAATCTTCGATTTCTTTTTCTGTCAATGGCGGTTTTTCTTGAACAAGCTTTGCGTTTTCTGCTGCGGTAGTTTTTGCCATTTTACGAATCTCTAAATTTTTCTTCATTCTTTCGGCACTTTGCATCATTCGCATGTTTTTATCCATTTGTGCCTGCATTGCGCCAGTATTCACCTTTACATTTTTACCACCTAACCCGCCTAATCCACCTAGCCCACCAAGCCCGCCCAATCCTCCCATCTTACCCAACATACTCTGAATATCATCCATTCCCGGCATATTTTTCATTTTATTCATTATTTCAGTCGCTTCACTCATCAACTCAGTCTGGTTGATCTCTCCCGACTTCATTTTTGAATCCAATTTATCACCTACATTTTTAACGATACTCATCAACTTTCCTGGATTCTTAAACATCTTTTGAAATACATCCTTTACATCAGTGACATTTTCAAAATCCATATCTAAATTTCCAGCGGTTTCTTCTGCGATTTCGCGAGCTAAATCACCTAATTTACCTCCCAACATTCCAGAGATGTGACCATGAAGCTCATCCACGGATGGCATATTTGTTCTTTCATCACCTCTTTCATTAGCATCAGATGAATTCGTGTCAAACATATTTTGCATTTTTTCCAAAGTCTCCTCTAATTTACCCTTGAAATCATCCTCATTTAAAGATTCAAATATTTTTGCGGAATCTCCAAAGGCACTTTGGTCTTTCACACATCCAATGACAGAAATCGATATTAATTGTAAATACTTCCAAATCGTCTCCTTTGTATTGTCACTGATGTCACAATTCCATAAATACTTGAAACTCAATCCAGGCAAAAACTCGGTATTTATATCGGAATCTTTATTGAAAATTTCCACATTTTTATACAAAATATCGAAAAATCTTTCGGGAAAAATACCCAAACAATGAGTAAATACCTTTTCTATTTTGGCACCCAACTCTGCCTCATCACATCCGTCCGATACCCACCATTGATTGATAATGGGACTATATTCTGGAAATGTTGTTTTGATATCATTAATAAAATCTGGTATGACTTTTTTAAACTCTTCAGGAATTTGTTTTGTTTCCTCAGACATACTTTTACAAAAGATTTTATATTTAAGTTTAAATTAAATATAAATATATAATATATGCCAATTTCTAGAAAAAGATTTAGTTTTAGTAAAAATAAAAATCGTGTCAAAAAATCAGTCAAATCCAAAAAAAATACTAGAAAATACAAAAAAACTACACATCGTCGTAAAAACAGAAAAAGTGGAAAACGATTTCGTTTTTTTGGTGGAAATGGTGATGAGGATAACTGCGCGATTTGTTTTCTACCTTTATCAGATAATACGAATGGAGAAATATTCGAGACAAATTGTAAGCATAACTTTCATCGCGGTTGTATTGAAGAAGCTTGTGCCTATCAAGCAAACAGACAAGAAATATGTACTTGTCCTCTTTGTAGAAGTGAGTTAAACCCTAACCCAAACACAAATTCAAATCGTCGCCGAAGTACGCCCGTAGAACTTCCCGAAAATTCATATCGTGTTGAATTTTTTAGAACTGATGGAGAAAATAATAGAGTCCCAGTAAGAGTCCAAGATATTTCACGTAGGGAAAGGTCAGATATAATTACTTATTTGGTAACTGAATTTGACGATTTAGGCTTTTATAATATTAGATTTAATGGTGAGCACGAAGATAATCCATATGGATACATTGTTCTTGGTGATAATCCTTATAATGTAAGAATTCGCGAAGGAGATATTTTTCATACTTTTTTATTTAATGACCCAGAACACGTACCCAATATTACTTCATTAAGAATTACACGTATGTAAAATAGTCAAGTATAATTTTACTCAAAAATACAAAGTAAAATTATAGTGATAATATATATGCCTATCTCTAAAAAAAGATTTAGTAAAAAACGTATCGCAAAAAAATCAGTTAGAAAAAATACTAGAAAACACAAAAAAACTACACCTCGTCGTAAAAACAGAAAAAGTGGAAAACGAATTCGTTTTTTTGGTGGAAACAGTGATGAAGATAACTGTGCGATTTGTACAGAGCCTTTGACAAATGGACAACAAATATTCACAACCGACTGTATAAATCCGAATGCTACACCCAATAGCGATCCTTATTTTCATCATAAATTTCATACTGATTGTATAAGAAATTGGTGTTCCCGTAGTCAAAATTGTAAATGCCCATTATGTAACGCAGTATTAAATCCAAATCCATTTCCTCCTCCTCCAAATGTATTTCCAGCATTTGCTAATAATACCTCAGTAGTTGAATATCCAAATTTGTATCGGGTTGAATTTTTTAAATTTCAACAAAACCCGTCCACAGGGGAAATTGAAAAAGTGAAAATAAGTGTTCATGATATGACTGATGAAACAATCTATTTATTAGGACAATATTTTATGACACAAATCCGAGGATTAACACCAGATCATTTAGATTTTTTTGGAGATCCAGCACGTGTTAATCCAAATGGATATATTAATTTAGACAATAACCCAACAGGTGTAGAAATACCACTAGGTGATATGGATGTTAATGTGGCAAATATTGATTCAGCAACAATCACACAAACAAATACACACAACTAAATTACATCGAATGATACATGACACATAACTTCTTCAAGTTTTGAATATATTTCATTGTCTTTGCCTGTTCATCGGGTGTCATCATTTTTACTGGATTTCTTAATCTATTAATCGCCTCAATGATTTGCCCCGAATTTTGCGCATTTGTTAAATCCTCCCCGTAATCTTTATCCAGGAAAAAACTAATATCACCATCGTCGATTTTCTCAGCATATTTATCCACCACATAACTCTGCCATATTTTTATAATCAATTTTGGATTCGCCTTTCGAATTAATGTAAACGAATTTTTAGCTGATGAAATATCCACATCATTTGGAAAGATCCGAATAATATCTTCCACAAATTCCATAAAATGATTGTTAAATCCGTTCAAAACAGTTGACGACGCCATTATCTTATAGTTGAATTATATTTTTAAGTAAATTAAACATATAATATTTATATTTTTTCATTTTTTATATTCATATTTATCCGTTTTTAGATTTTTTTCTGTTGTGGCGCATAATTTGACATTTCTAGATCACGCTGTTTTTGTAATTGTTCAATGGTTAAATCGCCAGACAATTTATCTTTTTTATAATCAAAATCGTCTTTTGGTGTAGTAATTATATCTGAATGATTCAATGGCACATAATTATGCATCTGTCTCATACCACCACTCCCCTTTGTATTCAACTCCTCATGATCCATGTCTAAAAAACTATAATTATCGGAAACGACCCCTCCAAAACCCCCACCACCACCTAATGAAAATGCCATGGGTTCCATATTATTACTTGTCGCTTGACGGGTCACCACCTCTTGACGTGGTTTTAAATGATTATAAATGTTATCACCATACAAGACCTGGTAATTCTGATTCAGTAATAACAACGCTGGCACTTTCGTGACATTTTCTGGCATGACTATTTTTTGACCGTTTTCTAATATAATCTGTATTTTTCCATTTTGATCTTTGACACGCTTATCAATACAAATAAAATGTATATCTTTACTTACCTGTGTCTTTGAAAGCGTCTGTAACAATTTTTTTGAGTGTTCACAAAAATTGGAATAATATAAAATCGAACTCATTAATGTATAATTAGGTATTCAAATTGTTTTTTTAACTCATTTTTTCTAAAATTCAAATATTCAAATATTCAAATATTCAAATATTCAAATATTCAAATATTCAAATATTCAACTAAATATTGTAAAATAAAGAATATCTAAAAAAATTGATTAAATAAATACAAAGGTTTAAATATATTATTATAATAGCTTATACTAGATAACAAAAAAGATGAATCCACAAATCGATAAAATCGTAGAAAAAGAAGGCGTCCTTACATTTAGCTTAAGTGGCGTAAATGTGAGTTTAGCAAATGCCATCCGCAGAACTGTATTATCCGATATTCCAACGGTTGTATTTAAAACATCACCAAATGAAGACAACAAATCAAAAATATTGGTAAATACGACTCGTTTTAATAACGAAATTATCAAACAACGCTTAAGTTGTATTCCAATACATATTGATGACCTTGAAATCCCTCTTGAAAATTATTTATTAGAAGTCAATATGGAAAATACAAGCGACACCATTATGTATATTACCACTGAGCACTTCAAAATAAAAAACACGCTGACAAACGAATATTTATCCTCTAAAGATACCCATAATATATTTCCACCAAATGATATGGGTTATTATATTGATTTTGTCCGCTTACGTCCTCGCATTTCAGACGATATACCTGGTGAAAAACTACAAATGACATGCGAGTTTTCAATCGACAATGCGAAAACCGACGGTATGTTTAATGTGGTTTCTTGTTGTTCGTACGGTTTTACCGTGGATGATGTTCATATGGAAAAGGAATTAGACAAGAAAAAACAACAATGGAAGGACAAGGGGTTAAGTAAAGATGATATTGAATTTGAAGCTGATAACTGGAAATTATTAGAAGGAAAGCGTATTGTCAAAAAAGACTGTTTTGATTTCACGATACAAACAATGGGCGTCTTTTCGAATCGTGATTTAATCAAAAAAGCATGTAAAATTATTATTGCGCGATTGGAAGGTTTAAAAACAGTCATTGAAACAGACGCAATTAAAATAGGTGAATCTGAAAATACAATGAAACATTCTTATGACGTGATTTTGGAAAACGAGGATTATACTATTGGTAAAATTATTGAATACATATTATATTCTAAATTCTTTGAAGAATCCAAAACAATGACATTTTGCGGTTTTAAAAAAATGCATCCACACGATGTCGATAGTATTATTCGGGTTGCTTATAGAGAACCTGCCGACATCGTTATGGTGAAACAAAATTTATTAACTAGTATTTCTTTAGCAACAAAGGTATACGAAGTAATATTTGGTAAATTTTAAATTGTCGTTGAAATAGGCATTTCACTTATTATTGTATGAAAAGAATCAAAGTATTGATAATTCAATAAATACATTAACATTTCTGGACTTAATGTGTTTACATAATCAATAACGGTTTTTTTCTTTATATTTTCTTTTAGGGGTTTCAATTCATTCGTGTATATTTGATGAATTAATTTCAAGTGTAATTGATAAATATCACTGTATATACTTAATTTTAATTCTTTTTTAACATAACAATAAATATAATTCAAGTACAATGTTTGAGTAAATAAATACAAATGTTTCTTAAAAAATAAAAAATGTTTTCGATTCAAATAATTTTGGGTTAAATAGTCCACCACTTTTCCTTCTTCTTTTCGGAGAGATAAATAAATATATTCTAGTCGAAATATATCTATATTAAACATATTACTATCTTTGATATATTTGACATATTCATAATTGGGATTGATTAGTTTAGATTGTCTTCCATTTTTATCTGTAAAGTGTAGTCCCATTGTTGTATATGGAATACTTGTAAAGTCATCATTTAATTGCTGATATGAAGTAAATTTATATACTTTCGGAAATTTCACGTGTGTAAAATTCGAGATTTCATTCATACTTGGATTATTTATATCAATTGTAAAAACATTCACACTATGATTCCCCGTATTGACAATTTCAAAAACATTTATTAAGAAAAGATCTGGATCGTCCAGGGGTTTAATTAATCCAAATACTGAATGTTGTATGATGAAATGATAACAATAACGTTTTTCAAGCAAATCAATATCTACATTTTTCAGTTGTATGATATTCATGAAAATATCTCGAAGACTTTTGTTGTCCTCCACAGAATATAATACATGACAACCGACATCGTCCAATGACGCAATTTCCCAGGCACCAGTAAGACCAATGGTGGGATCCCAAAATAAATTGATCCCGATGCCCTCCACAAATTCATGAACAGAAATATCACTTTTATTAAATTCTGGATTTCTTTTATGAAAATCGACAAACTTCATTTTTTTAGGAGGAAAAAACGAAACCACGTCATTTTCGCTATTTAAAACCACGGATCGAAATATTCCATACGTAAGAAAATGCTCATGATTCAAATAAGCAGAATCATAAGAAATAATTTTATAATCTTGATTATTCTTTGTTTTCGTATCTATAACATTTATTATTTTTTTAAAAAAAATGTTTGACGGAAAATTCAAAATTATCTCAGTAAATCCAGGAATTTCATTTAATTTATAAACATATTGTGACATATATTTCATTTATTCTGAATAAATATTTATATTGTTTATAAAAGTATTGTCTAATATAAAGTATTTTACCATAAAATAATATAAATATTTTACTTTATAATTTTATAAATAAAATGCATTATTTATCTGTAATTGCAATATTTAAAAATGAAACGATGAATTTAAAGGTATGGTTAGAACATTATTTATGGCAAGGTGTTGATCATTTTTATTTAATCGATAACGGAAGTACAGATAATCCCATGGAAATTTTACAAGAATATATGGATAAGGGTTTAGTGACTTATTTTTATGGTGCCCGAAAACATTGGCAGCAACAATATTACAAAGACATGTTTGATCGTGAAAAATTAAGAGACAATACTTATTGGTTAGTCGTGTGTGATATTGACGAATTTTATTTTGGAATGAAAAACAAATTACGAACAGAATTAAAATCACTTGAAAAATATAATTTAATATATTCTTGTTGGCATATGTTTGGTAGTGATGGTCTTTTAAAACAACCACCAGATATTCGAACATCCATCACACATCGTGAAGAACAAATTATACACAAAGATTCCAAATATATATTTAAAACAAAGGCGATCCCCAATAGTTCTCATATATGGATCCATGGTTTAGTCAATTTTTATGATGATGAAAAAACATTACGGGATGATAGTATTATTCGTTTAAACCATTATGTTATACAGTCACTTGAATTTTTTCAAAAAATAAAAATGACCCGTGGAGCAGCTGACTTTGCCGAGGGCGAATATCTACGAAATATGAATTATTTTTTTGAGGCAGATAAAAATGCCACATTTGAGGATGTAACACTAAAAAATTTAATTACAAATCCACCAGAAGATTACTAAAATCGATAATCATCAACTGTTACTTTCTTTAGAGAGATATAGATATAGATAATTTCAGTTTATTCATTCATAAAATTATCTATGATAAATATAGGACAATGTCAACCAATTCAACAAAACAAAATATAGAAATAATAGAAAATGATAAGTCTCAAAAACCATCGTCGTCCTCCAGCGAAGAAAGCTTGTCCCTTGAAGAAGTTGATGTTACGGCAGATTCTGAATCGGAATCTGAAAAAGAACAGGGTGAATCATCGGAAAAAGTGAACGATGATGAAGAAGAAGATACAGAAAACACAGAAAATACAGAAGAAAATGAAAAATCTACAGAAGAAGGCGATGAAGGAGTTTATCTTGATTTAAAATTAGGCGATGTCATTAAAATCAAGGATCCAACAAATGAAATATTAAACAACAATAAATTTATCATTGATTATATTGATGATCATTTGATTCGATTAATCAACATAGAAGATTTTACTTTAACAACACTGAAAATCGATGAAGACGGATTATTAGGCGATGGTAATATTGAATCCGTTTCTCTCATCTATAGAAATGATAAAAAAGGATATTCAAGACAAAATAACCTTTTACCTGGTACTTGGATTAATATCTATTTTGGAGGCGATATTCCTTCTATATTAACAGGTGAAATTACCAATTTAGAACAAGACATGATTGAAATTAAAACCTACCCTGATAAGGAAATCATATATATCAACTTTGATTATAAAGGAATTCCATTAAATATTCCCATTGAAAAAATAGAGATAAGAGAGAAACCTAGTGATGAAAATATTTTGACCGAAGAAAAAGAAAAAGTGACGAGTTCTTCTGAATTGGACAGCGCAATGGATTCGTATGACCAAGAATCGGTTGATATACAAACGGAATTTAATATTCCAACAAACGTAGAAGTCCGCGATAATATCCGCGAATTCATTTTGAAAGCGGATGAAATACAATTCGGTGAAGAATTAGGCGCGATTCAACAATATGTAAATGTTGATCTGGAACAAAGACGATTCAATATTGAATTACAGACGAATGATTTACTCGATGAACTATTGAGCGATATACCCGACAGACAACGCACCAATATGGTATTGACTAATATTCACACCATGATTGAACGATTTAAACAATTACGCGAGGAATTTTCTACGTTTGACGGACATGGGAATGTAACCGGGGCAATCATCAAAGACGCCTCTTGGAAACCATTGATTGACAGTTTAAAGAGTTTCAAAAAATCGCTTTACTGGATATTACCTGTTGCGAAAAATGTAAAAAAAGTATATGAGAAAATAGGGTTTGACAAAGAAGATGAAGGATATGAATTTGAAGAAATTGAAAACAATATTTCATATAAGGGATCTACCCAGGATGAAATGTACGTATTAGAAAATATGATTAATGACTATAAATCAAATAATTTACCAGATGGAGGAGAGAATAAATATGTGGCGCTATATAAAAGTATTAATCCCTTATTTACACCGTTTGAAGATGTCAACACAGAAATGAAAAAGGATGTTATTATTGAAGAAGAAGTCTTGGATAATTTTAATGTTATTATTGACACCTTGGGAGATTTGTATTCAAATGTAATCAGTCACAGAACATTGATAAGCAATCGTTTTGTCATTGACAAGTACAATCTGGGATTAAGCCGTTTGAAAACAACGCAAATATCCAGAAACAAAAATGTATATCATGTGGAAGAAATGACGCCGCCGGATACCATTGCGCTCACATCATTGGTCACTTTGCCTGAACCTGTTATTCGTTTCTCTCACATATCATTACCTGGAACAAGTATTTATACCAAAGCAAATTTAAATACCATGTTTGTCAATTATTGGAAATTTTTGAACAATCATACCAGTGTCAATAAAATATTAGTAGATATTCACAATAGTGAGGAAAACCAGGAACAAGACAAAAACACTTTTTTCAGTAAAGTAACGAATTTCACCATGAATAAAACCGAACAAAGTCGTGACATGAGTGACTCCGAATTATACGTGAAATTTCTAGAAAAAGTTGTTCCTAGAACGCGTGTATTGTTTGAGAAAATCAAAAAATACATCAATGGCAAATTATCCCTCAAAGAAGTGGTTGAAATCATGGAGCCTTTTCTTGTTTACAACTCGGATTTGACATTTATGCAATACAAAAGCATCAGTATCTTTTTACAACAAAAAATATCTGAATTTAATAAAAAATTCATCGAAAGAAGCAAATATTTTTCAAACTTGAAAAGAATCGGTAAAGGGATTACAAATGATCCCAATGCCACTTCTCTCAAAATGTTGATCAATGAAAGTAAAAACAGACAAGAAGTAACAGATATATACAATAAATCTATTTATAGGAGTGATATCAATACCGAAATCAAAATGACGAATTCTGAATTATTGAAGAAAATGGTCATGGAAGATTTCGGTAACGTTTACAACTATTGTGTTGCCTTAGAAAATACATTTTTGATGCTTCCTGAAAATATTAATCAATTGATTGAAGATAAAGAAGGTCAAATAGAAGAACAACTGAAAAAAGGATCAGCAGCGGATGAAAAATGCGAAAATGTAATCATCGCAAAACAATACGCAAATATCGAAGAATTGGAGGCGGATAATGACAAGACTATCTTTTTTGATCGTAAATATGACAGCACCATATACAGTATTTTGGACGATTACTTGAATGATCAAATGCGCATGTTACCTGCGGACTTTCACGAGTTTTTAACCAAGAAATTAAAAGAAAAAGTAAAGCTAGACGATAAGGGAGCGAGTTACCTCGCGGAGACATTAATCAACGGCGCCAAACGAGTGAAAACCGGGGATTATGCCATTTACTTTGATAATGCGCAAAACAAGTTGAATTACTATATCAGAGACCATAATCAATGGGTATTGAAGGAAAACGTTGATGAGAAACTAGTGGGACAACAGCAAGACATGATATGTAATTTTCAGCAAAACTGTATTGCTATTCAAGAAAAATATGACGCAAAATGTCAGTCCATGGATACAAACCGAAAAGATATCACCAAAAACGCGTATTTGGAAATCATGAATGAATTTGACTATAAATACCAAATGTCCAAAGAAGATATGGAAATACGAATTCAAATGAAATACAATTATTATGTAGGTATTATTGACAAGTTGGATAAATTAAAACAACATCGTATGTTGAAATACAACGATGCCCAGTATAAACTCGGGGCAAAAACCGGCGATGAAGATGTGGATGAAATCATTGTTTCCCCATACATGAAACTACTTAACATTATACTGGGACAAAACGATTTTGTGAAAAGACAAAATGACATTATTACTTTTAAAACCAAATTCACGAGAGAAGCTGATACGCTTGGCGGCGAAAACGAATACTGGTTTTACTGTATCAAAACCAACACACAATTGTTGCCAACCTTTTTGTATACCATTGCCTCGGTTTTTGTACAGAATCCGGATAATTATACCCTAACAGTTGACCGAATCATCAAAGATATTGGCGGTTTGAGTGACGACGGTGAGTCTTGGGTAGACAAAAAAGGACAAAGTGGTATGGTCATTCGCAAAATCGATTTTGATATTGATGAAGGTTACGAAGATGGTTTTCGTGTGATTAGTCGCGAACTCCTAGAAAGAGACGCAGGTGATATTGTTGTGGAAAATATTGAAGCTGAACAAGAGAAACGCACCGCTGCCGATAAATCCAAAAGCAGAATTGTAAATGCGGAAACCAAATTAATGTTGAATATTATTCATGCCATTGGCGATTTCATGGGAATCAACTTGGACGACCAATTGGAATTCATATTGAAAATCACTACTGCGGCATTGGCTGATGCGTTACCTTCGGAAAGCGACCACAACAAAGAAGCAGAAGAAAAGGCGAAACGGGGACAAACCACGAAACCATACAAGAGTTTCTATAATTTTAATATTTTGTACTTGACGCTTGCGTCTATCATGGTAGGTATTCAAACCAGTATTCCAAGTGTAAAAACCAGAAGAACATTTCCTGGGTGTGTCAGGTCTTTTGCGGGTTATCCTATGGATGGCAGTGGAGATACCAGTGGTCTACAATACATGGCTTGTATTATTTCTCAAATCCCCAAGGCAAAATCCATTGATCCTTGGTCGGCATTGGGAACTTCTAAACAAGATAAAATAATGACCAATATTAAATTTTTTATTGACAATCATCTTTTGAAAAACATAGATGTAGAGAGAAAGATCAAGGAAAAAATAGAATACTTACTCTTGAATCCAGTAGATGTCATCCCAGTAGAGCACGATTTAAATAAATGGCGACAATTTCTACCACCGCTTGTTCCTATTAAAATGAAGACGGTGGAAAATATTTCACAGGATTTCAAGGCGTCACTGTTAAGTGATATCAAGGGCGCATCACCTAGACAAAGAGAGAAAATATTGGTGATTCAATCCAAGATCATACTGTTTTCTCTCGCGCTACAAGAAAAAATACAACAAATTGTAGAAAAGAAAAAACTATTATTAAATAATTCTTCAAATGAGCCCTATATTGAAAACGCATGTTGTAACGAAAAGGGTGAAAACATAACGATTGACTATTTTTTCAAAGAAGACAGTGAAATCGGTTTATACAATAATAATGTAGCGGAATTGGCATATATCTTGGACGATGTTCGCGCCATTACTAAAGCATGCTTTTTGTTTTGTAGGGAAAATTCCAAAAATATATACCCGGGTTTGACAGACAAATACAGTGAGGAAACCATCTATAAAGCCTTTATTACTTTCTGTAAATTCAAATCATTGATCCCTATACCCGACGCCCTGATGGGATTATGTGGAGAGAAACCAGTGTTTTCACTAGGTGATTCTATTGGTGAGCAAATTCGTAAATTAAAGAATGACGGATATAACTATACCAATGAGCAATTCTTGAGATTATTACAAGTGGTAAATCGTCACAATATTATACAAGTGTCAATGAATGATCGCCTGAAAACACGGGTGAGTCGAATGCGTGATATTATTGAAAAAATGTCGTCTTTAAATATAGGTGATGCGAAATTGGTGCCTCTTGAATTGAGAAACCATTTAGATGATGTCTTGGATACATTTGATCTTGGCGTTGAAGAAGACACGAAAGAAATGCGAAAACTTAAGAATTACTTGAGCGAAACCAATAGTAAAATGAAGAATGAGCTGATTGGCTTTATGAAACAATACAGCTCGGTGAGTAAAAATAGTTTGAAAAAAATGGTGGAAAATATTACCAATATTATGGTGTGGAGTGAAAATGCGAAAAATGACAATATTTATGATGATACGACTTATAATTCAATCAATTATATCAAGGAATACATTACCAATATTTCAAATGTATATCCAAATAAGATTTTGAATAAGCCCGAATTCGCATCAAATCCCAGCAAGGTACGTATTCCAATTCATTGGGATTTATCACCAACACATCGTTTTGATATCGCTAAAATCATTTTTGATAATTACACCAAACTGAATCGTTTTTATGATGACAAGAAAATCGCGAATGTTTTGAATTCTGTGATTCAACATACCAAACAATTCTTGTTGTTGGTCAATGAAACACCGTATATCAATGAAATCAATTATAAAAATATACACACCCATTCTATTTTTGATAAACGCACCTGTAAATTATTGTTTGAAAACTATTTATTCACTGTATTTACTTGTTATATTCGTTATACCGAGGATGATACTTTATTGATTGTTGGTGACGTTTCCGCAGAACAACTGGAAGAACCCGTGTCTACGTTATTGTTGGGTGATAAAAAAGAATTGAAAATGAAAATCGCTGAATTATTGGCGGTGTATATCAACATCATGGTTGATCATAAACACATGATCAATATGAATTATGATGAAATTATGGATGTCGTGTATAAAATCAAGGAAAAAGAAAAGGATACCTTTACTGATAGATTAAAGGCAATGACGGATGAACAGCGAGAAGCCGATACAGTGTTGAAAATCAATAAACTCGGAGTTTGGTCCAAAGGTCTACAAAAAGGATTGGTTGCGTATGATATGGATGTATATGATGAAGAACGTGAATACATGGAACAATTTGCGGAGATTGAAAACGTTGTGAAAAAGAAAAATCGCAACAATATCAACGATATGAATATTCAACAATACATGGACGACTATATGGAAGAACAACAATATGGCGAAGATATTGAACGCGAAGAATACAATATGGCAAACATGACAGAGGATTACATGGACGGTTATATTGATGGCGATGAAGACCAAGATGTAGGTTTAGACGATTAGATTTTATATTTATTTCCAAAACATTTAATGTGTTGATTTGGAAATAAATTGATATGATATCTTATTTATCCACCAATATTTCTTTGGAGGAAACTTTAGTGATGATTTTATTATAATTTTTGAATACCTTTACCCTGTATGTTTCGCACAAACTCTAGTTTATAACTTTTGTATACATATAACTTTTTATTATTATAGTATTATCTTTTACCAGAATTATAAAATTTTTTATATTTTTATTTAAGTTTTTTTCGTATAAGATGAATCACTCTTTAATCAACCACTTTTTCTATTAATTCCTTTTCTTCTGGAGTCAATCCAAACAAATCGTATAGTTGATTATTATCATATTTAATCGTAAAATCGATATTGGGTATCGATTTCCAGATAAAAGGAGGAATAAACACGGTAGAAGCATAATTATTTGTAATAAAACGAATTATTTTTGATCGTGTTAAATACCAAATTATATTTTCTTTTGTATTTTCGTTTATTTCAACAAATCTACCATCATCACCAAATTCATTTACTATTTTAAATACATGACGACCGCCCTTAGATTTACTTGTCGCATATCTTGCCCAATGTCTTGGTATAAATATATGATTCTTTTTGTCAATATTATTTTTATCACTTTTAATGAATTTAATCTTACCGTGCTTATTGAATCTCAAAATATTATCTGATAATGCTTTAAATTCTATAGAATTATTTGCTGTTGGAGTTGGATCATTCAGATTTATATAATATTCTACATTATCTTTGAAAATACATTTAACGCTCGTGTTATCAATATTTTCGGATTTAACACCTAAATAATATCCAATATCTGTCGAAACATCAAAATCATTTACAGTATGCATAATTAATTCTACATTGAATTTATTTATACAATGATTTGCTTTATGACCAGGAATTAAGAATCTATTTGGAATAACATATAAAATATATCCACCCATTTTTAATACGCTTTCTGCTAAATCCATAAATTTTACATAAAAGTTTGAGTTTTTACCCTTGTGATAAGGCGGATTACCAATGACAGCATCAAACCCATCTAATCCCCATTTACTTTTAATATTCAAATCAAGTGTGCTGCCCTGATTATATTTTAATTTATACAAATTGTGAGGATCAACCAATAATTTACATATAAATATATTGGTTTCATTTATATCGGACCAATATAAACATTCCTCAACAATTATTTTGTATCTTTCTTTTTCGTCTGGTATTTTGTTTTTAAGTCCAATCATAAAACGATCTATAATATCCAATAAGAATCCACCTTTACCACTAGATGGCTCGAATACTTTTTTAGGAGTTTGCCAAAAATCAAACGGCATAGTATCCAACATATTCTTACGGGTTATGTAAGGGGTGGAATATTCCGCATAATCCATTTTTTCTTTTTCTTGGGGAATCAAGTATTTATCTACAATTTTAGCCAACTCGTTACTATTGTTAATATTATTATGTAGTAATTCCTTTATATAACGAATTAACTGTGTCGTTTCTCTATCATTTTCTAAGTAAGCTTTGAAAATGGTTATTAATGATTCAATTTGATGATTTTGAATTTTCTCGTCCCAGATCATTCGGATTTGATTTAATAAAACACTTTTTTTTTCAGGATTGAACGCAAGAACATTATACATTTCTTCTAATGTAGTTTTATCGTTTTCATGAATTGTCAATAGTGAGCACATCATACTAATAGGTTTTAATATATCAAATGGATTAATCTTTATATAGTTTAGTGAATTGTCATTGTCGGTATCGCTAGAGCTAATACTACTATCATTTATTGAATTATTTCCAGAGCTATCAATACTATCGCTATCACTATCGCAATCATCACCATTTGAATTTTCCACTTTTGTTTTTTCAATACCCTTTTTAATATTTTTTTCAATCATCTCTTTTTTTAATTTTTCAAGAGACTCCTTCTTTTTTTTACCTGAAAATTTCACATCTTTAAATATAGAATTAAATACTTCAAATGATTCCTTTGAAAAGAATTCGGGTTTTAAATTAAAACGTCTCATAATATTGTCGATTGCGCCATTTAGTCTCGACGAAAATATCTTGTAAATATTATCACTCAACACAGTAAGTTTATTTTCGACATTTCCAAAAGAAGGCATCCAATCATCTCCGTTTAAATTAATAAGTCTTTCTTGTAACACATATTTAATCGCATCACGCGGATGATCGTTTGGTTTAATTAATGACGAGTATTCGACAATTGACGTATCAATCGCACGATGAATATTGAAATCGACGACAAAACCGCATTTTTTACCTTCTTCCTCAGACATACTACGAAACATCATTTGATAAATCATATCAAAACCCATGTTATTGTTCATCAATAATACGATATCACATTTCTTAATAGTTACTCCTAGACTACATTGTTTTCCACTCAACACCAAAACTCCTTTTTTACCACTATTTTTAGCTGTTTTACGAGCATCTTCGATGGTTTTTTTAGGATTATTCGTAACATTACTATTTATACTCACAATATCATAGTCTGGTATCACATTATACTTCTTTAATAATTTCATAGTTGCGTTTGATATAATGTCAATATCATTTTGTGGCAAGAAAGCCATTATTATCATTGGATCTTCTGTATCACCGATAAATCTAGAATTTATTTCTGGATTTTTACAGATTTTTTCAATACGCTTCATAAAGACCTGATCATCCGGATAATTTTTATCAGGTATTCCACGTTTATCCGTTTTACCAAAAGTACAATACCATATTTTCAAAGCCTCCGATTCGTTTTGGAATTCATCTATTTTTATAATTTTTTTAATACCACTTGCCGTCGTTTCTACACATTGCTTTGGAAGGAAACACGCATCTGGAGACCAACCATAATGATTGTCATTCGTGTTCTCTATAATTTCGTCCAACACATCACTATTTATTTTATTAGTCAATATGACTAATTCCGGGTATTTTAAATACTCATCTAAAATATTTTGTTGAGAATAGTTGTGAATAATATTTTCCATCTCATGACCGTGTTTTTCAGTTAATTTCAAAATATTTGATTCTTTTTCGATATTTTTACATAATTTAATGTCTTCCAAATCCCATAAAATCCAATTTTCCTTTGGAATATTATAATCATTAATCGGTTTAGAATATGTCGCGGTTATTTGAATTGTAAAGGAATTGTTCCCATAATATTTAAGAGTGTCTTTTGCCAATTCGGTTGTTCCACCATTATGCGCTTCATCTATAAATCTCATTTCAAAATTCATCTTTTTCAACCATGGTATAGATGTAGTTTTTTCCAATGTATCACGTTGTTGATCATGTCCTTTTTCGATTTTATACTGTAAGAATTGTTTCGAGCAAATGATAATATTTTTTTCTGTCAAGACGGGGTTTTTATTTTTACCGTCTAAATTTACGATATTAAAATCTTGTAATTGAGAGCAATTAAATACTTCTAAATATTGTGTAACTGTTTCGTTCTTTGCGGTGGTAATAACCAAATAATTACATCTGTCTTTGTTTTTACTGTCTTCAATAATAGCACCCGCCATGATATAACTTTTACCACTTCTTTGAATATGACCCCATAATATTTTCTTGTGTCCTTGTCCTTTCATGCGAATTGTTTTCATCACACTCAAACGTTGGTGTAATTTTAAAAGGAGTGGTTTTTTATTTATTTTTAATATGTATTCAATATTTGTATTTCCATAAATCAGTTTGAATTCATGGAATGCTTCATTGAGGTCATTCCAATCAATAATAATTGTAGTTTTTTTTTCTAACCATATTTTCAAGTCTTCGTTTCCTTCATGAGCTCGCAATACCATTTCTTTTGTTCGCTTGGAATCCCTAACACAAACGCACAAATGTAATTCCCAACCTTTATATTTATCGTAAGAGATTGATAAAATATCTCGTAATTCCAAATCTCCAACATGCTCAACATTCAAATTTTTTGAAGTTGTAGCTAGAATAATTTTCTGATTTTCGTTACAAATTTGACCATGTAAGTCGCTTTTATCTCCACTGTCTTTCAGTTTGATTGCGTTATTTGAGTCATCATAAAATACGTCTTTTGTTGTTTGGATAGGCTCAATCGTCGCCATATTAAAATTACCTTTACACATGGTATAATTACGCAATTTAGAAATTAAACCGAGATACGCAAATAATCGTAATAGCGATTCTTGTTTATCTTTACCTTGCCATGGCTCTTGTAACCAAGAAATAATATCATTTTTACACGATCCATAAGACTGAAGAAAATTGAATAGATCTACAAAAGTCATATCGGCGGTTGATGGCTCAGACATTGTTTGTTTTTGTAAATAAATATAATTTATAAATATTTTTTCTAAATAATATTTTATTGGTGTGGTACATGACTATTGTAATATAAATATAAATCAATTTTTTTATTTTGTAGTATTTACTTATCCACCAAAATTTCCTTGGCAACTGTTCGAATTATTTTATTGTAATTTTTAAGTGCTTTGTCTTTATCTGTATCACATAAACTTTGATCAATCAGCTTAGTGTACAGATCACTCTTTTTATGATTTGGATCTTTATATTCTGGATTGGCTTTTGCCCAAAGATTCATTTGCTTAATATTCTTGTGTTCAATCGCCTTAATGGCTTTTATCATTTGCTGTTTATCTTCGTCTTTATGCCAAGTATCATTGTTTTTAATATGAATAACCTCCCTTTTTAAATCACTACAGTGAATCGGGCGTTTGCTTATATCTAATTGGCTTAATCCTTTGATTAAAATATTGCTAATTCCACCGCAATACCCAAGCGGGCCAAAGTTTTCAAAATCTGTCAAAGTTAGAATCAATGATTCCAAGAAATCACTCAAATTCAGCGCATCTTTACATGTTTCATTCAAAAAGACATTCAAGTTGAATTTATTATTGTTTTGAGTTATATTATTGTTTGTAATATTGGTTGTATTTCCCATATTTTCCTTCATCAATTCAATAATTTGTTTTTGGAATTCCTGGTTTTGTTTAAGTAATTCAACAATGGTTGACTGCATATCCATTTCATTTGTTGTTGTCATATCAGTGTCTTCCTTATTTTCACTATAGTCTTCACTCACTGATTCATTCTTTTCTTGATGTAAAAGTTCAACATTACATTTTTTTTCATGATACCACAGACTATTCCGCGCCTTGTATTCTTTATTACATTTTTTACATATAAAATTATCTATGGCATTTTTTATAGGTTTTTGGGTTTTTTTGTTCAATAAAATGCCTTTTTGATGTTTTGATGTCAGTAAATGTTTTTCATAATTACTTTTTTTACTACATTTAAAGTCACAATTATCACATATATAGTATTTTGTATATTGTTGGTTCTGCTCCTTTTCCATTCTATTGTTCTATATATTCTATAGAAAAAAAATGCCTAAACCCTTTTCCTTTCAAAAAATAAAATTTATGCTCACAAAATTATGCTCTCATAGAAAATTCCTTGAAAAATCCAGGAGAGCTTTATGCTTTAAAATGACTAAAAAATCACGTTTTTTAAGACTAAAACCCCCTGATTTTCAAAAATGGACATACCAAAAATGTCCATTTTTACTTTTTCCAATTACTTTTGATTGAAAATTAGAAATTTTAGAATCTATATTCTTCGAAAATACTAATAATTTTTGTATAATTTATATAAATTTCATATCGTAGATATTTTTGGTAAATTGTTGAGTAAAATATATTCTCGTTAAAACAAGTTATAGAAATATTTTGATTTTATAATATATATTTATATATAGTATAATGAATCAACAAAAAATAGATATAGTAGATACAAATAATCCGCGCCACCAAAATATTAATTCACCATTGGCTCCATATGATTATATAGCAGTAACAAATGACTTACAGGATGTTAGAGGGGAGGGTAATTGTTTCTATCATGCGGTAGTTTTAGGTTTAAGATCGTTAGGTTATCCTAATATGACTTCAACCCAATTAAGAAAAATTATTTCAAAAAAATTAAAAGAATTACTCCACTATAATGAAGGAAATAAAACAACTGATTTAAATGTTATGTTTAATGAGGCATTTAATATATATGATTATATTAAATCTTCGGACCCGAATGACATTTTTCTTAAAAAAATCGAAGAAAATGAAAATGTTGACCTAAGAAAAGACGTGAATGAATATTTAATAAAATATATCAATCAACTAGATACCGATACAGCCTGGGGGTACCCAATTGATTTATTTACTTGGGCGTTCTATAAAACTTTTCCAAATATTTGTATTGAGACATATAGTAACCCACTTGGTAGTAATAATGTATTATCAATGGCAGGATTGGGTAATTGTCAAGATGTTTATTATGACGAGGTTGATATTTATAGAAATCCTCATGGTGAGGTTAATGATATAATTAAAAATGTTAGAAAAAATATAATACGAATATATAATGCTGGTGCAGTTGAAAATGGGAAAGGTTGTCATTTTCAGTCTTTACCCACAACAAAGAATACAGATGATAAAGGAAACTATATTACCTTTACTGATGAAGAAATTGAAAAAATTAAATATAATGCTATGACACAGCAAGAAAAAAATGATTATAATTTACAAAAGACACCTGAAATTTTTACAAATAAAGAAGAAAAAGAATTAGAAGAAGAAAAAATAAATAATTTGATAAATACTACTGGAAAATCTAGAGAATCGGTAATTAGAGTTTTAAATGATTCAAATGGAAACCCTGACGTTGCATTTAATCGTCTAATATCTAGTTCAAATGAACCATCTATAAAACCAACACCAGGTGTTGCTTCAGGTGTTGCGCTACCAATTGTTGCCTCGTCACCAGTTGTTACATCACCATCTGGTATTGCCTCGCCGCCAGTTGTTGTATCGACCTCAGGTACACCGCCATCTGGTGTTGTGGTACCAGTTGTTCCCTTGTCATCAGGTGTCTTGACATCCGGCGTACCTCCATCAGGACATGGTTCACCAAATCTAGAACTAGACGTGACCACTCGTATTAAAGATAATAGTGTCACTACAGTTAAAGATATTTACCCTGAACCGAAACCGGGAGCAGAACTAGGTCCAACACCAGAAAACAAACCTGGACCAGAACCAAAAAAAACTATGTTAAAGGAGGTGCTTAAACCTGAGGATTTAAAGTATTCTATTGATAAAACCCCTGTAACCGTGCCAAACTCATTAGTAATATATTTAACCACAAATGTACCAGGTTTTCAAAAAATAAAATTTATTCCAAATATGATAGATCCGAGTATAAATAAATATGTAAGTACTGTATTTTTTGATCCAATTGTCCCATTAAATAGGGAGGTTATTAAAAAAACACCCAAACAGTTGTTAAAAACACAATTTTTTGATAAAGGACTTTTTTTTACATTAAAGAATAGAACCCTCACAAAAAATACAGATTTTTGGTCAACTTTAAGTAATAGTCCTATAAAAAATCCATATTCTCTATTAAAAAAAAACAATGATCCAATAGAGAAACAATTAGAGAATTCAACAAATAATGGTATTATTGATAATAATATCCGTCAAACAATTCATACATTATTTCCCGAAGATTCAGTTATTTATTTGAATAATAAACCATATACGATATATTCTAGCAATTGGACTTCGGGAGATTGGAAAATTGACACCAATAATAATTTACCCGATTTTTTATCTACTGGACAATATTATGGTCCATATTCTAGTTATCAAGGAGGACCCGCGTCACAAAGTGCTTTAAATACACACCCACTTGAGCGTTTTCGTCAACCTACCATTTACATTACCAATTCTTCATCTAACAATCAATCATCTCCATTACAAATACAAAACGCCGAAAAACAATTAAACAGTATTCCTCGTAAATTAATAAGTGGTCCCACTTATAATGAAAAAGAATTTTCAAATATTAGTACGCTTCACCCCAAAGAGTGGAGATTATTACCAAGTGGAAATAAACCACTTGAAATAACATATCCTGTTAATGAAAAAATTGTAAAATATATTAAAAGAAATAGATATAATCCAAATTTACCGGTTAATATATTAGAACAAGCTAATCAAATAGAAGACAATTCTGGTAAAAACAAAAATCAATTATTAATTGAAAATGATATGGGTAAAAAAGTATCGGGGTTGATTGAGGATAATCCTAGTAAAAAAGTATCGGGGTTGATTGAGGATAATCCTAGTAAAAAAGTATCGGGATTGATTGAGGATAATCCTAGTAAAAAAGTATCGGGATTGATTCAGGATAACACTGAGCGAATAGAAGACGAAGGTAGTATAATTCCAGTAAATCCTTATTATAAAAAATTATTAGAATATAAGAAAGAAAAAACTGATAAAACGTCAATACAAATTGGTGGGTCATTAGAATCAGAAATACGCAATTTTTTTAATAATTCTACAATTTTTTATAACAAAATTAATCTTTTTTATAGAAATATGAATAAAGAACATAAACATTTATTTGAATATATTGAAAAGGACAATCAAATAGTTGATCATGGAGAATTACCTAAAAATCTTAGAATAAATGATTATCGCTGTAACAATAAAACAAATGAATTAAAAAATATAATTGTTCAAAGGGCAGTTAGCGAAAATAGTTTTTTTGATTGTATATCAGCTGGAATTCAAAATTATAATGCTGAAAATGGGGAAAATAAAATTACTTGTTATAAAAAATCTGGAATAGAAGATAGAATTGATACTCTTGATAGTGATGGTATAAAACGAGCTGTATATTTGTATTTTTTAGATCATCCAGATAAATACGTAGAATATATAAATAATAATAATATTCGAAAAATCTGTGATAAAATGAATGAATTATTTAATCAGTTAATAAACAAACCCGGTCCTGAAAATACCGGTATTATGATAATACCAAATGATCAATTATCATATAATAAAATAATACAAGAAATATATACAAATCTTTCTATTAAAAAAGAAATATTCGGAATAAAAATACCAACTATTGATGAATATAATGAATATGATGAATTAATGCAACAAACACCTTTTGAAGTAATAGAAATAGTTGACGGTGATAAGTCAAAACAATTTATGAAATACATACAAGATAATGATTTTTTGGTGGACGATGAAATTTTTGTAATTATTCAAAAAAAATATGGTATTAAAGTAATCATCATTGAAAAAAATACTTCTAGCAATAGTTACCATATAAAAAATAAAGATATTATATTAAATACTGGAGATGATCAAAATTATCCAGTTTGGAATAAATACATGTTTCTTTTATTGGATGGAAATGGACATTATGATTTGTTGAATTTTATAACAAGAAAATCTTATTGGTGTTATATAAAACATGGTATTAAAATGACACCAACTACTATATTTTCAAAAAAAGAACAAAATTATATTTGGAATGTTCCTCCTATTTATATTATTTATTTAATGTTTGTTAGTTGTTTTCTTCCCAAATTAAGTGTTCAATCAAATATAACTGAGTTTATTCAAAGAATAGATTTATTTAAAGATGATTATATTATTTTCTGTAATGTGTATGAAAAAATAAAAAATGATAAAGGCAATGAAGAGCAATTAGGTAAAGAAATTTCAAATATAGAAAAACAAGAAAATATAATGAGGATTCAAATAAAACAATTAAACGAAAAATTAATAAAAATAGAAAAAGAATATGATCAAGAATACAATAATTATTTTATGAATATTCAAAATAAATATTTGAATGAAATAATAAAAGAAAATCCAAGTAATGAAAAAAGCATAACAAAAGAGTTTAGAATAATAGCAAATAGCGGTGATATACATAAAAATAATGATTTTTTTAATAAATATTTAAAAAATATATATGCTGAGGATTATTTTATAAATGAAATAGACAAGTTTCCTGATTATATAGCTGAATTAGATAAGTCACGAGATGAAAATAAATATGAAAATATACATGATATACCTAGTGAAATTGATAAATTAAAAATGAAATTAGACTATATAAATGATGAAAAGAGTAAATTAATTTATCAAAAAGATAGTATTCATTTCACTGATAAAACTTTCATAAATACTTATAATTTATTGAATAATACAAATATAGATGATCCCAATGTGATAAATAATATGATAAATGATATTAAAAATAGAATAAAGTCAGAAAATATAGAAAAGAAAAAAGCAGATGAAGAGCCTGAATCTGGTCATCATGATGGTGATGGAATAGGTGAAGGTGTTGGCGAAAGACCAGTCGATGATATTAATGACGGTACTTATTCGTATGAAAAAAAATCAATTATTAAAAAAGAAAAAACAATTCCTGAAAAAGATAAAATGAAAGAGGCGCCACCTCCAGATGGACCTCCACCACCTCTAGATGAGCTTGATATAATAGATGAAGCATTAAAAAATAAAATAATTGGTTCTTGGAAAGAAGTGAATTATGACCGAGATCCAAGTAAAAAATACTGGTGGAATGAAATTACCAATGAAACAACAAGTATTGGAGCAAAACAACCAACCGGATTAACCGCAACAACACCAAACCCCGGATTTATGAGTTATGATAATCCATTAAAAGAAAACTCAAAAACAAGTTTTATTGTTTTTGTAAATCTAGTCTTGTATCCGGGAACAAGTATTCCGGAAAGTGAAAGGAGAAGATTAGCATGTTATGTAAATTATGAGGAAATACGTAGAAGTTATGCTGAATTGTGGGACTATGAATATATACCTATCCCTATGAATGATGACAAATATTATAATTTGAAAAATACAAAATCAAAAGAAATAAAAAATTCATTAATTACTCAAAAGAATAATACAAGACGTGTTACATTTGATAATAAACCTCCTCAACAAATTCAAGGCGGAAAAAACAAAACAAAACGTAATAAAAACCGTATGAAATAGGATTAATAAGGTAGGAATAAATAAAAACCAATATGTCATATTTGTTTTTATTTGACGTCATTTTGAAAAGTCATCAAGGCATCTTTTTGCGTCTGCATTTGTTTTTCTTTACTCGCTTTTGCTAAAATCGCCATAGCATTATCCAATTCTTCTTTACTAACAATGCCGTCTTTATTTGTATCAATCACATCTTTTAAGAGTCGGTATTCATGTGGAACAATACAGAAACTACTTTCTTCATTGAATAAATGGTCTGTTAATATAATTAAAACCGCTGTCAAACCAAGTGCTACATATATGTTACGACTACCCATCCAAGCCAATACAAAAATCATAATTTGGCGTGTCACTGATAATTTCAAATATTCAGCGGATGATTTGCTTAATTCAATCGTAACGTATTTTGAGCCTAAATTCATCATAATAATCATAATACCGGAAAAAACTTGACTACTATTTACAAGCATAATGTTGTTGTGTAAAAAATTCGCAATTTTTTGAAATATTGTCGCATTTTTTGGTAGGGGTGTTGATTGAGCCGCGGCGGCAGGATTCGGCATAAAAGGATTTCCTGGTGGCGTAGAAACTCCTACAGGTGGTGTAACCGCAGTAGGAATTATATTTTTTATTGATGATTTATTTTTTCTACTTGTTTTTGTTTTCATTATCATATATTTAATAAACAAAATATTTTTTAGATAAATTGTAAACCGAGCATTTTCAAACCTTTATTTGTTTTGTCTGTAAAATATTCTCTATATTCTTCACTGGCTATTCGTGCGTTTCTTAAAGGTGGTCGCACCAATTTACGAATACCTGGAGTAAAATTTTCTACATATGAGGTTTGAAACGGAGATTTCTTAACAATTCTAGGTGTCACTAAATATATAATTAAAAACAAAAACATAATTGTGGTTGTAGCACATAATAATATATATGACTGTTTACGCATCATATATATTTATACAATATTATTCTATTTTACCTAATAAATAATTATGATTGTTGTATCACTTCATATCCAGACATAGTGCCTTCTCCGCCAGCTGAAATCGGATCTTTATATAATCCAAATGATCCGGATATAGGTAATGTATTTGATTCTTTCGCCCGCAATGTGGTTTCAGTGGCAATACGATCAATTCCAGTATTTCTTTTTTTGTTTGACATACCTTCAGTGACCGGAGTTTCAATGTCAGTATTTATATAACTATACTCGTTTTCGTCACCTTTATAGTCGTATTCATTTTCTAAATTATCAGGTTCTTTAATAATTTTGTATTCTTGTGATTTTTTGAATATCTCCTTATTTTGTCTTTCTTTAGGAAAAAACCTGGTATACAAAAACAAAGCAAGTATTATAAAAAAGGCAATGAACCCTAATTTCATATTATAGTAAAAAAGCAATCCAAGGATAATAGAGCTCAACATAAATCCAAATCCTAAATGAAATGAATATAATGACGCAATTGTCAGAACTATAATAAATACAATGGTAAAAGGATAAATCATTTTTTTTATGGATATATTTTTCATTGACATTTATATTTATATTATATAATTATTTTTTTTTAATTTAAGATTGTTTTCCAAATTATTATCTTATTTTTTATTAGGAATGTCTTTAGCAATGTATGCAGCACCATTTAATACGAATGATTATATGGATAAAATAAATGATAATGATACGCCTATTGGTAGAAAAAAAAATTCAAATAATAAAACCCAAAAGAGATATTATACACCCTCTTCTCCTAAAGACAATAACACTGAAAAAATTAATAATATTTTACGAACAATCCATAACTTGCCTGAACGCAATGATGAAGAATTAGCAGATTTCAATGAATTATTGCCACCACCAATTTCTGCTGGTGTAGAGCAAACAAAAGCTAAAGAAGGTTTTGGTACAGCAAATCAACTTTCAACTTTTGTCAGTCCTGTAAATCAATCGGATACGGATGATAATATTAAATCAATATATTCAAATTTAAATGCTCAAACAAATGACATGTCTTTTGCCTCCGCAACTGATTACGGACGTTTCATACCTGATTATTCAAAAATGTATGGAACAAATGGAAAAATGCCGCAGCAACAAGCAGGTAGTTTTACAGGCACAGGCACAAAAAGTCAAAATGATATCCTTATGGAAAAATTGAATTATATGATTACCCTTTTAGAACAACAAGAAAGTGACAAGACAAATAATGTCACTGAAGAAGTTATATTATATTCCTTTTTAGGAATTTTTATTATTTTTATAGTCGATTCCTTTGCGAGGGTTGGAAAATATGTTAGGTAAAATGGTGTCATATTGACTAATTCAAAATAAATATTTTATTAGGTGGAACAGTTGGATAAATATAATTATATAAAAAATACGCCGTAGGGCTCACCATCATTGGGTAAGTTTTCATTTTAATATTTTGAATGATAACTTCATTATCAGAAAGGTCTTCTATAAGCGCATAACCGAATTTGTTTTCTTCTTTCACTCGCGACAATGTGATTTTAGAAAGCGCAACTTTGAAACCGTGAATGAAAATATCCGCGTCTTTACAGCAATTCACTGAGGCGAAACAGACGAGTGCCATAGTGCCTTTTTTTATGCTTACTGTTGCGTCACGAAAATAATAACATGACAACACTTGATTGTCTTGAATAATCATATAGACATAGATATTTTTTGTTTTTATCAATTCAAGAATATTGGATGTTTCGGGACGAATACATATTTCGTATTTATTTGGGAGATTGAGTTTCAAAAAATCTTCTAAATGGTGAATATTGGTAGGACCACATTCAATCAATTCCAGGCTAGTGCCACCAGGTAAATCACTGGGGACGCACCATTTTTCCATGGAAAATCCGTAAGTGTTATATACACACAACGGAACGATTCCAGTGAGTTCATTTTCTCTCTTGAATAAAGAAACAGAAATGGATTTATTGAAATATCTTTGATTATATTCATGTGTTTGTATGATTTGGGGTGCAAGTCCTTTTTTCCGGTAATTCGTATCGACGCACAAATGGTCAACGTAATAAAGGTCAAAATTGGTTTTGTGGTGTGGTTTATTGAAATAAATATGTAGGGGACGGCTGGTCATTACTGCGACAATTTTATCATCAACCAAGGTTGTTGCCTGTTTTGCGTCGTATAAATAATTAGGTTCTTCATAATAGCTCAAAAAACAGGGGGCATTGTGTCCAATGAGATATGGTACGATATTTTCTTTGGTCGGAATATACATGTTCCCTCCGTTTTTCAAAAAATGATTCCGGATTAGATTTACAAAAGAGGTCATGGTTAGATCGTTTATTTTGGAAAACTCCAGGGTTTTTACTTGATAAAAATTACAATATTTATTCTTTTCTGGAAGTTCTCTCATTATGATTCCATATGGATAAAAAAAATAATGAAAATCATAGACATGATATACTGGTTGTAGACTCCAGAAACGGTATTTAATTTTAATATACATAGCAATAATTAGTATTACTAAAAACAAAACCAGAAATATATAAGGAAACACAAAGGTAAACATGTGAATAATTTATTATAATAATATTATTTTTTATAAAAAATCTACTTATAAAACGTGATTGAAGAGAGAAAACCCACACGTAATCCCTAATCCCTATATCTTTAATTGGGTTTCACAAAGACAAACAAATATTGGTATTCATATCCGGCACGAATTAAATCGATCTTGCTTTGTACAATGAATCCCGCTTGTTTGGCGATTTCTAAAATGTCTTGGTAAGGCTCCATATACAACTGATGTTCTTGTTTACGGAATACCTTATCATCACTCTTATTTTTAAATGTTTCCACGAATTTAGCACTATTATCCTGGTCATTTACTTGAAATTCCGACTGGTATTTGAAATCGTCAAAGGTGACCTTACTGTTGGTTATGCGTTTTTCGGCGTATCTTTGTGGCGTTAGTAATAAAAGCGGATTTGCAGCAGGAATAATGGTGTCAAACATATATTTATCAACTAAATGGACCACCAAGTATCCGCCACCCATTAACCATTTCATACAATTCCTAAAAAACTGTAATTTGTCTGGAATGTAGTAAATGGTGAAATAGAGACACAAAATGTGAGTAAAGGATTGCGGATGGAAAATCATGGCATTACTCACATCGCCTTGTAAAAAATCTAATTTTGGATACATTTCTTTTGCTTTCTTTACCATAGTTTCAGATTTGTCGACGCCCACTACTTTAAAATTCTTTTCTGCTAAAGCAGCCACATGGTGCCCAGTTGCTGACCCAATATCCAAGATTACACTTCTCTCATCGGGTTTTGTATTATTAATGATTTTATCAATTTCAAATTCATTTTTTACATCACTGTATAGTAATTGATCATATATATTTACATAAAAATCGTCATAAATATCACTTACTCCGTCTTTAAAAGTGAAATCTTGTCGAGTGACAGTAAATCCTTCTGTACGATTATTTTTATACATCATGTAAAGAATAATAATGATGGCAAAAATGACTAAAACCTTTCCCCAATTAGAAAGTTTTTCATAAGTATTTGAAACGGAACTAACGCCTTTACTTAATGTTTTCAATATTTTCATTTTCTCTTATATGTATTATTGTTATTTTTTTTTGTGTAAATACAATATTATTATAATTAAAAATTACGATTCTTTTTTGTTTTTCTTTTCTTTTTGTTTATTTTACGGCTTTTAATGGTTTTACGAGTTTTTTTCTTCTTTTGTGACTTTTTATGTTTACCTCCAAAGCTATCACTCGCAAGACCTCTTGTAAATTCATAATCCGGATTTAGATTCGCTTGAAATTCCTCCGTTACATCTACGGGTGTTTTACCATCCCATTTCATTGCGTTTCCTTGACTATCCAACATGATATTTCCATCATATCTTTCCCCCTTTAATTCTATTTTCGCGATTTTTTTATCACGGTCTGTGTAATAACTAGTATTATCAAGTGCTTCTATTTGATTACTTGTAAAACCTAAAAGACTTTTTTTAGCAGGATATTCACTGCGTATTTCTTGTTCTATTTCATGAATTGGACGATCTTGATCACTCAATCTTCGTTTATTATATTCGTTATACATGATACGATCTAATATCATATTATTCATGGGTTGTACATATTTTAGATAATTATTTTCAGCCTCGAGAGAAGGCATATTATACATGGTACCAGAATCACTACGAACAAGTTGATCAAAACGAATACGATCCTCATGTTTACCTATTTTTTTAGAAGTAGACATTATTGTATACATTATACAAAGAAAAATGTACACTCGTTATTTTTTTGTTTAAATATACAATATACAATATAAAATAAAATATAAACAAAAATGTCGGATTATTCAGAAATTAATGATTTAAGAGAACAAAAAGAATTCAAAGGGATTACATTTTCCGGATATAAGAAAACTGAAGCGCGCAAAGAATTATTAAATAATTTGATTCATACTAAAATAGAACAAGCATGTTATTGGTCAGCAGAATTTGTTTGCGCTGGTCATTTTAGCGATTTATGGGAGCTAATTCTCTTTTTTTACAGTAAATATATTCATTTAGGAAATCCTAAACTTGCCATATATTTAGAATTGCGAATTAACAATTTCAAAGAGATTATAGTTGCCGGATATTTAGGCAATGAAATCAAATTACGTAACAATGAAAAAATTCGTAAATTATTTTGTGAAATAGTTTGTATGCTCTGTAATGCGAAACGCAAGCATAGTTTTGACGAAATCAAAATAAAAAAGGATGACTTTGACATGACCCAAATGACTGACCGTTTCAAAGCACCCAACGTGAATTATGCGCAGGCAATTATTCAAAAAGAAGATCCTAAAGAGTTATATATAGCAATGAATGAATTAGCATATAATTTATCCAAAGACGGTAAAAATATAATAAATGCGTGTTACTGGTTTGAATGGATTATCGAATATGAGACTATTTGTATAAATAAAAAAGAAAAGTGTAAATGTGAGCGACGATCTGAAATGCCAGTAGATGCCAAGTCTCAATTAGATATTGTATGGATTATTTGGGATATTATATTAAAAGAGTCGGTAAATCATAACAAAATGATACAAAAAATTATAAAATCGTTATTGACATTGTTTTCATTGAAATACACGCATTCTTGTAATAAACGGCGAAAAAACATTATTTATTTTGCCATGTCATTATTGAGCGAGACGGTAAATGTAGAGGAAGACCTTGTGAAAGACAAGGATCAAGTAGCGGCAATTGTTTCAAAAATAGACAATATATACAAACAAATTAAGAAAAATGAACAAGCCCCCAAAACCGATTATTTATTTGCGAATTTGAAAAAGTCGAATTTAGACAAAACAATAGAAAAATTGGAAAAAATGAATGCCTTTGGTGAGACTTTTATTCCGCGACTATAATTTCCTCGCTTATAGAAATTTTCACTTTTTAGGAATTAAAATATAGTTATATGTATAATATGCCTAGTACTCGCCGTAATCGTAACCGTAACCGTAGACCAAAATCGTGTAAAAATATGAATTTAAAGTTTGAACAAAATATTGTGACCAAATTTTTAGAAGTACTAAATACTGTGAAATTATATCATTGGAAGACTCATAGTTATGCTGTACATAAAGCAACGGATGAATTGTATTCAAAATTAAATGAAAACATTGACCATTTCATAGAGGTACTTTTAGGAAAATGTGGCAATCGCATAAGTTTAGAACATGTGAAACATATTTCTTTGAAAGATTTTAATCATGAAAATCAAATCATGAGAGAAATGGAGGATTTCAAATCCTTCTTAGTGGGGTGTGATACTCAATTGAAACAAATGGGTGGTATGACCAATAGTGATTTGTTGAATATTAGGGATGAAATGCTTTCGGATGTGAATCAGTTTTTGTATTTAATGACATTCAAATAACTTGATTGATAATAAAGAAGTTTATGTAAAAAAATGTGTATATAATAAAAATTTAATATATTTATTTTTATTATAGCTAAACATGAATAGTGGCGCAGAAAAATCAATCATGACAAATCCGATTTCAGAAATGTTGGATAAAAATAGTTTAGGAACATTAACAGATTTTCCAACTGATGATTCATCATCCATGAATTGGGCGTTGGTTATTATTGGGTTTATTATTTTTAGTATTGTTGTATTTATGGTATATAAACATTATACTGGAGGTGAAAATATTTTTGAAAATATTCATCATAAAATTAAAGAAATTTTTGAATCAATTAAAAATCGGTTTCATTCTTCTGGATCATCGTCAACAAGTGATATTGAACAACATATGGAAGATGATCACGGTATTCATACAAAAGATCAAAACCCGTCATCTGTATCTTCTATACCTCATGCGACATTACCTACATCACAATCCCAAGACGGTGAAACAAATAAAGACAACCTAAACCAAGCTCTGAATCAGGCAACACCTAATTATACTCCGGAGCCTGGATATGGTGCTGATGATTCTTATAGTAGTATACAAAAAAGTAAATCGTCTAGTAAATCAGGATGGTGCTATATAGGCGAAGACCGCGGATTCAGAAGTTGTATTGACGTGGGCGAAAATGATACATGCATGTCTGGAGATATTTTTCCAACGAGTGAAATATGCGTGAATCCAAATTTGCGAATGTAATCATGCAGGAAAAATAAGTTTAGCTCCTTGAGGCCATTTATCACCGGCTGTTCCATACGTACGCTTTACTCTAGGATAATAAGTAGGTAAAGCACTATTATAACATAAAGCCGCACTAGTGGGTCCTGGAACATCAGACGCTGAAAGTGGGTTACAATTATTTTTTTGTGTCACTTTATATACTTGTCCTGTACATTGATTTTCCGTAATATTACATATCAAGCTACCGCCATCAGGAATCACTATCGTAGCATCTAAATCGGGGGTTAAATTAGTCGCGGGACAAATAATTCCATCTTCTGTTATAAAATTACCGCTGGCAGTTACTGGATTTACAATAATTTCAGTGTAATTGACTCTTTTCAGACTTTTAGTATTGGGATTTGTATAGGTATCACTTTGGGTAGCCCAATTTGTTGTCCTATTTGTCCACATACCTCGCGCCATTTGCGCATACACCTGTTTTTTAGTAAGATTTGAACTATTTTTTTTATATTGAAGTATATTTCCTTTGTTTAATACTGAAATTTCTTCGGCAAGTTTTTTATTTTTAAGAACACTACCCAAAGACTGTGTATTATATACACACTGATTTTCAAAACGATACCATTCTTTTGTTGGTACTGGATTATATTTTTTTCCTAAACACGACATATTTATATTTATTTGATACTATAAATATAAATTTATGATTGTATTTTATTTTGACAAGGGAAAATAATTAGTTTGTTCCATTAGAACCGTAGAAATACCATCTTAATGATAAATAATCTGGTGATTTTAATAATAAAGATGCTGAATTTGAACTACTCATTTCAAGATTTGGACCCATAAAAGTTAAACCACTGATTTCACTTAATCCAAGTGAATAATCATAATAACGCAAATCTGAAATGTAACCATCAAAACCACCATTCATCGCTACAAATACATCGCCATAATTTTGTTTTGGTACGCCGTTTAGATTTACACTTTTAGTGATGGTTCCATTGATATAAACATCTAAAGTTTTATTACGACAACGAAGAATGACATTTACCCATTTACCAATTGGAATATCACTGATAGTAATTTCTTGATTTATAGTTTCATAAGTATTCATAACAATCAACAAATCATTTGTATTTGGATAAATATACATGCCAGGTGCGTTGTTGGGGAAATTCAAACCTTTTGTATCAACAGAAGTTGTCATATTATTTCCTTTACTAAATATATGTTTGTATTTTCCTGAATTATATGTTAAATCATTAATAAAAAACCATACAGACCATGTGAATTCAATTCCATTTGGTCCATTTATAGAGCGATTAATTGTCATTGAATTTTTAGACGATGGGTCCTGTGGAATAATGACTAATTGTTTCGCATCAATCATACCATTTATTAATTTTGGATTATTATTTATATTTGTCATGATTCGAGATAATAACGCAATTGACAATTTTAAAACAATGACAAAAATTAAAATAAATAAAAGCAAAAAGGATACACGAGCAATAATACTATTTGAATTTAAAAAATCTTTAATACCACTTCCTCTACCGGCAGTATTATCAAGTGGGTTCCATGCTGATGAAGTTGTTTTGTCCATTTTGTCTTATATATATAATACAAAAGAAAATGCTATTATTACTAAATTATTTATTTATATTTGAGATAAATTAAAAGTAAATTAGAAATTAAATAGTGTAACTACTTGTTTCTGTTCCACTACTATCAACCGTAGAAAATTTTACTCTGAAACTTGTTCCAAAAATACTATCAAATATACTTTTGCTATAACCTTTTTGATAAATATTCCAAGCAGTCTGTGGATCAGTCGCATTAGGATAATATTCAAATTTTGATGTCCATCCAGAAAAGCCACCTACTGGTGTAATGTAAACATTAGCATTTTCATTTATTTTCGCGGTTCCGGGTAATACACAAGTATTTACCAATTTTCCGTCTAAATAAATGTCTAAAGTTCTTCCATAAACACTAATTAATAAATTACACCAGGCTTGTATTGGTATATTGGATACATTACATGTGTGTGTTATGCTACTTGATGTTCCCGTTCCGGAATATACACTCATTATTACATTTAAATTGTTTTCAATTCCACCAAAAGTAACCATTGGACATGGCTCTTTTCCATATGATCCATTTGCTCCTGGTGATGAAGTTAATTCACCTACTCTACCAAATAATACCTTTTCTTTTCCATAATTATAGTTCCAATCATCTATATAAAACCATATAGAATAAGTGAAATTACTAGATTTAATACCGGATTTACTGCTTGATAATTTAGCGGCATCAATTGTTTGCATAGTTGTGCCGGAAACAATACTTGTAGTGACACTGGTTGTTGAATAAATATAATTCAACACAAAATATAAAAATAAAATCAATATGATTATAATAAGTACAAACTTAAAATCCATAATATATAATATAATAGAAATTATATTTTATATTGTATATTTTTATTTTGACAATATAAAATTTCTAAATTAAATTTCTAAATTAAATTAGAGATTAGACATTTTGATTATCTTTATTTGCCTTAAAATACCATTTTAAAGATAAATAGTCAGGATTGAAATTAGAAATATTTTTTGGATCGTTTTTAATATTACTACTATCATCTTCATCATTTAATTCATCTCCAGAAGGTAAATTTGAGTCATAATCTGGGTCACTTGTTATAAATGATGATATAGGTTGTATTGTATACGTAGAAATATCCATCACTGTTTTATTAATATGTGATACTATTGGAGGATCCTTATTTTTTAACGAATTATATAAACTATAAATTTGCGAGCTTATTAACGTCTCTTTGAAATAATTTACATTACATATTCTTCCGAAAATACCCTTATCTTTACCAACGATTAAACTATCATATTCCATAAATGGCACGATTTGTAATTTTGATTTTTCTAACAAACCATTGTAAAAAATATCTAAAGTTCCTCCGTTATAATTGATAATTATATTATTCCATTTTTGTAGTAAAATGTTGGGTTTTTCAAACAATATCGTGTTACCTTCATCATCTAAAATATTTTTACTGTTTCCGTTATTTTTTGTAATTAGTCGCATCGTATTTAATTTCACGTTATATACTAAATTAAATTTATCACCATAATGAATAACAGAAGTATATTTATTACCTGCTAAATTAATACTAGGATTTTCAGAATCTAAATATAACCAAAAAGAAAGACCATATTGATAGTCGAATTTTTCACTTCCATGAAGTGTTTGATAACTGGCTAATGTTGTTTGATTATGTATGCTAATTGGTTTATTTACAAGTAACATTCCGTTTTGGGTTTCGTTTTGATATGTAAAATATGGGTAAGCAACATAATATATAAAATATAAAATTAATACAAAAATCAATACCCAGAAATAACTTTCAGCTTGTGCCTTTTGTGTTGTTCTGGTCGTTCCGGGCATTCCAGGCATGCTTGGTATCATTTTTGTAAAACCGTACAATTTTAACAATAAATTATAGATACCTTCAAATAAAGAATAAAACAAACATGGTATATAAAAAATACTATTCACAATTAATCGCAATAATGGGTTTTTATTATATAATTCTGTAGACGTTAAAAATCTAAAAAAAATTCCAAGAATAATAACAATAAAAAAAGCATTTATTAGAAAATTAGCAACACCACTACCTGTATTGGAATATGCGGATAAAGTCATAAAAATCCATATAAAAATTGCTAGCAAAGCAAAAAATCCGGACCAGTATAATATTGTAGATTTATTTAATAATAATCTTAAACTTTCTGGTATTTCTTGCTCAGTAAATATTGACATGACTAAACAAATAAAACCGATGATTAATGTAGATACAATAAACATTATGATGAGACCAAAATTTATTTTCAAGTTAGTTCCAAATGTATCATTATAAGATTTTAAAGCATATTTACCTACATTTGAATTATAAAGAATAAATAAAAAGACACATAGACAAATATAAATAATAATAGAACTAATATTTTTGTTTATTATAAAATCAGGAGGTTTATAAGTATATCTACTTAGTAATTCTTTATAATCAAATGTATGGTATATGTTGAAATATAATAAGATAAAACCAATGATTAAAAAAATTGGAAATAAATAAGATGCGTTCTTTTTTAATTCAGAATTGGAGATTGTTGTAAAATAATAAATCATGATACAAATGAAAATAATCAGAATGAATAATCTTATATTTTTATAAATTGTTTTAATTGTACTAAAAAAAGAAAAAAATAATCCCAATGATAATATAGTAATCAAAAAACAAGTGATAAGCACCGATGCTGAGCTTTTATCATTTATATCGCCGTACAAACCAACCAATATTAGTATAAATAAAATAAGTAATACTAAAAATATTTTTGTTAGTGTAGGACCCATCAAATCATTCAACCAACATAATCGGTCATTAAAAAAACTATTAAAACTTTTTTCTTCGAATTTATTACTTTTTTTTACTTTATCCATGTTATATTATGATTATATTATAAATATTTATAAATATAATAATAAAAATATTTATTTAAAGTAATCGTTATAAATATAATATATTCATTTGAAAGGTAAATATATTCAATAATGAACAATGACCCTTTTATATATACAATCATGACCTATATGGTAGTCTATTTAGGAATTTATATATTATATAATTTGTTTTCGAATGATGATAACATTAGTCAATCGAAAAGCGTAGAAAATATGAAAGACTACGATTAAAAATCGCGAAATATGGTATTTTTACATATTTTCCATAGCAGTTTTTTGTCCATGGCATTCTCGACACAAAGCAATCAAATTTTGAACTTCATTACTACCACCGTGCTCAAGTCGGACTACATGATCTACTTCAAACCAGGCACTCAATTGTTGTTTACAGTTTCCACATTTCCAATTTTGACAAGATGCGACATATTTTTTCTTGGTTTCACTCACGGAGCGTTTTGTTGCCTTACCAGGGACACCTGTCGCACCGCCAGATTGTAGTATTTTTCTTTCATACGGATTTCTAGGATTGGTTGCGTTTAAATTTCCCATGAATGAGCCGCCAACACCCTCTTCGTTATTATCAATATTAGTGAAATCAATAATAGGTGATATCATATCCATAGATGATTTGTCAATTGGCATGTATTTAATCATATTATTTGCGTGTAAAAGAATATTTTTACATTTGGACGGATTTCGTTTCACTAGTAAATAAAAAGAAATTCCGAGTATAGCTATAAATGCCATGGTATAATATTTTTTGTAGGACATGATAAGTTTCAGGTATTTTCCATTGTGATAAGTGTTGAATATAAGAAACGCAGTTATCCCAAATATGACTAATTCTAGTTTCATTATTATACTTATATATTTACTATAAAAAAATATAAGTATACACATTTTAATTTTTATGTGTCATCATTCTTTTTTTTGTCGTATTTTTCGAGGTATTTTTTTTACTAGATACAATTTTTGATTTATTGTTTTCAGAAATAACTTCAGAATGGTTCATTTTATTACCACTAATATAATCAAATAATTTAAAAATACTTTTTTCTTTAGGTTTAAATTCTTCTCTCAATGAGTCATTAAATAAAGGATTCAAATCATTTAAAATTTTAACTAAAGAATTAATATCAACAGCTTTGTCGGGTGAATTTAACAATAATGAGTATGCGTCTTTTACTTTATTTACTAATTTTAATTGAGCTGACTTAAAATGTTTTATACCATATTTTCTGTTTTTATTTGTTATGTAATCAATAAAATAAGTATAAATGGAAACAAATCCCCATACATCAAGATTTTTTAAATATACTTGTTTGAAATATTCCATCACATGAAATGTACCGTTCTTAATATATTTTTCCAATATTTTCAATAGATAATTACATATGTATTCATAGGCATATTTTATATCAAATGACTTACCTGAATGTTTATGAATAAAGAATTCCTTTTTAAATAAAACTTGAATAGATCTATGAATATGAATTAAATGTTTTGAAAAATGACGTTTTGTTTTTAAATAATTGTGAATAAATTCTTTCAATTCTGAATGTGAAGGATTAGGTGTCGTGTTTAAAAAATTAACACATGTTTCTCTAAAATGTCTTGATAATAAAATACATGAAAATGGAAGATTATATTGAAATGGACGATTTGAAAACACATCTGGTATTTTTTCTTCCCCTTTGTATATTTTTGATAATCCCCAATCAATTAAACGTGCACGTATACTATTATTTTTTTTACTTATTAATACATTACTGTCTTTTATATCCCCATGATATACACCCAATTCATTCATCTTAACAATACCATTTTTCAATAAATTTATTAAGGTTTGATTTAATTGTATCATTTTTGAATTATCGAAACGTATCTTATAGACATAATCAAAAATATCAATACCACCAAAAGGCATTTGTATTGCTTCGAATTCATGTATTTTTTCATTAATATTTTTTTTATTTAATTCATCATTTGAGAGAGCGCTACAATTTTCATTAAAATGAATTAAATCTTCTTTTGTTAATTTTTCAGGAATACATAATTCGAAATTTTTTACAAGAAAATAGTCCTCATAATTTGGAATATTTTTTAGTATTTTTTCAAATTTTGAAATTTCGTCATATTCTTGTTTTGCGTATTTTTTCTTCATCAGTTTTGTCACATATGTTCCCTCGAGGAGATTCATGTTTGATATATTTTTACATTTCAATGGAGGACTAAACAAACAACCGTAACCACCGCTTTCAAAGACTTTTCCCCCGTATTTTTTCCTGGTTGCGTTTTTTCTGGTTCTCTCCTTAATCTTTTTTTTATGTTTTCTTGTTGTCATTTAATTATTATTCTTATATTACAAAGATATATTATTTATTGTACAAATAGACAATCATTGCTACAAAGAAGATGACTAAACATAAATAAATGAGTTTATTTTTTAATCGATTCATTTCTCGGTTTTTAATATCTTTGGGTTTGTATTCTTCATAATATAATTCGTAAAATTTATTCAACGAAATTTTGTTTTTTTCCAGTTTTTCATTGATTTTGTTGTGTATGAACCAAACCCAGCGAATAAAAGAATCACGCGAGTCTAGATAGGGTGTAATTGGGTATTGATCCAATAATTTACTAAATTCACCAGCAATGTTTTCAACCGGTATAAATAAGGGAAGATTTTGTATGAATTCATAATATTTTTTTTTAGTCACACTATTGGGTCTTAATGGGTAAGACATGGATATTGTATGGAGGAAAAACCAGTAATGAGGACCCCATACTTTCGGATCTAATACCATTCGTTAAAATAAATTAATATAATAAGATAATTGTTTAAACATATATTTTTATGAATAGTAATATTGAATATATATGAATAATAATAATAATGTTTGTAACAATTGTGGAAAACCAGGTCATTCTTTTCATCATTGTAAATTACCTATTACGAGTTACGGTATGGTTGTATTTAGACACAGCCCTAAAGGATTACAATTTTTAATGATACGGAGAAAGGACAGTTTTGGATATATTGATTTTGTGAGAGGTAAATATGTATGTTATAATATTCATCAAATTCAACAAATCGTAAATGAAATGTCTGTTAGTGAAAAAGAACGAATTTCAAAGGAAACATTTGAACATTTGTGGAAATTAATGTGGGGAGAATGTGGTAAAAATCAATATAAAAATGAAGAAATCATGTCCAAAAAAAAATTTGAAATCATAAAAAATGGAATTTTAGTGGATGATAAAAAGATTAATTTAAATGAAATCATTGAAAATAGTCATACTCAATGGATGGAAACGGAATGGGAATTTCCTAAAGGGCGGCGAAATATTCAGGAAAAAGATTTGGATTGTGCGTTGCGAGAATTTGAAGAAGAAACCGGATATTTAAGTAAAAATTTACAGGTGATTGAAAATTTATTGCCGTTTGAGGAGACCTTTATTGGATCAAATCATAAATGTTATAAGCACAAGTATTATTTGGCTTATATGAATGATAATGATGAAATATGTCATGAAAATTTTCAAAGGTCTGAGGTGAGCAAATTAGAGTGGAAAACAATAGATGAATGTTTAGAATGTATTCGACCGTATAATTTAGAAAAAAAAAGGTTAATTACAAATATAAATAAGGTATTACAAGAATATAGATTATATTCATAATATATAAGATATATCAAAAATGAATGATTCCAAGTCTGAAAATATGAATAGTGATACTGGTAGTGCGACCTCTTTGACAACTTCAAATATAGAATCAAGTATTTCGCAACCATTATCTGTGCCATTGAAAGAAAAGATTCATTTGGATTTAGATTTAAAAAATGAATATAATGAAAGTTGTCTGGATGATCCATATGACAAAGAATGTAATAAATTTTTATTAAAAAAAGAGTTAATCGAAAGCGAGGTGTTGAGAGAAAATCCGGATCAACATCCGAATTTATATCCCAGTTTGGATGATCCTAATTTTATTATCAAGATTGCTGAAAAGAAGGAATTTAGAGATAATAGTTACAATGGAGAAATATATGATGTCAAAAAACATTCCGAAATATTAAACAACGCAGACTTTGAATTGGCTCCGCATCAAATATTTATAAAAAATTTTATGTCTTTTAATACACCTTATAATAGTATGTTATTGTACCAGGGTTTAGGTACCGGCAAAACTTGCACTGCGATTGGTGTTGCCGAAGAAATGCGAGACTATTTAAATCAAATGGGTATTAGTAAAAAAATAATTATTGTGGCGTCACCGAATGTTCAAGACAATTTCAAGTTACAATTGTTTGATGAAAGAAAAATGAAATTAGTAGATGGATTATGGAATATTCGTTCTTGTACAGGAAACAAATTATTAAGGGAAATTAATCCTATGAATATGAAAGGGTTGACCAAAGAAAAAGTAGTGAGTCAAATAAAAGTGTTGATAAATTCTGCGTATTCTTTTATGGGGTATATTGAATTTGCGAATTATATTGAAAAAGTACAACAACTTCAGGTGGATGTGAAAAGCGAAAAAGAGCGAATACGGAGAAGAAGGCGCAATTTACGCAATGAATTTGATGGGCGCTTGATTATTATAGATGAAATTCACAATGTGCGCATGTCGAGCGATTGTGAGAATAAAATAGTGGCGGAAAAATTATTACAATTGGTTTCATCCGCGGAAAATATGCGTTTGTTGTTATTGTCGGCAACGCCCATGTACAATACCTACAAGGAAATCATTTGGTTATTGAATTTGATGAATATGAATGACCGCCGAGCAGTGATAGAAATTCGCGATATTTTTGATGCGGATGGAAACTTTAGAAAAAACGAATCGGGTGAAGAAATTGGGAAAGAATTATTAATCAGAAAGGCGACTGGTTACATTTCTTTTGTAAGGGGAAATAATCCATATACGTTTCCATTTCGAATTTATCCGTCGACTTTTTCGCCGAAACATTCTTTTTGGAATAAAAGTGAAATGAAATTAGATGTCATGAAATATCCCAAATATCAAATGAATGGTAAATTAATAAAACCAGACAAAATGATGAAATTTTTGGATATTTATTTAACGAAAATTGGGTCATACCAGTCATACGGGTATCGCTATATTATAAATCATTTGCGTAATAAAAAGATTTCCATTACGACCAAAACTGGCGCGGTTCGTAATATGCCTACGTTTGATGAGATGGAAAGTTTTGGTTATAATTTATTAATGTTACCTTTAGATGCGCTCAACATTATATACCCGATTGAGGGTTTGGAAGAACTCGGAAATGAGGTGATGTCTATCAGTGATTATTCGTCGGTGAGTGACGAAAGCAGTGAAGAACCGCCGCTCACTGAATACAAAAGAACTGAAAAAGCGAAAACGGAGTCTTCTCTCTCATCATCTGGTAGTGAAAGTGAAGAAGAGTCTTCATCAACTAGTGGAGATGAAGAAGAAGATGAGGAAGAAGAATCATCCGAAACATTAAATGATATTGTCATTGTTAAAAAACTATCGGATGAACCAAGTGTAACACAATTTGATTATAAACCAGTAGAAAAACCATCGTCATCATCCGGTGAGGCGTTCGCCGCATCGTCCCAAAGTTTGAACGGGGAAGTTATTCCAACAAACATAGTTTCGTCTGAAGAATCTAGTACTGATGGAGAAAATTTTCCTACGACATTTAAAATTCCCTCGGGTAGTAGCGCAAGTAGCAGGTCTTCGTCGAGCATGAGTGGAGGATTGAGTGAGTCATCAGCATCATCTTATGAGTCTTCTTCCGAGTCTTCTTCTAAGTCATCAAAAGGATCAAAAAATATATTTATAAATACTTCTGATATAACAGGCGCAGGTGGATTGAGACGTGTTATGAATTTTGTTGATAGTAAAAAGCCATTTGAAAAAGGATCTTTTGAATATAAACCACATATTTTATCCAAGTATGGTGCTCTTTTTTCAGCTGATCAAATAGGTAAGTATAGCTCAAAAATAAAGAATATATGTCAAAGTATTATTGCAGGAGAAGGAATTATTCTAGTATATTCGGCAATGTTGGATGGATCGTTGATACCTCTTGCGTTAGCATTGGAGGAAATGGGGTTTTCAAGATTTAGTAAAACCGGTAAATCCTTGTTCAAACATAGACCAAGTGAATTGATAGATTCGCGCACCATGAAACCAGTGCGTGGTGAGGATTTTCAACCAGCACGTTATTCGATGATTACAGGTGATCCTAGATTATCACCTGATAATGACTATGAAGTAAAGGCGCTTACAAATAGTGATAATATTAATGGAAATCGTGTTAAGGTTGTATTGATATCACGTGCGGGGTCAGAAGGTATCGATTTGAAATGTATCAGACAAGTTCACATCATGGATCCTTGGTATAATATGAATCGTATAGAACAAATTATTGGACGTGCCGTGCGTAATTCAAGTCATAAAGATTTGGAATTTGAGAAAAGAAATGTAGAATTATTTATGTATGGGACGATTTTAGAAGATCAGGAGGAAGAATCCGCGGATTTGTATGTATATCGTGGTGCTGAATATAAGGCGGTACAAATGGGTAAAGTAAGTCGTGTTTTAAAAGAAACTGCTGTTGACTGTATTATTCATCATGATCAAACAAATTTTATACAAGAAAATTTTGAAAAAATAGAGGAAAATCAAAATATTACACAAATATTATCGGATGGAAAAGTGTTGAAACATTTCAAAATTGGAGATATACCATATTCAGCGGAATGCGATTATATGGAAAGTTGTGATTACAAATGTTATCCAGATAAGGAAAATATAAATGTAAATATGAATTCTTATAATGAATCATTTATTTTTGTAAATTCTGACAAAATAATACAAAAAATAAAAATGTTGATGAGAGAAAGATTTTTTTACAAGAAGCGCGAGCTAATTCAATTGATAAATATTCCCAAACCGTATCCAATCCTACAAATTTATGCTGCGTTAACTCAATTAATAGAAGAAGATACAATTACAGATAGATACGGAAGAACTGGTTATTTAGTAAATATTGGCGATTATTATTTGTTTCAGCCAAGTGAATTGAAAAATAAACATATTTCTATTGATGAAAGATCTAAACCAGTATCTTATAAACATCAAATGATAAAATTTGATGTAAAACCATTTGTTACCGGAAACGAAGATAAAGTAAAACAAAAAATAGATAATGTCCGCGAGGTTGATACTGTGGTGTCTAATAAATTAATTTATGAAATGCAAGATAATTATAATATGACCATACATTTTATGCGGGGTGATGAAAAAGTCCCTCGTGGTGACGACAATTGGTATAAACATTGTGGTATTACTTTTAAGAAATTAATGAAGGAAAATATTCTTGGCGAAGGCGATGCGTTGGAAATGCTGATAGAACACATTGTTGACATGCTGTTATTTGATGAAAAGGTGGAATTATTAAATAGTATTTATTCGGCAAATGTAGATGTCTTGAATGATTTTGAAATGAGTATTAAAAAGTATTTGGATAAGAAAATCATTGAAACACGAAATGTAAGTGCCATTATATTGTATACAAGTGTTAAAAAACAAATCATGATTTATGTTGATCGAAAATGGAAACACGCACAACCAGAAGATGTCATTGAGGTTGAGGCGGCATACGATTCGAGCGCACCTGTATTAAATATGGCAGATTTGATCGGTTTTATTGATTACGAAAATAAACATAAATATTTGGTATTTAAATATAAATACACAACTTTGAAAAGAAACGCGGGTGCACGCTGCGACGAAGCTGGTAAAGATCGTAAAATCAAAATATTAAATGATATTTTTGGATTTGAAAAATACAATAAGGAAAACACTAAGGGAATTGTTCAGGCGGAATTATGTTCGTTACAAGAAATGATGTTTAGAAAGTATAATAAAGATAAAAAAGATGGTAAAACATGGTTTTTTTGTATGGAAAATGCCAAATTGAATAATTTATAAATTAAAATTGAAAAACAATTAAAAAAATTGTATTACAATATAATAAGTATGGAAACTGTTGAACAACCCACATTTCAAGAAACCGAAACACAGATACAAAAAACGGAAACAACTAAGAAAGTGTTTAAGAAAAAAGAAATAAGACATAGTAGTATTTATACTCGTTCAGTGATTACTCGAAGTGTTGTGTTGCCTATTGTTACCATTGGAAAAAATATTAAAGAAACATTAGAAAAAGCCATTATCATTCATTTTGAAGGAAAATGTATTGTAGAAGGTTACGTGAAAAGCGGGTCTTGTAAAATTATTACTCATTCAAGTGGATTAATACAAGGTGTTCAAGTAAAATTCGAGGTGGTATTTGAATGTTATATATGTTCTCCAGTAGAAGGAATGTTGATCCCTTGTGTTGCCCGAAATATTACCAAGGCTGGTATTCGCGCAGAAAGTGATGAAGAAACACCATCGCCAATTGTAGTATTTATCATGCGAGACCAAAATTACATGAATAAATATTTTACCAGTATTAAAGAAAACGATAAATTTATTGTCAGGGTGATTGGTCAACGATTTGAGTTGAATGATAAATATGTATCAATTATTGGTGATGTTGTTGAACCAAAAAAAGATTATACCAATCGCAAACCTAAATTGGTAATTGAGGATTAAATTATCTGAATTCAAAATAAAAAATTGAAAAATCTTTTTTATTTTGTTGTTTTCATAAAATATAAATATACAAGTAAGAATAAAAGTAAAAAGAAAAGTAAAAAATGTTGGATTATATCTTTTCGATGAAGTACCCGGAAAAAGTTATTTTGGAAGGAAAGGGTATTACAAATAAAGATTTTGAAAATCATATATCAAAAATGACAAATGATGAGAAACGTGATACACTTGAATTGTATATTGGAAATAATAAATTGACTGGTAAATTTTCTTTAAAAGAATTTCCGAATTTGCAATCAATTAGTTGTCAAAATAATATAATTGATGAATTGGAGGAACCACTTCCCGTCAATTTAACACGATTGTGTATTTACAATAATAAATTAAAAAAATTACCCAAACTTCCAGAAAAATTAGAACTATTAACAATGATGAATAATGAAATGGAGGTATTACCCGAATTACCATTGTCTTTAAAATATTTATTTATCGATGAAAAATATTCAGAATCTATAATACGATTGGATTTTCATAAATTTTCATTTCAAACCAAAAAAAGTTTGGTGTGTCTTTTGAATAAACCTGATTTCAAAAACGATTTAAATCCATCGCAACTTGAATTTATGAGTCGTTTCAAAGAACAACAACGCGACATTGCGAATTTTAAAGAGGCACTTTGTTTGAAAAAGAATTATAACGAACTTTGTGCTGAAAATCGCAACAATAACATATTTCAGAATTTAACTAAATTATTTGTTATTATAAATGTGGTGGAATTTTTAGGAGATAATATGAATTATAACTAGATACCTAGAAAACTAAAAAATTAATTTATTATAAAATGCGGTATTTTTTTCATCATCTACTCCACGTAAATTTATTTCTATTCTATACAGTTCCTTTACAAAACAAACCGGCATACTCATTGGAAAAACATATAAACATGAACCAAAAATTCCATGACTAAAACTGGTTAAATAAAAATAATTTGGTTTCAATGGTTGTTTTGGTTCATAAAAATCCATGGTTGGATATTTTATTTTATCTTTTTTATATTGTTCTTTTTTGTATTCATAATAATTCATATCTTTTTTATATGAATCCATTTTTATTTTATTATCGTAATTATAATCACGAATTCCTCGGTAAAATCCCAAACTCCCCCAACTCGCAATACAAAGATTAACTCCTCTTTTCACATATATTGGTAAATTCATATATATATTGACTATAGTGATAGAACTAAAATAGTATTTAAATCGATTCAATTTATTATTATTTAGATTTTTCCTTTCATCATAAAATTAATGGCTGTAACAACAAATAATTATATATTTATATTATAGGATAAAAATATGTGTTTTTCAGAAACATCGAGCATAGTATCATTTTTCATTGGTATAATAGGATCATTATTATTGATATCTTTGGATAACATCAATAATAAAATAATTGGTTATTATTTCATCTATATAAGTTTCATGCAGTTTATAGATTTTCTTCTTTGGAGACATCAAGTATGTGATGATTATAATAGAATGATTTCATTCTTGGGCATGTTATTGAATAATAGTCAACCAATTGTTTTAGGAATCATCATTTTATTATTCAATCCAAAACACCAAAATATAATATTGTCATTTATGTTAGTATATTTGTGCGTAATCATTCCATACTCAATACCTTTTGTAAAAGACAAAAAATTACAATGTACTTTAAAAGGTAAAGAAAACCATCTTGTATGGAATTGGAATCTTTTGAAATATAGTACAATGATATATTTTATTTATTTAATTACGGTGTGTGGATTGTTCATATACGGGCTTACTAATTTTAAAATTGGATTATTTGTAGCATTCATTGCGATTATAACTTATGTAACAAGTTTATTTATATACACCCCCAAATATGTTGGAACAATTTGGTGTTATTATTCGACTTTTCTTCCAATTCTTTCATATTTAATAGAGTATTATACACCAATAGACATTTAAAACGTGTTTTTATTTCATATTATAATATAAATATAAATATAATATAAATATAATATAAATATAATATAATATAATATAATATAATGGACCCGTCGGTTTTAACAGTTTATAAATGTCCTTTTACAAAATTGCGTTTAGGAAAAGATTATGATGGTGGATATATTATTGCTGAAATACCTAATGTAAATTATACAATATTTCTTGCTGGTGGTATAAACGACGATATATCTTTTGAAGAAGGATTTATAGATAAATATCCAAATATACAAACATTTGCTTTTGATGGAACAATAAATAATTTACCAAAGGAAAATAGTAATATTACATTTATTAAAAAAAATATTGGGTTTGAAAATAACGAACATGTTACAAATATACACGATATTATAGATGTTAATGAGTGTATTTTTGTAAAGATGGATATAGAAGGAGGTGAAATACCTTGGATTAAAAGTTTAAGTGATGATCAAATGAATAAATTTGAACAAATCGTAATGGAATTTCACAATCCATTTACTGATGCGGAAATAGATGTATTTGATAAAATAAATAAAAATCATTATTTAATTCACTTTCACGGAAATAATTGTTGTGGTGTTAGAAATCATAATGGAGTTATTATTCCAAATGTATTTGAATGTACGTACTTACATAAAAAATATTTTACAAATGTTCCAGAATTAAATAAAGATTTAATACCGTCTATTTTAGATATGAAAAATACATCAAATGATGAAATTTATATAAATCACCCTCCTTTTGTAAATTAAAATAATCGGCGTTTTAAATGTTTAGTGGTGTAAAATTATCAAATTGTAAAAAGATTTAAACAAATTCTGATATATTAGTTATAGACTTAATATGACAGATTTTTTTTGCGTAGAAGAAAATATTTCCAATCCACTTACTGGAAGTTATATATTGAATCCTCAAGATCCCATTTATAATTTAGATTCTGTAGAAAATGAAAGTGATGATGAAGAAGACTCATTTAACAGTCAAGAATTGAATAGCATTCGTGAAAAAATAGAATCCATGCCAAAATTTAATCAAATCGAAGTATTACGAATATTGAGTAGTTATAAAAATATTACCTTGAATGAAAACAAATATGGAGTTTTAATAAATATGACGGATTTAAAAAAAGAGGTGATTGAAAAATTAAAAGAATATATTAGTTATGTGAATACACAAGAAACGAATTTAAATGAATTTGAAACGCGAATACAAGAATATAAAAATATATATTTTGTAAAAGATAATAAAGATAAAGATATAAAAGATAGTAGTAAGACAAATAAAAATAAGAATGTATAATAATCTAAACAATTATAATAATTATCGTAATAATTATCAGAACAATAGACAACCATATAAAACCTCATCACAAAAGACAAATTATAATGATGTAATTAAAAATTTACAAGATTATATGTTATCTAATAGGGTATTGGTACAATCACTGAAATTCCGGATGGCTAGTGGAAAGAACAAAAAACATCAAATTACGACATGTAATGAAAGACCTCAAGAAAAAAAAGAAATCATTATGAAAAAAGAAAAGGATAAATTTTTTTATCCAACTCAAAAGGACCAGTTATATTGGTGTTTTTTTATTATTAAAAACGGGTTTGACGCCTATGAATACCCGGATATATCTAGTTATACCAATGAAAAGAAAGAAAAAATTAAATGTGTTGATGTTTTAAGACAAAACAAACAAGAATTAAAAGTGAAAAAAATAAAAAACATAAAGGAAGATGTAGAAGACGAGTTGGTGAATCGTGAGCGTATCAGTATGAAGACCTTTATTGCTCTATGTGTAGCGTCTAACTTGAATATTTTGTATATTCAAAAACGTAAATGTTTCGAGTTGATTTTTGATGAGGAATCACCAATACATGTGGTACACGAAATGTCGGACGGTAAATATTGTTATGAACATGGTGCTACGAAAGAACAAACAGATTATTATCGTAATACATTTTTCAAATGGGAAAGCATTGAAAAACCGTTGAAAGCAGTGGGGTCATACACATCAGATGAATTGGTTATATTGTCTGAAAAATTAGGTTTAGAAACAATGAAACCAGGAGGTGGTGATAAAAAGAAAACCAAAAATGAATTGTATGAGCAAATTGTTTTGAATATTTTATAATTTGTGTTTGATTTTGGATTTTTAGATTTTTATAAAATATATTTTATAAAAATTGATTATAATATAAAAAATATGTGTTAATATAGTATATGACAACAATTGTAGATTCAAATTTAGAACAACGGAAAAGTAGTAATTCTGAAAATATGATGTCAAATAGTATGACAAAAACAAGTTACAAAACTGGAAAATACAGCACTACGCAAAAGTCATCACCTGCGACATCTACACAATCTCCGCAAATTCTATTTGAAAAAATGGTTGAAAAATTTATGGAAAATAAACCGTATGAAAAACAGATTGATATGAATCATGAATTGGAAGTGCGTTTTGGTACGCGAGGAATCAAACCATTGACCAAAATTGATTATAACAATGTGATTCAAAAATTGAAATCTCTAGGATTTTCAAGTGCGAATGAAGAAGGCGCCTATATGATGCGAATACAGACTGAATTTTTGGATCCGGTTACCGGAACTTTCAAATTATCAAACAATATAAGAACTGAAATTCGAGGTTTTCAAGTGATTCAAGAATATTGTAAGCATAATGATTTGAATAAAATATTAAAATCGGATTATTATTCGGGAAATAATGTCGAGTTTCATAAAAAATCCCTCTATAAAACAGAAAAAGACAGTTATTTTCCGGTGAATTTCGACGATTTCAACTTTAGAGTATCTTATCAAACAGAAGAACGCATGCGAACATCCAATCCAATTATTCGATCATTGACTGAATCCTGGGAGAAAAGTAAAAAAGTGTTTCGTTTTATAAATCGGGTAAGTTTTTCACACCCGGATATACCCATTGTCGTGGATTTAAGTATTGTCAAAAATTCAACTACTATTATTACCAATAATGGTAGAAAATTCATGAAACCTGTGTATACTACTGCGGAATCAGGTGTTTTTGAAAATCCTGAGGTTTATGAGGTTGAATTAGAGGTAAACAATAGTCAGGTTGGTCCAGGAACACCATATACTACGCCTGCTGTTTTATTGGCAGGAATCAGAAAAGTAATTAAATTTGTTTTAATGGGATTACAAGGAACAAATTATCCAATTTCTTATGCTGAACAAAATGATATTTTACACGAATACATGAAAATGATACATGTAGAAAATTACAATCCCGACAAACGTATTTATACTTCTGATTTTATTGGACCATCATCAAATACATTACAACTAGAAAATATACTCCCTGTAAATAAAAACACCACCAATTTTATAAGTATTTGTAAAGATTATTGTGTCACTGAAAAAGCGGATGGTGAGCGTCATATGATGTATATCTCAAAAAAGGGAAAAATATATTTGATCAATAATCGTATGAAACTTATATTTACTGGCGCCGAAACAGAAAACGTAGATACATTCCATTCGTTACTGGATGGTGAAATCGTTTTACACGACAAGAACGGTAAATTTATTAATTTGTATGCCGCGTTTGATATTTATTTCAAGAATGGTGTTGACGTAAGAAAATATGGATTTATTCCCAAATCGGAGGAAGAATTAAAGACAAAATATAGATTACCTATTTTGAGCAATTTGATTAAGGAGCTGAAACCGCATTTTGTCATTACCGGTCAAAGTCAAAATTCAAAAGAAAAAATAGTAAAAAAAGAATTAGGTTTATCACCTGTACGCATTGAATGTAAAAAATTCTATAGCTCGTCTACGTCAATCAAAAATGTAAATGGACCCATTACGATATTTAATTTATGTAAAACCATTTTAGAAAAAGAAAAAGAGGGATTGTTTGAATATAATACAGACGGATTGATCTTTACACCTGAAAATATGGGAGTTGGTGCGAATAAAATAGGTGAGTCTGGTCCTCTCAAAAAAATTACCTGGGATTATTCTTTTAAATGGAAACCTCCACAATATAACACCATTGATTTTCTGGTAACAACTGAAAAAGAAAATGGAGTTGACCGTGTGACAACCATATTCCAAGAAGGAACAAATACAAATAATACGAACCAACTCAATCAATACAAGACACTAGTACTTCGTTGTGGTTTTAATGAACGAAAAGACGGGTTTTTAAATCCTTATCAAGATATGTTGGACGATAAAATACCTAGCTTTAGTCACTCTGGACCAAGACTTGAAAATGAAAAAGAATATTTACCAGTAAGATTTTATCCAACAAGTCCGCCTGATAATTTTGCAGGAATATGTAACATTATGCTTGAAAAAGACGATACTGGCGTATACCAAATGTTTACCGAGGAAAGAGAAGTATTTACTGACAATACAATTGTAGAATTCAGGTATGAAATGGATAATAAATCAACATGGAATTGGGTTCCATTACGCGTTCGTTATGATAAAACCGAAGAATTGCGTCAAGGAATGCCTAATTTTGGGAATGCGTTTCACGTTGCTAATAGTAATTGGTATTCTATTCATAATCCAGTCACAGAGGAAATGATCAGCACAGGTAATCATATTCCGGCGGAAATTGTGGATGAAGATGTATATTACAATCGCGCGGGAGTGAAATCTCAATTGACAGTTGGATTGCGCGATTTTCATAATTTATTTGTAAAAAAATCCCTCATAGTCGGTGCGTCAAAAAAGGGAAATACATTAATTGATTATGCGTGCGGAAAAGGTGGTGATTTTCCCAAATGGATCAAAGCAAATCTATCTTTTGTATTTGGAATAGATATTTCAAAAGATAATTTGGAAAATCGTATAGACGGTGCGTGCGCAAGATATTTAAATTACAAGAAAACGATTAAATCAGTCCCAGATGCGTTATTTGTGAATGGAAATAGTGGTGCTAATATAAGATCTGGTGCGGCAATGTTGAGTGACAAGGCAATTCAAATTACCCGCGCGGTTTTTGGGGATGGTCCAAAAAATGAGGATAAACTTGGTAAAGGTGTTTATAAACAATACGGAAAAGGAGATGACGGGTTTAATGTTTCATCATGTCAATTTGCCTTACACTATTTCTTTGAAAATCAAGTGACATTTCAGAATTTTATAAGAAATGTCGCTGAATGTACAAAATTAGGCGGTTATTTTATTGGAACTTGTTATGATGGTAAAAGTATTTTCAATATGTTGAAAAATAAACAACCTGGTGAAAGCGTGGAAATATACAATGGCGACAATAAAGTATGGGAGGTTAGAAAAGAATATGACGATGCTGATTTCTTGGATGATGTGACCAGTCTTGGATACCAAATAAATGTATATCAAGAGTCAATAAATAAAATGTTTCCTGAATATTTGGTGAATTTTGACTACATGGAACGAATCATGGAAAACTATGGATTTAAATTATTGACACGCGAAGAGGCAAAAGAACACGGATTACCCAATGGTACGGGTATGTTTAATGAATTATTTGTTTTGATGGAAGAAGAAGCAAAACGAAATCGCTCAACTTTAAAACAGAATGAATATGGTGACGCGTTATCGATGAATTCATACGAGAAAAAGATATCGTTTTTGAATCGTTACTTTATATACAAGAAGATATCAACTGTCAATGCTGAAAAGATATCGATTGAATTGATTGAAGAAGGCGTTAATGAAAAACGAAAATCGAAAAGTCGTAGCTCAAACAAATCTAGTTCTTTATCAGAATCGTCGTCATCGCAAGTGTATTCATCATCAAGTAAAAAGACGAAAGCATCAAAGGCGACCGAAAAGATATATGAAACGAAAGCAAAAAGCAAAAAGAGTGTTACGAGTAAAATGACAAATTCGAAACCAAAAATCAGAAAATTGAATAAAGTTTTGATTTTGGATGATACAAATGAAACAATACAAAGTGATTCTGTAAGTAATTTGGATTTTGTAGATGACATAGAAAAATCTATTGTAAAAAAAGAAATGACATTTATACCTGAAACAAAGAGTGGAGAAGAAAAAATAGAGATAGATGAAACATTAAAGGTTGATAATAGTGTTCTTCCAATAGAAACAATACAAAAAGAAGAAGAGCCTGAAATGATTACTACAATCGCAAATACAGAAATAAAACCAAGTGAAACCAAGGAAACAAAAGAAACAAAAGAAACAAAAAAGTCGGCATTAAAAAAGAAAAAAGTAAAACTTTTAATTGAAGAATAAATAAAAACAAAATGATTCACTGAATTGACTTAAATGTAAAATAATGATAATATATAATAGAATTATTAATACAATATGAATTATTATATATTACCGAAAAAAAATGATAAAATATCAATCAATATAAAAACGACAAGTGTAGAAGATTTACAGCCATATGTATCATCATCAGTATATCATTATTTGAATATAGTTTTAAAACAAATAGATGAGATTCAAAAAAAAGATAATATAATTGATTATGATTTAATTTATAAAATTTCAAATCCATATGAATTCATATTTTCAAACGTACCTGGGTTAAAATATTCAGTTAGTAAATTGAAACCATTAAACAATATTTTTTATATTTTTATGGAAATTCTCATTAATTTTAATATATTGGATTTTTTTAACAATAGTGAGATAAAAACATTTTTTTATGGAAAAAACATTAGTTCAACAATAGAATGTATGAATATGTTACGCGAGGATTATAATGATATATATAAATTTCACGGTGAAATCCAAGAAATAACAAACGATGATTTTAACTCGAGTGAAAAGAAATCTTTTGATTTCATGTTTTTTGAATTAAAAAATTATGTTAACGAAGATCAAACAAATGAATATATCATTACTATGATTCGATGTTTACAAAGAATTCTCATTTACCAAAAGAAGAATGGTATTTGTGTGATAAAACTAAATAATTTATTTTATAAACCATTGATTGACATATTGTATATATTGACAAATTTGTATGAAAAAATATATATAGTAAAAATGAATACTACAAATATTGTAAATGGTGAGCGAATCATTATTTGTAAAAATTTTATTCAAAATGATGAATATTGGATTGAGAACGATTCCATAAAATATTTAGCGCTCGCGAATGATTTACAATTACAACTTGAAAATGTAAATAATAGCAGTCAAATGATTGAATCTATTATAGATAATAAATTGCCTTATTATTTTATAAATAAAATAGAAGATTCAAATGTAAATATAGGTCATTCGCAAATAGAACAATTAGATTTAATTTTATATATGATCAAAAACAAAAATCGTGATGAAAAAATTGAAACTATTAAAAAAAACAATATCATTAAATGTATACAGTGGTGTGAAAAATATAAAATTCCATATAATAAATGTATTGATAAAATAAATATTTTTTTACCATGTGCTAATTATATTGCTGAAACGATTGAAGATATTGACAATAAAACACACCATGAAACAGAGTACGATGATGTGGAGGATGAAATTATTTCAAAAATATTGAAAAATAATAACGATACCATAAATGATGATGATCATATTTAACTCCAATTTGTACTGATACCATTATTTGCCACGGTAGGTCCTGCGCTGAGATTTCCCAGGTTTATAACCGCTTTCGACAAGTAGTCATTCGAATTTTTGAAACAAGTCTTTGGATTGTCTTGTTGTTTATACATAAATGGATAATATGGATTAGGTACACATTTTGGAGTTTTGGTTTTGTAAATAAGTGGAGTATATGGTACTCCACTAGGATTCGCGTATACAGTAGAAAATCCTGCGCCTTTTAATAGATTGTTTTGATATACATTCTTCTCAACCGTAGTTACTGCAAGTTTCAATGTTCGAGTACTACTAGATACGCCACCTTGTACAGCAAATTGAGAATTACTTGGTTTGTAAACAACCAATTTACATCCTCTCGGGTTACTTGGTCCGTTGAGTGATACACCCAAGTAAGGATTCAATATAATATTTTTAAATACTTGATTTGCTTGTTGTGAATTTCCTGATGGTAATGTATTCAAAAATTTAACATATTCTGCGATTGTTTTTATGCTTAATGTATTGAAATATGAAATATCGACGTCACTTAATGTTCCATCACTATTCATGATTTCATAAGCAAATATAATGAGATCTGCTTCCGTAAAATCATTTAATCCTGTATTTGGATAACAATTTGCTACATATAAATTGGTACTGCTATATGGACTTCCTGGTTTCACGAATTTTGTTAAACTCTCCACAGTGGAATTATTAATAAGGTTTTCCGTTCCTGAATAGAAATTGAAAATACGTTGGTTATAAGTTTGACAACGGTTTTCACGATATTGTTGAAGCGTTGTGTAATAATTCTTTTTCAAATTGGTGCTTGCCGGGCGCACACGAAGTAATGCTTTTCTTTGTTCATTACAGCAATTTTGCGGTGTTTCACATACAGGAAGTGGATTGTTTGTCAAATAGTATTCTGGATAATAATTTGTTACTAAACCTATTCCTTTACAATTGATACAGTCCTTGTCTAGTTGAGCTCTTTCATTGGTTTCATCAATTGGATTTTCTTTTACTGAATACTGTCCGGGGTAATCAAGGGTTTGTCTAATTAAGGAAGATGATGTTGAAGATCTTACTTGACGATTTGGATCTATTTCTACATATTGGGTTGGGTCGTTGGGGTTGGTTATTATAATTAGAGTTGGCGGATTGGTGGTTGTTCCTTTACGGTATTGCCATTTTTGTGGTCTTGGTAAGCCAAAACCGGTGGGATAGATGTTTGTGGGATCCTTATTTGTTAAAGGACGAATATTACCAGAAGTAACCGCCGCAGGATTACTATACATTCCAGAACCTTTCCAAGTTACATATCCGCCTACATTTGATCTATTATTATAAGAACCCATTCCTTGTGGGAGAGGAGATGTTAAAGTTGTCATTATTTATATATAAATATATAATATTTTTCTTTAGATAATATAATATGTTGATTGAAATATTAATCATATTCTTTACCATAATTATTTTTTATGAAATTTTTAATGATACTTTTTTTATTTCAAAAAATAATCTAATATGTGAAAATTTTGCGATTACTGTAAATAATTCTTTACCAGACCAAAATAATAAAAATGTTGGAGAATTACAAAAAGTTTCCGGTAACCAAGACATGACAATCAATGATATAAATAGTAAATTATCTAAATTGAATGATAATATTAATATTCTAAATCAAAAAATAAAAGCAAAATCAGACATTGGTTTACAAAAATATAACGAAATTACAGAAGGCGCTGATATAGACATTAACAATACTGAAAATCTTTAATTTTCATTTTTATCATAAATAAAATTTTTATAATTGATATTCTATATTCTTTTTCTTTAGAATATATAATATATGTTGATTGAATTATTAATTTTATTATTTATTATTATTATTTTTTATGAAATTTTTAATGATAGTTTTAATAATAATGTTTTACATGAAGGATTCGCATCAAAAACACCAACTGTTGACCCAAAGGCGAAAGCTGCTGCGGATGCTAAAGCAGCAGCTGATGCCAAAGCTGCTGCGGATGCTAAAGCTGCTGCTCAAGCAAAAGCAGATGCCAAAGCTGCTGCGGATGCCAAAGCTGCTGCGGATGCTAAAGCTGCTGCTCAAGCAAAAGCAGATGCCAAAGCTGCTGCGGATGCCAAAGCTGCTGCTCAAGCAAAAGCTGCAGCAGATGCCAAAGCTGCTGCAGATGCCAAAGCTGCTGCTCAAGCAAAAGCTTCCTCAGATGCCAAAGCTGCTGCTCAAGCAAAAGCTGCTGCGGATGCCAAAGCTGCTGCTCAAGCAAAAGCTGCCGCAGATGCCAAAGCTGCTGCTAATGCCAAAGCTGCTGCTCAAGCAAAAGCGGATGCTCAAGCAAAAGCGGATGCTCAAGCAAAAGCTGAAGCTAAGGCAAAAGCGGATGCTAAGGCAAAAGCAGATGCTCAAGCAAAAGCTGAAGCTAAGGCAAAAGCGGATGCCGAGGCAAAAGCAAAAGCGGAGGCAAAAGCAAAAGCGGAGGCAAAAGCAAAAGCGGATGCTCAGGCAAAGGCAAAAGCTGAGGCTGACGCAAAGGCAAGAGCTAAAGCTGAGGCAAGAGCTAAGGCCGAGGCAAACGCAAAAGCTGAGGCTGAGGCAAGGGCAAAAGCACAGGCAAAACTTGATACTCAGATAAACTCTTACATGATTTTATCACAAAAAAACGCCGGAGATATTTTATTGTTAAATGAGCAATACAAATCACAAAATAATTCAGTCACCGATATAAAAAAATATATGACAAAATTATTTGATGATGTAGAAACATTAAATGACCAAATAAAAGCAATTTCCTAAAAATTTCACGGTTTAGTATAAAATTATACTGTATATGTAAGATTTTTTTTATTTATATTATAAATGAAAAAAGGTGTAAACCCAAATAAAGTATCTGTGAACAAGCAACAATAAAATCATTCAAGATTTAGGTGACAAGACAAACAATACCAAAAATATTTAATTTATGATTCAATTAAAAATAAAATAATAAATGTTATTACTGAATAATAGTATATATTATTTTCTTTAGAAAATATATGTCGTTTAAAATTTTATTTTTATTATTTATTATAATTATTTTTTATGGGGTGTTGAGTTATATTTTTAATAATGATCTCTATGAAGGTTTTGTCGCAAAACCGAAACCAGTACCCAAGCCGAAACCTGTACCCAAACCTAAACCTGTTCCAAAACCTAAACCTGTTCCAAAACCGAAACCATTACCAAAACCAAAACCATTGCCAAAACCAAAACCAATCGCAAAACCTAATAAAAAAAAAAGTAGTTCCAAACCCTCGACACAAACAGTTAAAGCATCAAGTAAGAGTGAATCTTTTACAGATATAAACGAAGCGCAACAAAGTTTGTTAGGACCAGATTATCCATATTGGAAAAATATAAAAAACCCAGAACAGCTTGGAATGTCAGATAAAGGCACATTAGAAGTGATGGCAAAAGATGTAAACGGTTTAATAAGTTATGTTGAATTGCTTGTTACGGGTAAAAGTAAAGCAAGCGCAACTGGTAACCCTTTAGGAAATAAATTCTTTTTAAACACTGGAGCAAGTTGTTTAGACTCTAACACAAAAAAAGAAGTCGACCGATATATTTACATTAATAATGTGCCAAAAGGTAATATTCCTTTTATATCGTACGGTATGGGAACAAATTTCAAGGAATTCAAGGGTTTAATTCCGGGAACATTGAGTTCTCTTAATACATTGAATCCATTGACTGTAATACAAGGATTTACTGAAGGTTCAATGCCAGAATGTAAACAAATTACCCTTGAAACAATTGATAATCAAAACAAAAAGTCCAAGGAAACCCATTATATTACAGTATCTGACTTGAATGTAATGGATCCATGTGATTTTCCTGATAAGAAAAATCCAGAAACAAAACAGAAATGTAAAGAAATTTTTACAAACATGAGCGAATCCGAATTTGGTCATGAACTAGAATTACCAAAAGATCCGATTGTCCAATTATATTTTGCGGGTTTGGCATTACTTGGTGTTTATATTATTTATAAAATTATGGAAAAAAATAGAAGACCTGATACTGTATTATAAAAAATGAATATATTTTTGATTTATATCCAAAAATATATTTAATGATTTTATGAATCTAAAGATTTTATTTTTTAGTTTTTTTCATTTTTCTGCGACTTTTTTTCCCTTCTTTTTCATTTTTCGACGGGTTTTTCCACCTTCTGAATCACGCCACGTATTATTAATGTCTTCTTCTTCTTCTTCTTCTTCTTCTTCTTCTTCCTCTTCCTGATTCATTCCAGTATTTTTAAATTTATCTATAAGTCCTTGTTGAAATACATTTATATCTTTGGGTGGTAATTCCGGAGGAGGTGGAGGTATATTAGAATTTTCATTTACTGATTTTAGTTTTACACCTTGTTTAATTTGATCTAATATATGAATCGGATTTTTAATTGTTGATGATGGTGGTAATGGTGGAGGTGGTGGAGGTTTTACAGATGATTCTTGTAGGGATAATTGGTTTTTATCCAATAAATAATCGATATCATCCTCACGAAGTCCAGATTTTTTCATTTCTTCCCTAATTATATCATCTGATTGACCTTTTTTTACCAATTCGGCGAATAGGTCAAGTTGTTCTTCTGTCACTCTAGCTGGCGGTCTCGGAGGTGGTCCTGGAGGTGGTCCCGGAGGTGGAGGTGGTTGTACTATTTCTGTTACAGATTCTGAAGGTGTTTCGGTTGTCACGACAGAAGGTTGTATTTTTGTTACAGATTCTGAGGGTCTTTCTGTTGTTGTTACTACTGATGAGGGTGTTCCTATAGACGGTGATTCTGTTATTGGTGGTGATGATTTCGTACCATTTGATCGTTTTAATCCAAATAAAACCTCCATAGGTGGATATTGATAAAAGTGATCCTTACCAGGAACACTTTTCCATTTAGCTCTTTCAAACCCAAAACGGTTTAACCAAGGTGAACCAGTTGGACCAGTTGCTCCGGGTGGTGATAATGATGTTGAAATTATTCCAGTTTCAGATGATGAATCCTCATTACTAACACCTTTAAATATTTTTGGCATTTTAAACCAACTTGAAGGAGTTGAACCAGTTGCTCCGGGTGATGGTGATAATGATGTTGAAATTATTCCTGATCCAGATGATGAATCTTTACCTATTTTTGAAACCTCTACTAAACATTGGCTAGGATTATTTTCAAGACATATTTGCCCCCCCTTAAAATTTCTAGAATATTTGCCACGTTTATAATATTTATTTCGTTTCATTGTTTTTTTATGTTTTATGGTATGTTTTTTATTGTGTTTTTTACTATGTTTTTGATGTTTCTTAATTTTACTCGTTTTTCTTTTTTTAATTGTGTATTTCATGTTTATTATAAATTATTATATAATATATACGAATATAATAATTCAATGTTTCACTAATTCAATGTTTCACTAATTCAATATTTCGCTAATTTATTATATCAATCGAAATAACTGAAATGCTGCTAAACCACCTGCTAATTCAGCAACAATATATGGTATAATATCACTTGAAGCTAATTTACCACTCGCAAATAAAGCAAGAGTTACCGCAGGATTGAATGAGCCACCAGAAATTGATCCACCGATTAAAATCGCTACTGCTAATGCCGCACCGATCGCCAAGTAATTTCCAGTTGTTAATATAATGAAAACCAAAAATAAAGTTCCTAAAAACTCAACAATATACTTGTTCATTATATATTATATTCATAAAAAATAAAAAAAAAGGTTTTTTGGAAATTCAATAAAATTAATAAGTTTGGCTGACAATGGCACCCCAAGCGCATACACGTCCATTACACAAGTTGGTATTATAAATAGATCCCTTCTTCGCTGGCGCTACACACCCACCGGCTCTAGAAAATTTGAGTGCGGTTTTAACATCATTTCTATTGTAATTCTTATAGCTCAACAAAGCGTCATTTGGTAATCCTTGTTTAAAAGAACTTTTACCAACAGCAGCACTTTTCTTTGCCGAAATATACATGGATGAACATTTTGGAGCGTTATATTTTGTCGATTGAGACACTAAAAAGCTTTGTTGTAATCCAGCCGAGTATACACTGGTAGGTGGAAGATTTGACTCCATTTTGGTGCCAGTATTCATGTTATATTGAGTCGTACGGGTTCTTAAATATTGTCGACGCGCATTTGAAAATTCACTCGCACCATCCGACGGATAAAACTGCGGAGGATTTGGATGTCTGCCTGGTAATTCGCCATAATTATGACGAGGCATCATTAATGGTGTCCGATTAGTGCTTAATGGTCCAATCACCGGTGCGGACACATATCCTCCATAAGGAATATTGGTATATTGTTTATATGCTAAAGTAGTCATTATGTATATACTACCCTACGAAAATAATTAATCATATTAATCATAATCATCCATCCTAAACAATAAATCCCTATAGTAACCCTAACCGAATGTTTCTCTCTTTCATACAAAATTATAATTAGAAAATTATAATTAAATTATAAAATTATAAATGTAAATCCAGTTGAACAATATGTTTAGTATCTTCTCACATGTCTCCAGGCACTTTGGGATGCCGATGAATAATCACCACCATAAGATGCGTCATTGTAATTCTTATTAACTGCTTTTTGTTTCATAAAACGAGTATAATCTGAGCTGTCATATACATATTTTACGTTACATGCTGCTGGTTGGATTCCAGAATCATCGCAACGACTTTGGATATGACCAAAATGTGTTTTCAAACCATGTAAGTTTGGACGACTTTGAAATGTTTGACATGGTCCTCCGCATGAATAATATGGACGACTCAATAAATCACCGGCATTGTTAATTGCTCTAAAGGGAGTAATGATTGATTTTTGATTGTTCACCTTTCGTGCATAATTGGTGTTCCATGCGTTTTTCAAGGTGAATCTGGTTTCGGCAAATTCATTATCGTTATTGGTAGTAATAAGTGCTTGTGGAATAAACCCTGGTAATCCACCACCTAATTTACTTCCTGGATATAAATTTACAAAATTCATTAATGAAGATGATGTAAAAGATTGATTTGTATTAAAACTTGCTTGAGATCCGGCTCCTGGCATATATATATAAAATATAAAAAAATACTTATAAAACAAAATAAAACTCCTAAACAAACACTTTTATTTTTCTCTCAAAACAAATTTAACCAAATACAAAAATATAATATACGCTTATTATATGTTTGTAAAAATACTTACAACAATAGTTGTCTTGCTATTCTTTGATTTAATTTACTTTTATTTCATGAAAGACATGTTAAGTAAACAAATTATACAAGTACAAGGATCTCCTTTAGTAATGGACTTTTTCGCAGCAGCTTTATGTTATATTGCTCTTGCTTTTGGTCTTTATTATTTTGTGTTGAGAGAAAAAAAGTCAATCATAGATGCCTTCCTTTTAGGTATTGTAATTTATGCCGTTTATGAGACCACTACCAAAGCATCTTTGAAAAAATGGTCATATAAAATAGTCCTTTTGGACACCTTATGGGGTGGTATTTTATTTACACTGACTACTTTCGTCGTAAGAAAGTTCTTCGCCTTTTAGTTTTCGTTTTACGCAATGATGAATGTTTTCTTCCGCGTTTGGATCTACGCACCGCTTTTTTGGTTTTCATTTTTCGGTGACGTCTTTTTCCGCCATGGGATTCTTCTTCATCTATATCCATTATTAACCCATCGAATTCTTCACTATTATCATTACCAAAATCCAATTGTTCGTTTAGATCTTTTACATTTACATCTACTGGACCACTACCTGGAGGACGGTCTACTGTAAATGGGTCTTCCATTTTTTTTGTAAGTTTAACTGGGGTTACATTAACAAATTCTTTAACAATATTTTTTTCTGTATCAGTTTCTGGTGGTAGAAGATTTGATAAACTTGTACGTGGTAGATTAAATACACTTTCTAATGCTTTTTTTCTTTCATCATCTTTATTCGTAGAAGTTTCAATTACTGTAATCGGTGTTGAACTTGTGCGTGGTAGATTAAATACACTATCTAATGCTTTATTTCTTTCATCATCTTTATTCGTAGAACTTTCAATTACTCTAATCGGTGTTAATCCCGGAACAACTACACCTTCGCCTTGATAACCATAAGGTATAAGGTCTATTTTATTTTTTTTCGTTACTTTCGCTACTTTCGATACTCTTCTTTTTGATTCCATTCTATAATATATTATTACTATATTATTATTTTTCTTGCCTTAATATAGTAAAAGAATCATGTCAACTATGACAAATATTATTCATTATTTATCCATAATACTTCCCTTTTCTAATGAAACCGCAATCGTATTCACTGAATCGGGATATCCCCAATTTAAAAATCTATATAAATCATGTTTTGACAGTTCTTTATTAGGAAAACACGAGTCCAAATTAAAACACCTTTTAAAAGATAAATTATGTACTAAAAGAGATTATATACACAAAATATTGATTGATCTCCTCGCCTATTTAGGAATAATGTTATTAATCGGCAAAAATACTCTTCAATATGGTTACGCAACCGGTGTTGTAAGTGGTATTGTTATTATATTTTATTCCATTATTTTGCCAAATATGTTTTTAGGATTCGCAACACACAATATCATGAATTTACTACATTTCCACACCCCAGCAGGACATATTATAGTGGGTATATCTTTAATCGCGCTATTGATTTATATAACACAACTAAGTGAATCATTTGTTCAAAAATATACGAAAAATATTAAATTTGATCCTGAAACGGAAAAAAATACTAAAACATAATAATATATAATATAAATTTCTAACTATAATATATGTTATTTGGAAATAAACAAAATTTTGAAGATTTTAAAAAATTTATTTTAGAAAACGGTATAATAGCAACCACCGCAGGTGTAACGATAGGTATAGCAAGTAAAGATTTAGTATTATCGTTATCTGGTGATATTCTACTTCCAACTATTATTATATTATTATATTGGTTAAATTTTAAATCATTAAAACATTATTTACCTAGCGGTAAAACAAAAATAGATTTAGAAAATTTTTTAAAAAATTTATTGACTTGGGTTATAGTTGTTATTTCTACTTTTGTGTTTGTTAAAATAACCTTTAATTATTTTCTTGGTATTGAAACAAAAGAATTTGAAAATAAAGGTAAAGAACAAAAGTGATAAGAAATATAATATATATCTAATATATATTATATGTCAGACCCAACTGATTTAATAAGTAATTTATTAACAACTGTTGTTAAAAAAGAACCAAAAAAAAGAGGACCAAAACCTAAAACGGATGCCGAAAAAGAAGCAATTAAAATAGAAAAAAAACTAAAGAAACAAGCAAAAAAAGAAGAAGCTTCCGAAGCAAAAAAAAAACCAGCGCTAGACAAAAATAATAAACAAAAAACAATTTTATATATAACAAACCAATTACGAAAAGATGATCCAGATTATCCAGCGATTCATGAACAAGTAGAAAAGAATAAAGAAAAACGGAGTGAATTGTATGAATCGTTATTTAAACCCGTCGCTACGGTAACATCTGTTGTGCCTATTCAAAAATATAAATCTCCAATGGATGAAATAAGAGAAGTTATGAAAGTAATCAATGAAGAAGAAGAAAAAGAGAAAAAAAAACAAGACAGATTGAAAAAAATGATGGAAGATGATCAGGAAGATCATTACAAAATGTACGCTCCGGTCGTAAGTGACACTTATCCACGTGACATTATTTCTGAACTAATCAACAAAAGTAATCAACAAAACACAGGTAAAGGCATAAAAAAGAAGACCAAAAAAAATAAAAAATCTTCAAAGAGAAAATCAAAAAGAAATAGAAATTCTAAAAGAAGAATATAAATATTCTATTTTTAATTTGATTTATATTTTAATTTTAATGCGTTGTCATCAAACGCGGGGCAATATTCATCGTCATTAATTCTTGAAACAATAATTTACAAGCATAAGGTATTTCCACATAGGAGAAATCTGTGCGATTTTCGCATGTACGGCATATATGTATATGCATCTCATCATTATATGTCGCAATCATTCCACATTTATTACAAGAATAAACGTGGTATTTATCCGACGCATCATACATACGACCCTTGGTGAATCTTGATGCGCCATGGGATATCATGGCATCTCTTTCCATCTCACCAAATCTCAAACCACCATCACGTGATCTGCCTTCAGCCGGTTGCCGTGTTAAATTCACCATTGGACCAATCGAGCGCGAATGCTGTTTATCATTCACCATATGTTTCAACCTTTGGTAAAAGATCGGTCCCATGAAAATACTACATTCGTGTTGTTCACCGGTCAAACCATTGTAAAGCAATTCGTTACCTCGACATTCATATCCCAGACGCAATAATTCTTCGCAAATCGTGTTAATTTCTAATTCGCCGAAACTCGTACCATCACCAAACAATCCCAGTTGTACCAAGACCTTGGTCATAATCGTTTCTTTTAAATGCGCAATGGTCATACGAGATGGTATCGCATGAGGATTCAATATAATATCCGGTTTAAGACCCGACGCCGTAAAAGGCATGTCTTCTTCTGGTATAATATTACCAATTGTACCTTTTTGTCCACTGCGCGATGAAAACTTATCGCCAATCACCGGTTTTCTCACTGTTCTCAGTCGCACCTTGGCAAAATTATAACCATCTCCATTTCGGTCAATATAATTCTTGTCAATATAGGTCTCCTCATCTGTGCGGTAAATACGACTTTGATCTTCATATTTAATCAATTTAGTGTGATCATTACGATTTTCTTTAATCGGTACGACCTTTGAAATAATCACATCGCGATTTTCGACCAATGTATTTTCTGGTATGACTCCTCGGTTATTCACCTTTTGGTAATTTGCGAATTTCATTCCCTTGGTTTTTGTCGGATCAGGCTTACAACGAATTTCTTCATCGCCATTGATTTTTTGTTTATCCTCATCTTTTTCGGTATGATAAATAGTCGCTCTGAATAATCCGCGATCAATCGATCCCTTATTAAATAACAAGGAATCTTCCTGGTTATAACCCGTATGTGTCATAATCGCAACCACCACATTGAAACCCGAAGGGATCTTGTTTATTTTAATCATATCCATAATACGGGTATCCACCAAAGGTCGCGCCGGGGTATTCAAGACATATGCGGTTTTATCCATTCTGTTATCAAAATTGGTCACATAAACACCCATTGCTTGTTTTGCCTGGGCACATTGATATGTGTTTCTAGGGGATTGGTTGTGTTCCGGAAAAGGAATACATGATGCTAAGACTCCAAAGATTGTACTTGGGTGAATTTCACAGTGTGTATGTTTAAACATTTCTTTTTCCGACCCACTTTCAATCAAATCCGCTGGTTTCATCGCAATCATGCTCCAGGATTGTTCCTCTGGATCAATGTATTCTATAATAGATTCGCCAATACTACAATTGGTAATCAAATCATTCCAACCGACCTTCCCCGATTTGATATCTTCGATGATGCGTTTCTTGATCAAAATATTATTATCGCGCACTCGCAACAATGGTCGTGTCAATCTGCCCGCGTCATTACAAACCCGGATTTCATTGAATTTATAATCAAACACTACCGATGTATACACATTGATAATACCCATGTATTTTTTCTCCTTCAACATTTGATACAGCTCTACGGGATTTTCACTAATGCCTACCCAAGCACCATTGATAAATACTTTTGTTTTTTCATACATCTCGTGCGCAGTCAAATTCTGTACAGGAATAATATTTGGCAATACATAGTCGTACAAAGGACCACTGTTGGAATGAATCGTGACATGTGTCATGTAACTTAAATTTTTTACAACACCAACGGATTGCCCCTCAGGGGTTTCTGCGCAGCACAAATAACCCCATGATGTATTATGCAGTTTGCGCGGTGGAATTAATTTACCACTTTTATCAACCGGAGTAGAAATTCTGCGCGCATGACTCAAACTCGATACATATGTCAAACGGTTAAGCACTTGTGCGACACCTACCTTGTTACTATTATTCACATGCTTAATACCAAAATCACCTGTTGAAAGAGCTCGTTTAATACCGTTTTCAATGGTGGTTGATTTGATGATTTTATAAATATTGGTCATGTTGATAATATTCAAATAATCATCCGTAGATCTCCATGATCCCGTATTAATCTCTTTCACAACCTGTTTTTCCATATCCTTTACTAGTTTGTTGAAATAATTACGAAACAAATTATTCAAAAGGGCACCCGTTAAATCAACACGTTTATTCAAATAAGAATCACGATCGTCTTGTTTGATTAAATCAAAACTCGTTTTCAAAAGCATATTCGCTGTGTAACCGAGGAAATATATTTTTTGTTCTAGGGTTGTACAATGCGGGAATAAATCATTCGACAAAATATCCGCTGTAAATTCCGCTTTTTTACGAATACCGGTTTCTTTGTCCATGTTAATAGGAGTAAACATGACATAACTGGTGATATACTTAATAGCGTCTTCCTTTGTCATACAAGTATTTGACTCAATGATCGACGCTTGTAACGCCTTTAATAATTCCTTGTTTTTTTCGTCATCAATATCAAGTAATATATGTTCGCAAATATCCTTATCCGACAATACGCCTAGAGCACGAAATACAATAAATAGTGGCAACGGTTGTTTTACGCGGGGTAATTGTAGGTAAAGTGGACAACCAAACCCATTATTTTTAGATGAAATCATCATATTGATTTGCTTTGGAGAAATACATTTAAAATCTGGAACAGATTTTACTTCCGCCATCCACGTATACTTGGTATTGTTCTTTGACACATTGAAACAATAGACTCGATTTTCTGCTGCGCGTTCTTGACCCAAGACGGTTTTTTCCGATCCGTTGATAATGAAATAACCACCTGCGTCAAATTTACATTCACCGGTATGACTATTGTCTACATGTTTGTATTGATTCAAAACACAAATGTTTGATTTCAACATAATAGGTAATTTCCCAATATGAATTTTAGGGAGATTTTTATAAAAGGTTTGAATATTTTCCAAATTTGGACCATTTCTTACCATAAACTTCAGATTCATATCAATGGTCATTGCCGAGGCATAAGTGAAATTTCGCAATCGCGCCTCCTGTGGAAACATAAGTTTTGTCGCACCGTTGTTTTCATGTATTTGCGGGCGATAAATATGAAAGTTTTCAAAAGTCACATAAATTTCAAGAGAATATTTTCCACTTTTTGCGTCATAATCTTGTTCCGACGCGATTCTTACAGGATTAAACATCTCAATGGTCTTTTGAATTTGATAAGAAACAAAATTATTATAAGACTCAAGTTGATGTCGAATCAATCTATCTAAATGTTGACCCTTAAAATATGTTTCAATAATCGTCCATGGGATTTCAATGTATTGATCGTTTTTGAGATCAAATACATCATCCTTTTGTAGTTCCTTTTCTTCGGTTGAGCGAAATTCTTGTTCTTTGTTCATGGTAGATATTATTAAAGACATAAGTGGGGTTATAATTTATTTCAATTTATTTTTAAATTGTTTTCATTAATAGTTTATTTATTGCTTTATTTTTATTTTATCAAATATAATTACACTTATATTTCATAATATTTCATAATATTTCATAATATTTTACATTCTTCTTCTTCTACGGCGTGTTTTTCTGGATTTCCTCGATTTCCTGGATTTCTTGGATTTTCTGAATTTTTTACCTCCCATACCAAACCAACCTGAAAACATACTTTTTTTAGGGATTTTATTATTTAGATTTTCATCAGCATATTTATCGACAGCCTGTGGAGTATAATTACTTTTTGGAGATATGACTAAATTATCCGGATATCTTGTATCTGGAGCATTTCTGGTCCTCCAAGCAAGTCCACTTGGTTCGCCATATTCATCCTCAAGATCTGGATTATTAATTCTTTGAACATCTTCCCTTTGAAAATCTCCCATTCTTATACAATATACAAATATATTTATTTTATAAAAAATATACCTAAATATAACTTTTGTTATTCAATAAATGTCAAACAAATATTATAATTATTCGTTTTTTTTAGAAAATATAAATAAAAAATACGCGAATATAAACTCACAAAAATCAAATTCAACCACGGATATTGACGAAATCAATAAAAATTATGATTTATACAATTCATTTTATAATTCAAATAAAATATTTCATTATAACTTGAATTTACCGGGGAAAAATGCCGAAAATGTAAATAACCCGAATAATACCCCCGAAGAAACTGTAGACCCTAAAAATGAAGACGTCGACAAATACAAAGCTGGAACTTATGCGTGTTGTATGAACTATAGCTCAACCTTGTCGCTCTTTGAACCCGCTCCAGTAAACAATGCCACAAGCGAAACAAAAAAGAGAAAAAAACCGGACTTGAAGATTATTATACCTCCATCACCACCGGTCATAAAGAAAAAAGTCTCCATAAAAACAAAAATCAACTGTTTGACCGACCTTCTGGATTTGATTGAAAAGTATCCATTACAAGACGATATTGAATACGATATTAATATGACATCACTGAATAAAATAAAAACAGAACTAGTGGATTTGAATCGAATGATTGGGATGAAAGAATTAAAAGAAAATGTCGTAGACCAGTTATTGTATTACATACAAGATTTGAGTAAAAATTCCAATGACTATATGCATACCGTCATATATGGTCCTCCCGGTACAGGAAAAACTGAAATCGCGCGAATCATCGGGAAAATATTTGCGAATTTAGGTATATTGAAAAAAGGCGGCTTCAAAAAAGTCACGCGCAGTGATTTAGTCGCGGGTTATTTGGGGCAGACTGCGATAAAAACCAAGGAAGTCATTGAGGAATGCCTCGGCGGAGTCTTGTTTATTGACGAGGCGTATTCCCTGGGAAATAATGAAAAACGCGATAGTTTTTCCAAAGAATGTATAGACACGTTGTGTGAGTCATTAAGTAATTACAAGGACCAATTGATGGTAATTATTGCCGGTTATGAAGAAGAATTAAAAGAGTGTTTTTTCACTTATAATCAAGGATTAGAATCGCGTTTTACCTGGAGATTCAAAATTGATAATTATAAACACAATGACTTGTTTCATATTTTTACTAAAAAAATAAAAGACAGTGGTTGGACATATGATGATAAAAATGAAAAAATATCAGCAGAATGGTTTGAAAGAAAAATGCCATATTTTAAATTTTATGGTCGAGATGTGGAAAATATGCTTTCAAAAATAAAGGTTTGTCATAGTAGAAGAGTTTTTGGAGATCCTGATAGTGAAAAAACGAAAATCACTTTTGAGGATTTAGAAAAAGGTTTTGAAATGTTTTTGAAAAATGATGAGGTAAAAAATCGTAAAAACTCACAAGAATTAAACAAAATGTTGATGAATCTTTATGTTTAAAATTCAGGTTTAGTCGTTTTATACGTAATTTTGTATTTGAATTATATTTCGTAAAAAAATTACGTATAAAATATTGAAAGATTATATGTCAACAAAAAAAATAACAGTAAATCCAGATTTATTTAATACGGGTGGATCAACGAGGAAAAACCGTGGAGAAAAAAAAGCGAAACCGGTAATACCTATACAAATTAATGAAAATTCTTTAAAAAAAAAGTTTTTAAATCGGATTAAAGAGCATAAAAATAAGGAAAAAATCGAAAGCGGACTCAAGAGTGGAGGTGGAACACAAAATGAAATCAAGGTAAAGGAACAAATTGCGAATCAAACCAATGATGGTGATGAATTTCGAGATTCATTACAATACTTGTCATTATTGTCAAAGAAGAAAAAAGAAGAAGGTCTAAAAAAGAAAAACTTGGCAACAATACAAAACAAAACAGTGAAGAATCCGTATTCCACCCCAATGTCAAATATACCACCTCACGTTGAGTTGGAATTACCAGAAGAATTAAAAGAACCAATCCATGTGACAACAGAAACTCCCGTTATGAATTTGAATTATGATGATAATTATAAAAATTATTTCAATAACAATAATAACAATAATAATAATAACAATAATAACAATAGTAATAATTATAACAATCATTATAATCCTCAGTTTCAACAAAGACCACAACAAGTTAGACCTACCTACGCTCAACCTCAAAACCAATATCCAATACAGAATCAACCACAAGTGTATTCTTTGCCGGTGGAAAGTGACCCCCCATATGGTTGTTTGAAAAACGCAAATAAACCTACATATCGTAATTGGGTAAGAACCAAAAGAAATATAGGTGATTCCATTGACATTCCTCAATCACAAACCCAACCCCCATCAAATATTAATTTCTCTCTTGAACCTCAAAATGAAAGACAAAAAAGACTTGAACAATTAAGAAAGAAAATGAAAGAAGATGAAATACAGAAATTAAATTCATACAATCGTGCTGCGACGATCCAGTCGCCAAAAGAATTACCCGTTTCTTCGCCTGTATCGCAAAATACAACCACCGGAGGTGGCGCTGCGAATGCGGAAGAGGAGCCCGACAAACGCTATATTAAACGAACGATTAAAAAAAAATATACTCTCGGAAAATCGAATGTTTATCGAAAAGTCGGCATATTAATAAAAAATAATGCTACGCGTAAGAAAATAATAAATGCCCAAAAGGAGTTAAAGAAAAAATCGATTCACGACATTAAAAAATATTTGGTAGAACACGGATTATTAAAAGTGGGAAGTAACGCACCAAATAATGTATTAAGAAAAACTTATGAATCCGCCATGTTAACGGGTGATGTGGTCAATCAAAACAAGGATGTTTTAATACATAATTTAATGAATGATACAGGTGATCATGTATAGTGTAGTCTTTTCTTGGTTTTTATTTTTTATTTTAAATAAAAATCAATTTATCATTTGTAAAATACAATTTAAAATCGAATTAAAGAGAGAAATATATATTATATAGGAATAACACAGCAATACCATATGGCACTATTAAAAGAATATTTAGAATTAACAAAAAAATACCTCCGCGAATACGGAGAGAAAACTGTCGTCTTGATGCAAGTTGGTGCCTTTTTTGAGGTTTACGGTTTACAAGACAAAACAACCGGAAATGTTTTTGGAAGTAAAATCACTGATTTTTCAATCGTATGCGACCTTAATATTGCCGATAAAAAAATATGCGTGGGTGCTGACTCAGTCATTATGGCTGGATTTTCTCATTACATGATTGATAAATACATTAAAAAATTACAAGACCACGGTTATACGATTGTGGTATATACACAAGATGAACAAAACAAAAATACTACCCGGAGTTTGTCGGGTATTTATTCACCCGGAACATATTTTGACCCAGTTTTATCTTCTCAAATCACCAACAATACAACTTGTATATGGATAAATACAGTAGATACCTATTGTTTTAATCATATTGGAAATTTTGACTCATTGGGGGTTTCAAAAAACAACATCAATGAGAGAAAAGATGGAATGTCCCTGCGAAGCGACAATACCAAGGTCTATGTTGGAATGGCAAATATAGATGTCATTACTGGTAAAACAAGTATTTTTGAATTTAATGAAACTTATCTTTTGAGTCCAACCACCTTTGACGAATTAGAGCGTTTTATTTCTATTTACAAACCAAGTGAATGTATACTGATTGGAAATATTGGAGAAAAAGAAATGGAACACGTGATTAGTTACGCAAATATTGAATCCAAATCAATACATAAAATATGTTTAAATGATGACCAGGATGATACTGTTATGAAAGAGAAAATTCGGCGAACACTCAACTGTGAAAAACAAATATACCAGAAGGAATTATTGACAAAATTCTATGAAATATCAGACTTTGACGCTTTTTACCAGAATTTTTATGAAAATACTATTGCCACGCAGGCATTTTGTTTTTTATTGGATTTCATTTATCAACACAATCCATATTTGGTGAATAAAATCAGCGATCCCAAATTCGAAAATTGTAGTGACAGGCTGATACTTGCGAATCATTCCTTGAAACAACTCAATATTGTGGATGACCATAATTATACTGGTAAATACTCGTCGGTTGAAAAAATGTTGAATGTATGTATTACATCCATGGGAAAACGCCGGTTTTCCAATCGTCTTTTAAACCCGACGACCAATGTGGATGACTTGAACAATGAATATAATATTACTGAGCATATGCTTGGTGTCGGAGAAAAATATGAATTTCTAAAAAATAAACTTGTCGTCATCAAAGATATTTCCAAATTGGTGCGTCAAATCGTCATGAAAAAGGTATCGCCAAAAATGCTGATACAATTTTACAAAAATTTACAAATCACTGATGCGGATCTTTTTCACCCGATTTTCACCAATGACGCTGTGTTGATTAAATATTTACAAGACAAAATTCCAGAATTTTCAAATATATCCACCTATTGTAAACGTATTTGCGAATTTATAGTTTCACGCCTGGATACTTCATTATGTGATGAAATAGAATCCTTTAGTAATTTTGAATTAAATTTTATAAAAAAGGGAATTGATATTGAACTTGATGAGAGAAATGAAACACTCTTGGAATCCAATGATAAATTAGAGGCTATACGCAGTTTTTTGAACTCCTCCATATCAAAATTTGAAAAATCCGGAAAGACATCGGCAAGCGATTATGTGAAAATCCACGAAACCGAGAAGAATTCATTTAGTTTAGTCGCCACGAAACGCCGATGTAATATTTTGAAAGAAAGTTTTTTAAAACCCACAACTGTCAACCTAAAATATGTTTCCTCTTTTGATGGACAAACAAAAACTTTTGATTTTAAAACCGAGCTGTTTTTTTCAACACAAACGGCATCAAATGACGCCATCACCAGCACAGTCATACAAGAATTGTGTAAAAATATATCGACGATTAAAATACAAATGAAAGATTTAATTACGCGGATTTATTTGGAAATTCTTACTAAAATGGAGCAATATTTGAATGAAATCAATACCATTATTGAATTTGTCACTTTATTAGATGTCGTATATGCGAAAACCGTGATTGCCAAAAAATACAATTATTGTCGACCTGTGATTACGGATGGCGATCCATCATCGAAATCTTTTGTGAATGCGCGTGGTTTGCGTCATTGTTTAATAGAACATTTACAACAAAATGAATTATATGTGGCAAACGATATTGTTTTGGGTAATGATTCGGTGAATGGAATTCTTTTGTATGGAACAAATGCCGTAGGTAAAACTAGTTTTATACGAGCATTAGGTATAGCGATTGTCATGGCGCAAGCCGGACTTTATGTCCCGTGCTCATCATTTGAATATCAACCATACAAATATATATTTACACGAATTTTAGGTAATGATAATATTTTCAAGGGACTTTCAACGTTTGCGGTTGAAATGTCGGAATTGCGTACGATATTGCGATTAGCAGATGAAAAAAGTATCGTTTTGGGAGACGAATTATGCTCAGGTACAGAGAGTATATCCGCTACGAGTATTTTTGTTGCTGGAGTGAAACAATTGGAAGAAAAAAACACATCCTTTATATTTGCTACACATTTACATGAAATCGTAAGGTATGATGAAATACATGATCTCAAAACTGTATTATTAAAACATATGTCTGTCATTTATGACCGCGAAAATGACAAGTTGATTTATGATCGTAAATTAAAAGACGGCCCGGGTGATAATATGTATGGTTTAGAAGTATGTAAATCCTTGAATTTACCCGAAACATTTTTGGAATTGGCACACAATATTCGTATGAAATATCATCCAATTTCAGGTAGTATATTGAGTTTGAAAACATCCCATTATAATTCTAAAAAAATAGTTGGAATATGTGAAATGTGTAAAGAACAAATGGGGCAAGAAGTACATCATTTACAACACCAGCGAGCAGCAAATGAAAAAGGGGTGATACAAGAGGAAAATGAAACTCCTTTTCATAAAAATCGAGTTGCGAATTTAATGAGTTTGTGTGAAAAGTGTCATGATAAAATTCATAAACAGAGCGAAACAAAAGTAAAACATAAAAAGGTGAAAACCAGTAAAGGAATAGAATTATTTTAGAAATAAATTTAGATATTATAATATTTAATTATATATATTAACTATTATATGGATCAAATATTTGAAAAGAAATATATAGATGAATACAATAATTATTTAAAAGATGTTATTTTCTTGGGTCATCATCCACTTCAAATAATACAACAAGAAATGTCCGATAATTTAAAAAAAAATATTATGAAACGATCTTTTTTTAATCAAAAAGAAGACTATTTCATGAAAGCTTATGATAATATTTCAAATGTGTTACCCCGACTCAGCTCTGTTAATAATATAGATAATACTTACTTAGACAATTGGAAAGATTGTGTTAAAGATTGTTATATTATTTGTCATGACTATGTTAAAAATGAGGTAGAATCTACTGCTTATATGTTACGTACATTAACGGCGAGTGTTTTGGGAAATACCGAAGAATATAAGATTTGTTTTTTTACTAATTATGATCCTTTTAATTATCCTGGACAAATGAGTGGGAAATGGAAGGATGACCAAAAATTTTTTCAAATTGAAATATGTAAAGTATCAAAAGAGGGAATTATTTTAAATGAAACAAAAGCAAAAAATGGTCGGTTTATTTTAGGTGCTGGTCCAAGTGCGTCTGGGAAAACATATAATGCGGGGTTAATTATTGAAATGATGAAAATAGTAGACCCGTTATTTCCTACATTTTTTATGACGATTGATGGCGGCACTTATAGAGAAAAATCAGTTATTTATCAAATCATTGTGGATGCTATTAAAAACAAAAATCAATATCCTGGATTAAAAAATTTAATGTCGGCGGGTATTGGAGGTAATTCAATTTTTGAAACAGATTCTATCAAAAAAGTAATAAATGACTATTTACTTGGACAAACAAGGAGAAAGGGTGACGACAAATTTGTGGTTAGTTTATATGTCCCAGAAACACTTTCTGGCTGTTCTACACCGCAAAATTTGATTACTCGTGCTTATGGGTTTGTAAGTAATTCTTGTGAAAAAAAAATAGAAATATATATTAACATTACTGGAGATAACAATTGGATTGGATTGATGATTTATCAACATAAAACGGGTGGAGGCGGTTGTCCTTTTCAAAAAAAATATAAATGTGTTGGATGTACTGAAAGTGGAAAAACCCGTGAAAAAGCAGAAGGAAAAAAGTATAGCTCTGGTGCTTGGAAATTATCTTATGATAATGGTTTGTATACTATAAATCATGCCCCAAATTATAGAATTTTATTTCACAATAGTGGTAAGCGCGGTACTCCAAGTATTTTTGAAGATTTATCAGTATCTGAAAATAAAATTCCTTATAATACAAATCAAGATATACGTAATTTTTTTACCAATAAAAATATAGTATATATAAATGGTGAAATAACCCAAGATTCTGAGTGTGATGAATATTTATTAAAAGATTGTAAAATTCACAAGACTGAAGAAGCATCGCAAAATGTTTTAAGAATAGATGATGAATTTGGAAAAAAATATAAGAACAAATACATTGGAATACCTAAAAAATTAATAGATATTATTGAGAAAAAACAATTTAATGACATTGATGATGAAGATGATATATTGATTTTATTACTTATTATACAAAAATTTATTATTCGCGAATTTCTTGTTTTATCTAACATGGATACTAACATTATGGAGGGAACAGAAAACGATTATTACTATTATCAAATAAATATGGATAATTTCAAATATAATGAAGATTATGAACATTTTATAACAATGATTAGTTATGATGAAATTAAACTATATGAATTAACTACAACTACAAATGTAGAACTTGATGATAAATCAAAAAAACCATCTAGTTTTTTTAGTTCATTTAATATTTTTCCATCAACATTATCAACTACAACTGGAAAAAAAATAGAATCTGATGTTGAAGATAAATCAAAAAAACCTGATAGCTTTATGAATTCATTAAATTTAGTTAATATTTTTTCATCAAGTGATAACAAATCACCTGTATCAACTAAAACTATTCTTGAAGATAAACCCATAGATGAAGAAGAAAATGTTCAAATAACCAATGATATTACACTTGGAGATATAGATACTATATTCAAGAATGGTAGACTTATTGGAATACCTAAAACAATTATGGAAGAGGATTATACTTTATTACCAAATATAATGAATCATTTGAAAAAAAGTATAAGATCCAAGAATTTTGGTATATTAATTAATTATAGAAATTATATAAGTGATGAATTTAAAAAATATGGTCTTGATGAAAATGGTTATATTCCATTAGATAAATTTTTGGAAATATTTAACGATGACAAGGGAAATAATCCTCTCACTAGAGATGAAAATATTCTTAATTATATTTCTAGTAATTTTGGAGAGAGTGACAATAAAGTGAGTTATGATACATTTATGCGTATCTATGATGATTACGATTTTAAAGATCAACAAAAAACTATATTAACATATTTAATAGCTAATAATATTATTACACCAATCATTGTAAATGAAGATAATTTAATATTTAATGATAAATATCAATATGATGAAAAGTTATATGATTATTATGAAATAAATATAGAAAATTATATCAATCGTCGTATAGATGACATTAAACAAGATTTAGTCTATGATTTTAATAAATTATCCAAAAACAATACTTTATATATCTATAAAATGAAAAATGACACATCTTTATTAAGCTCAGTTATTAATAAAACAAACGATTTGGGTAAAATAATTGGAGAGTCCGAAAATATCTCTACAGGAGAATTATTACAAGAATTATCAGGTAAACCACCCAATGACGAAACAATGAAAGATGAAGGCATTGATATTAATACAAGTAACCCAATTCAACAAAATAGTAAAAGTCCAAATTGTGATGTAGCAGAAAAGAATGAAAATGTAAAACCTGGTGTTCCTGTGACACAGTCAACTGAATCTACCATTACAAGTTCTACACCGATGATAAATGATGAATATGAAACAAAAACTGAAACAAAAACTGAAACAAAACCGGAAATAAAAGAAAAAACCGTTAAATCACGATCAAAAAAAATTAAAAAAGAAACAACCCCTAAAAATATAACTCTACGTAGTAGTTCTAGGCTTAAAGATAAAGAAGTCAAAAATTACAAAGTATAATAAATAAAAATAAAATTGAAGTAAATAGATTTAAATATTTATTTCAATACTATATATATAGAATATAAAACTAATGATTATTCCAATTAAATGTTTCACCTGCGGTATGGTTTTGGCAGACAAGTATCGTTACTATGTGGAAGAAGTCCGAAAGCGTAAATTAGAAAAAAATATGGATGTAGACAAAGTGACGTATTTGACCAAAGAGTTTAGACAAAAAACTCCTGAAGGTGAAGTCATGGACGAATTATTATTGAAACGAATGTGTTGTCGTCGTCACATGTTGACCCACGTCGATATTGAATAATATAATATGTACGTGTTACTTATATAAAATGTATATAAATAAAAATATAATATTGTTATTTATATATAATTAAAGTAATGACAAAAATGCGTAAAACATTAAGAAAACAAAAACAACAAAAAGTATGGAATATGAGGGGTTGTTCTAGAAAAAATAAAAAATGTGTAGGTGGAATGCGTGGAGGAGGATGCGGTTGTGGAAACCCTTTTTTCGGTGGCAATCAACGTGGAGGAGGTTGTGGGTGTGGTGCTTCTATTTTAGGCGGAGCTCAAACTGGAGGTATGAAAATGGGCGGAAGTGACCCTGCGCTTATTGGAAGTCCATGGACGGCAAATATTAACAGCTGGCCAGGTGTAGCAGGAAACGCGGGTCAGAGTAATTTTTTTTCATTAAATAAATATACACCATTTAGCCCAGAAACACAAATGGGTCAAGAAAGAGACGGTGCTATTTTTCCTCCAGAAAATGTCAAATATTTAGTAAGAGGAGGCAGAGGAAAACGCGGAATAAAAACCAAAGGTAACCGATCCAGAAAACATAGAATTTCAAGAAATAAAAATAAAAAATTATTAAAAGGCGGATCTAGTTTTATTGGTCAAGAGTTAATAAACAGCGGAAGAAGTTTACAATATGGTTTAGGAAGTGCGTATAATACTTTAAGGGGATATCCATTACCTATTGATCCACAACCATATTCAGACCAATACACAAAACACGAGTACGTCAATATAAAAGGATTATAATTTTGTTAGTATAGTTTAAATTTTTATTTAAAAAATTAAAAACACTATTTTTAATTTTTTAAATATTTTTATTATATTTATATATTTTATAAAATGGCTTTTCCTAAAAGTTTGAAGGAATTATGCACTCCCGCATTTATATATTTTCTATTATCTGTAATCGGTATTGTAGTAACTATCATCACTAATTTAGGTAATACAAACATATATACTTTAGGTGGTTTTTCATCACCTGTACCAAACACTATTTTGGTATTTATTCTTAAATTAATTTATATTTTCTTTTGGACTTGGATTCTTAACTTGATGTGTAAAGATGGTCACCGTGAAATATCATGGTTCCTAGTATTATTACCATTTATTCTATATTTTTTAATTTTACTTTTTGTTTAAATTGTAAATTGTAAATTATGAAAAAATGATATTATAAAATATATTATTATATTTGTATATTTTATAAAATGGCTTTTCCAAGAAAGTTAAAAGAATTGTGCACTCCAGCATTCATATATTTTCTATTGTCTGTTATTGGAATTTTAGTAACTGTCATAAGTAATTTAGGTGGTAGAAGTAATATGTATACTTTAGGTAATTTTTGTTGTCCAGTTCCACATAAAGGTTTAGTATTTATTGTTAAGATAATTTATATCTTATTCTGGACTTGGATTCTTAACTTGATGTGTAAAGATGGTCACCGTGAAATTGCTTGGTTCCTAGTATTGTTACCATTCATATTATATTTTTGGCTTCTTGTAATAATGAAAAAACCTAGCATTGAAGGTTTTGAGGATAGTGTTGTGGTTGAAGAAGAAGAAGAAGAAGTACCAACAGAAGGTTTCATTACCAAAAAGACCCATATGGGACTTCCAGTTGATAACAATTAATCATTCATTTATTTTTAATCCAGTCAAAACGTAAATTTAATATATTTTAATATGTTCTCATATTATATATGACAACAAATATGAAAGACTTTAGAAAAATAAAAAATGGTATTTCTTATAAACAAAATGGTTGGAATTATGTTTCTTTAAAAGGAGCACCCCACGAAATCGGGTATGCTCACGGTTATTTACTGGCAGATGAATACAAAAAGGCATCTGATGTAATTAAATTCACCACATTATATCAAACCGGTTACACTTGGGATTTTTTTGTCGAATCATCCAAAAAATTATACAATGACACGATTCAAACCGCATTCCCCGATTTATACGAAGAAATGGAAGGAATGGCAGAAGGATGTACTGACGCAGGCGTAAAAACAACTGTCGATGAAATCATTGCCTGGAACAATTCTATTTCTTTATTGGGTTACTGGTTTCCTCATTCCGATGTCATGAAAGACAAAGGTACTCCTGGAGGTTTAGAAGGCGGCGCACCCAAGGATCGTTGTAGTGCCTTTATTGCGGTTGGCGATTATACCACCGACGGTAAAATTGTCGTTGCCCATAATTCATTCACTGATTTCACCGACGGACAGTATAATAATTGTATTGTCGATATTCATCCAAACAACAAACAATATCATCGCATTCTTATGCAGTCGCCTCCTTGTTATATATGGAGTGCCACTGATTTTTTCGTAACCAGTAAAGGTATTATTGGCACAGAAACAACCATTGGTGGTTTTATTCCATTTGAAAACAAGTACCCTATTTCTTGCCGAATACGCAAAGCCATGAATGAAGGTAACACCTTGGACGATTATGTGAATATTTTATGGGAAGGCAATTCAGGCGATTATGCGAATTCCTGGATGTTTGGCGACATCAATACCAATGAAATTATGCTTTTGGAATTGGGATTAAAATACAAGAGTGTACAACGAACTACCAATGGTGTTTTTATTGGATTTAATGCGCCATATGATCCGCAAATTCGTAACATTGAATGCTCCAATACTGGCATGGACGACGTGCGAAGACATCAGGGTGCGCGCAAGGTGCGTCTCGGTGATTTAATGGAGGAAAACAAGGGCAAACTAGATGCGGAATTGGCGATGAAACTTATTGCGGACCATTATGATGTCTATTTGGGTAAAGAAAATATGTGCTCGCGAACCGTATGTAGTCATTATGATTTGGACGCTCGTGAATACATGTCTGACCCAGGCAGACCTAAACCATTCCAGGCACGGGGTGCGGTTGATGGATGTGTTGCCGATTCAAAAATGATAAAAAACATGTCATTCATGGGACGATTTGGTAATTCTTGCGGCACTCCATTTATTGTGGATGAATATATAAACAAAAACCGAGTATGGGCGCACTTGAAACCATATTTGGTGGATCGCCCAAGCCAACCTTGGACATTGTTTTCTTGTACGACCACTGAACATAAAAAATCTCGTGGAAAAAAGACAAGCACCATTAAAAAGCGTTCAACGAAACGCAGTGATAAAACAATTAGAAAAGACACGCCTCATCCTAATGTAACGAAAGAAACAGCAGTTATGGAAAATGAACCTCAATCTGTAGAAATGTAATGAATCACACTTTTTATTTTTTCAAAAAAAATAAAAAATATTATATTATATCGCAATGAAAAAAAGTATTAAAAAACTACAGAAACATAAAAAACATACAAAAAAACATAAAAAAACGATGAAACATAAAGATTCGCATCACAAAAGTCGTAGATATTCTAAAAAGTATAAAGGTGGTAACGGAGATGATGATGAACCCCTCAAAAAAAGAGTAAGATATAACCCACCGAATCCACCTACTCCAGACGAAGAAGAAAAAAGACATATTAAAACATTTATAAATATGGTAATTGACATTAAAAATAATGGTCCAATGATTAGTGCTATTTCTGCGCCGGAAACTGTTTATGCGTTGATGGTAAAAATATTGAATTTATGGAATTATATGATTCAGAATATTCGCATTCCTAGAAACATTGACACGTCTAGACATATCATAGATAGATTATACAATGATGTTGTAATTGCTGTTCCACAGGATCTCGCATGGGATGAACACGAAAACAACGCACAATTTCCAATTATAAATGATAGAAGCAATGCGATACTTGAAGAATTATTTCATTATGTAGCAAATATTAGTAACACTAACTTCAGTGACGTGATTATAATACCAGATTTTGATTATTTTAATGCTCCAGATAGAGACAACCCTGCTATTGTATATCCTCCACCTCCGCCAGGAAATAATGATGCTGAGGAAGAATAAGTAGTAAGGTGGAAATTATTTTTTACTTGTTTTGGATTTTCTTGATTTCCTGGTGTTTTTTCTTTTCTTGGTTGATTTTCTTTTGATTGTTTTTATTTTCTTGATTGATTTTTTTCCACGCGTTTTATGCCTACCTCCTAGATATGACATTATATTTCCCATTATACCTTTATTACTGGTAATATTCCATATTTGGCATTTCTTTAAAAATTATTTCCATAAAATATTCGGACCATTCATCTAAACATTCCTGATATTTTGGGTGTTTTTTATAATCTTCAAAAGTTCTGAAAACCCTGCTCATTTTATTTTTATATATTATAGTAATATAATTATTACTACACCTTTTTACATTTCAAACGCCGATTTTTAATTCAACTTTCTGTAAAAGTTTTGAATTACATCGTTTCTTTCATTAATAGTTAATAATCCTAAAAATATATTTATTTTCGTTTTTACCGGTTTTTTATATAAATTAATAATGTATTTGTCTATACTATCAATTGTTTGTAAAGAAACATTTCTCTTGAAAATATTATAAAAATTATTAACATATCCATACATAGTAGCCTTATCATTATTAGCATAAGCAATAATATCATTTATCAACCAGTTTTTATCTTGTTCTGGATCTTGGCTTTGTGCTTCAATAATCCAATATTCATAATATAATTTCAATAGTAAACTTCGTGTTTCTTTATAATTTATAATATCATTCAATAAGTTTTTATTTTGTAAATTATATGTATATGGAATAATGTATAAAACAATGTCTATTGGTAATCTCTGTATAAAGTCCTTCATAACATACATATACTATTTACATAGTTTTATATCAATTCAGCAATTGAAATGTAAAAAGGTTTAAAATATCATACTTATTCACTGCCAAAAAATGCGCCCTTACCCATATTAAAGTCACTCAATTTGGTAACGACATACTTGTTCTTGTCAATCAATGGTTTAATCAAATCCTTGATGGAAATCAACCCGATAAATACGGTCTTGTCATAAATCAGTAAATGACGAATGTTTTTGAACAACATTTTACTCATACAAGTCTCCAAAGTATCATCTACCTTGGCAACCAATACTTTTGGCGAATACGTACAAATATCCTTGATCTTTACATTGATATTTTGTTTGTCCGCGGCAGCGACTTTATTAATATAATCGCGACCCGTACAAATACCCACGACATCACCCTTGTTATTGGTGACTGCCAGGCAACTCACATTAAACGCGGTAAAACGATTGACTGCCTCTTTTACATCAGCTTCTTCATTGATTTTGTAATCAATGGTATAATAACAACTCTTCTTGTAAATATCCAAGGCAGATACTGGTAATAAATCAATGTTGGAGCTAAAATTTTTTTTTAATCCATTAAAACAAGGTTTCACTAAACTCATTCCGATTCTTGACGCAAACATGATATATATACTATCATTCGTGTGTTGTTTTTAAATTATTTTATAAAATTATTTTTTGTTAGTATTTGAATTTTCTCTCTTTGATACAAATTCAAATATATAATTAATGATAAAACAATTATAAAAAATATATGATTATTATAATATACACAAATAAAATGGATAAAGATTCTATCTCTTGGAAAATCATACACAAATATTTCAATGATAACCCGGAAAATTTAGTAGCGCACCATTTAGACTCCTATAACAGTTTTTTTAGTAGTGGAATCAATAACATATTTCGCGAAAACAATCCTATTCGTTTTATTGAAAGAGAGAACGACGATAACGCCGGGAAACAAAGCCAGTGTTTCTTGTATTTAGCAGGGAAAGACGGCAGTAAAATATATTACGGAAAACCCATTATATTTGACGACCATCATACCCATTACATGTATCCGAATGACGCGCGTTTGAGAAACATGACATATGGTATTACGATTCACTATGATGTTGATGTCGATTTTATCTTTTATGAAAATAGTGAAAAGAGAGAACATTCCATTACTTTAGAAAAAATCTTTTTAGGAAGATTTCCCATCATGCTTCAGTCCAATCTTTGTATATTGAATTCTCTTGCTCCAGATGTGCGTTTCAACATGGGTGAATGTCGCAATGATTACGGCGGTTATTTTATTATTGATGGCAAAGAAAAAGTCATTGTATGTCAAGAAAAATTCGCCGATAATATGCTTTATATACGCAAAAACAAGGCGGACAATTTATACAGTTATTCGGCGGAAATCAGATCGGTATCGGAAGACGCATCAAAACCGATTAGAACATCCGCTGTCCGATTGGTGGCACCAGGAACAAGTTATTCAAATAACCAAATCGTCATTACTGTACCCAATGTGAAAAAACCAGTTCCTCTTTTTATTTTAATGCGCGCACTTGGTGTTGACTCTGATAAAAGTATTATTGAATATTGTCTCCTTGATCTTGAAAAGAATAGTTCTTATATTGATTTATTTATACCCTCTATCCACGACGCCAATTATATTTTCAATCAAGAGTCCGCATTGAAATACATTGCGAGTTTCACCAAAAGACGCACCATTACAGGTGTATTGGATATTTTAATGAACTATTTTTTACCGCATATTGGAGAGAAAAATTTCTTAGACAAGGCATACTATGTGGGTTACATGGTAAAGCGCATGTTGCGTGTTTATATTGGCGAAGAACAACCAACCGATCGTGATAATTTTAAATATAAACGTATTGAATTATCGGGTTCTCTCATTTATGATCTTTTCAGAGAATATTATTTGATTCAAAAAAGAGAAATAGAATTAAGTATAGACAAGGAATACTATTATCATACTGGTAAATATACCAGTAATTTTATTGGATTGATTGAATACAATTATCGCGAATATTTCAAAACACGCACTATTGAAAGCGGATTTAAACGCGCATTCAAAGGCAGTTGGGGCGCCGAAGAACATACCAAACGTCTGGGGGTCATTCAAGACGTCAATCGTCTTTCTTGGAATTCATTTATTTCGCAAATGCGTAAATTCAATTTACCTTTGGACGCCAGTGCGAAAATCGTCGGACCTCGTCTGCTGAATTCGTCTCAATGGGGTTACATTGATCCTGTAGATACACCAGACGGTGGAAACATTGGTCTTCACAAGCACATGTCCATTAGTACATTTGTCACGAGTGGATTTTCCGTGAAAAAACTAATCCCTTGGTTGCGTTTTAAAATCAACTTGAAACTATTACAAGAATGTACGCCTGATATATTGGCGGTTTTGACCAAAGTATTTGTAAATGGGGTGTGGATTGGCTCCATAGAAGACCCCATGAAAACCGTCGGGATATTGAAACTATTCAGAAGAAACGGATTGTTACCCGCATTTATGAGTATTTCCTTTAATTATGAAAACAACGAAATCAGTATATATACAGATGCGGGACGTTTAACTAGACCAGTATATTATATTGAAGACGGAAAACCAAGTTATCAACGTAAAGATATTCTTGAATTGATCGCCAAAAATAAATTCACCTGGCAACAGCTGGTGGGTGGGTTTGGTGATAAAGAAGACAAATTATTTAGTATCAAAAACAATAAAATTTATGATATTGGTGAATTATATTCTGATAAAATCAAATTGGAAACTGAGGTTGATGAGAGAAATGGGTCATCCTCCGAAAGTACCAAAATGTCTTCTACTGGTTATTCCAAACTATACGAAGAATTTGGCAAATACAATTCAGTGGTTGAATATTTGGATACTTCTGAAGAGGAAAGTACTTATATCGCATTTCAGCCGGATGATTTGAAAAAAAGCAAATATTATACCCACATGGAAATCGACCCGTCCCTCATTTTTGGCGTCATGGGAAATCTTATTATTTTCCCGGAAAACAATCAATTTCCGCGTGATGCGTTTTCGTGTGGTCAATCCAAACAAGCCGTATCGTTGTATCATTCCAATTACCAAATGCGTATTGATAAAATGGGTGTTATTTTGAACTGTGGTCAAATTCCACTTATTAAATCGCGTTACTTGGAATATGTGAATAAAGAACAACAACCCTATGGTGTCAACGCGATTGTTGCAATTATGTCTTATACTGGGTATAACGTGGAAGACGCTATTTTAATTAATGAAGGCGCGGTGAATCGCGGTATTTTTCGCACGACGTATTATTCCATGTATGAGGCGAGGGAAGAAAGCGCAAAAGTACAAGGATCAACTACGAATTCTTATTTTGCGAATGTCACCACCAAAAACGTGTCACGATTAAAACCGGGTTACGATTACAGTCATTTGGATCAATGGGGACTTATTGAAGAAAATACTCCACTCGATGATAAAATGGTGGTCATTGGTAAAGTAACTTCTTCTGCCTTGGATTCAGATGTGGTGATTGATTCATCTGTATTTCCCAAGAAGGGACAACTAGGATACGTTGATAAATCATTCATTACCGAAGGTGAAGAAGGTTTCCGTATTGCCAAAGTCCGTATCAGAGAAGAGCGTATTCCGGCAATTGGTGATAAAATGGCATCGCGCGCAGGTCAAAAAGGAACTCTGGGATTAATTATTCCAGAAGAAGATATGCCTTTTACTGAAGACGGTATTCGCCCCGATTTAATTATAAATCCACACGCGATTCCTTCTCGTATGACAATCGGTCAATTAGTAGAATCGCTTCTTGGTAAGGCGTGTTGCGAATACGGTGGTTTCGGTGACTGTACAGCGTTTGCGAATAAGGGACCCAATGAGGATGTTTATGGACGCATGCTGGTGAAGGCGGGTTTCAGCGCATCAGGAAACCAGATTTTATACAACGGTATGACCGGTGAACAGCTCTTTAGCGATATTTATATTGGACCGACTTACTATATGCGTTTGAAACACATGGTGAAAGATAAGATCAATTATCGTGCTCTGGGTCCGCGTACCATGTTGACGCGCCAGACGGTCCAAGGTCGTGCAAATGACGGTGGTTTAAGAATCGGTGAAATGGAGCGCGATGGTGTGATGGCACACGGTGCGTCGGCATTTTTGAATGAATCCTTTATGATTCGCGGTGATGAATATTTTATGGCGGTTTGTAATAAAACAGGCGCGGTGGCTATTTATAACCCTAACTTGAATTTATTCTTGAGTCCATTTTCGGACGGTCCGGTGAATTTTAATACGACTTTGGACGGAAAGATGAATATTCGTAGTATTAGTCGTTTTGGTAGATCGTTTAGTATTGTGCGAATACCTTATGCGCTCAAATTATTAATACAAGAGTTACAAGTTATGAATATTCAAATGAGAATTATTACGGAAGACAATGTGGATCAATTATTGTCCATGTCTTATTCGGATAATATTAATAAATTATTACAGACCAACGCTTCATTGGAAGAAATATCTAAAAATTACAGGACAATGGTGATTGATAAAAAGAATAAAAATGTAACCAAACAAGCGTATATTCCTTTTGAACAACCTGAATATCCAGAAATTGGTATTGAAGAAAAGAATGAGAAACCTCCTTCGCCGCAATTTGAATTTAATATGCCTGCTCCAAATGCGGAATTAACACCTGAGCCATCAAGCGATAGTAGTCTGCCTTATGCGGCACCAGTCACACCTCCTTATGCGCCAGGAACACCTCCTTATGCGCCAGGAACACCGGTATCATCTAACAGTAGTGTACCTTTTGCTCCGGGAACACCAGTTTCATCTAATAGTAGTGTACCTTTTGCTCCGGGAACACCACTTTCAACGAATAGTAGTCTGCCTTTTGCTCCAGGATCGCCAGTGACGTCTATAAATAGTAGCAATACTCCACCCATAAATCAGGCTATCACTCAAGCACAGACGACTGTTCCATTAAATATTAATATTGAAGACGCAGAACTATTGAAAAAAGTGATTGAAGACAAAAAGAAAGAAGAAGAAAAATTTGAGCCAATTGTTTTTGAAAAACCGAAAGTAGAAAAATCTATTTTAGAAATAGAAGATGAAAAACCAGAAAGTAGTAAAGAAGAAAGCGAGTCATCGTCATCATCCTCGTCGTCGTCATCTAATGATACGTCCAGTTCTAGCGAAAAGAAAATAATCAAATTGGGTTAAAAATATAAATAATATAAAAATTGAATTAAAAATATAACGTTATTATATTAGTAAGATAATATAATGACGACACCACAAAGCAATTCCAGTAGTTTAATATCCTCCATATATAAGTCTCGTAAGACATTACTTGAGCTGATGAAAAAACAAAATTATAATATAGATGATTATGAAAATTTTAGTATCAATGAAGTGAATTCCATGTTTCAAAACAAACAATTGGACCTTTTGTTAGAAAAAAAACCAGATGAAAACGCTCCAAAAACAGAGCGTAGAAAAAAGATTTATATTAGTTATTATTTAACAAAGACATTAAGACAACAAAGTATTCAAGAAATGATTGACGACTTGTTTCATTTAGAAGAAATATTAACTAAAGAAGATACGTTGATGATTATTGTGAAGGAAGATATGAATGAAACAATGACAAATCTATTAAAGCATATTTGGGAACAAGACGGTATATTGATTATTATTCAAAATATCAAAAGATTACAATTCAATATACTTGAACACGTATTGGTCCCAGATCATCGTGTTTTAAATAATGAAGAAGTCGATCGTATCAAATTAAAATACAATATTAAAGACGATAGTCAATTTCCCGATATTTCCCGATTTGATCCTGTTGCGCAAATTATCGGTATTCGACCTGGACAAGTATGCGAAATTATTCGACCAAGTAAAACTGCTATTAATAGTTATTATTATCGTATTTGTGTATAAAGAAATATGATTTTGGGTTTTAGGATATAGAACCAAGTATTTTTTTCGTCATAATATATAATGACTACTCCTGTATCTGATTATTCAACAAAAATAGATTCAATATCAAGTGAATTTTCAAGTATTTTGGACAATTTTACAAATTCATTTATTGATTATTATAAAAATCTGGATTCTACAGCATCACAAAATAATTATGACGTCGCAAAAAATAGTCTTACTGATGAAATTACAAAAATGTATCAACTAAAAGCAACGATTATGAGTAGTCTAGGTGGCGTAAACACAAGCATGAATGATTTAGAACAAAAATTAGGCGTGGGTGAAGGTAAAATAAATGATTTATCTGATGATTATCAACAACAAACCGGGGATAGTTCTAAAATATTAGTGAATGATGCCAAAGAAAAATACAAAATACAATATGTGGCAAATATAACCATGTTTTTAGGTATTGCATGGATGGTTGGGTTGTTTTATTCTTTTATGAAAAATGGTTCAACTGCGCAACCTATGTCATTACGACGATAAAATATTTTTATTATATATTATATATTCAATAAAAATATAATTTACTATTTACTATATATATATGACATACGGAAATTTCTATTTTGGTAAAGACGGATTTTTATATAAAAAAAATGGTGCTATTGGAGCTCGTCGTAATTTTGCGGTGGGTTTAATTTGTAATCAACCTACAGATATTAACAATAAATATGTTTCCGGATCAGGTGTAAATGGTGCGGTTTCATCCAACAATTATGCGATCCGACGAAAAATGATTCGTAATGCATCCAATTGTGTCAATAATAATTGTAGTATCAATTACTATTTTTTGGGAGTTCCGATTAAATAAATTTGTATTTTATCTTGAATGATAAATATACACAGTAAATTATATTATTTACTATATATATACAATATGGCAAAACAATCTGGAATATTAACTTTAGAAAATTTACAATTAGAATATGACAATACCATGATTTTATATATACAAGCACAAGAAAATTACAATTCAGCACTGAACAATATTGACAAGAAAAAATTCGTAACACTTTCAGGAAAAACCTATTGGGGAACCGGTGCGATCCAACAAAAGACTGGCTCTTCTATAAGCGAATGTAGTGCACTATGCAGTAATGATGCCAAGTGTAAAGGTGCAACGTTTGATTCCAAAGACAATACATGCTGGACACGGAGCGGGAGCAGTAGTTTAACAACTGGTTCATCAACACAAACCGCCATTATAAGTGAGGTCACCAACGCGGCGTTGAATTTACAAAATTTAAACGATAAATTATTATCATACATTGACCAAATGAAAAATTATAAATTTGAAAATGGTAACACTACTTCTCCTGAACAAACAGAACTTGACACTGATGTGAATGATGAAAACAATAATTTGAAAGCTCAATACAATATACTTTTAGAAGACCGTAAAAAAATCAAAGAAATTTTAGATGAATTTTCAAGAATTAATATGGATAATCAAAATATGGAATTATACAATACCCAAAATCGTATTTTTTACATGATGTGGTGTTATTTGGCATTTATTTTTATAATTATATTTGTAAAAATTGTATTTTATCCCGAAATGGTTGTGAGATGGGGTAGTTTTGTCCTTTATACAATGATCGGAGCTATTTTATTGATGTTGGTACACTTTTTAAAGTCGTTTTCCGTATTTTTCATCTTTTTATTAATCATTTTTTCATTTGGAATTATAATGATATTATTCCGTTGAATAAAAATAAAATAAATATAGAATAAAATAAAGATAGAATAAAGATAAAATATAAATGATGATATAATTTTATATTTTATTGTATATTATTGTATTTTATTATATATTATTATATTAGTAAAATTAAATATGGAAAAAATAAACAATCGTTTCAATTTAGAAAATAATTTATCCGCAACATTGAAACAAGGAATACAGTTTAAAAAATATCAACATAAGATTGTGACAAATCCACAAACAGAAAAAATAGCATTTGATTTAGAAAAAAGCGATACGTCAGAAGTTCCTGGTTTTTATACATTAAATGACGATCCCTCAAATATTGTCGAGGGTTTTGCTACAGCAACACAAACACCTGCTGCTCAAATGGTTCAATTAGGTGTTTTACAAGCTGAATATAATAAGTTAATAGAGAAATTTAATACTGAAAAACAAAAATTAGTTACTAGTGCAAACAGTTATATTGATGGAATTTCAAGTAGTACAAATCCTTATTTAAATAAAAATGTCACTACAAAAAGTGACGGCAAAACCTATTATATTACTGGAGAAGGTGTAGCCAAATTATATCCTTCCGTCGAAATATATAATCAAGTTATTGGTAAAAATAATTGCCCAACAACTACGCAACAAATAGATTCATTACCAGCATACGTAAATACCACAAATGGATCTCCAATGATAGTCGGACAACAATGTGGCAATGAAGGAAAAAACGTGGTTGTGAATAATATAATAGACAACACGGAATCAACTTATGTCGGTTGCTATAATGATGTATTATCATCACCAGCAATGACAAAAATGAGTAATGGCTCACAAATATATAACTTTAATAGTTGTAAACAAGCGGCGATTGATACCGGTAACATTTACTTTGGATTACAAAATCTGAATCCAACAACGAATAAATCATCTTGTTATGTAAGTAAAGATTTAGCAAAATCTACCAAATATCAAAAATCAACCACCGCTTGTAAAAGTGATAATGATGGATATATTTATGGCGCAAAATCAGTAAATGCTATCTATAAAACACCAGATACAACATACGTTGGAGTATTCAAAGAAAAACCTGTTAGAAGTATGAGTCGTATAAACAATGGAAGTCAAACATTTACATATGAAACATGTAAAAAAGAAGCTGTGAATAGAAATAAAAAATATTTTGGATTACAAAATTTCAATACCAAAACACAACTAGCAGCATGTTGCGTAGGCGATGATTACAACAATATTTCTAAATATGGTGAGTCAACTGAATCATACACCGGAAAAAGTGATAGTAAAACATATGGTGCCTCATGGTCTAATGCTGTTTATCAAATTGACACTAAAAAAAGTGATTATATCGGTTGTTACAATGATAATGAAGCATCCCCATCAATGACCAATGTCGGTAATAATGCTACAAATTATTCTTTTAAAACATGTCAGAAAGAAGCAATAAATAGTGGAAAACAATATTTCGCATTACAGGGTGGTAAAAAGGGATCATCTAAATGTTTCGTAAGTGATGATTTACAAACCGCGCAAAAATATGGTATTTACAAACCTTGTATAGAATCTGCGAGTGATAAAAATACCTATGGTGTCAGCGGAAATAATGCTCTTTATAAAATGAATGAGTCCGGAAATCCATCGTTTATAGGTAAAATCGGTTACGTAGATGGAAACGACAAATTAATGGAATATCCGAGTGGTATGATTATTCCCGGAACAAATTATAGTAAATATGTTGGTTATGACAGTATGGTTTCAAGCATGAAAACAATGACCAATACTACCTATAATGATTGTGTAACCGCTTGTAATTCAAGTAATAACTATTACGGATTTGTATTTGATAATAGCACAAAAACTGGGTTTTTAAAAGGTAAGGATATTTTAAATCCATCTTTGAAAGTACCAAATCCAAATAGAGATTTATATGTTCGTGATGTAAAAACGAAAAATGCGAATATGAGTTGTAACAGAAACAGTGTTACCATTAATAGTAATATATGGAAAAAATATTCTAAAGGATCTATCATGACACCTAATACCACTTGTAGTCTAACCAGCACGCTTTCCTCACAAAATAAAAAAATTGCTGCTTTACAAAATCAAATTGGACAAGTAGGTAGTCAAATAATATCTATATTAAAGAACTTAAAGAATCAAACAGATGATGTGAAAAGTAAAATTGGTATAAATAGCTCAAAAATAGAGGCTGATTTAGTAATGTATAATGACACGATAAATGATATCATAAATTATAAAAAGGGCGAGGATAATATGAATAATATAACGAAAGATACGAATCTTTTAGTATTATATCAAAATTATAATTACATGTTTTGGAGTATTTTAGCAATATCAACAATGATTATATCTATGAAAATGATGGGTAAATAAAATAAAAATTAAAATAATATGAACTATGAAATATTTATTATAATTATAATCTAATTATAATAATTATAATCTAATTATAGTCTATATATTCATAATGGGAGCAGGTTTTTCTTTAGCTACACCAACAAATACAACAACTACAACAAATACTATAGATATAGATAGAAATAAACAAACACTCGCTGATATACAGACATTACAAAACAATGAACAAGATTTATTTACACAATTAGAAAAAAATATTGCGAATAATACATTAACATCTGATTTACAAAAAAAATTAACAGGACAAATAGGTAAACTTACTGAAATGCGTGTTAATTTATATAGTTTTTTAAACAATAATTCACAAAATACGGTTAATCATTTGAATTCTACCAATACCTTATACGGACAACAAGGTCAAACAGTTGTCATTGTTGAAAATGAATTGAATGAAACGAAACGACGATTACAGGAATTAAATGATATTAAATCAAATAATTTAAGAATGGTTGAAATCAATAAATATTACGGTGATAAATATCAAGATCAAACATATTTTATGATTACCATCGTAGTTATATGTATTATTTTGATTATTCTTAAATTTTTAAACAATCGATATATTCTTTCACAAGGTATTTACATGATTTTATTAATCATTACTTTGACAATTGGGTTTATAATTTTATTTTGGAAATTAGTATATTTATATGCTCACGATAATTTTGATTATTCTAAATATAATTGGTCATTTAATACAGAAAACGCACCTACAGTAGATACAAGTAATCCGGATGGTGAAAACCCATGGAAATTACCTGAAATTCCAGATGCTAGTCTTTGTACGAATGTTGGAAATTACTGTGGAGCTGGAACAACTTATGATTCAGAACAAAATATGTGTGTACCATTAAATAGTGTTACTAGTGGATCTACTGAAATACCGGGTTATACATATGAACAATTGATGGGTCAAATTTAATAATAAATAAAATAAATAAAATCATTTATACACCATAAGCATAAAATTATAAATTATAATTTTATGAAAAATACGAAAATATATGTAAAATATATGTAAAATATATGTAAAATATAAAAAAATAAATAAAAACATAGTATAGGAGAATGACAACGAATACACCACCAGATATAACTGATCAATTAAATAAAACACTCGCACAAATTAATACTTATATAGAAAATTCCGCAGAAGAACTGCGTTGCGGTCCAGATTGTCAAGCATTAGAAGCAACAAAAACACTTAAGGAAAAATATGAAGCCGCAAAAGCAAATGTAGCAAGTGCGCCAGGTGAATTACAAACTGCTGAAAAAAATTATTATACATACATCATGGGTACATCTGGTTATAACGACTATATTACCAATAAATTAACTGATCAGGCAAATACTGTTAAAAAAAATATTCAAACTGTCACAAATACTTTAATAAATGAAATGAAAAATTTAAATGATACTTATAAAACCAGTTATTCTAGTTATACATATTTAAGCAAACTTGACAAAAAATACAATGACGAAATAGACGAATTAGAACAAAATATAGAAAAGGCATCCATCACTACGGGTGACGTAACTACAAATGACCGTAAAACATATTATGAAAAACAAAATTATGACGATTTACTTGAATATTATAAAATCTCTCTATGGCTCTTTTATATACTACTCATTGTATTTACAATCATGCTTTTTGTAATGAATCGGGGGATGAGTATAGTAAAAAAAATATTATTCTTTGTTTTTTTCTTATTTTTCCCCATTTTTAGTACCAGTATTGCTTTATGGATGATTCGTATATTTTATAATTTTACTGAACTATTTCCATCCAACGTATATACCAAAATATAATTTTGTTATTTAAACATGATTATATTTAGATGTTTACATTTTTGAAGATTTATAAGTACCAAACACTTTATCCCACAATGAAAATCTTTTTGAATAATTACAGTTATTGAGAGAATGATGTAAATCATGGTCATCCGTATACAATTCGATATGTAACATTTTTGGTAACCATATAAATTGAGAAAATGAACAAGCAGGATATACTATTTTACCAGTATGTCCGCTTATTTCAATAAAATTTTTATAAACCAATATAACATTAAACTGTAAATGAGAAATTTTTCTAAGTAATAATATACTTAATATGGTTGGAATAGAATTAGTTATCAACAAATCTAACGGGTCTTGATAAAAAGTTATTATTGAAAATGGATGTTTAAATTTATGATGTTTTTTATGAATATATTTATATAAATGTTTGTTATGTAATAATCTGTGGGTTGTGTAATGAAAAAAATCAAATATTACTTCATAAATAAAAGAATATGGTATAAAAGAAACAAGGTCGTTATAAATAATATAAGTAATATGATTTGAAATAGAAGTATAAAAATTTACATTTTGAAATTGGTATTGTTTTACAAATAAATAAGTTATTGTCTCTAGTGTTGTTGTTGTGATAACATTTATATGAAATTCATATTTGTATTCTTCTTTTGGTATATTTTCGTAATCAATACTAATATTGGGTTTATTTTTTGTTCCATAGTCAATAAAATTCAATAACATATAATTTCTTGTAACAAAAACAAATAAAGTAAATAAAAATTTCAAAAATAAGCGAGAATGATATATGTTTTCAGCATACATTATGAATTGATATTGATAATATCCTAATAAAAATAAAAATCCATTGACTATAATAAAATTTTTCAAAGAATTTTTAGATATCATATAATAAATTATTATTATAAATTATTATAAATTATTATAACAAAAGAGAAATAAATGACAACTCATTCATTTTATAAAATAAATGAAATAAAAACCGACACACTATTTGTATCATTTTCAGGATACGGAAAAGATTATGGATCACTTCCAAGATTTGAATTTGTAAATTTTTTTACAAAACATTTTAATGAAATAAATCGTCATTTTTATGTAGATACTTATCTATCATGTTATCACAAAGGAATTTGTGGAATATCAAATAATATAGATGAAACCGTTGAATATTTACGAAATGAAATTAAAGATTATAAAAATGTAGTTTTTTTAGGTGATTCTGGAGGTGGATATGCCGCGATTTTGTTTGGTTCATTACTTAATGTAACAAGTGTTGTTGCTACTAGACCTCTAACCATTCGTTATGACAAAGATATTGATGAAAAATATAGAGATATAAGTAAATATATAAATACTACTACAAAATATTATATTTATGGCGACTTGAGCGTGTCAAATAAAAAAGATCCTCATCATATTTCACACTGTCTACGTATTTCGAAATATCCAAACGTATTTATTACAAAAAAAGATCGCATTGATCTTAAAAAAATGAGGGATAGTGGCGAATTATACAAAATTTTATATAGTGTATCTTTGTAAAATCATATTTTTACACCCCAGTCATCTCATCCTCTTCCATTTCAGGTCTGATAATTGCCACACCCTGCCATCCGTCTTTTCCCTTCTTTGGATGACCGAACTTCTTGTTCATGTAATCAAACAATTCAATACCCTTAGGGATCTTTTTGGAGTTGTAAAATTCGCAATACCATTTCTTGAATGTCTCGCTAAGCTCCTCGCGTTTTACAACACCACCCTCCACTACCTCAATCATTTGCGATACAAAGGCAGCAATATGGTCCTCGCGTTGTCTATAGTTATTCGAATACATCATCACCATTGGGCAATCATCCACCTTGCCTTGGGTTTCAAACGCGCGCTTTACAAGCATGCTCAAGAATGTCTCAGCAAACAATGGTAATTTGTCCTCCAATGTCTTGTCCTTTGGAAATACATATGGTGAATCCTCGCTTGGTGTAATATTCTCACTTGGGTCAGCGAATTTTGCCATGTGTTTAATCACACGAATGCGTCTCCATGTGCCATCATCATTACTATTAATCACTGGTAATATATTGGTGCATACGCACAAATCAAATTGTGGAATAAATGATTCACTTTCCTTGTATAATTGACGACCAACAATTGGATCACCACCAGTCAATTCCTTCATCACACCCTCATTCAATTGGATTTCCTTTGTAGGCTCTTGCATACAAGCATATCTAACACCTTTTAAATTCATCACCTCCGAGGATGTTCCACCAATCGCATTTCGGCGTTCAGTAATGAGTGCTAATGGTAATGTTCCATAATAATCACCCAATGTTAACGACATTAGTTTCGTAATTTTGGATTTTCCATTACTGCCATTCCCCAAATAGATGTTGAATGTTTGGTTAATATTCTCACCAAATAACGAGCCAGATAAATGGTCCCACATATATTTATTCAACTCCTTTTCTGGGTAAATCTTTTCTAATAAATCAAGAATTTGCGGGGCATAATCACTATGATATTCTGGATTAAACTCATGATATTCAATATTGGTGCATTTTGTAATATAATCGTTTGGGTGCCCATTTCGAAATAAACAATTTTTCAAATCAATAACACCATTACTACAGCATAATAAATACTTATTCTTATCTACTCGTTTATCGAATTCCTCATCATATAAAACCTCCATTGCCTCGCGCATAATGTTGTTTTTTTCAGTTCCCATTCTCAACTTTGGGATAATTAAATTGAGTTGTTTTACTAAATTATTCATTTTTTCATACTTTGGATCATCTGAAGGCATATTTTCTATATCTACCATCGTTTTATCTCTTCTCGCAATATATACATTATACATATCGGTAGATATAATATTTCGAATAGTACTTCCTTTATCTTGAACCCAGCAATGACCTCGAAATACATACCAAATTTTGTCTTTAATTGAGCTACATACATACCTATCTCCACATAATTTCTTCAAAACAGTAGCAAAATCATAATCAGTTGGTTGAATAATTGTTTCTGTCACACAATGCTCTACCGAGTTTTTTCTTATTGCCCAATATTCATCTGGTGAATCTTGTTTTGCCCAATACATTATCGACGCACCTGTAATACCATCCATCCTTACTTTGAAATATCTATTCCAGTCTTGAAATAATTTTGGAATGGTGGAATAATCAAAATCAATTGCTTTACTTCGCAATTTTATCCATGTATAAAACAAACGCTGATCTGTCTGTTTTAACGCAAAAGCAACCATACGGTTTACTTCATGTGATCCAGGTTGATAATATTTTTCAGGAAGAATCATTGTATAATCATGAAGTTCTTTTATATTTTGCTCAGTTGATAATAATTTTGAATGAATACTTTGAATGACACGGTCCAAGATATCTTGATTATGAATGTCCTCTAATGGCGTATTCGAAAAGTCTTGGTCTTCATTATTAATCAATGGAATAATTCTGGTATTACTTTGTACACGACGCACAGTTACCGGTTTTCTTTTGTTACGTTCGCGTTCCTCTATTTTTTCTTTCATTTTTGGATTGATTTCAAAGCATACATGATCAGGATATTGCGCTGACAATTTAAACAAATCTTTCGACAAATCTATGATGCTTATTGGTTTCTCCGTCACCTGAAATTCCGAATCATTTTCATCAAAATTTACCTCATAATAATGAGTTAACGCATACGTCTCGTTTCCAGGTTTACATGAACCATACATTTGCCAATTCGCACTACCTTTAGCAACACCTGCGTCTATAATTGCCTCGCAATCATTAATGACTGGTAAAGTTTCCATAGTTATCGTCTCGGGAAGAATTTCTAACGCTTTTTCGCGTAACATCACTTGCATGACTTTACTCATTTGAATACCAATAATGATATGAATTCCATCTTTTGTTAATGAACCGTCAGTCAAACGATTTACATGAGGTTTTTCCATGACATAGATTGGAAACTTTTTACCATTTACAAAAACAAAGAATTCTTTTAAGGGCTCCAAATAACACAAATTAATAATCTCGGAAATATTATCGGCATCGTGTTGTCGGACTTCCACATCATAACTATATCTAAAATCTAAATCTATACAAATGGGTCCTCCGAGTTCTAACTGTTTTTCGGTGAGATGGTCTTGCTTTTTTCTTACAAAGACCTCTTCATAATATAGTCGATAAAACAATTCATATTCATCTTTTGGTATATGATATGACCCACCGTATATACCCTTACCAGGCATTCGTGTATGTGTGATTGTTATTTTTTCGGACAGATTCTCATCTTTTCTTGTATTTAGTTTACGTGCTGTTAAGAATTCATTTAAATCTTGATGTCCAGACTTTGTTCCCATTTATATTTGATTTATATACTACTTATATATATATTTCTATTTCAATTTTTTAATTATATAATTTTTAAAATAGGTTTATAAATAAAAAAAATAAAAATTATTTGTGTATCTATTATGCTGTAATTTATTTATATTGAATTAAAATACATATATTTTCTTAATTATTTGCCGTGATTTATGTAAAATAAAGTATTATATATTATAAATTATGAACCAAGATGATACGACCACAAATGCGAATACTGAAAAAAAACTTAAAAAATGTTGTATTTGTGGACCCGTGAAAAATTGTGGACCCTATTTAGACAGAATATTTTCCAATATTGAAAAAATCGGAGAATTATTTGAAGATTATGTAATCATAATGTATTACGATAAATCAAATGATAATACATTAGAAAAAATTGTTGATTATGGAAAAAAAACCAGCAAACTGATGTATCATGTGAATAATCAAAAAGTGTCACCCTTCCGAACACACCGAATCGCAAAAGCCCGTAATTTTTGTATTAACAAAATACGTCGGCATTATAGTGATTTTGATTTTTTCATCATGATGGATTGCGACGAGGTCAATTGTAAAACCGTGTATCCTGAAGTTTTAGGAAAATATTTACACCGGGACGACTGGGACTGCTTGTCATTTCAAACGTCGCCGAAATACTATGATATTTGGGCATTATCCATTAAACCATACAATTTCAGCTATAATCATTTTGAAAACAATGTGGCATTTTATGATATTATTCAAGAACATATCACAAAACTATTGAATCGTCTGAAATCCGGTGAATTGTTGCCGTGTATTTCAGCATTTAACGGATTCGCCATTTACAGAATCGGGCGATTTCGTAATTGTTACTACGATGGCAGGCTTCGGTTTGATCTTTTACCAAAACATAAATTAGTAGAACACCAAAAAGCGGCAAATTCACTCATGGTATTTAAAGATTATGGAAATGTCAATGGTTTGTTCGAAGACTGTGAACATCGGGCATTTCATTTAATGGGAATTAATAAAAATAACGCGAAAATCCGCATTTCACCAGAGATTCTTTTTCGGTGATTATAATATTCAATTAAAAATTTGTATTTGTCTATTTTGTAAAAACCATTTTATTTGATATTAGAAATAGATAACTAGTATCATTGTTACAGCTAGATTTTGGATTGGGGGAATGAAATGTACAAGATTTTAATATTCCTCTACTATTTACAAAATAACATATTTATAATATATTTATCGTTAAAATATATATATTATATATGGTTAAAATAAAAAAAAATACGTTAATAAAAATTTTTTATGATAGAATTGGAGATAAACGATATTTAGCATTTGATTTATTTATTTATTCCGTGTCAAGTATTTTAAAAAAAAATTATCAAAATGTTGATTTTATTAGTAACTTTAGTGAGTTACATTCAAACGAAAATATATTACTTGTAATGTATTTAAATGATTTGGGAAAGTATGTAAAAAAAAATGGATTTAATATTAGCCCAAATGTAAGAATAATTTTTATTCATGCTGATTTTTTATATAATCATTCAAGGGACGACCAAAATGAAATTATAAATTTTGCAAATAAAATAAATTCTAATAAATGTTTAATTTGGGAATATAGTTCACAAAATATTTTTTATTATAATAAATATTACCAAAATATTAAATATCATTTCTTACCTCTACTATATAATAAATATATCGAAGATTTATACACTTCAAAATTAGAGAGAGGAAAAATTCCGTGGGAAGAAAAAGATTTTGATATTGTTTTTATGGGAGACTATTCAGAGAGAAGAAGACCATATTATGAAGAAATAAAAAAAAAATACAAAACTTGTATTATTACAAATAATAATGATTATTCTGAAATTTTTAATTTAATTGAACGTAGTAAAATATTTGTAAATTTGTTTTCAAAAGAAACTAATAAAGCTTTTGATTATTTTAGATTAGCTTTATTATATTCAAATAAAGTATTTGTTATTACAGAGACTCCTAAAGTAGATTTTAAAATAGAAAAAAATTTATTAGAACTAAAAGATGTAATAATTACTTGTGAAACCAATAATTATTTAGATAAAATAGAGAAATATATAAATTTACCAAGCGAAGAGATAAATACTATAACATCAAGTGTTTATGAAAAATTTAAAAAGTACACATTAGAACAATCTATTTTTAATTTTTTTGAAATATAAGATAATTATTATATATATATTAATATTATGGAGCATTATGATATTAATAATGGTAGTGGAATTTTTATACAAATAGGAGCAGGAGCTGGAGACCTCGATAAAAGGGCTAATTGTAGGGACGGTTTTACAGAGTTTATAAAAAAACTTCCTAGAAACAGGATACAAAAAATTATATTAGTTGAACCTAATCCACTAAATATTCCTTTATTACGCGAGTGTTGGAAAGATTACCCAGAAGCTATTATTTATGAAATTGGTATTGTTACAAGAAGTTTTGAAAATAATATAATGGAATTGTATTATTTTCCGAGTGATGAACCTCATTATCAAGTCGCATCTATAAATAAAACTCACGTCCAAAAACATTATGGTAATGACTGTGAATTAAAAAAATTTGATATTAAAATAAAATATTTAGAAGAATTTATTAACGAAATATCTTGTGAAGAAATAGAATTACTCGCGTTAGATATAGTAGGAATTGATGCTGAAGTAATTTTAGATTTAAATTTTCGCAATATAAATTTGAAATATTTGTCATTTGAATATATTCACTTAGGTGCAAATGAAAAAAATGTATTAATGCATTTAACAAATAATAATTTTTATTTTTTAGGAAAAGGATTAGATTATAATGGATTTGATTATTTATATGTAAAATTAAAATATGCTTTTAATATTATAACCAATAGACAACTTATAAAACAACAAATGTTAATAAATAATAAATTGAGAAATGAAAAATTGAGAAATGATAAATTAAAAAATGATAAATTAAAAAAAAATCATCTAAAAACTTTTTCTAATTTATATTTTAATTGATTTTTTATATTATATTTATATACATAAATTATGAAATTTAGATTTAAAAATGAAAATGTAAATAATTTGATTAATAAACGCAATGATAATATAAAAAAATATAATGATATTATTAAAAAACATAATGAAGAAGTGAAAGAAAGAAAAAAAAGAGATTTATATTTTCATAAAAATTTATATCCTATAAATTTTTCTATACCCAAATCAAAAATTATTGATATAAATGAAATAAAAAAAACAAAACTTTTATCATCATTAATTCCGGGTATTCAAAGTACATATATTTATAATAATGAAAGTGATTATTATGACGAGTATAAAAAGTCATTTTTCGCAACAACAATTAAAAAAGCTGGATGGGATTGTTTACGTCATTATGAAATAATGGCAAATGCGTGTATTCCTTATTTTCAAAATATTGAAAACTGTCCTATAAATACAATGGCATTATTACCTAAAAATCTAATTATTGAAGGGAATAATTTATACGAAAAATATAAAATCAAAAACATTAATGAATTATCAAATGATGAAATTGATGAATGCAATACTTTAATACAAAAGTTTCTGAATTATACAAGAGATAATTTAACAACGTGTAAAGTTGCCGAATATATTTTAGATAAATCAAATAATAAAACTGTTAATAAAATTTTATTTTTATCTGGAGATAATAACCCGGATTATTTAAGATGTCTAACTTTACACGGTTTTAAAACAATATTTGGAGAATTATGTCATGATTATCCTTGTATAACACATTTATATAAAATAAGTAATTATGACTATTCAAAGTTATATGGAAAGGGTATAACATATACAAATTTATTGGATAAGAAGTTACATAATGATGACTTCGATAAAACCATTACACAAGACATAATAAATAAAAAATACGATTTAATAATATACGGTTCTTATCATAGAGGTACACCATTTTTAGATTTAGTATCAAACTATTATCACCCAAGTAAAGTTATATTTTTGTGTGGACAGGATATTGGTGGTTGTTGTCACAATAGTCACATTGAACTATTAGATAAAGGATTTACTGTATTTGTTAGAGAATTATAAAATAATATTATTTATTTTATACTTTATAATTATTTTAATTTTAAAAAGATAAATATATGAATATATGAATATATATTAATGTTTAGCTTGAATAATTTTAGGAAAAAACAGACAAATAACTTGAAAAATATAAATATAAAAAATGAAAAAATTAAAGAGCATAATGAAAAAATTAAAGAGCACAATAAAAGAATAAAGAAATACAATGAATACAAAAATAAATATTCACCTTTATTATTTAATAAATTATCACAGATTCAAAATAGTCTTAAGTTAGAGTTTGGAACTTTTATGGATGAATATCCAGAACAAATGATGGCAATAAGGTATCTTACTGGAAATGAAAAGGTTTTAGAAATAGGTGGAAATATTGGGAGAAATAGTTTAGTAATAGCTTCAATATTAAATAATCACAACAATAATAATTTTGTTACTCTAGAAAGTGACCCGGAAGTTGCAAGACAACTTTTACAAAATAAAAACACAAATAATTTGAACTTTTTTGTTGAAAATTCTGCTTTATCAAAAAGAAATTTAATTCAAAAATCGTGGGAAACAATTGTTTCTGATGTATTATTGGATGGATATAAAAAAGTTAATATAATTAATTTTGAACAATTAGAAGAAAAGTATAATATTAACTTCGATACATTGATTTTAGACTGTGAAGGTGCCTTTTATTATATTTTACAAGATATGCCTGAAATATTAAATAATATTAAATTAATAATTATGGAAAATGACTACTTGGACGAGTCACATAAAAAATATATTGATCATGTTTTAAGAGAGAAAGGATTTATAATAGACTATATAGAAGGTGATGGATGGGGACATTTCGCAAATAATTTTTATGAAGTTTGGAAAAAATAAATTTATGACAATATTACTTTAATATCATTCGCTATGTCATTTATATCTCTATTTAATTTATTGTTATTAAATATAGGTTTATTCACTATTTGCAAATATTTGTTTTCATCTGAGATAATAGAAACTATATCACTAATGACTTTATTTATAACTATTTCACTCAAATTTGGTATATTTATAAATCGTTCTTTATTGAAATAGTCATAAATATTATTTGACCCCCAATATATAGGTATTGTTCTTGCTAAAAATCCATTAACTATTTTTTCAGTAATATATGTTTCTTGTTTCGTATTTTCTAAACAAATAACAAATTTATATTGTGAATAAAAATTTAAAATCTCGTCTGAGTTATAAGCACCAGGAATTTTTGGAGTATTATTTCTGAAATTTCCTGCATAATCAATTTTAACTATTTTTTGTAACTTATCCAAAAAATAATTTCTCTTTGGACAATTTGAATTCGATATAACAGCACAAATATTTTTTTTTGGTACTAAAATTCTACGTGATGGATTCTGTAAAAGATTAAAATAATTATTTGAATAAATATAACAAATAAAAAGAGGAGTATTTACTGTTTTGATTGATTTGTTTGTAAATTTACCGGTTAAAATAACATCATATTCTGGAATTTTGGATAACCTATGTCTATTATTTTTAAAAGTATCATAAACTATTCTTTCTTGTGATTCTCCATTAAAAAATATTGTATACTTCCATTTTTTATCATTAACATATGTTTTATCTGAAAAAACGCTTTCAAATAATATATCGCTTTCATTAAAGTTGCCAATAGTAATTTCTTCATTGAACACAGATTCAAATATTTTTTGAAAAAAGTAAAATTTGTTAGGATCTGTGTTTTCTATAAATCCGTCCCAGAAACCATTCACAAAAATTTTCATTATAATTTACGTCAATATTTATTAAAATAATTTTATATTTAATTAAATATTAAATTTATTTGTATGATATATTAATAAATGATACCTAAAAATATTTTTCAGTCTTGGTATACCACAAGTCTTCATCCACAAGTTCAAAACTACATAGATGAAATGAAAACACACAACCCAGAATATAATCATAAAATATATACTGATAGTGAAATGGATGAATTTGTAAACGAAAATTTTCAAGGTATAATTGCGGATTGTTATAATAAATTAAATATAATTGTTGCAAAAGTAGACTTTTGGAGATATTTAATTTTATACAAGTATGGGGGTGTATATTTGGATATGGATTCTTATATTAATAAACCATTAAGGGAATTAATAAAAGATGATGATGAAGCAATAATAACAGCTGAAAATAATCAAAATTTATTTGTACAGTGGGCATTAATATTTAATAAAGGACATCCAATACTACAAGTTGTCATAGAACTTATAATTTCAAATATTAAAAATAATAAATATCCAAATGACATACATAAAATGACAGGACCGCATGTTTTTAGTAAAGCAATTAATATAGTACATATTAATAACAGTGGAAAAATGGTTAGGCATAATTTAATTCATAAAAATTTTGATATGACATTTAAATGTCGCAATAGTTCATATAGAATATACGGTATAGACTACAATGATTGCTTAATATTTAAACATAAAGATAGTAATTTATTATATAATTCAAAAAAACATTGGAGAGATGAACAAAAAATTAAACCACTGTTATTATAATTTTTTTACAAAAACTTGAAAGCCAATTCTTTTTGGATTTCCATTTTTATCTCTATTACACCAACCAAAAAGAAAAATGAGACAAAACTATAATAAAAACATATTACTTAATTTTATATAATGAGGATTAAATTAAGTGAAAAATACCAAAGTGAAAGAGAAGAAATATGTAATAAAATTATAAGCATTTTAGAATTAGACGAAAATAAATCGTTTCTATTATGTGAATTAGATAATGATACAGAAAAACAGAATAAAATTTTACAAATGAAAGAAGATATACAAAAATATTTTTCGGTTAGTTGTATTTCATCGTTTCGTCCTAATTTTGAATGTAAAAGACCTTACCTAAATATAGTAAGAAGTATATTACGAAAGCAAAATTATATATTTGAAAGAAGTGAAATAGAAAAATCTAAAAATGATGGAAGTTTTTTTCGTTCAACAAAATATAAAATATTTAGAAATAATTAAGCAAAAATAATTCGTTAAAATTGCTTAAAAATAAAATCTTTAGTAAATATATAGAATGGTAAAAAAGAAAAAGAAAGAAACATTCAAAACTTTTAGGAATTTAGAAAAATCTAAATTCAAAACCATCAAAACAACACTCAAATCTGTTTTATTGAAATATAAAGAAGTTCAACCAATTATTACTAATTTAGTTTTTGAAATGAATGATTTAGTTATTCATACTTATCAATTTATTAGATTATATATTTTGTATTGCTTTCATAACAATTTACCATTTCCTATTTTTGATGATAAATTTACATTTGTGAAATATTGCATCAAAACATTAGGAACGAAATCTAATAGTGGTAGAAAATCCAAAGATACACAACTTTTAGATATTTTACAAAAATTTTATACAAAAGAATATCAACCTTTAATCAATCACAATAAAATAAGTTTAGTAAATAAATCACATTTGATAAATATTATAGCAGAACAAATTCAAGTTTGTATTTCTACAAATATACAAGAACATTTTATTCAACATTTTCTTCGTTTTATCAATAAAACTACAAATGAAATTACAGAAGACAAAAAAGAATTGTTTGAATTTAAGCATAATTTGCTTATGTTAGAAGAAACAAATGAAAAATTTAATGAATGGAAACTTACTCATTTACAACATATTTTACCAACAAATATCAATAAAACTATATATTATGATGTGAAAGGAAGACAATTTGAGTATTTGAAAGGGTTGTTGTATATGAATTCTGTATTAGAAAATCAAGAAAATAAATTATTCCAACCTCTACCATTACGAAACAATATTATTCCAAAAAATGTGAAATTTGATAGTAGTTGTATTGCTGAACTCTTTTGTCCTGAAAGCGAAAAGAAGGGAGAAGTTCTAAAAAAGATTACGAATTATCAAAATACATTATGGAGTAGTTTGTTGGATATGAAACACAGATTATTCAAAAATAAATATTATACTTTTCATAATGAAATAACGACAGATGGAATTAGTTGTTCTTTATTATTTATTAGAAGAGATTGTAAAGGCGAAGAAAATAAAAATAAACAAGTAAATAGTGAGGATTATGATTATATAAATATTGAAGAATTAGATACACAACAATTAGAAAATTTACAATCAAGAAATATAATTGGTTTAGATCCAGGTAAGCGTTCTTTGGTTTATATGATGGACGGACAAGGTAATAAATTACAATATACAGCACCACAAAGAAAAAAGGAAAGTATGGCGAAACGAAACCAAATTATTCTACAACGAGAAAAGAAAAATAACAAGATAAATGAGTATGAAAATGTATTGTCTTTACAAAATAGCAAATCAGTAAATTACAATAGTTTCAAATCTTATTTAGTTGAAAAAGATATGTTAAATAAACAAACTATGGAATTTTACAAGAAGGAAGTATGGAGAAAAATGAAATTTAGGCAATACTCATATGGTAATAAATCCATAAATACATTTTTGAATAATATAGAAAAGACTTTTGGAGAAAAAATTTTAATTTGTTATGGAAATTGGAGTAGAACATCTCAAATGAAACATTTTATGCCTACTATGAATAAGGGATTAAGGAAACTAATTCATAAAAGATATGATACAATCACAATAAACGAATGTAATACAAGTAAGAAATGTTGTGATTGTTTTCAAGATTTGAAACATTACAGAAATAAGGAAAACAAAGAGGAATTTCGTTTATTAGTGTGTTCTAACTGCGTGAGTTGCGAAAACAAAAAAAACGTATTTAGAACAAGGGACGCTAATTCTTCCATAAATATAATGAACTTGGGAAAATGTTGGATTTATAAACAACAAAGACCAAGTGAGTTTTGTATTTCGTCTTTCACCATTTCAAATAAAAAAGAAGAAATGGAAAAAGTTAGACCATCAGTTGATTTTACGGAAGGTAATGCTTCCATCCACCGAAAATTAGAGTGAGTTTGTCTCATTTTTCTTTTTGGTCGGTGTAATCAATGAAAACTCTCTTAAATTGTTTAATTACTTTTTCTGGTGTATATTCTTTAAAAGCGTTCCAGTCCTTTTTTGAAACTTCATTTCTATTTTCTTTTGTTAGAAAAGTAGTTAAAATTGAGTATAAGTTGTCTTCATTATACCATATACCTTTTTCTTTTAAAAAATAAATATGTGCCACGTCAACATTCGGATTAAGTTTAAAATTAGGCGTGGTCACAATTGGTTTATTTTTAGTTGAAAATTCGGCAATAGCTAATCCAAAAGATTCACCAATATGTCTAGCATGTAACATCGCATCACATGTATTTATGAATTCTACTTTCTTGTTTAAGTCAATTGTTTTTTCAATGTGGATTATATTTGGTAATGAGGCACAAAATAATTCAGTATTCATAAATATGAAATATATTTCAGAATTATTTTTTGCAACATTGTACACTATTTTATGAACATACGGAATATCGAACGCATCATAACCTCCGTATCTTCCATACACTACAGCATCTTCTGGAATATTTAATTCTTCCCTCATATTTTTATTATGGTCTGGTAAATTAATCATATATGGCACTATAGGTACTTTTCTTTTATATCCCTTTATAAATTGAGATATTCCCGCATAAACATTTCCGTGTGGTTGATTACAATTAAAAACACAATGAACTACTGTTTTACAAACCTTACTTATTTGACCTTCGTTTTCGCCAGCTTTAGTTATATAAAAAATATTACATTTTAAGTTAACTAGTATAGGGTCAACTAATTTAAAGTTACTTACTCCAATTACAGTAAATTCTTTTTTGAACAACTCTATGACTTCACTTACGTTGTCAGTTCTTGATGTATTATACATTATAATAGATTCATTTCCTAAAATTTTTTTATTATAATAAGCATAATTAAATAGAGTTGTTGTCGTACCTCTTTCATTCAAACAGTTATCCCAAAAAACTATTTTGACCATATATATTATTTATACATAAAATAATATATACTATCTTAACGATGTTTTAAATGTCCCATTTGAAGTTCCTTGTATAGTTATTGTTGGTTCGGACCAATAAATATTAAATCTACAGTAATGGTTTATTTTATTTAATAAATGGTCCAATGGTATAGTTGTAACTTGTAAATTATTAATTACTTGAACCAGTTTTCGCGCGCATTTTTTTGAAACTACATACGAATCAGCACATCTAGTTGAACCATCAATTCCTCCAGAAATTTTATTCTTTAAATCTGTCATTTTTTTATAAATATTTACATCTGGACGTAACCTATATTTTGGTATATGAACTCCATGTCCTTCTCCAAAAAATAACATATCCCAGTCGTTGGGTAATTCAGATATATATTTTTCTATTTTATTTTTAAAATCATCCGCTAATATAACATCATCCTCAAAAATGATGGCATAGTCATATTTTTCATTTATAATTTTATAACATTCAAAGTGATGTAAGATCAAAGATATTTCTCCATCTGTCAGGTTTTTAAATTTGGATTTTTCTGTTGGTGTTAAATTATCTTTTCCACGATTAGAAACAAACTCAAAATCATTTAAATCTGCTTCATTCATTTGTTTTAGCATATGTTGTTTTCTTTCTAAAAGTTTATCATAATGAATAACAAGAATTTTCATATATATATATATATATATAAATATGAAATGTTGTATTTGCGGAACGCTTAAAAATTGTGCGCCATATTTAAATAAAGTATTTGAAAATATAGAAAAAATAGCTTCATTATTTGATGACTATGTAATTATTTTATACTATGACAAATCTAGTGATAATACTTTACAAATATTAAAAGAATATCAAATAAAAAATAAAAAATTAATTTTTTATGTCAATGAAAAGTTACCTTCTACTTATAGAACAATTAATATTGCTAGAGGAAGAAACTTTTGTTTAAATTATATTACAACAAATTATCCTGATTATAAATATTTTATTATGATGGATATGGATGATGTAAATTGTAAAGATATTGATATAGCTATTCTCAAAAAGTATTTACACCGTGATGATTGGGACGGATTATCATTTAATATGAGTCCAGCATATTATGATTACTGGGCATTATCTCTTTATCCATATTTTTTAAGTTTATATTGTTGGGATGATCCGGATAAAATGAGTAAATTAATTTTTAATAATGTTGATGAATCACTAAAAAAATTAAAAGAAAACGAATTATTAAATTGTGCTTCCGCGTTTGGTGGTTTTGCTATCTATAAAAAAGATAAATTTATTAATTGTAAGTATGATGGAAGATTGAGAAACGACTTATTACCATTTCATTCTATTTTAAATATGAATAAAACAACATGTTTAAATTATAAAAAAAGTTATGATGATTGTGAACATAGAGCTTTTCACCTAGAAGCAATTAATAAAAACAACGCAAGAATACGAATTAGTCCTGAAAATTTATTTACACCCTTTAAGATTTAGGGCAACGCGTATTTTACATGCCGACTTTATTTCTAAATAATTATAATATTATATGATTAATAATATATATTTATATTAGTATGGATAAACAAATCATACCCGCAAATATTTTTCAAACATGGCATACCAAAATATTACCACCAAAAATGTTTTGTTCAATATCTTATATAAAAAAATTAAATCCCAATTTTAAATATTATTTATTCGACGATGATGATTGCCGGGAATTTATTAAAACGCATTTTGATAGTGATGTTTTAAATGCTTTTGATACTTTAATTCCTGGCGCATATAAAGCGGATTTATGGAGGTATTGTGTATTGTACATACACGGTGGCATTTATTTAGATATTAAATATATTCCTGTGAATGGATACAAATTTTATAATTTATTATTCAAAGAACATCTTGTATATGATATAAATAATATAAACATATACAATGCGTTAATGGTATGTAAAGCGGGGAATCCTTTTTTATTAGATGCCATTTATACAATTGTCCAAAATGTTATGAATAAATTTTATGGAACATGTTATTTAGAACCAACCGGACCAAAAATGCTTTCTAATATAATAAAAAAATATAATATAAATATTGATTTAATACATAGATTAATCAATAATGACAACAATAATAAACTAATTATTCACAACAATAAAATTATATTAAAAAGTTATAATGATCATATAAACGAAAGAATTAAATATTCTAAAATAGAACATTATGGTGAATTATGGAAAAAAAAACAAATATACAAAATATAATAAAATGGGGGCGTTGCTCTAAATGAGAAAAGGTGTAAAAATATATAAATATTCATACTATTTGATTTTATTTATATATTTTTTTAGAGGACCATAATTTATCATATCTTTGTGTATTTATTTTATTATATGTATTGTTTCTTTCATTCTCATATTCATTGTATGTTGTAGAAATAATGAACCTATTTTTATAAATAATATATCCCCCATCAATAAAATGTGTTAAATCAATATTAAGTCGTGATTTTTTATTTAGAATTAAATTTCCCAACATAACTGGTCCAGTTGGACATAATGCGCAAGAACCATAATATTTATTCATAACATTTTGGACAATTGTATAAATGGCATCTAATAAAAAAGGATTCCCTGCTTTACACACCATTAAAGCATTATAAATAGATAAAGGCGGCAATCTATCTAACACGAAATGTTCTTTTTCTACTAATTCAATTAATTTAAATCCATTTACACAAGAAAATTTTATATCCATATAAATTCCTCCATTAATATAAAGAATACATAAGCGCCATAAATCCGCTTTATATGCGCCAGGAATTAGACTATCAAACGCATTTAAAATATCATTATTAAAATGCGTTTTAATAAATTCCCGGCAATCATCATCATCGAATAAATAGTGCTCAAACTTAGGATTTTGGTGTTTTAATAATTCAACACGATGTTTCATTTTAACAGGTAAATCTTTTGTGTACCATGTTTGATAAATTTTTAAAGGTACGACTGGATTATAAAAATTTTTAAAAAAAGTATATGGTCTGTTATACAATATTTTTTGATATATTTTAATTTTATTTTCATTATTATTAGACTTCTTTTTATAATTATTAATTGTTAACATGATATATTATAAAAATAATATTATATATGATATTATAATAAATATTATAATTTACTCTACGATTTGTTCTAAATTTATTTTATCAATCCAATATTGTAATTTTAATTTATCATAATGAAACGTTTTATCTTTGTAATCTTCTATTGTTTTTTGTAATAATTCTTCATTTACTTCATTCCAATCATTCACAATTAATACTGGTAAATCTTCAAATAATTTTCTAAAATTTGGCGCTCTTACAATTGGTATTGAACCTAAACACAATGATTCCCAAGTTCTATGACAATCCATACCAATCCCAAAAGGTGATAATACAAATGTATATTCTGTAATATTCATCCAATTCTTTGTTCTTGGTGTAAAACCATCATTTTTTTCTAATAAATACGCAGGAATTATTTTTAAAGAATTTATTCTATCTCCAAAACGATCGTTTCCTTTTGAAAAATTTACATATATTTTTTGTTTTCTTTCATAAAATGGTTTCGAATTCTTTATTATATTTAAAAGAACCCCTTCTTGATCCTTTGGTATATGACTTTCATTTGGCATTTTCCATTCATGATTTTTTTTGTTTAGAATCGTATGATAATCTAATCCAATCGGTAATTGTTGAATTTTATCATGATTTTGTATTTGCGTATTTTGTGCATACCATTTAATTAAATACTTGGAATTTATTAATGAATTAAATTCATTATTGTTTAATCGTTCTCTTGGTATACACAAATCTGAATCTCCTGTAACCAATACAAATTTTTTATTTATTTTCGGTAATATTAGTTTAAAAAAATAAACAATTAAATCACTACAAACATATATACTCATTCCATCAAACATTTTATTATTTTTTACCATATCTATTAAATAACCATAATCATTATTACAACTAGATTTGGGGTTTTTTGAATAAAAAGAACAAGATTTTAATATTCCTCGACTATTCACAAATTGACATTCATTTTCCATTTATATATTATTTAATAATATATTTTCTATATTTTCTATAACAAAAATATAAATAATATATTGATAAAACATATAAAACCATTTTTACATTATATAATAATAAGCTTGTAATCATGTCATCCAGCCAATCAAAAAGTATTGTCATTTCAAAAGACACTATACAGCGGTTGTTAAGAGATGTACGCGATATTATCAAAAATCCATTAAACGACAACGGCATTTATTATGTTCACGACGACGAGGACATGTTAAAAGGTTATGCCTTAATTATTGGTCCTAGTGAGACACCTTATTTCGGGGGAAATTATTTTTTTGAATTCAAGTATCCCACGGATTATCCACATAGTCCGCCCCAAGTCACCTATTGTACAAATAGTGAAAATATTCGTTTTAATCCAAACTTATATACCACTGGAAAAGTATGTATTTCTTTATTGAATACATGGCGCGGTGAACAGTGGACCTCTTGTCAAACCATTTCAACCGTATTGTTGAATTTATGCACTTTGTTGAATAACGATCCAATATTAAATGAACCGGGTGTTACCAAAACACATCATGATTATTCTAAATACAATAAAATCATTCAATACAAAAATATTGATATTGCGGTTTTACAAATATTAAATAAAAAATCCGGTGTATATATGGAAAAATTCGAATGTTTTTATCCAAATGTTATCGAAAATTTTCTAAAAAATAAAGACGAAATACAGTCATTCCTTGAGGTAAAACAAAAAGAAATTCCTCAAAATGAAAAAATAACAACAAGTCTTTACAATATGTCAGTAGTGATTGATTACAAAAAATTATATAAGGATTTTCGATGTAGTGTCGAAAAATACGCGAGTTTAGAAAAATGCGAAACTGGTGAGAAATGTGAGAAATAATGATAATGTTAATGTAAAATATTTATTTTAGTATTATACTATATATGTCATCAGCGACAACAAATGGAAACAAAATGTTTCCACTATTTTTAAGTAATATTTTCAAATTCGTATTACTCGTGTCACTTCTAATTAGTTTTTACGTATTTATAGATATAGTCGTTTTCAAAAGGGACACTTATAAACCATTATTTTCCACCTGGCAGTTTCCCATGTTATTGGCATTGTATTTAGACGTGATTTATAGTTTATAAACTAGACCGACTAAAAATCAAAACGCGTAAAATAAATAAAAATTGATTTATTTTGTTTTAATTTGGTTTCAAATAAAATAATATAAAGATATTTTATAACAATATAAAGGATGCATTTCTGTAGCACATGTCAAAATATGTATTATATTCGTATGGATAGTGAAAATACGAATCAATTAATTTATTATTGTCGTAATTGCGGAAATGAAGACAACTTAATTACAAATGACAGCGTAAGTATTTTGAAAACTCATATTAAAAAAAACGAACAAGAATTTGCGCATTTTATTAATAAATACACCAAATTAGACCCGACATTACCGCGCGTAAATAAAATATTATGTCCAAATGAAAATTGTGATACGAATAAAAAAGACAAGGAACGCGAAATTATTTATATTCGCTATGATGACGTGAATATGCGCTATGTTTATTTATGTTCAACCTGCGACACCGTTTGGAAAACCGAGGATATGAAATAAAATAACAATTTTTATATTTTATTATTTCAATCAATTATCATTTAGACATAAATGATTACCTTTACTAGTTGATACTTTATAAAGTAATTTATGGATATTTTATTGGAAAAATTTTTTTGTGATTTCATACCCTTTGAAAAAAAGAAGGTGAGGTTCTCCAATATTGTTGATTGTATTTTAATTCCATGTTGTAATGATTTATATGTCATTCGACACGATTTATGGTGGACAAGTAATGAATGTGATTTTTTTTATTATTCTAGTGTGCGAGAAATTAAAAGTTTTATTAAAAATCATGATCCGAATTTAAGTTTCAAAGATGGAAAAGATTTATTGTATCAATCTGGAATATACGATTTTGACGATTCTTATTACAATTAAAGAAAAAACAAATACAATACAAAAATAAAATAAAATTGATTTTTATTTTATTTAAAGAATATATACTAAATATAAATAAGATGAGTGATAACGAAAACGACAACGAAAATTATTCAAGTGAAGAGGAAGAATCTGAAAATGAATTATCGGAAAAAGAAGACGAAGAAGAACCTACTACTATTAAAAAAATAATGACTGCTGTCGAAGATTCTGACGACGATGATGATGACGAAGATGTTATAGTTGAAGATACAGAAGAAGAGGTTGATGATGACGATGATGATGATGAAGACGGCGAAGAAATGGCGGCAGCAGCAACGTCATCTAAAACTTTAGAACAAAGTGGTATGGATGATGATGATAATGAGGAAAGTGAAGAAAGTGATGAGGATCTAGAAGACGAAGAATATTTACAGAAATTCAATACTGAATTGAATAAAAATTATATTTTGGAATATCATCCCGAATGCGCCATCAATAATTATGATGAGATCATTGCGTTAACAAATGTAGTGCGAGACGCAGACAATAATATTATCGATGACCTACACAAGACATTACCCTATTTGACAAAATATGAACGCGCCCGTATATTGGGGCAACGTGCCAAGCAAATCAATTCAGGTGCCAAAGTCTTTGTAAAAGTTCCTGAAAATGTCATTGACGGGTATGTCATTGCGCAAATCGAATTGGAGCAAAAAAGAATTCCGTTTATTATTCGACGACCAATCCCTGGTGGTGGTTGCGAATATTGGAATTTAAAAGATTTGGAAATGATTGGGTTTTAGTTAGGGTATTGATCAGATAAATTTCTTTGTCCGGTTTGTTGACGTATTTGTGAGTCTGTTTGTTCTTGTGCTAATACTAGTCCTAAATTTGTTCCTGGACCTTGAACGATAACCGGATTTAGGTTTGGTCCTTTTACTGGTTTTTTTGGAGGATTGCCACCCATCATTCCTTTTTTGTATTTATTACTGCGATTTCGATGACTTTTATTAACGCGTCTTTTCATGGTTTTCTTATGTTTACCTAATGTTGATCCTTTCATTCCTCCCATTTTTTTACTTCTTCCTTGAATCTTTTGATTAAATATTACAATAGATGGTTCTCTGTTTTTTCCATGATTTTTTTGATAATAATAAATCATAGTTTTGGGTTTTGGTAGAAATTTTGCGAATTCAGTAAATGGAACATCTCTGTTTGCTTTCATTAATGATTTTTCAATTTGACCCGGTTCAAATCCGTATTTAAAGTCTATACTATTTTTCCTAAATTTACGGCTTTTAGGCATTATACTATATACAAAGAAAAAATACAATATATACATTTTCTTCAACGATTTGATTTTTAGTTTTCATTTTCTACAATCGTCGAATGTTTATCATAAAATTTAACATCATCCTCAATATCAAAACTGGATCCCAATTGTTCTAATATACCGGAATATTCGGGTGTAATATGTGTCGATCTTGTTAATTCAGGAGGATTTAATTTTGGCATATTCTCTATATTTTGTTTTTTAGACAACAATTCGACATTTACAAAATGGACTTTTTCATATAAACCTTCGGGATTAATCATATCAAGTGATGTCACTTTACGAATACCTTTATATAACAAAATATTGTCTTCGTTGTATTTTTTTTCAATAATATATTCTTCATTATCTTTCAAGCAGGCTGGGTGAATTTCCATTGTGTGAATTTCCATTGTTGTTTGAATGTTGTATTTTTATTTGTACAATAATAAAAGTCAAATAAAAATAAATCAATTTTTATTTGTACAATAATAAAAGTCAAATAAAAATAAATCAATTTTTATTTTTGCGATGAATGAGAGAAAAGGACGACTTCCGATGAAATTTCTGCGATATAAATTATAAAATTTGATTTTAAAATTGATTTAAAAAACATTTTATATCAAATATACATAAACTCCATAATAAAATGACACAACAAAATATCCCAAAAATATACAATATACGAACTCATAACCACATGAACCAACGTTTCATTACTTGTTATTTCAAAATTGCTTATACAACACACACAAAAACATATAAAATATCCGCGTCACATACAATGAAACAATTTATTCAGAAAATGAAACAATATATTCGGAATGATTTATACATTGAATTACTTGATATTCCCAATTTTGAATTTGTATGTGCGGATCATTATTCGATTCATGGTGTTGCGTCTGAACAAGGTCCTGCTCTAGTTCCTACACCGAATCATACTTTAGATTCACTGATTGGTCGAGATCAACATAATATCACTGATGATAATTATTTAGCCTTTTATATTCGCCCTTGTGATGAACAAAATAGTATTCATAATAATACTTAAAAATAAATCTATAGGTTATATATATAATATGCAAATATTTGTGAAAACACTGACCGGAAAAACAATTACCATTGAGGTTGAACCAACGGATACAATTGAAAATGTTAAGACGAAAATTCAAGCGAAGGAAGGCATACCAAGTGATCAGCAACGGCTAATTTTTGCCGGTAAGCAACTTGAGGACGGTAGAACATTAGCTGACTATAACGTGCAAAAAGAGAGCACACTCCATCTCGTCTTGCGACTTCGCGGCGGTTAAATATATTTTTTGCTCATAGAGGCAAAATATATATTACATTGTAGTTTCAGTTTTGTTGATTGTATTAGAAACTTCTTTATTCGCATAAAATAAAATGAATGCCAAGAAAATACCAAAGAAATTCTTTGCGAATAAGTCCAAAATATTATACATTATATTTTTCATGTTATAAGGTAAGACAGATGCTACACCATATAATGACCAAATACCGCAAAAATACCAAAATGTTTTGATACCATCAACTGAAAATACAGCATAATTTTTATAAATAATAGAAAACATGAGTATAAAAGGTATGAATCCCAAAAATGCCGCCAAATATTTGGACATTTTCTTTATTTCACCTAAATAACCAAACACCAACATAAGCGCGTTCAGTACGATCACTGGTATCAAAACCCCGAGATTTTCTTGTACTAATTCGTATATATTTTTATCAATTTCCATGTTTTCTTCCTTGTATTTCAAATACAATAAATAAAATGAATAGGTAAATAACATGGTAGGAGTCGTAATAAACCAGTCATAATACCGGAAATGCGTGATATCCGCAATTGTTGAAAAGTTGGTCACCATCCAAATATAAAATGTGCCTTCGATGATTTGAACAAAAAATTCTAACCAAAGTAGATTTTTCAATAATAAAAAGGATGCTGGTATTGATAATCCCAAAACATAATAATCAAAAACACCAGTTATTATTTGAATAATCAAAGACAAAATACCGGTACGATAAATTAAATTCTTCATATATTATATTTTACAAATATTATATTTTTATTCAAAAAACTCGAAGGTCTATATTTATAAAAATTCTAATTTTCAAACAAAAGTAATTGGAAAAAGTAAAAATGGACATTTTTGGTATGTCCATTTTTGAAAATCCTAGGGATTCATGTTAAAAACACTGTTTTTTAGGCCAGTTTACAGCATAAAGCTCTCCCGGATTTTTCGCGGAAAAAAGTGTGAGAGCATAATTTTGTGAGCATAATTTTAAGTATTAATTTATAAACTATTTAAAATTATAATATTTAGGAAATATATCCTAATGGAGCCTAAAAATGAGGAGCAAAAAAGTTCTAAACATTTTCATTGTGAATGTTGTGACTATTATACCTCACGAAAAAGTCAATATGAAAGACATCTACTAACTGATAAACATAAATTCCTAATAAATCCTAATGAAAAAGTTCCAGATAAGACATATTATATATGTGAATGTGGAAAAGAATATAAACACCAAACTACACTATGTGCTCATAAAAAAAATAATTGTAAGTACAAGAAGCCATGCGACGCAACAAAACAACCAGAAAACGTAATCATGAATTTAGATGAAGAAAAATCAAATGCTGAATATGATGCTGATATGATAATAGAGCTGTTAAAACAAAATCAGGAATTTAAAGAGCTTATTTTAGAGCAAAACAAACAAATGATGGAACAGAATAAGCAAATACTTGAACTAAGCAAAGACCGCAATGTCACAAATAATATAACACAAAACAATAACAACAAATTCAATCTGAATGTCTTTTTGAACGAGACATGTAAAGACGCTCTGAATTTGAGCGAATTCTTGGAATCACTCATTCTAACCCTCACCGATTTTGAAAACTTTGGCCCCCTTGGATATTGTGGCGGTATAAGTAACATCTTGGTCAATGGATTAAACAAACTAGATATTAGCAAACGACCGATTCACTGTAGTGATTTAAAAAGGGAAGTGATTCATATTAAAAATAATGATACCTGGCATAAAGACGAAGATAAACAGCAAATGATACGAGCGATCAAGGCGATTGAACACAAGAATATTAAGCAAATGAATCTTTGGGCGAAAGCCAATCCGGAATACAAAGATCCGAATCATAAAAAGAGTGACCTTTATACAAAACTGATTGATCAAAGTTTGTGCGATACAGATAAGGAAAAAGCACAAAAAAATTATAATAAAATAATACGGACTATTGCTAAGGAAATCCTGGTGGATAAATAATTATTCAAAATATACAAATAGAAACAAAATATATATAATAAAAATGAATACTTATATATATTTTCATGTTTGTTGTATTAATCATTATGTATATGTTTTTGAAAATATAATGGATAAAATTAAAATAAGTGGCCTATATGATAATATAACCGAAATCCGGTGTGGAGTTCTAGGTTATAATTACGAGCCTGATTTATTTAACGATCCAAAAATAGTAATACGCGGCACTGATCGTGATATTAGTTTATCCGAAGTTTATACCATTAATCTTTTATACGAAGACGCACAAAAAGAAGATTTCAATGTTTTATATATCCATACGAAAGGTATCACAAGACATTCATTACACAAATCAGTATATGATTGGGTAAATTACCTCTGTTATTTTAATATATATCAATTCAAAAAATGTATTGATTTTTTAGAAGATTACGACACTGTTGGCGTAAATCTTGTAGTAAATAACCCAGATGTAGTTACACATTATTCTGGAAATTTTTGGTGGTCAAAAACAAGTTATATAAGAAAATTAGAAAAATGTTTTTATTATTGTTATAATAGTCCAGAATATTGGATCACTGAAAAAAATATAGGCAAATATCATTGTCTATGGAATTCTAATATCAATCATTATCATGAGGAATATCCACATTATTTATATGACAGCCTTGAATAAACGATTCATGTTTGCGACCTCTATTTTATTTTCTTCTTTATAGAATAATTTATTTATTTGTTCATCATCTCTAAACCTTATTGAATAAGTCTGTTGTATATTATTTCGACCAACACGTCCAAGCGACTGTATAATTTTTTCTTGAGTTAATTTCATATCTTTACTCAAGTACGCATGACAAAACTGATAATTCGTTCCATAAATATAATCACTCGACGCAATAATCATGTATAATTTCTGCTGATCCGCCAGTTTTTTCATGATTTCCGTATAAGTAATACTAGGATGGTTTGTGAAAACACCGATACCCATAAGCAACAATATTTTCCAACTGTCATCGATATCATTCAATAACATAATATCCGTAATCGTATCTTCATCAATATCACTTGTAAACGCACCCACGGTGTGTAACGTCTCTGCCCATTTTTTTAAATGTAATGGTTTGTTCGGAATAAACGTTTCATTCAATTCCGCAGACTTGATCATGCTCCTCAGAAGTGTCAAATCCGAATTGAGTTTAATGACATCCCCGTCTTTTTCACCTATTTCTTTGTCGCGACTTTTTGGTTCGTTTTTCAATTTTTTAGCAGCATAACTATCATCGCCAGATTGTTGTTTCATGGTTTTCTTCTCAATTAGGTCCTCTAATTTATGTTCAAGAATCGTAATTTTTTCATTCACTTGATTATTGAATTCTATTTTTCCCAAAATATCCTCCATGACTTTTGCCGGAATATTTGCCTGTTGAATACAAAATTTAGCAATTTTTTCCACATCGCCTGCCAAGAATAAAGTCGGCCCGTCAGTCAGTGTATATGCGTCTTTTGTGGATACATAAATCGCACAACTATTTCCATTGATTGAGCTTTTATCATCAGCATTTTTATTACTTGATTTCTTGATAGGAATACCTTTAGGATCAATTGTGTCGTTGTTTTCAATACGCCTTACTCGATTTGCTTTTAAAGAAATATAAATGGATCCCCAGGAGCCGCCAATCACATTTTTCAAACAGCGTAAATAGTGTAATTTAATGTTCATCATATTTACGTCATCTATACTAGCAAATTGTCGCGCTATTTTGTTGCTGTGTGTAACATAATTATTTTTTTCAACAAACAATATGAATTCAACCACCTCTTTCAAATCAAAATAACGCAACAAGGTCAAATTGTTTTCACAGTTTTCAACGATTTCCAGAACCCGATCATATTCTGTGCTCATGAAATGCGGTAATACAACGTAACCGTTATTGTTTATAATAGGAATCGTCTTTTTACAATCGTGACTTACAATATTTACGATTTGTGCTCCAGGGAATTTCTCTTTGAAATCCTCCAAAGTTTCGGTTAATTCATGTAATTTTGGCAATGTCGCGGACGATAATATCATATTGGGAATCAAATTGTCATTCCAATTCTTTTGTATTGTTTCGTGTAACTCGTGATTTTCATAATCAAGAGTAATCGTAGGCTCATCCCAATAGACGACAATATTTTCCACTGGATTGAATGCCTTCATATAATACATCGCAGGCAAATATGATTTCAAGTCACAAATAATAATTTCCACTTTATCACCCACACTATTATCCACTTTTTTGATTCGACCATCGCGTTTATTCACGGTGTATTCTTTCGCCGCAAAATAATGTAAACGAATATCATCCGCACTGGCGCACCCAAAAGCGAACGCTATTTTTTTACCAACGGAAATCGCTGCGCGAGCCAAGGCTAAACCGACGTGACGCGCTGCGCATACGAATATGACGCGATTTTTCTCAGAAATTCCAATAGGACTCAGCGTTTTTCCTGTACCAGTCGGGGCAATATATAGGATCAAACGCGGGGCTGGTGCCTTTTTTTCAGCTGAGCATAATGGTGTGTCGGAATCGTAGTCGCTATCAGAATCATGCTCGCCGTTATGCTTTCGTTGGAGTTTCAATTCGGCGCGAAAGGATGCTTGACGTTCTTCGAAATCGGGATTTTTCATAGTGGAAAATAATTGTTTTTGGTGTTCATAGAGGGAAATATCGCCGTATTTCAAAATAACACTGTTTTTTTCAATGAAATCGACAGAATGTTCAATGACTTTGGTCAAATCAACATCGTCCTCATAGAGCGCCAGAATTTTTGTGACAAACATCAATACATGGCGATTCAAATGGTGAATCGTGTTTTTGATTAATTTACTCAAGGTGAAATAGTGAAATAACCATTTTGAGCTCTTTTTCTCCTTGTACTTGATCAATTGTTCAGCGGTGTCAATGAGCAAATATTCATAGGCGTTATCCGGATTTATTTTGGACGGATCGTTTTTTTCAAGACGGATTAAATCTGCTTTTTTAATAGCTGGGTTGTTTTTCGCAGTAATGAGCTGAAATACAGATAAAGTGGTTTGATAATTTTTTTTGATTTCGTTTAATTTAGGGGAAAAGTATTTATTATATAAATAATCTTCCATAGATTCACTGTATTCGATTTTTAAATACTGAAACAGGGAATGATAACGGTTATACTTGATATTTACGTTGTTGTAACCTTGTATAATAAGGTTTAATACTTCCTTTTCTTGTTCAGAAACGGGGGATTCAATGGTTTCCCATTCGTTTTTCGTAAGTTTTCTTTGGTTTAGATCCATTTTGTTTTAGTGTTGGGTTTTTGAGTTGTATGATATACTATGTGTAATTGTTTATAAGTTGTTTTACTATAATAAATAATGATAAATAATAATCAATTTTTATTATGCCAATTGTATAATATATAAAATATAATAATAATATATAAAATAATAGATAAATGAATATAGAAATGTTGAGAAACTATTTGAAATCCACCAAAAATGACTGGAATTATATAACACCCATTGATTTTTATAATAATTATTTATTGATGAAAAAGGATTATTTTTTGATTGATTTGAGAGAAGAAAAGGAATACAAAAAAGGGCATATCAAAGGCGCAAAAAACATATTTTGGTTGAATATTTTAGATGAAAAAAATATCAAGAAATTACCAAAAGATAAACCAATATTTTTGATTTGTTATGTAGGTCATACGAGTAGTCAAGTAATGACTTTATTACACCTTTGGACATTTAAAATGCTCATTTTATATTATAATTTGTATATTATCAAATAAAATATTACACCCTTGCCATCCTGCCCTTTTAGCAGTTATAGATAATGGTTTTCTTGGTGTAATACAATCAGAACTTATATTTTCATTTTTAATATATAAAATATTTATAATTTTATAAGATTGTTTTTCATATAAAATAATGAAATAATCAATTTGTTCATTTATATTTTTTAATGTTGTCGAATATTCACCTCCAATTGTTTTGAATTTATTTTTATTTTTAATGTTATTAACTTGTTTTTGAGTAGAACTTTTTGCCTTTACTTGAATTTTTTGATTACAACTAATACAAATTAAATCTTTTGATTGTTCATTTGTTTTACATTTTTCAAAATTATTATCATTACATCTAACACATTTTATATTACTTTTTATATAATATTCACATGCCTCACCTACTATTCTGCTTTCACTTTTCCAATTATTATTTTCCTTAACTTGTGAAACAATATCACTTAATTTCATTTTATTTATAATATAAATTGTATTATTATAATTTATTTCAATTTTATTGTAAATAATCGGCATTTTAAATGTCCAAAGGTGTAAAACTATTAGGTTACCATGTAGTCTCTATCAAATATGGATACGGATTGTCTCCTGTAAAAGGCGTTCCTGTTGCCGGGTGGTTAGATTATGGGTTACCTGTGGAAAAAAGTAAATAACCCTAACCACAATTCTTTTCGTTTTCTCTCAAAAGGTCTATTTACTAAAAATAAAAATTGAAATAAAAATATTAATTTAAACTTTTATAATACAATTATATAGTTTATTATAAAAATGAAACAAGTATTAACACGTATCTTTACAATTGAGGGAAATATTGGTTCGGGTAAATCAACATTACTAGAATCTTTAAAGAATGAATTAAATATAAGTAATCAAAAAATTATATTTATGAAAGAACCAGTTGATGAATGGGAGGAAATCAAAGACGCCGAGGGAAATACCATGTTACAAAAATTTTATGAAGACCAGGATAAATATTCATTTCCATTTCAAATGATGGCATATATTTCTCGCTTGAACTTATTGAAAACAACGGTTGAAAAAAATCCAGGTGCGATTATTATTAGCGAGCGCAGTTTATATACTGATAAATTTGTGTTTGCGAAAATGCTTTACGACACTGGAAAAATAGAGGATGTGAGTTATCAAATATATAACAAATGGTTTGACGCATTTGTAAAGGATTATCCAATAAATGGTGTCATTTATGTAGAAACTGATCCTGATATATGTCACCAAAGGATTGCCAAGAGATCGCGATTAGGTGAATCCAATATTCCTGTTGATTATTTGAAATCGTGTCATAGTTATCATACTGATATGTTGAATCGTGATTTTCAAAAAGTATCCAATCGTCAATTAGTATTAGATGGGAATATGGATATTTATGAAAATCGCAATGTATTAGATGAGTGGATAGAAAACATTAAATCTTTTATAAAATAAATGTAAAAAATTTATTATTTTTTATTCTAATCACTCCATGTTTTGCTAAGTTCTTTATACAAATTACTTGCTGCTTTATTTATCCTATTTTTTTTATTTGTCTCTTTTATAAAATAATGAAATATACCAATTATCAGACACCCCGCAAGTATCACACCAACCCACGCAAAAATATTTCCGGTTTTGTTACTACTCATTATGGGTAATCCTCCTGTAAAATTTTCAATTTTCCTGTATTCATTATATTTATTCCAAATAAAGAAAAGTAAAAAATACGCCAATGTAAATAACGTAATGTAATATAAATATTTCAATAAACTATTATTTTTGCTTTTACTCATGCTATATAATATATAATATTATTACAGATAATTTTTTTTTATTTTATAGGTTTCTAAATAAAAATTGAATAATTATATTTGTATTATTACAAATGTATCATTATTATAAAAACATGTGTTATAAAATGGGCGTAAAAATATTTCCAGAAAGTATGTACTCATCACCAAAACCAGTAACCGATTACATCCTATATTTTGACGGTTGTTGTAAAAATAATCCTGGGTCAGGTGGTGCAGGTGCTGTATTATATTATAAAGGCGAAGAGATATGGGGAGCTTCTAAATTTGTCGGCATCCGCTCCACGAATAACACGGCTGAATATGGAGGGCTCATTCTTGGACTACAAGAAGCAATTGTCCGTGAAATCAGCGATTTAACCGTGCGTGGCGACAGTCAATTAGTGATCAAACAAATGCGCGGCGAATACAAAGTGAAATCCGATAAATTATTAGAATTACACCATTCGGCAAAAACGTTAACCGATTGTTTCAAAAATATAACATTTGAACACGTGTATCGTCATGAAAACAAACGCGCTGACGAATTATCCAATATGGCACTGATGAAATAATTCCACCCCGCCTTACCCATTTTCAATATAAGAAATATTCAACCTTTTTTGTGGTTTAAATTTCAATAAATCCAGCTGTTTGCTCGTGGTTGGAAAATTGTCGAAACCGTAAATATCTTGTAGCATTAACCATTCAAAAAGACCTCCGGTATATACATATACATTGGCAAACCCTAACCCGGCCAATTGATTGTATTTTTTGTATATTAATTCGTCGTTTGAATTTTTTCCGTAGATAATAATTCGTATACCCTTATTACCTCCCATGTATCTGTTAATGACACCTTCTTCTTGTTCAGGTTTAATTGTATTATAAATAAGACAACCTTGTTCTGATACTGGAAGAGTATTGATCAGCAAATAAAGCTCCGGATTTTTATACACGGTTTGCATATCTTCGAAATTTATTTTTTGAATAGATTGGGAATGACCCATATTTTGTTTTGTTACTATTCAATAAAACAAAATATTTAATATTGTTTTTTATTTAATAGACTATTTATTTCTAATTAAAATTCACCACGATTTCCACTTTTTCTTTTTTAATGCTCTTGGTAGCTGACACTGATAACTCCTCGCGCTTCTTTCTTGTCTTGGTAGCACTATTTTCCAGTGCGATTTCCTTTCTCTTTGATGTACTGTTACGATTATTCATGTCCTTTTCAATCGTCTCATAATTTTCCTCGATGTAATCAACCACCTTGTTTTCCAAGGTCCATTTAAAAAAGTTCAATTGACCGATTGTTGTCTCGATAAATGTCCCTTCTTCTTTGTATGGAATACTGATTCTGTCCCAGCGACAAAAAGGGTCAAAACGTCGTTTGCTGTAAGCTTTTAGCTTCAACTTATAATCAACGTACACCTTGAATCGTCTGGTGATTCCATTAACATCCTCAAAAGAATAAAGGGTGTAATATTTTTTCGCATAATTGGTGGCAAACCAGTCGACAATACGTAATGATATTTTTGATTCTCCGGTAATGATTTTCAACATTTTATCTAAATTATTGTCCTTCTTGTAAAAATCCATTAAATTGTTCAACAATAAATCATTTTGGGTTGTATAACTTGATGACATATTTATCTTTAGCTGGGTCTTTTTAAGTCGTTTCTTTTGTAGAATTATTTTCTTTTTCTTGGTGTATTTTCAGATTGAATGGCTGCTTAGAATACAATCGGTAAATCGTCGCAAACAAAATGAGCTTCATACACAGAGTCGCTGGTGCGATCCCATTTGATTACGAGAGGTATGATTTCAACGCCGGTGTTCATGGCAACTCGAATAGCCTCACGATAAATAGGATCAATGATAGACGGTGTGAAACGATTTACATCATGGCGTTGAATGACAAAACACAATATACAACGAATGCGAGGGTCTTCTTTCTTGATCCATGTGAGCTCTTGTACGTGTTTTAATGCGCGAGGACTAATGGGGTCGGTGCTTTTTTTTCGGTATCCGTCGGGAAAATAGGCGACTTTGGACGAAAATTCCCTTCCGGTGAAATCCAACAGTTTTCTATCTTTAGAACATATATCTTCGTAGTCGGCAAGAGGGACATTTTTAATTTCCATGATGAAAGGGATACCATTCTGGTCTACACCGGTGAAATCAAAACGTGAATCTACTTTTCCTGGAATATACATTGCGACTTCTCTCTTGTATGATTTTATATTTTTTAGACGGTGTAATATATTTTGATCAAGTGCTTTTTCAACCAGGATTTCTGCTAATTTTGGGTTGATTCCAATAATTACTTGTCTATCTTGTTCTTGATATATAGAAAGATGTATACGATGGGAGCATTTCGCTTTTTCTGGGATTTTGTTTGTTTTTTCTTTTTGGACACTTGTTAAATCCTCTAGTAATACTTGAGCAGTTGCGTCAGCGAGTCCACAGCAACCAAGGGATAAACTATGTGCGATAATTTTATCTTGATTTGATAATAAAACATCTGCTACATAGGGCGTTTTAATGATAGCAGATGGTCGTTTCACAACTGTCCCTTTAAATAAATTTTTTAATTGTAATAACATGTTCTTATTTTGAATTGGTGTTTTTATAAATTTGATAATTAGTTATATAGTATTTTATATTTTATAAATAGATCAATTTTAAATTTAATTTGATAATATTAAATATAATATAAAATATATTTGCTTTGCTAATAATATGAAACAAAAGATTACTCTAAAATTGAAATATCTAGAATTTAAGAAGGAGAATATAGATTCTCAAATATTAATTTCCGGGTCACAGCATTATACCTATCGAGATCCTTTTACAAAAAAGAAAATAAGTGGAAGCAAGTTTTTAAATGAAATAACCTATATACCACAGCCATACAATGAAACTAGATACAATGAAAATGTTGAATTTTTAAGTAAAAAATTAAAAAAACTATTAAGAGATGAGGTAATTCATGAATTACATGATAAATATAGAGGGTATGATATAAAATGTGTTATATATGACGAATCTAGTTGTAATGATGGATCAAGTGATAGTGATTCGAGTTGTTCTTCCAATGATCATGATAATTGCTGTAATGATTATATAAAATGCTCAAGATATTTAACAAAAACGCGAAAAAAAGTAGGATTTCCAAATTTAAATGTGGGTGATATTCTTGCTTTACATTTGGAAAAAAATTTATCTTATTGTAAATTTAACAGTATTATTTGTGTTGGAAAAAAAGAATATAATTATGTAAGTTTAAATGGAGGATTTAAAGGTATTGTAAATTCGTATAATTCTTGTAGTGGAAAAATGTTCGTTACTGTTACGAATATTATTCCAAATTCGACATTAGGCGAAGATTGTTATATAGTGAATTTGGATGGATCGAGTGGTGGTGGAACTGGAGTAACTGGATCTACTGGTGTTACAGGTAATACTGGATCTACAGGTGCCACTGGTTCTACTGGTGCGACAGGATCTACTGGTATTACAGGTAATACTGGATCTACTGGTGCCACTGGATCTACTGGTTTTACTGGTGCTACCGGCTCTACTGGTGCGAGTGGTTCTACCGGTGCGACTGGTGTTACAGGTAATACTGGATCTACTGGTGCCACTGGATCTACTGGTTTTACTGGTGCTACTGGAGCAACGGGTGCTACCGGATCTAATGGTGAAACTGGTGCTACTGGACCAACAGGTGCTACTGGACCAACAGGTGCTACTGGACCAACAGGTGCTACTGGACCAACAGGTGCTACTGGTTCTAATGGTGAAACAGGAGCAACGGGTGCTACTGGATCTAATGGTGAAACTGGTGCTACTGGACCAACAGGTGCTACTGGTGCTAATGGTGAAACAGGAGCAACGGGTGCTACTGGTTCTAATGGTGAAACAGGAACAACTGGAGCAACAGGTGCTACTGGTGCTACTGGTGCTACTGGTTCTAATGGTGAAACCGGAGCAACCGGATCAACTGGTGCTACTGGTGAAACTGGAGCAACTGGTGCTACTGGTTCTAATGGTGAAACTGGTGCTACTGGATCAACTGGTGCTACAGGTGAAACCGGAGCAACTGGATCAACAGGTGCTACTGGATCTAATGGTGAAACTGGTGCCACTGGATCAACTGGTGCTACAGGTGAAACTGGATCAACCGGTGCTACTGGTTCTAATGGTGAAACAGGAGCAACAGGGGCAACTGGATCAACTGGTGCTACTGGATCTAATGGTGAAACTGGTGCTACTGGAGCAACTGGATCAACTGGTGCTACTGGATCTAATGGTGAAACTGGTGCTACTGGAGCAACGGGTGCTACTGGTTCTACTGGTGCTACTGGAGCAACTGGTGCGACTGGTGAAACTGGAGCAACGGGTGCTACTGGTTCTAATGGTGAAACTGGTGCCACTGGCGCGACAGGTGCTACTGGTTCTAATGGTGAAACTGGTGCTACTGGAGCAACTGGTGCTACAGGTGAAACTGGATCAACCGGTGCTACTGGATCTAATGGTGAAACTGGTGCCACTGGTGCTACTGGTTCTAATGGTGAAACTGGTGCTACTGGAGCAACGGGTGCTACAGGTTTTACTGGTGCGACAGGATCAACAGGTGCTACTGGTTCTAATGGTGAAACTGGTGCCACTGGCGCGACTGGTGCGACAGGATCAACAGGTGCTACTGGTTCTAATGGTGAAACTGGTGCTACTGGAGCAACTGGTGCTACAGGTGAAACTGGATCAACCGGTGCTACTGGATCTAATGGTGAAACTGGTGCCACTGGCGCGACTGGTGCTACTGGTTCTAATGGTGAAACTGGTGCCACTGGATCAACTGGTGCTACAGGTGAAACTGGAGCAACTGGTGCTACTGGTTCTAATGGTGAAACTGGTGCTACTGGAGCAACGGGTGCTACAGGTGAAACCGGAGCAACTGGATCAACCGGTGCTACTGGTTCTAATGGTGAAACTGGTGCCACTGGCGCGACTGGTGCTACTGGTTCTAATGGTGAAACCGGAGCAACTGGATCAACTGGTGCTACAGGTGAAACTGGATCAACCGGTGCTACTGGTTCTAATGGTGAAACAGGAGCAACAGGGGCAACTGGATCAACTGGTGCTACTGGATCTAATGGAGAAACTGGTGCTACT